TCTTTATGGTTATTCATATTATCTTTGAACTGGGGTTATATTTTATAAATCATTTCTATTTTTATAAAATATTTTGGATTACGATGGTAGGGTTGGCCATGTTACGTTCGTTATCTCGCCATTCTTGTCTAATTCTGGGGTTGAATTCGCTGGTAAATCTCGTAATGCTTGTCTGTAAGTTATCCATTCTTCTTTTTTCTCCGTAGTCATTGAAATATCAGATAGCATCACCCAGTCAGTATTCGTTATACGTATATTCCTCTCATACCTCAACTGTTTCCAACTAAATTCAATAGCATTTAATCTAGCTCTCTCAATTGCTTGTGTGTCTTCTGAAAACTCTATTTCATTTGTTTCTTGATTTCGTGACAATATAACATAACTTGAGTTGATATTGGGTGGAACTATAATATGTTCTAATGACGATGACCGCGAATCCACGTCACGTTGATTTCCATAAAATCTATCCACTATTTCTAATGTTCCTGGACGAAGTGATAAATAACTATTCATATATATTATAAAGCGGATATTAATTCTCACTATTGAGCGAAAGCTAATTCCCCCATAAACATAATTTCATCACCTATCCACATACCTGTTCCTTGGCCCGTTTGAACTTGTATTTGATCTCCACTATTTAGGCTTTGAATCCAAGTCAGAGATGACGTCGTACGTGGAATAACACGTAATAATAATACCTCAGAAAAACTGTGGTTACCATACATAATATAATTCCAATTACCATTCCCATTCGTTTTTATTTTTGGACCTGCATAACGAACATTTGTAAGATGGCTATGGTGTACTAGGCTTAATTTAATTGTAAATCTGTAAATACCATTTACAGGAGCTTCAAAAAAAGGCCCGGATGTGGATGTTGTAAAACAACTGCCTTCATTAATACTTGTATGTTTAAAAGGGAATGCTGAGTTTGCACCTAGGCTGATCCCTACACCGCCGCCATAGTTTTTCTCATTATATGCTAAAAAACAAGGTTGATTAGTTAATTTAGGTTGTCTAGGTAATGTTAGATTTCCACTAATATCAATCTCCTCCCTATTATTCACCACCAAATCTCTCCATGCTGCACTATTGGAAGGGTCTTCATGTCGTATTTCCACATTGCTTGTATCAGTGTTATAAAAAATACTTCCTACATCTGGATTATTAGTAAATATGTTATTTCGTTCACTCGTGCTTCCTGTAGTAAGTGATGTAGATATAGTACTCATTCGAACATTTGATACAGTCACCATTTATATCAGGACCAAGAAAAAAAAATATCAAATTATTTATAAATATTATCTGAAAAAGATTGCGTTGGTCGTTTCGCTCGGTAATTGAAAGGAAGGTTATTGTTGTCGCCCTGGCATTATATAAGTTATGGATAATAATTAATTAAATTTACTGTGTTTTTCTTCTATTATACTATATTTCTAAAAAGATATAACAGATTATTGTTTCCTCTTATCAATTCTGGCAAAATATTCATACGTTCCACCATTATCGTCGTTTAGTTTTTTCCAATTGGTTGTGTCGTTCTGAATCCATTCCACAACATTCTCTGGATAATCGTATCCACGACACGTCCAGTCTATATCCAATCGGATACAGCACGGCCAATTTACATCATACCACTCACGCGCTTCTTCGTATTGGTTATTCATATTATTCTTTGGACAAGGGTTATATTTTATAAATCATTTCTATTTTTATAAAATATTTTGGATTACGATGGTGGGGTTGGCCATGTTACGTTCGTTATCTCGCCATTCTTGTCTAATTCTGGGGTTGAATTCGCTGGTAAATCTCGTAATGCTTGTCTGTAAGTTTTCCATTCTTCTATATTACTTAATGTAACATCGTTTAGAGCGACCCAGTCACTTTCATTCAATAATAAGTTCCTTTTCTCTCTAATGATATCATAAGGTAGTTGATTAAATTTCTCTAAATATAAACTGTTTAATGATGTATCTGAAGGTTTCGGTATTTCACATTCAGGGTCATATTTTATATAAGGCATACATGTTGAGCTATCATATCTTACAATGAAATAACTTTCACATTTATATAAATCATCAATAGCAGAACGAAACGCTTTTGTTTTATACTCAATTAGTTTCTCGCTTTCTTCTTCACTCATTTTATATATGTGGAAGGATTTAATTTTCTAAGAAACTAACATAACATTACTAGCAATATATTTAATATTAAAACATAAACTGCTCTCATATGCTCTAATTTCATTAACGACAGCATTTCCAATATAATAAGCACAATCGCCTTCGTTTAATTTAATACTACACATTACATAATCATTCATTCGTGCAATACGATTTCCTCCTGATGCAGTATTAGTTATAACCCATTTAGAAGGAACTGTTCTTCGGTCATTGCCGCTGCTAGTGCTTATACTGGCGCCGCTTGAATCTTCAAATTCAAATGCCGTGACTGATTGTGAAATTTGAAAATCACCAGAAAAACGAAAATACCCACGAAGTTCGTAATATCCTGATTTATTTATTTTAAAACCGTAACCGCCACCACTCCCTGACCGCAGTTTTAGTGTAGGAGCATTATTACTAAAATTATTACTAAAAGAAACTATCTGCAAATCATTGAGGTCTTGAAACCAACTCTTTTTTCCTGTAGGAATAATAACAGATCCGTTACCACTGGAAGTCATCTGCGCACCGCAACTTGGAAAAGCTAACTCATCCCACGCTGCATTATTGGAATGGCCTTGGTGGTATATTTCCACATTGCTCGTATCCGTATTATAAAAAATGTTTCCTACCGTACCTATATTATAACTATTATCTCGTTCGTCGGTCGTGCCGCTCGGTAATTGAAATGAAGGAACGCGATCTCTTCCAGGCATATTATATATTTGATTTATAATATTTTAACAAATAGAATACTTATTGAATATCTATTATATAGCAATGTATTTTTATTACCCACCATTTACGTTGAAACCATGGGTACCGCTTGAAAATTTAAACTGGTGTGAACTTGCAAAAAACTGTAATGCTATACATTTGCTCACTAAAAATAAAGATAAAATAGTGTGGAAGGAGCTTTCTCAAAATCCAAATGCGATAGACATTTTAGAAGAAAATCACGATAAAATAAACTGGGATTCATTATCGTACAATCCGAATGCAATCAAATTACTCGAAATACACTATTCTAAAATCAATTGGAATAATCTCTCTATGAATCCAAGCGCAATTCATCTTATCCAACAAAATCTATCGAAAATAAACTGGGATATGTTGTCATTAAATAAAAACGCAATCGAAATATTAGAAAAAAACCAAGATAAAATCGATTGGTATTTTCTAGCAGAAAACGAAAATGCTTTGCATATTCTTGAGACAGATAACAATGAAATCAAATGGCCGCTCAATCTAGAAACAAGTTACAAACACATATACAGCTTTCTATGTAAAAATCCAAATGCCATCCATATTCTTCAAAATCACATTGACAAAATCGACTGGCCATTATTGTCGAAAAATCCAAATGCAATTCCATTATTGAAACAGTATCCAAAAAATATACACTGGTCCAATCTCTCATTAAATTCATCTGCGATTTTCCTCCTCGAAGAAAACCAAGATAAAATCGACTGGTTTCATCTCTCTAGCAATCCAGCCATATTTGTAATCGATTATGAATTTTTACAAAAACGATGCGATATATATCGAGAACAACTCATGATGGCGTGTTTCCATCCCAAACGACTTGATTACTTCCTCACCAAATATAACTACGATATTGGCGATGATTCATATTATGAATAAATTGATATTTTTTATTTATAATACTTAGATTACAAAAACAAACTATGAACACTCCTTACAAATTGAAGGACTGGATACATATTGAAAATATTGATTCTCAAGGCTGGAAAACATTGTCATCAAATCCTTACGCAATTGAACTTCTTAAAGAAAACCCCGATAAAATATGTTGGATGAATTTGTCTTCTAATTACAATGCAATAGAACTGCTTCATTCTAACTACTCTAAAATAAACTGGAATAATTTGTCAGTAAATCCAAATGCGATCAGTATCTTAAAAGAAAATCCTGATAAAATCAATTGGAATGCTCTATCATTCAATCCAAACCCAGATGCCATTGAATTATTGAAAGATAATTTGTCAAAAATCAACTGGGTTAACTTATCGTCAAATCCAGGAGCCGCAACTTTACTGGAACAACACTTGGACAAAGTGAACTGGCATTCTTTATCAGCAAATCCAGGAGCAATCAGCATACTAGAAACACACAAAGAAAATATAAATTGGTTCGAATTATCGGCTAACCCAAATGCTTACGAACTATTGAAATCCCACGAAGACAAAATAGATTGGTTTTATATTTGTGGAAATCCTGACCCAAAATGTGTTAAACTACTGGAATCACATTTGGAAGAAGAATTTATCGATTGGCAAACTCTGTGTGAAAATCCAAGCGCTGTCCATATCATCAAACATTATCCCGATCTTATACATTGGGATTGTCTTTGTGAAAATCCAAATGCTATCGATTTCATTGAGAAAAATCAACAACATATTTCCTGGGACTGGCTCTATACAAACCCATCAATATTCAAGATCGACTATGCAAAACTAAAATTATTGAAACAACATTTGACTGAGGAACTCATGATGAAATGTTTTCATCCGTCTCGACTTGTGTATTATCTGAAAACATACCAATACTGTATTGGAAACGACGAATATGTAGAAGATTCATTCGAAATGTTGTAATTCATTCAGAAACTAACAACACTATATATCTTTTACATTATTCCACGTAAGCCAAGATAAAGTAATACGTGAATCCCTCGCATATAGCTGTGAAAAATCCAATGTTACTCCGTCTATTTTATTTGCCAAATCTTCGAGAGCATATTTTAAATGACGGCTTTCAATTTGTTGTGGTTCCCAAAACGGAGATTGTAATACTAACTGCACCACAAATTTTTCTTGCTCAACATCAATTTTAATTACCACCAAAAATAAAACTTCTCTTAGTGCACCACGTGGTGTCCAAGACATATACATGATACTATCATCACCTCTATCGATTGTATCAATAATCTCATATAATTCGTCAATTCTCGCAATAATGTGCTTATCTTCTTTTCTAATTTCGACACCACCATTCATTATATTGTTTTCCCAATGCTTTGCAATAACACGTGTGTGTTTTTTATCTAATAAGGTCAAATCGCTTGCACGATCAGATAAGTCTACTGTATATGTTTTAGGTTTTCCCGATGGAAATGAACTTGGTGTTAACCCGTATATTTGGGAAACCAAATTTACAATTAAAAATAAGCGACACACATACATCATATTCATATATATATATAATCAATGAAATGTATTTAATTTATTTATCAAGACTCGACGACTTAATCACAAAATATCTCTTATATTTCTTTTTTTTATTTTCATCATATCCATCACAAACGCGCTTTGGTTCAAGGACATAATTATACAGTTTGAGTATTTGTCGAATTAGATTCAACAAAGGCCATTTTTGCTTTTCTAACGCTGATGATTGTAGACATGTATGATGAGATGAAGAAAAAACTGTCTTTATTATCATAATATTTTCTTGTACATTTTTGTATATTTCTGGATCTAACAAAATATCTCGTAAAATCATAACACCATGTAAATGGTTTAAATCTGTAAATATAAAACCACTTTTTTGAAGTAAATCTACTACACAATCATCAATTTGTTTCATATCTTAATTGATTAAACACAGATATCTTTATTTCTACATATTAAACGCGGGAATTGTATACACATCATTCTCCAATTCCCATTTGGCAATGACTGCCGGTGCAGATTTATTTTCTACTATATCTTCCGCTCGATAAACATTCTTATTCGAATCAATATAATAATTAATACCATTAATTTCCTCAACCCATACCTCTATCTTGTTCACATTAGATGCTTCAACCGCTCCTCCTTCACTAACACCATGAGGTGTTCCTTTGGCATGAGTTCCACAAAAGAGCGACCCTTCCTTTCTTCGTCGTGTACACTGTTCGCCATTTGCTCGTTTGGCAGTACAACGTTCGCAATACGATACTACATTTTTCACACGTTTTCGCTTCTGAAAGTCTTCCTTCGTAAAGGTCAAAGCTGGATGATCAAAGACAAACTTCAAAAACTCGCTCGTTATATCTTGTTCCTCTATATTCTTAACATGACATTCGTTTGTTTTCAACCATTCACGAATACCATCCTTAAACGCAATTTGATGAGTCTCAACTTTATTCGTAATGCGTCGCTCCATTCTCTTTAATACAACTTTGATGAATATTTTAATTCAATTTTGTAAAATATTAATCAAACGAACTTAAGGAGCAACATTAAGGATTGGTCTCTCTGTGGGGTTTGGAGCAAGTTTATTGATAATGTTGAACCTGGTAGTGGTATAGATATTTGATATGTCAGTTTGCTTAGACTTAATCATGCTATTTAAGTTGGTTTGTTCTCCGATAAGTTCTAATATCGAATCATGTAATACTTGTCCAGGAGTTTCATTCACACCTACCTGTTTTATTAAGTAATGATTCACCATTTCCAAAGGGGACATCATAGGAATTTTTGCCCCGACTAAATCAAGAAGTGTTTCTTTATTGGGCGATATTAACGGTGATACTCCTGGTTTCTCTGCATATTTTTTGATCAGTTTATCCAAACGTTTTTTCATATTAATAGAATTATCACAGAATACACAATTCAAATTTCTTCCACACATATTCAACTCGATTGCAATAAACATAAACTCCATTATATCAGAAATAACCTCTTCCTGTTTTACACCGGAACCCGGTTTAAACCCATGATATGGATATACAAACGTATCATCAAAATCTACAAATACGAAATGCTTACTCTCTGGCTTATTCTTCCGAATCACATTAAATTCGCACATATTTGCCTGTTTAATATCGGTATAAATGTAACCTATATTCGCAATACCATCAAAAAGTTTTTTTAACTCACCTTTAATTTTATCAAACTCATAATGACAAATATTGAAATTACATCGATATGTATATGCAAAAGGGGTGTATCTTTTCCCATTTTTCAGTTCACTATTTACTTTCAAAACTTTTGGTGCAAATCCTAAATCAGAAAATTTTTGTTGCAATTCCATTTCATTGACAAACTTATCCAAGTCCTCTTTCTTCGACAATTCCTCATTAGGTCGAATCATTACGACATTCTTGCTTATTTGCTCATCTAATATGATTCCCATCGATTCACGCTCTTTTTGCGTTAACACATCCTCTTTAATATTTTTTGGTTTCAAATCACGACTTACATTAAATACCTCTTTGTAAGCACCTGCGCCTATAATTTCATAAGGATAATATGTTGAACCCTTTTGCTCTTTTTGTCTTGTTTTTTGTCTTGTTTTTTGTCTTGTTTTTCTTGTTTTTCTTTTTTTTCTTTTTTTTCTTTCTGTTCGCGCACTCATTATTGTAATAAGCACATATTTAATTTTTATTCATTATTAGACATATCTAGATGTGATACTTTACGAGGAGAAACCAAAATGCCTCGAGTGCCAGTTGTTTCGAAATATTGATATCCATCAATATTACCATTGTTTTTCCCATGTTCTTCGTCTAATTCAACACCACAACGTGTAACATTCTTAATGTGGTGTTTTCCAACAAACCGTAAAGTTCCTATACTATCGTATCCATCCACCAATACACGACATCCTACATCATCCGCGGTAAACTTACACTTTCCATCGTCTTCCTCCGTCATCACAGACTCGTTTGCTATACTGTCATGAGTATCGCTATGTATTTCACTACTTATTTCACTTTCTACATCACCTACTTCATTTACTTCATTTACTTTACTAGTATTAGTTGTCGCATTTTCCGTTGTTTGTACAAACAAATTATTTGAATGAAGAACAACATTTTCTGTAACACCGGATTGTAAATCCACTTTTTCTCTTTGAGGTATATTCGAAACAATTGTATCTAATGCGGCTTTCATATCATCGCCCGAATCCTCATATTTCACAAAAGTTTTGATTGTTTGTGATTCGTTGGGAGCACTCACAGAAACACTCGATAAGGGCGAATCTATGTCATCATTTTGCGGGACTATACTACGTCCAGTCGGATTGAACTGTTTGATTTGAATATCTTCGTTGATAATACCAATCACTAAATTTGCCTTGATATGCAAACGCGTAAAATACTTTTTGTGATGTTCGTGGAACACTTGTAAATATCGGACATACATGCTAATTTTCTCTTTGAGTAATGCGTTGTAAAATCGATGCGAATTTACTAAATTACCTATATTTAATCCCAACTTTGACTGTGCCGTATCTGTTTCCAACTCCGCAACTTTTGCCTGTCGATAAGTCTCCAGCTCCATAATCGAAATAATAATATGCTCCTGAAGTTCAACTACCAAAGAAAAATCATAAACACGTTGAGGATCTAAATTTTTATACGCTGGATAATTCTTACGAACAGAAATCTTATTTCGCACATTTTCACTCAATACTTCTTTTTCAACATATTCTTGTATCAACATATGTAACTGATAATATTCACAATACATCCGATTCTCAATACCACGTTGTATATCTTTCAAATGATTAAACTCCATTTCGATTAATTTGTTTTGAAAATAAAAGGAGTCTATACCAAACATATATTCAGATTGATTATGAAGTTTCAATAATTTAATATAAATTTTTTTCAACACATTGTGTTTAGAATCTAATGTTTCAAACACATTCAACATATCGCTTCTTAACACTTTTACGCTGTTAAAATCATTTTTCAATTGAATGATTTCCTTCATTATACTATATATATACAAACAGGAATTATTTGTGATAACATCGTGGAACTACTTCACATACTCTTCCATTTTATCAAACTGCAAATAACGAAAGATCTCGTTGTTCTTCTCTTCTATATTGGAAAAATATTTCCTATATTCTTCAATATTTGGAATACGCCCCTGAATTGCTGTGATTGCTGATAACTCTGCTGAAGCCAAAAATACCTTTGCTCCTTTTCCCAATCTGTTTGGAAAGTTGCGTGTCGACGTAGACAACACGTATGCTCCATCTTCTACCCGTGCTTGGTTTCCCATACAGAGTGAACACCCGGGCATTTCAGTTCGAACTCCAATATCATTGTAAATATTATAATACCCTTCTTCTATGAGTTTTGCTTCATCCATCTTCGTCGGCGGTGCTATCCACAGCTTCGTGTCTAGTTTACCATCATAATTTTCAAGAAGTTTACCTGTTGCTCTGAAATGACCTATATTTGTCATACAACTTCCAATAAATACCTCATCTATATGTTGACCAGAAACTTCCGAAAGTTTCACGGCATCATCTGGATCATTTGGTGCACATAGGATCGGTTCGTCAATATCTTCCAAATCAATATCTATAATTTCCGCATATGATGCTCCATCATCAGCATTCATAAGTACAGGATTCGCAATCCACTCCTTCATACGCTTGATTCTACGCTTAATAGTATCCTTATCATGATAATCTTGGGTAATCATCCACTCAAGTAAAGCAATATTAGACTCTAAATACTCAATAACCGGCTCTTTATTTAATTTTATAGTACATCCAGCGGCAGAACGCTCCGCACTTGCATCAGATAATTCAAATGCCTGTTCACAAGTTAAATCGGGAAGTCCCTCAATTTCCAAAATACGTCCATTGAAAATATTTTTTTTATTCTCCTTTTCAATCGTCAGCAAGTTGCGTTGTTTTGCATAATATGGTATTGCATGGACCAAATCGCGCAAGGTTATTCCTGGTTTCATTTTCCCCTTAAATCGCACCAATACCGACTCCGGCATTTCCAGTGGCATTGTTCCCGTTGCGGCAGCAAACGCAACCAATCCCGAACCAGCCGGAAACGAAATACCGATAGGAAATCGTGTATGCGAATCTCCGCCAGTGCCAAGCGTATCAGGAAGCAACATTCGATTCAACCAACTATGAATAATACCATCACCAGGTTTCAAGGAAATACCGCCTCTTTTTTGGATGAATTCTGGAAGAGTATTATGCGTTACCACGTCTATGGGTTTTGGATACGCAGCAGTATGACAAAATGACTGCATGACAAGATCAGCTGAAAATCCCAAACACGCCAAGTCCTTCAATTCATCGCGCGTCATTGGACCGGTTGTGTCTTGTGAACCAACGCTTGTTACTAAAGGTTCACAATATGTTCCAGGTAAGATACCATCCTCATTACATGCTGCACCCACAATTTTTTGTGCCAAAGTATACTTAGGATTCTCTCCAACTCTCTTGGTTGTATTCTGAATAAAGACAGATGTATCATACTTGCCAACAAGTTGCTGCGCCTTCCTTGTAAGACTTTTTCCAATAATCAGATTGATACGCCCTTTTGCTCGCACACTATCCAAAAGTGTTTCGGTAGACAAAGTCCATTTCGATATAATCTGCTTTGTAGAAGTATCAGTTACAACTCCCTCATATGGATACACATCTATGCTTTGACCCATAGACATTTTAGAAACATCCATCTCAATTGGAAGTGCGCCACTATCTTCCATTGTATTCAAAAATATAGGTGCAATTTTATTACCAAAACATAATCCACCATTTTTCTTATTTGGAACATAATCAATATCATTTCCAAAGTGCCATAAAATGCTGTTTGTAGCGCTCTTTCGACTTGAACCAGTCCCTACTACATCACCCACATACGCAATCGGGTTTCCCATTTCTTTCAACTCCGATATCAACTTCATTGGTCCAATTTCATACTCAATATCCGGGTCAATTCCATCTCGTGGGTTCTTAAGCATACACAACGAGTGAAGCGGAATATCGGGTCTACTCCATGCGTCCTGTGCAGGCGATAAATCATCCGTATTTGTTTCACCAGAAACTTTAAACACTGTACATGTAATCTTGTCAGGAACAGGTGTCTGTCGAGTAAACCATTCCGCATTTGCCCACGAGTGGATTAGAACATTGGCAAATGGATTACCCTTCTTATAAAGTTCTTCCACTTTGTAAAAATTATCAAATATTAGAATCGTATTTTCTAGTTGATTACACGCATCCAGACCTTGTGATTCACTTTCAAGAAGTTTCATCAATATTTCTACATTATATCCTCCTTGCATGGTTCCCAAAATACATATTGCATCTTGTTTACTGATTATGGAACTATGAATATTATCATTGCAAATATCATTCAATAGCTGGGCCTTTACATAACTAGTTTCATCTACACCGGGCATAACACAATGTATCAGTTGATGCTTAAGAAACTTACCATCTTCTAAAGAAAAATCATTTGTTTTGATGATAGAACATAAATCGGTTACTTGATTCACGTTTAAGGGTAACGCAGGTATCCCTTGTTTTGTGCGTTCTTTCGCGAGTTTCAAGATACTCGTCTTAAACGCGCCAATTTTGTTCATCATATATTTTCATCAAGTGATATTTTTAAATATATACTTCATTACACCATTAATTATATTCACGATATATATATATATATGGCTACACCAACAACCGAAGTTGAACTCAAAGATCTTGGTAACGATGATACCTCCTCCTCTATTCTTCCCTACGTTGAATGGACACCCGAGCACGAAAACATTTTAGTAGAATGGGCCGACAAAGCAACTTGCTTTCGCTGGCTTCACGCAAAAGCTCACAATCAATATTCTTGGGCAAACGCACTCTTCACCATTCCAGTAATTATTATGAGTACATTGACGGGAACTGCAAACTTCGCCCAGGACAAATTTCCTTCTAATATTAAACCTTATGTTTCCATGGGTATAGGTGCAGTCAATATTTTCGCCGGTATACTCACCACCATCCAGCAATTCTTGAAAATCAGCGAACTCAACGAAGCACACCGTGCGTCAAGCATTTCATGGGGAAAGTTTTACCGAAACATCAAGGTAGAACTCACCAAAGCACCAGTAGAACGTATTCCAGTGCTGCAAATGTTAAAGACCTCAAAAGAAGAATTCGACCGGCTCATGGAAACCAGTCCTGCAATTTCCGATAAGGTGGTAAAAAAATTCAACAAGACCTTCTCTGGTGGACCGTTAAAGGTAGGTGGAAAGATGAACAAGCGCCAAGAAGCGTTTGCACTTCTGAAAAAACCCGAAATATGTGGAAACATCGAATCTACCAGTCTCTGTGTTTACAAAGCACGCGACGAAAAAATATCCTCTGGAAGCGCTGCGATTCTTACCGGAATCGCACAAAAACTCGATACACGAAAGCGTAACGTCATCATTGAAGACATCATTACTGGTTTCAAAAACCAACGCGAACGTCTTCCTACGGCTGAAGAAGTGATGAGCGAAATGGATAATAAAGTAGGTAAAGAGGTAATCGATAAAATATTAGAAAAACATGAAAAGCAAGTTGATACAGTGTCTCCGCTAAATAAGGTTGTTTAATTTTAACTACATACAATAATATAGTTGAAATTCAAAAATACTAACACTGTTATGTTTCCATCAAACCTCGAAAATAGACCCTTGCTTTGCTGGAAGTATCAAATAGAAGGCAACCGCTGCCAACGCCCAAATCACATAAATTCCATATACTTCTGGGCCAATATCAAGAAACACAAATAGTTGAGTAATTACACTCAGCAAAAATAATGTAATTGCCATTGTAATCAACACCTTTTTCAAATAACTCATCTGTATTTTTATGAGATTATTTATTTTGATAAAAATATAGCAACGAATTATAGTATTATGTATATGAATATGAATTTCAATTATTCCAAAAAGCAACAGCCCGTAAAGGTACGGGGACAGCCCAACGACATTCACCAGTATATTCAAACACTGAAACAAAAGATTTCAACCCTTGAAAGCAATGTTTCGGAACTCTCCAGCGCAAATCAAGAACTCATGCAAAAATATGTTGCACTCAAAGACAAGTTGGACGCTATACACAAAGAAAAAGAAAAAAAAGTACTTGAAGCATTCAAAATACAAAACGCCGAGCGCAAACAACGTGCCGAAAAAATACGTGCTTATTTAGGGCACAACTACGAATCTGATGATGATGAGTGATGACAAGTATCCGAATCTAATATGTAGTGAAATGTCTGGTTTGTCATCAGATCATATGTAAAAAACACGAACCACGAAACAAGCATACGCCTTTACTAAGTTTCTTATGAATTACGAACATTTATAACTTCATTAATATCATCTTTAATGACATAGTTTCAGGCTCTGGTTCAGGTTCAGGCTCTGGCTCGGCATCAACGTACTCATTCGAATATTTGATACATCCGCCATTTATATCAACACACACCAAGAAAAAATTTATGAAATAAATGTAAATATTATCTGAAAAATATTACGTTGATTGTAAATATTTCATGTATTCGTCAGTTTCCAACATAATCCGAAGAGTTCGTGGATTCGTAAAATTATCTATATTGAACTTAGAACGGAAAAAATAATATGCGTTATGCCAATGTTGTCTATCGACATAATATGAAAAATTTTTATGTAGTTCTCCAGACACGTAACTAATAAATTTCAAAAGCAACGACTTAGGGTACTCACGATAATAACGTTTCATATTTACAAAAAATATTCTAAAATCATGGGCAAAGTTTGGACCTCGATATTTGGAATAAACTCCAATTTTATCTTTATGATATTGGATTCCGTTCATTTCAAGATATGCGTATCCGTAATCAATGATAAACCACCGATATACCGGTTTGTCCGAATTTCCAATATTCTTATACATGATATTACCCGAATGCAAGTCGCGATGATGAAAATTAAACCTATCTTGAAGTATTTCAATAAGTTTACACAAATGAATCATTGCGTCCTTCAGCACAATATCCAAATCACCAGGCGCCATGCTAGGAACAATATACGTCATAAAATTATGTAAATCACCATCTAATTTCTCAATACCAGTTATTATTTTCATTTCCGAATATGGCATATAAAGTCGTCCCATAAACTCAATCTTTGGGATGCGCGCCATATCATTTTTTTCACCCCTTGAAGCGCAAAAAAGTTCACTTTGGATGATATTTTCATCAAAAACTTCATTATGTATTTTAAGCTTATCTTCAATATTATCTTCAACATTCGTTTTTGGTACTTTGATCACAATATTTTTCCCGTTGAAATGTGAACGATAAATTGTTCCAAAAGTACCACTCGCTATGTAGCATTTATACGTTTTTTCAGGTTCCAAACAAATATCCAATTCATTTCCTCCTAAAATAGCATTTCGCATTTCTTTACGAAATATGTTGGGTTCCATTTGATTTGTAACGTAGTTATTAACACGATAATTTTCATTTTTCGGATAAATAATCGGTAATAGCAAATACATTTTATTTACATATTTGTCAAAACTTTTATCTGTCATCATTTGTCGAAGTTTATTCAAGAAATAACATGAATCATAATAAAAATCATTTTCTTTGACACCAAGAGCCTTCAAATCTTGGCTGATCTTCAACAATTCATCCGAAGAAGGAACAACAAAATATTTATTGAGATTTGAAGTGGAGGGTGGTGTTAATTGTTTTTTGCGTGATGTTTCTTTAACAATTGTTTTTGATGCGGATTTTTTGTTTTCTTTGAGTTCGTGTTCAATAGCATCAACATCAGCACTCGTTAATTCGGGTAAATTGCTCAATTGCTTTATTTCTTCCTCAATGCGTATTTGAGTTCCGGGCAATGTAGATGTTTTTGGTGGCATTCTTAAGGTCGACGATGTCTTCTTTTTATTCCTACGTCTGCAAACATTGTCCACACAATTCTTAGAATAGCATTCCTTGGGATTGTCACAAGTCTCACTGATTTTTTTCTTGTATTTTCGCTTTTTCCGAGTGCATAAGGCATTTACACAGTTTTTATTGTAACAATCATTTGAATCAGAACAATACGAACCAATTGTGCTTTTTTTATTCCTACGTGTGCAAACATTGTTCACACAATTATTAGAATAGCATTCCTTGGATTTGTCACAAGACTCACGGATTTTTTTCTTGTATTTTCGCTTTTTCCGAGTACATACGGCATCTACACAATTGAAATTATAGCAATCGCGTGGATACGCACAAGATTCCCCTATTTTATATTTCATATACATAATAAAATATAAAATATAAAATATAAAATATAAAATATGTAATACTAAACCAAAATCATAATATTAATAATCATTTCGGACCCTTATGACGGATTCCTTCCGTTATTTTCACCGCTCTATTTTCCATCACATAATTTGCCACATCATCGGCTTGTACGTGGGGATTCTCTTCGAAATACTTACCCAAACAATCCATCAGATACTTCTTACTTACCGACTGCTTTACATTACTCTTCGTGTAGCTTATCTTTCCTTCGTTCATGTCAAAACAATCTATATCATTTGTTTTCATAATATCCACCAATATTGCCGTAAGAACCTTCTTTTTAGTTCGGCGCTCTTTAATTTCTTTTTGTAATACTTTAATTTCATCTTCGATTTGCATCCATGCTTTTATATTATCAATCAACTCATCTTTGGTAGTCATTATACTAATAATCACAAAATATTTATATTTATATTATTTTGCGATTACGTCTTTTCAATAGTCACTTCTTTTGCGATGGTCTTGATAATTTTGTTTTCGGAACTATCATCATTCCCGGTCACACTTCTCACCATATCGATATACATTTGTGTACCGTTCTCACTGTCTTGCCAATTCTCATTTTTGGCTTCCCAATCTTTGATAAACTCAATTTGCCGTTTTGCCACGGTGGTTATGGCTTGCTTAATTTTTCCCTTGTCATCATCGTCTTTCAACCAAGTATCATTATCCTTGACATAAAGCACTTCACGTTTTAAATCACTACAATGAATAGGACGTTTATGTAACTCGAGTTCTCGAAGTCCCCTTACAAAAATATTAGTAATTCCATTTACATATCCCTTTTGACGTGTTGCATCCAGATCTGACAACTCGAGTTGTAGCGTAGCGACAAAATCCGTTAAATTAATCGCATCCTTACACTGTTCATTCAAGAAAACTTGCAAATTAAATTTATTAATTGTCGTGTTGTTATTTCCTAATTTCGGAATCATATCCTTTACCATTTCTCTCATGTCTTTATTCTCAAGAAGCATGTTTTGATTCTGAGTTATCAGGGTCGAGATCATTTGGCGCAGCTCCTCCTTTTCTTTGTCCTTGTGATTTTCCGAAGATTTTACCTCTTGTGACTGAATCGTTGTTAGTTCATTGGAACAACTTTTTTTATGACGATTGAAGCTCTGAATATGTTTATATTGTCTCCCACAATTACAAATAAAAAAAGGCATATTTTTGGTGAGCATTTGTGAGCATTGCGGATTTTTGTGTTTTTTCGTCTCACAATGTTGTTTGAAAAGAAATTTTTTGTTACTACCATAATCACACTTTTCGCAATAATATTTGAATTTTTCATTTATCGTCTCATCGGAGCATATTTTTTTGAGCATAATATGCTATAATAATGCTCACTAAAATATGCTTAAATCCTTTGAAAATAGGCCAAAAAAGGGCGATTTTCGCCCCCTCCATAAGGTCCCTCCATAACTTTTTTTCACCTCCATTTTTTCTCTCTACATGATGTAGTGAATGCACGTTTTTTTCCAGATTCTCTGGAGGATTTTCCCAAAATGGACAAAAATAAATGTCCAAAATCCATTTATAAAATTTCAAATTTCCCCAAAAAAACACGTTTTGTTACTCATGAGACGTAAAAATCAAAAAACCCGAATTATTTATTTGTAAAAAGACGCATTACGAGTGTTTTTTTCACACCGCCTACTTTCAAATTCTTTTCCCGAAGCATTTCCTTTAGAGAGACGACGGTGTTGTTTTGAAACATCTCCTCCATCTCGGTGGTCCATTCTGTATGATTTGACACATTTTCTGCGTGTTTCGAGGCATTCAAAAGAACCTTTCCCCAATGCTTCGTACAATAAGTGCCATGATCTGTATCAAATCCGGCTGCACTACAAACTGCACCTTTTTTCTTACCTGTTTTATAACACCAGCTACATTTTTTGTGGTTCATACAGAGATAATATGGATCATTCACGCCTTTAATCTTTATAACACCTTGTATACAAGGAATATAAGGAAGTATCTTGGATGTTATCTGGCGACAATACGGACATTTCATTTCATTCACCCGAAGATGAACGTTATCATTGGGATTGTATACTGTTTTTTGCTTGATCACTTCATGATACAAGGAACGATAATTGAAACTATGATTACACGGCAGTGTAATGTGGTTCCGCACAAGCGGTTCTCCGGAAAGGAGGCACGTATCCGATTTATCTTCCGTGGCATCGTTTTTCGCTAGTTCTGCAAAAAAGTCAATACCGTCTTCTATTATGTAGTTCATAATGGAAAAAAATAATAGACACTCTTTATATATATTTACGATGTTGATTCATGAATGGGGAAACGCAACATGGTATTTATTTCATACACTCTCCTACAAATTAAAAGATAGTGAAAGTGCGCACGCAGCAAAATTACTAGAGTTATTTGTCAGCATGTGTAAAAACTTACCTTGTCCTATATGTCGTGAAGACGCAACAAAGATGTTGAGTACTTCCAAAATGACTATTGTTTCCACGAAAGCTGATTTAATACGTTTCATGTGGCAGTTTCATAATTTAGTGAATAACAAATTAAAAAAACCTGAAATGACATTTGAGGAACACAATGAAAAATACGCGCAAGCAAACACACAAAAGATTGTGTATTTTTACATAAATGTTATGTCTAAAAACGCCAACAATTCAAGGGCGATGTTAGACTCGTTTAAACGGCAAGATAATACAAAGGAGTTCCAAAAATATTTCAATGAAAATATCCATCGTTTTAATCCATAGTGATTAGGCTATGCTTTCAGAAATCAACTCTCCATTCTTATACACCCTACATTTGAATGTTTGTTTGCTTGGTCGACTGCATTGCACGTTATTGCTTTGCAATTCATTATAATAAAGCAGCGATTCGTTATTAGTATATTTGAATATTGCATACCATACATATCCCATCAAAATTCCCAATAACGCACCCAATGCTACACCGATTTTATTGGTGCAACGATTCTTCACTTTTGAAGTTGCGTCAATAACCAGAAATAAAGAGAGAACAGTAATGAGCAACGCATTGACTTGTTTGGTATCATACATTGGAAAAATAAGGTAGGCAAGTGTAAACGCATGAAACATAGTAGATGACGATGGTACATTGAAATTTGTAAGATATGGAAGACCGATAAAATCACACATTACAGATGAATCATCGTATTTCTCTTGCCCAAGAGTGAATCCTGTAATCAAATTAACAATGGACGTTACGAGAATACCGGCCAAGTATATAAGTCCCTTCACGTTTCGGTTGAAGAGAGAAATCATGACAAGTAAAAATGTCACAAGCAACGGCGATAATGCCGAAGTCAATTCAAGTATGTTCGATAGATCCAGTTTCATCACCATTATATATATGTGAATATATAATCGTGTGCCATTCAAAAAATTTAATATACTCGCTTACTTAGTGGAACAGTTTTTACTTCATCATCTAAAACATCCATAATTACCTTTCTTTTTCCTATATCAATAGAATCATTTTTCAAATAAGTCAGTGTATGAAATAGCCATTTTTCATCATCTCGTTCTGGGTAGTCTTCGTGAGAGTGAGCACCACGACTTTCTTTTCGAAAATTAGCAGCGTGGATTGTGGCAAGCGCATTATCAAGCAAATTTTTCAGTTCTAAAAATTCAATAAATTCGGTATTGAATTCTCGTGATTTATCATCAATTCCTATGTATTCAAATTGTGAATAAAGTTCATTAAGCTTTTCAACACCCTCTTGTAAAAGTTTGTCATTTCTAAATACACCTGCGTGTTTCTGCATAATTTTTTGCATTTCCAATCTAACATCTCCTACGCTTGTAATTTTCTTTCGATACAAAAGATTGTCATAGTATTCAGTCAAGCAATTAAGATCTTGCTGTTTCACATCTTCCAAATCCTCACCTGGTTGATTCAGTTCTGATATATTTTCTGAGCATGCTTTACCAAAAACTACAATATCCAATAAAGAATTCGCACCCAAGCGGTTTGCACCGTGAACAGAGGAACTAGCAGCTTCTCCCGCAGCCCATAATCCAGAAAGAACCGAATTTTCATCAGATTCAGTTGGACAAATAACCTGCCCTTTCCAATTCGTAGGAATTCCACCCATATTATAATGCACGGTGGGTATAACTGGCACTGGTGTTTCAGAAACATCAACACCCGCAAATATTTGCGCTGTTTCTGATATTCCAGGTAGTCGTTCTTGAAGCAAGTTTTTGGGTAAATGACTGAGTTGAAGAAGGATATGGTCCTTATCTTCACCTACACCTCGACCCTCATTTATTTCCTTTGTCATTGCTCTTGACACTACATCGCGACTTGCTAAATCCTTTGCATTGGGAGCATATCTTTCCATAAAACGTTCACCATTTGAGTTTATCAGATATCCGCCTTCTCCGCGACACCCTTCTGTCAGGAGCACACCTGCACCATAAATGCCAGTTGGATGAAATTGTATGAACTCGGGGTCTTGAAGTGGAATATGATTACGCAACGCCATGGCATTCCCATCACCTGTACATGTATGAGCACTTGTTGCTGAAAAGTAGCATCGTCCATAACCTCCTGTGGCTAAAATCGTGTTTTTAGCCAGTATCTTGTGATATGTACCGTCTTGTATGTTGTATACTAAAGCGCCAATACAAGCTGTTTTATCTTGATTCATAAGTAAATCTAATGCAAAATATTCAATAAAAAAGTTTGCATCATAACTTAATGATTTTCCATACAATGTGTGAAGCATCGCATGACCAGTCCTATCAGCAGCACACGCAGTGCGATATGCTTGACCTCCTTTTCCATAATCTAAGCTCTGTCCGCCAAACGCACGCTGATAAACCTTTCCATCTTCCGTTCTTGAAAATGGAAGTCCGAAATTTTCAAGTTCATTCACAACAGTGGGGGCTTCGCGGCACATATATTGTATGGCATCTTGATCTCCTAACCAATCACTTCCTTTTACCGTATCATAAAAGTGCCATCGCCAATCATCCTCGGTAACATTCCCTAGAGCAGCATTTATTCCTCCTTGTGCTGCAACGGTGTGAGAGCGAGTTGGAAATAGTTTTGATACGCATGCTACATTATAATTTTTTTCGGCTAATCCCATGGTAGCACGAAGTCCAGCACCACCAGCGCCAATGACTAAAGCGTCAAATTTATGCTCCATTATTTCAGCAGATTTTATCAAATTAGGTGCACCATTCAGCAATGACCGCTTTGCGTGATTCAACATAGTGATCACCTTTGTATATTCTATGAAAACGGTTTTATATATTTTTCAACAATAATACTTGTTCCAATAGTTGCACCAAATAACAAATAAGATGATTGAGCTATTTTATTATTAGTCAAAAGAAAAGGATATTTATCGAACAAAAAATGTCTCAATCCACCATATGTGTGATAAGTTGAAGGAACAATCAGGCTGTAATTAACACACGTTTGTTGTAATTTATCTAGTTTATTGTAATTTTTTTTCAAATCAATACCACATAGCGTTGCAATACCAAATCCGATATAACCTCCAGATAAATATAGACCAGATAAGCGCGTTGCGATCGATGAAATTGCGGCTACGGGGAATTTGTAAATGGATACATGAGGTGAAATATCACGCTTCATAATCTTATAACAATTTAAATATATAATTTTATATTGTTATAAGATGAACATTCTTAGTCCAGATAAAAACACTCTTTTGATAAAATACTACCATACGTTTAACAAGGCTATAGTCCCTACGATATTATGTTCTTATTTGAATCATAGATATCAAATCAACTCTTCAATGGTTGATGTCCTAACTACATTAAATCTTGGTTTTCATTCTTACATCTCTACATCAGCAATCATAAGCGATTACATAAAGCATCAAAAAATCAGCAATGTGATGCGAGTATCTAGTATGAATTTACATCTAATATCGACATTGGGTATTGTTCGATACATAGTGGTTTAAACAATTATATGTTATTATATAGTAAAACATGAGTATAGTGCGAAGAGCGTTTACAAAAAATAAAACTAACATATCGTTAAATGTAACTAAGTTTCGTGTTTATCGTAATACCAAAGGTAAATCACGAATGGATACATTTGTAATGAATAAAAATGAAATGGGGCCGATGGTGTTGGATGGACTAATACATATCAAGAATCATCGTGACGGAACACTTGGATTTAGGCGGTCTTGTCGAGAAGGAATATGTGGGTCATGTGCAATGAATATAAACGGAAAAAACACGTTGGCATGTTTATGTCCAATAGAGGACAATATGGTGATATATCCATTACCACATATGCCTATTATTCGTGATCTGATACCGGATATGACTAACTTCTACAAGCAATATCAAGAAATAAAGCCTTGGTTGCGTAATTCGAATGAAAAGGGTATTGAGAACTACCAAACCATAGAAGAACGTAAAAAATTAGATGGAATGTACGAATGTATATTATGTGCGTGCTGTAGTACATCATGTCCTAGTTATTGGTGGAACTCTGATCAATATCTGGGTCCAGCAGTTCTTATGCAAGCATATCGTTGGATTGAGGACAGTCGCGACGAGGATACTCAAGCTCGAATGGAGCAAGTAGATGATGCGATGAAGTTATATCGATGTAAAACCATCATGAATTGTAGTAATACATGTCCCAAAGGTCTAAATCCAGGAAAAGCAATAGGAGAATTAAAAAAGAGAATTGACGAAGAGTTACATTGAGTTAGATAATATTATGCCTGTATATAATATTATGTTTGATGTAATAGAAATTGTAGGATATATTGCGGTATGTCTAAGCATACTAAGTTTCATTCCAATTGTGTATAACATATATAAAACAAAACAAACAAATAATTTTCCATACAAGACTATATTTATTGCTTTACTTGCACATATGTGTTGGTTAGTATATGGTTTGTATTCTCATACCGTAGCAACTGAATACTCAGGCATTTTCTTTGTTTTCATGTATTTATTCATTTTTTACGTAAAAATGAACCATTAAGATTGAAAAAAATGTTGAATAATCTCTTCTATGGTAGAAACCTGAATAAACTTGACTCCTTTTACCAGTTCTTTTTTCCCGTATTTTTCCATAAAATCTTTGAAGTCTTTCTCATTTTCACTAGGAAACAAAAAAGTCTTTACACCGGCAGCAATACCACCAAGTATTTTCAAATCGAGGCCGCCAATCGCAGTTACGCGTCCTTGTAAACAAATCTCTCCTGTTATTGCAATATCACCCGGAATAGGCTTGTTTGTAAAGAGACTATACATCGCAATTGTAATAGCAGTGCCAGCAGATGGCCCATCTTTTGGTGTGGAACCCTCTGGTACATGGACGTGGATTCCAGTGCACTTCATTTCTTTTGACAAAGATTTGGTAAAAGACGATGAAAGCATATTCCAGGCCAAAGTTTTGGCAACATTCATACTTTCTTTCATAACATCACCTTGCATTCCGGTTAATTTTAATTCGAGAAAAGACGTTGAAGGGAAACGTTTTGTTTCAATTGATAAAACGCCTCCCATACCAAGTGAGTTTGCCCACAGGCCACATATAACACCGACGCGAGGCAGATGGGATATCTTTACTATTTTAGTTTCAGGTCTGTCTTTGAGGAATTTATGTTTAACATCATGAATAGTAATGGATATAGGTATATCATAATTGTCACTATTTTTGAGAATTGAAAGATTTATCTCTCCAAGAATTTCAAACAATACCTCTTTGAGTTTGCGAACACCTGGTTCACACGTGTATGTTTCGATGATGAATTGGATAGTATCTTCATCGATTGAAATAATGCCGCCTTCGAGACCCATTTTTCTATATATTTCCGGAAGCAAGTAGGTATTAGTAATTGTGAGTTTGTCTTCAAGCGACAAATGGTCAAATTTAATTCGATGAATGCGATCAAGAAGAATGCGATCAATCGCATCCACGTCGTTATACGAGAAGATAAACAGTGCATTAGAAAGATCAAGATCGATTCCATTAAAATATTTATCATGAAAGGAGTCGTTTTGTGTTGGATCAATAAGATGTGTGAGTATACCGATAATTTCCTTTCCTTGTTCTGTCCTGCTTACCTTATCAAGTTCATCAATAAAAATAATTGGATTCATACATTTGTGCTCCATGAGTATGTCGACAATACGACCCCATGTGGAACCAACATAGGTATAGTTATGTCCGTCTAGTGTGCTTCCGTTGGAAGAACCACCTATGGCAATAAAAGCAAAAGGGCGGGTGTCACCTTTCTCGTCCTGAAGACAATGAGCAATTCCTTTTTTTGCAAGTGATGTTTTGCCTACACCAGGTGGACCTTCAAATCCAAAACAATAACCGCTTTTCTCTCCATTAATCCATTGTCCAATGATACGTTCAACTTGTCGTTTGGCTCGTTTATGTCCATGAACGGCGTTATCGAGAATTGTTCCGACTTGTTCTATAAATTGATTGATTGTTTCGGTTTTGGAAGTTATTTTGGTTATACATTCCTTCGTTGCTAGAAGAAGATCGTCATTCTGATTTCCACCTTTGATATATTGAGTAATTGAAATTAGCACATTATATTTATCAGAAACAACATCCAAAAAATCATTGACGCGTCCGCGCATGAAACTAACAGTTTTACCTGAATGACATATTTTCGGAACATTTATTTTATACATTTTCACCACACCATTAATAAAGCAAATATTGGAAATTATATTGGAGCGCGACATGGTTGAAAACTCATGTTTCAGCTTTGCCACCATTTGCTTGTTTAATTGAGATTCGTAATTATTTGATAGTAAATCACAATACTTTCGCATTTCAACACTGGAAAAAGAGGATTTAACAGGCAAACCTTCTATTTCATAAGATGACGCAAGTATTTTAGAGACGACCTCATTAAAAGCACTTGTACACGACTCCATAGCGGTCAATATAGGCTCTTCACGATATATACCAAAAGGAATACGCAGAAGGGCTTCTAAATACTGTCGTGCTTTGGTTCCAGAATCTTCGGATTTGGCTTTGACCTCTTTCAATTTCAGCATTGCCTTATCTTTCACAGAATCATCGGCTTTCAACAAGCAAATCTGCTGTTCTAATGGAATTTTGCTCTGGTCAAAGTTCGCTAGCGTATGAGTGTATGTTACGGTTTGTTTCATTGCATCCCGAAAATATTTTTTCACATTCCATGGCAAACTATCAAAAAGTAGGGTTTGTTCATGTGTATCAATATTTCCATTGAAATCGTTTGACAGCAAATCATAAAGCAGATATGCGAGATATTGGAACTGAGGATCGTTCGATTTAAGAAGGAGCTGTATCAACGTGGTTCTTTGCCCGTACAAATCATTATTGATAAACTCTTTTGTAATTTGAGCAATAGTTTTTTGTTCATGAACGTTTACTTGTGACATATATCCCATAAAGCGATCATACATCTCGACGTCATTGTATATCAACAACTCCTTCAAAGTGAGACAGCACACAAATCTGTGAAATGCATCGCTTTGAAACATAGAATCACTTGGTTTGTTTTCGGTGATATTTCGTATACGCATTTCTACAAAAGAATAGTTGAGACACTCAAGCATAAGGTCATCAACAATAGCACATACTAAAAGTGTTTTACGTTGTTCTGTATTTTTAATGGCAAATTTCACACCATACACTTTTGTTTGAAATGATTTGCTTGTTCGTGACAAGTCATAACAGTCTAGATTATTGCTTTGTTCCATAATCATAAAATCTTCAACAACTCGCGTTTTTTTAATTTCTTTGCCCGGACTAGAGTCTTGTGGTACATTATTCCAATGCATTACCTTGTAGCCGATTGGGTGTAAATACTTTCGCATTACTTCGTATTTTGCTGTCAAATCTGATGATGTAAATGTTTTGATGTATTCATTTCCACAACATACAGAAATAAGATCGTCAATGCAATCTGTCCCGAATGTGCGAAATAACGAAGATAATTCAGTAGTACATTCCTGGAGTTTTGTAATAATGTCTTCTTGATTATGACTTTCAGATTTGGAATCGTTTTTCGAAAGAACGTTTGAATGTGCCTGTGTAAGTTTTTGAAATATAGTGTTAAGACTTTGTACACATACATTTAATTCATTGGCTCCAAAAACATCCATAACCTTGTATTTTTGAACAGCAATAATTGTCCGTTTTACAATCTCCTGCAGGTCAATTATCCTCCTTTCAATTACAAAGGAGTTATTTGTTAATGGTGTTTCGGTTATTTTCACGTTTTTATTGCGAGGCATGTGTATATTTATTGCGATTTTAATATGAAGAATGAAAAATAATACCGATTTATAATCATTTTTGCTAAAATATAAGCAAATAACTATTGATATCAATATAAGATATAAACCATATAATCTATACTATACAGGATGGGAATACCCAGCTATTTTTCACATATTGTCAAGCAACACCGACGTATTATTAAGAAATATGATCCAAACCAACTAACAATACACAATTTATATATGGATTGTAATTCACTTATTTACGATGCGGTAAGGGAAATAGACAGATCAAAAAACAAAACCAATAAGTCATTTGAATCAGAACTTATCAAAAATGTATGTGCCAAGATTATTGAGTATATAAGTTTGCTTCAACCAAAATCTCGTGTATATATTGCGTTTGATGGTGTTGCGCCTGTGGCCAAACTTGATCAACAAAGAAATAGACGTTTCAAGACGGGATATCAGAAGCGTATATTATCTAAATTAGAAGAATCAGGAATAAAAACAACTAGTGAATGGAATACATCCGCAATAACCCCTGGAACAGAGTTCATGGCAAAGTTAGGAGTGTCGATTTCTGAACGATTTTCTCGTGCCTCGGAATTCGGATTAGACATAATGATTGTATCGCCGTCTTATGAGATCGGCGAAGGTGAGCATAAAATCTATAATTATATTCGTAATAATCAAGAACATCACAAAGATACTACAACAGTAGTTTATGGGCTGGATGCTGATTTAATCATGCTCACGTTGAACCATCTCCACATAGCACCGCGCATGTTGTTGTATCGGGAAACACCACATTTTATAAAGAGTATTGATCGCAGTTTGAGTCCAAATGAAAGTTACTTGCTTGACATTCCATTGTTTGGAAAGGTTCTTGCATGTGAGTTGAACGACGACAAAGAGCCTGACACTGTTCAAAAGAAGAATCGAGTATTTGACTACATATTTCTTTGTTTCTTTCTAGGTAATGATTTTCTGCCACATTTTCCAGCTCTCAATATTCGAACAACTGGTATTGACCGGTTGCTTTCGGCGTATCGAAAGGTAGTCGGCACTACCAATGAGAATCTGGTAATTGGTACCAATATTGTTTGGAAGAATGTGCGAAAACTTATCCAAGAACTTGCTTCTAACGAGGAAACCATGATAAAAGAAGAATACGCCATTCGCAGCAAGCAGAGCAAAGGAATGGCACATCGTCGAATGGAATCTGAACAAGCGTTTATGTCGGTTCCGCTTCTAGATCGCAGTGAAGAATTATACATTAATCCATATGAATCTGAATGGGAAGGACGCTATTACCAAACATTATTCGATATTCGGATTGACGACGAACGCCGCAAACAAATATCGCTGAACTATTTGGAAGGATTAGAGTGGACATATAAGTATTATACACAAGGGTGCGTAGACTGGCGCTGGAGTTACAAATACAATTATCCGCCATTACTTGGCGATCTAGTGAAATACATACCTTATTTCGAGACCACTTTGGTAGCCAAAAACAGCGCTCCCGCAGTATCAGAACTCGTTCAACTGAGTTATGTGCTTCCGGGTGAAAGTTTAGATTTGCTTCCGAAACATATTGGGGTCTCGCTTCGCGAACATTATCCCGAATGTTATAAGGAACAACACCCATTTTCTTGGGCATTTTGTAAGTATTTTTGGGAAGCCCACGCACACTTACCAACGTTGGAAATTGCAGCGTTAGAAAAATTGGTTGATGGAAAGAAAAATATTGTTCTATAATTAATAGGTAGATTAGACATTAATATTATAAATATACAAATTAATATTAAATAAACCACAACAAAAAATCCTATAATGTTATTAAAAGTGATACTTTGTGTTGTTTCCCTGGTTCATCGTGCCATTGCTTGGGACAACTCGTTTCTTTTGCCAAACGTTCCGATTGATCGATGGTCACACATTCGTCAATCGGTAATAAATGCTCAAGGCAATAACACAAAGATACTCGATATTGGTTGTGGATTAGGATTTTCAACTTCAGAAACACCTGGCAGTTTGGGTATAGATACGAATCGCGAATTGATTGAAAAAGCAAAAATAATGTTTCCAAAAAAGGATTTTCAACTTGGGGTTGTGAGTTCGTGGAGACGTGACATTAAATATGATGTGTCTACATGTATGTTTTACTTACACGGGTTTCCTCATCATATGCGAAAAAACGTTATAAATACCGCACGACAAACTGCTACAAAACGAGTTGTTATTGTGGATGTGTGTCCAGAATTTGAACCCGACGATTCAATCATAATGTCAAAACCATATTTGAAGGACTTTCAGAAAACGTGCCGTAATGATTTGCATGATTTCAACGAAACCGTATTGGTTAAAGATCACATTCATCAATGGGAATTAGAGTTAGAAGGAGATATAGAGTTAGAAGGAGATATAGAGAAAGAAATAAATACTGACATCGAATCACAAGAAAATGAAATAAACGATGAAACCTTAAAAAGAATCCTACGATTTTATAGACCGATGTAAAACAATATAAGGCGACTACGATAATACATATATTCCATAAGATACATATGGTAGAACGCGAAATTATGGAAGAGTTGGAAATTGATGACTTCAAAGAACTGCGAAAGAGTATTGGAAACAAGGTATTGATCGTGAAGTTCTCTGCTGAATGGTGCAAACCGTGTCAAAAAATTAAGAACTTTGTGCACGAACAGTTTGTAAAAATGCCGGAAAATGTAGTGGTTGTAGATATTGATATAGATGAAACAATGGACTTATATATGGCATTCAGAAACAAGAAAATGCTGAATGGCGTGCCATCGATTTTGGCGTTTTACGGAGATGTTGTCCGCGATAACACGCACTGGTATGTTACTGATGCCAGCATCAGTGGGTCGGATGAATCTAGTGTAGGTTTATTTTTCGATGAATGTGCGCAAAAAGCTAAGACGTTGCAATAAAATGTGTTTTACATTTTCTCTCTCGAAGACTTGATTTTTTCTACTGAATGAACTCGGTGATTGTAAAAATTGCCATTAGGTCCCATTGGAATGAAGAAATCATCAACTTTACGTCTCCATCCAGCTGCTGTTTCTTGCTTCCATTCATATCCATAAATATCGGTAATAACCGCTTCTGAATTGACTGGACGAAAGTATTCTCCAATTGCAATCCCTCCTTGCAGATTTGTACACAACGTATTTGAGTTATCTGACATCTTATGTATGCATTTGTTAGTAACAACCTATTTCAATTTTTTCGACGTAATTAATAAATAATTCAACGCATTCATTATAAATCTAAAGCATTCATTATATACTTTTCTATATAATGAACGAAGATATTGATCTTAATCTTGATAATTATGAATTACATGATCTTCTCAACTTGTTCAAATTAGACTACAATTTCTCTCTTGAAGACTTAAAGCAAGCGAAGAAAATCGTAATAAAAACGCATCCCGACAAGTCTAATTTACCGAAGGAATACTTCCTTTTTTTCAGCAGTGCATTCAAGGTTGTGGTCTCCATTCACAAGTTTCGCACAAATGGGAACGCACAGCAATCTACGCAATATGTTCCAGATAGTGATAAGGATGAGGCAAAGGAACTCATATTGAAGAAGTTGGCTAACAAACCGAACTTCAACAAGATATTCAACGAGTTATTTGAAAAGCATCGAATAAAGGATGACGAAGCATGTGGAGGATATGGTGAATGGTTAAGGTCTGAAGAAGATATAGATACGAGCGTGGTATCAAAAAATAATATGCACGCGGCATTTGAAGCAAAGAAAAGAGCAGCACGAGGCGAACTAACAGTCAAAGAAAATATCATGGAATTGGGAAGCAATGGGCAAGGACAAAGCGAATTAGTTGGAGGTGTTCCTGAAAGCTATGGATCTGCGTTGTTTAGTAATTTGGGCTATGAAGATTTGAGAAAAGCGCATACTGAAACTGTTATTCCAGTTACAGAAGCAGATATGAAGACGCGTCCAAGGTTTAATAACGAGCAAGAATTGCGACGACACAGAGATATGCAAAGAGCCAAGCCGATGACGCAAGAAGAATCTATCAAGTATTTGAATCAACGTAAAGAGTTCGAAGGGAAGAATGATGTATTACGAGCATTTCGACTGGCAAAGCAAGACGAGGAAACAAAGAAGGCAAATGAAGCATGGATGAGCGGATTCAAACGTATTGGACTATGAAAAATATATAAGGTATTAATATATAGTATGGAATACATGAAATACATTATCACGTTAATCATGTTGGTTGCGTTAGGAATGGTATACGATAAATTTAAAATGCATTTTGTTGATGAAGAAAACGCAAAGCATTACAATATTGTGAAACAGTATTTTTTAAATAAAGATGAACCATCTTTAGCACAACCAAACAACAAACCGTTTCTTTGGATCCACACAGATAATGAAATAAATGCGAATCATTGGATAAGTTTTGGATCTCGAAATAGCAAGGACATGAACCAACCTTACAAACTTCTTACAATAAAGACGATAATCGATAAGTGTGGTGGAGATTTCAACATTTGTATGATTGATGACAGTTCTTTCATGAAACTTGTACCAGATTGGAAGATAAACATGGAAGAATTAACCGACCCCATACGCAGTAATATTCGAAAACTAGCGTTAGCACGTCTTTTGAAAACATTTGGGGGTTTGCTTGTCCCTAGTTCAATGATATGTTTACAAAGTTTTAAGAAGATTTATGAATCATGTGTGGCGAACGAAGGTAAAATGATTGTGGGGGAACTAATAAGCAACGGAGGAGTTGGTCCGTCGAAGAATCCAAATATTGCATATCCAAGTCTCTCTTTAATGGGGTGTGAAAAGGACAGTCCATCTATGAAAGAATATATTCGCCATCAGGAACGTGTCAATTCTGTAGATTATACAGCAGAAAGTGCGTTTGTTGGTGAGGACGAAGAATGGTGCATGAAGAAAATCGCAGAACGTAAAATTACTTTGGTTCCAGGTAAGTTGTTAGGAGCTCGCCATGCGGATGGTGGTATTATGACACTTGAGCAATTGATGGGAAATTCTTATGTTGATATTGAATCTGATACGGTGGGTATTTATATACCCGACAAAGAAATTTTACGTCGTTCAAAGTATCAATGGTTTGCGCGTTTATCGAGCGGTCAGGCCTTGACAAGTGATACGGTCATAGGTAAGTATCTTGTGCTTGCTGTTGGTGACAAAACATGTTATAAAAAGTGAAAACTATATTTTCTCAAAAAAAATTGATTTGAACTTCTACAAATCACTGGAGACATCAAGAAAAATGACTAAAAAAATGAAAATGAATGAAATCTGGAAAAATCTTCCTGATGACATATGCGATAAAATTCTATCATATGGCGACCCTGATATTAGAAAGAAGTTCGTAAATGTTATGAGTCAAATATCATATTACAATTCTGAATTCAAGTATCAACGAAAGAATACATGCTGCCGATGGTACAACATTCCGGAAGAGGATTATTACAAATATGCTTTGCGAGAAGTATATTTGAAAAAGAACGTGAACAAATATTATGGAGAATTGAGTTCGAGATATTTTGGAAATTCTCAAATGTCTTACACGAGTTTCATTGATCCGATTATCGATTTCCCATCAGAAACAATGATTGTTTTGAACTAGATGTAGCGCATTATTTGTTTTTGTTTCTTTAATCACCGAAATCAAATTATTGGTAAATAACGCCAGTTCAATCTCATCTTCATGGATGTTATGGAACGCTGCAATATACTTACAAATAATAGAAATAACAGAATATTTGTCTTCTTCTGAGATGAGAGGAGTTGATTTTACAAAAAGAAAATAATTATCAAGAATATCCATAACAGAATAACCTTTATCGAAGAGTTCATACATCAATTTTACAGCATTCACTAAATCATTTTTTTTACAAAGGGTGGTAAACATTGCAAAGTCTTTAAAAGCAATATTGGTACAAACAGTGCATGCTAGTTCGAGTGTTATTTCCTGGGAAAGAAGCTTTAATTTTTCGAGATAATTTATCAGAATACGAACGGAATTATTTGAAATTGAAAGAATAAATTCTTCAGCATCATGAGTGATATGAATATTTTCTATTTTACATATGCGCTTTGTTATTTTGGCAAGATTTTCCGTTTTAAGTGCTTTAATCTTGACGATTGTCATTCGTGATTGAAGACTATCGATTACTTTTTGAGTATTCATACATGACGCAATGAAATGCACATTGTCGCTATATTTATCAATACAGTTTCGAAATACCTGCTGGCTTTGTTCGTTAATGACATCAAGATCATCAAGAATGATTATTTTTTTCTTTCCAAAAATAGAACATGATGTTTGACAAAATGTTTTCACTTCGTTTCTATAATAGGAAATGCCCTGTTCTTTCAAAGTGTTAATAGAGAGAATATTGTCTTCTTTTATGTTTTCTTCATAGTATTCTCGTACAATTGCGCTGATTAGCGAAGTTTTCCCACAGCCCGTATTTCCAACAAATAATATATTTAAGCTATCCATAGAAATAAGGGTACGAATAAGCATTAATAATTCTTCATCGATTTCAAAATCATTGAGAAAAAGCGGTTGATACTTGTATATAAAAGGAAGTTCCATGGGGCACCGTTATTTTATTCGTAAATAAGTATTTAAGTTTATCTAGGACATAAATTATATCATGAATGATCCGAAAGGATATTATGCAACATTGGAGGTGAAACCTTCTGCGTGTGCGGATGAAATAAAAAAAGCATATCGTCGTAAGTCACTAGAAACACATCCGGATACTTCGAGAGGCGATACTACAGCAAAATTCCAAAAAGTAAGCGAAGCATATGATATTTTGGGAGATCCAGAAGAGCGGAAAAAATATGATCGTGGACTTAGTCGCATTAACAGTGATTTTGGAAACGGTATGGCTGAACATTTTGCACAAGGCGAAGGAATACCTCAGGACATATTTGAATTTTTCAAAAGTGCTTCTTTTGGAGGGACAAGTCCTTTTGGCGACATAGGAAACGCCCATATTTTCCACATGGATGGAGCCGGAAATATGAGTTTTCAACAAACATTGAATCGACCAACACCTATCGTGAAAACAATCCAAATCACGCTTTCACAAGCATTTAGCGGATGCAAACTGCCGATTGAAATTGAGCGATGGGTATGCGATGGTTCGATAAAGCAAAAGGAAAAGGAAACTATTTACATAGACATTCCGGCAGGCGTCGATGATAATGAAATTATAGTTCTGAAAAATAAAGGAAATTCACTAAGTGATACAAATAAAGGAGACATTAAAATATTTATCAAAGTTTTAAACAATACGGATTTAGAGAGAAAAGGATTAGACCTTACTTATCGTAAAATAATTTCATTGAAAGAAGCACTTTGTGGATTCACTTTTGATATGGAGTATTTAGACGAACGCACTTTCAAAATCGACAATAATAATGGAACTGTTATTTCTCCTGGATTCAAAAAGGTTATTCCTGGACTAGGTATGATACGTGGAGAACATAAAGGAAATCTTATTATCGATTTTACCGTAATATTTCCGAAGCGTTTAACAAAAGAACAAATTGACAAAATCAAAGAACATATTTAATAAGAAAGAACAAAATCATATAATATTACAAGTGTATCATATGATTACGAAATACGTTTCGTGTCAATATTTGATGAAACAATGTAGAGAGAATTTTCTGTGACAATAATGTATTCAGAACCAACTTTGTAAATTTTGGCAATGGGTGACGTATATTCATCTTCACTTTTAACTAGTAGTTTTTCCCCATCTTCTCTTACTCCAATAAGAACTTTTTTATCTTGTGAATCAGCCCAATAATCCATCATAATCGGTTTATCATCAACAATCGCGATTTTAGAACAATGAATTAAACACTCAGAGCTCGGCGCGGGATATTTTGTCTCGGTGGCCATAATAATATAATATAACCTCTTTTAATGCTTTAAATACTTATTTATAGGTTATTTATATATTTGAAATAGAATGGGGAGTTCACTAGAACAATCAGAAAATTATAAACATGAGCTTCAAAATGGAACACACGAGATATTTGTCAGATATATCAGTGTGATACGAGAGTTCTTGGCGCAGTGTACTGACTCTATTTTCGTAACAAACTATACATATTATCGTTACATCATATTAAAGGGTATAGAGACAATATCTCATGTGTTTCGAATTATACTTTTAAACACCAACAATCTAGAGATTACATGTCACCATGCACAAAAGGCATTTTACTATTATGTAGAATTTATAGGTCAAATCGGTGAAGAAACACACACGTATTTACAATTAAGTTCAAAAGATGCCACCCTATTTGTCTATAAAAAAACGATATATGAGATTCGAAAAGATTTTTCTAGCATTGAAACAATAAGTGAAAATACAAAGCAGATTCACAAAAATATATTAATGTTAATTGGAATCTACAATCAATGTTTAGAATACATATTTTTGAATCAAGAATGGGATTCAACCACATCATCCAAATTACTTACAATTGTGGATACGCATATGTGCAAATTCACCCAAAACATTTTAAGCGCTTTATCAGAAGACGAGCATTTGTATCAAAATATCATTGAAATACTAAACTATGTGAAAGATAAAGTATTTGCAGGACCGCAATGTGTCAATAAGATGTTATTATTGGAGGTTTTTTCACGTAAAATAAAAGGAAAAAATATTGTCGATAATATTAAAAAGCGCTTGTCTCATGATCAAAATGATTCACTTATGGAACGACTTACACCTCTTCGATATGTGAACTGGTTGCTTTCTGATAAATGAACGTTTCACAAATTCATGCTTATTACTTACTTACGATTATTTTGCGTTTCCGGACCTTGCGTTTATTTGTAGATTCTTCTTTTTGTCTATAACTATCGATTAAGGCATCACCAACATTTTCATATTCGCTATCGAGCATATTCCGAACAAATTGATAAATGCTATCAATAATAGTTTCTGTACATTTACCAACAATCAATACGCTACCAGTTCGGAAAATCATGAATGATATTTTGGATACTGTCTTCTGTTCTGATAAATTCGATGGTTGTCTCCCGGTTTGTTGTGTCAAAGAAGGATCGTAGTAAAATTCCGATTGAATACCGGGATATGAACATGGATCATAAGAACAGTTAATTTTGTATTTGTATTTGAGCAAATCGAATATTTTATCTCGATTTATCAAATATCCACAATTGAAGTTGGAATTGATTAAAACTGTTTCGCACTTTCCTTTCAGGTAACTTAGCGGTTCTTCAGTATTGGATAGTGGGCGCAAAATACTGGTAAGTAGAATGAGAACTTGACTCAGGATATCATCACTTTGAATTCCTGGAATTTCTAATTTCCCGGTGTTGAATATTTTAACATGAACTTCTTTATAGATTCCTCCATGTTTTACGCGTAATATCACAACGAAGCAGTTGTAAAATGCGCTTTTCTTTTTGCAACGATAGCTAATAATATCCTTTTTACACAAACCTATGCTAATTTTTCTAACGTCTTTGAACTTTACACGCCCTTTCGGATTAACTATGCGTGTAATGACATGATCATCAATGTGGTATTGAGTATTATCACAGAAATTACGAATATTTGTTTGGAGAGTTTGTAACTCTTCCTCACATGTTGAATTGAATTTCATTTGCTTTTTAACGACCCCTTCTTTTGGAATATGATAACAAATTACCGGAACTTTCCAAAATACATCCTCGAGGTCAATTTTATGTGATAAATAGGATATTTTGGTTTTTGTTGAAATGTAAAGCGAACTACATTTAGGGCGTTCTATGGGTTTGATAGCGGATGAATAACATTCAGTTTCAGTTTCGGTTTCGCTACTCATATCTACGCCTTCACAGAAATTAAGCCAGGCCGCGTCAATGTCGTCCATGGCCGCCATTATGCTAATTCATTACGCATTCTTTAAGTTAATCTATTTCAATTATTTTCTTAATGTAATTTAAAGGATGAACAACCCGTCTCCAAGTATCATATACGAGAGATCAAAACCAATTACTATACCAAGGTCAAATATAGTAAAAGAAAATAAAAATGGAATTGAATATAATTTAACACGAAATTTTTTTGATCCGAATAAATCATCACCTCCAAATAGTTGGAACACTCGTTTATTAATTAGATTGGGTAGTATAAGTCGTGAAGAAATAGTTCAATCGAATCACTGAGTAAATTTTGAAGTGTTCTACGTTAGGTTCTTGCAAATGACTAATAAACTCAACAAACATTAAAAACTCACTTGTCATAAAATGTGACTTGTATCGAATAATATAATTCAGATAATCTTTTATTATATTTTTTGTTTCAATATTGTATTTTTCACTAATTTCATCTAAAAACTTGCCACCATTATTAATATATTCTTTGCTACACAATATATTTGTAAATTGCTCCCAAATGTGATGATCCATTACATTATGTGTTCCATCGATATTATGATTTGATTGCATATAATTAATCATGCTTCTTATATCGGATTTGTATAATTGTTGGATTGATAATAACGTATCTTTTGTTAAATCAAGAGATTCAGCAACACTTATTTTGGTAAGGAAATCAATAATAAGATTTTGTGGTAGTTGATTAAACCTTAATCTCATGAATTCATTTTGTAGCGATTCATCGATTCGTGTTATGTAATTACATATCAAGCAAAAGCGAACATTTCCATCAATGCCTCGTAGGAGACTTTTAAGTGCTTGTTGGGCGTTTTTTGTCATATAATCGACTTCATCGAGGATGATCAATTTTGTTCCATCTGTAAAAAGCGCTTTTGAATGAACAAACTGATTTATTTGGTTACGGATAATATCAATGCCTCGTTCATCTGATGCGTTTAAATGAATAACCAACCCTTTATTATGTTGATTATGCTTTCGTTGAAACGCATCAACAAGATTAATAATTGTAGTTGTTTTGCCTGTGCCAGGTGGTCCATACAAAAGAAGATTAGGGAAATAATTTGTTCTCAGTATAGATTCTAGAATTATTTTATTATTTTCATCTAATACTATGTCTTCAAAACACGTAGGTCGATATTTTTCAACCCAGGGGCTGTTCGAGTGTTTCATCATTGAAATGAATAAATTCATTAAGATTAAATAGTTTTCATAATTAAACTTTAATGCAATAATTGAAACTAATTAAACGATTACAATTATAACACTAAAATATGAATAAAATTATGAAAAATAATAGCGATGTTGGATACTTGGAGCTGTTTATTGGACCAATGTGGTCGGGCAAAACTTCAGAACTTGTAAAACTACATAAACAATATACATTTTGTAATATTCCTGTTCTTTCCATTAATTATTCACACGATATACGATACACCACAAACAAAATTTGTACTCACGACTTGATTGATATCCCATGTGTTACGTGTGAAGAATTGCGAGAAATATCGGACATTACAAATGGTAATGTTGAAAATGATTTTAATAATTCAAAAGTTATTTTGATTAATGAAGGCCAATTTTTCAAAGATATTGTAAATTGGGTAAAATGTGCGGTTGAAATCTATCATAAACAAGTAATAATATGTGGATTAGACGGGGATTTTAAACGAAATCCGTTTGGTGATTGGTTGTCACTTATTCCATACTGTGACAAAGTATCAAAGATGCATTCTATATGCGGATGTTGTAGAAAAAATCACGCAATATTTACTCATAGGAATACGAACGAAAAACAACAGGAATTGATTGGAACCGAACAATATGTTCCAATGTGTCGTTTGTGCTATAATTCTGTGAATAATCAGTGAATCATGATTTTAGAATATATAAATTTATAATAAAAATACTATTTATCAAAACTATTTAAATTGCCTGTAACAGTAATTCAAAATGGCAGAAAATGCGATTGAGCCAAAGAAACGAGGACGTAGGTCCAAAAAAGCCGATACTAATTCAGTAGTAGAGGTTGAAGATACAACTTCAAAGAAAGAAACGGATAGTAAATCACCGCCGAAAAAACGTGGTCGTAAACCCAAGGGTGGAAAGATAGTTCAAATTATTTCTTCACAGCAAAGTGCAAAAGTTCCTGTACCAAATATTATTCTGCATCTAAAATGCTCACTATCGGATCTTGAATCAAATAAAATGTTATCATCTATCATGTATAATCCTGAAGTAGAAGATGTTGAGTCCTTTCAGTTTGATTTGAACAAAAACCACGATTTGAACATGGAAATAATTTGTGAGGAAAATAATGATAATTCAAATAAAAACAAAAATGCGAGTATCGAGAAAGACAACGAATCACATTGTCTTGATACCAAAAATATATGGAAAAAGCTTCGCACACTTGCTGTGAAACTTCACACAAATAATATATCAGAAAAACGCTCGGCATGCTTCTGGTGTACGTGTGATTTTGACAATCCACCTATATACATACCTAAAATGGAAATCAACGGTTCATATCAATGTTATGGATGTTTTTGTAGTCCAGAATGTGCAACAGCACATTTGTTCAATGAAGATGTAGATTCTGCTGCTCGTTTCGAAAGATATCACATGCTGAATCACCTTTATTGTGAAATATATAATTATGAAAAAAATATTAAGCCTGCACCAAATCCACATTATACTTTAGATAAATTTTACGGAAATCTTACAATACAAGAGTATCGGAGATTGCTGAAAAACGAGCGTCTTCTATTAGTTGTGAATAAACCACTTGTAAGAGTTTTACCGGAGCTTCACGAAGATAACGACGATTTAAATTTTAATACTAAAATTATGCCATCTGCAAATAGATTTAACGTGAAACGAAAAACAGTTCAATCAAAATCAGAAATAATGAACGAAAATTTTAATTTCAAATAATACAATGAGAAGAACTTTTTGTACTATTCCGTTTTATTTTTAAGTGAATTGGCTGCTTCATTGTGCTTTTGTTGCAGCATTTGAAGATATTTTGCGCGTTTTTCTTCTTGTTCCTTTTCAATTCGATAATTTTTTGCCGCATCGTCCAGAAGTTTTCGAAACTCACCATATAACTTTTGATTTTTGCTTTTGTCAGTAGATTCACAATTTTCTGAAGATGATTCTGGGTTCATGTATTCGCGGATTGTTTGCATGACATCATAATTGTGCTCTTCCAGTTTTTCACGCGCTTTTGATTCGTCGTAATCTGTTTGTCGCATCACAACTTGTACGAGTTCTTCCTTTCTCTCGCGCTGACGTTTTTCCATCATCTGTTTCATTAGTATTGCTTTTGCTTCTTGGGTATTTTGTGGCGTGTTTCTAGTTTCGTCATTGGCCGACATATATATCAAGCATATATAGTATTTTTTAAATGATATTAAACGGGAATGTTGTGATATTAAGAATGATGAGTTATTCGGAGTCTACCAAAGAACTGGATAATATCGTGAATTCATTGAACGATTGTATCAAAACGGCTTTGAGTCCCTTTGTTGAAAATATGATTAAAAGCCGACAACAAGTGAATTCTGTTGAAACTATTATGAGGCAACTTCCAGATTATCAGCGCGTTTTGTCAGAAAACACGGAACTGAAATTGGAAAATGCGAGATTGCGCATCAAAATTGCCGAATATAACGCAACTCATTCAGTGAATTCACAAAATAATTCTATGCCTATTAAACTAACTGTTAGAGAAAAGACAGATCTTGATAAGTTGCCGGGCAATTTTATAGAAGAAATATATGCGGAAGCTGAATTGGTAAATCCAACAATCGATGCTTCACATTTTGATAATGAACTCGAAGAAGAAGATAAATCTTTTTCAGAAGACGAAAATGAAGAAATGGCAAAATTCGGACTTACAGAAAGAATGGAAAGTGAAGAGGAGGCGCTTGCAAGAGGGAACGAGATAAGTGATGTAGAAGATGTAGAAGGGAAATCTTTGGCAAATAAACGCATGATGGATTTCGAGGAGGCAGGTGCCGGACAAGACTATACTGATTATGAGGAAGATGAGGAAGAAGAGGAAGAAGAGGAAGAGGAAGAAGTGGAAGAGGAAGAAGTGGAAGAAGTGGAAGAAGTGGAAGAGGAAGAAGTGGAAGAGGAAGAAGTGGAAGAGGAAGAAGAAGAAGAAGAAGAAGAGGAAGAAGAAGAGGAAGAGGAAGATGAAGAGGAAGATGAAGAGGAAGAAGAAGAGGAAGATGAAGAGGTATATATCGTCGAAATAGATGGGATCGAATATTACACTAACGACGATAATAATGGAGACATTTTCAAAATGGTAGACGAAGAAGACATTGGAGACAAAGTAGGTGAATACAAAAATGGGAAAGCAATATTTTATGAATAGAAACTTTAATATCACCATATAATATATGGCTCTTGAGGAGGTATGTTCGCCGGCTATAATTTATGTGGCATTTTCTATCATACACATTTTGATTGATGTATTCAAAAATATGTATAATGCCGCACTAGTGAAATTTATTATTATGATAGTTTTCACCATATTGCTGAATATTCTATGTTCACGTGGTTTAGGTATTGTATCATGGTTTATCGTATTCATACCTTTCATAACAATGACTCTTTTGTCGCAACTAATTTTGGTGGCACTTCAAATGTCAAAATCTAGCACAAATGATAAACCAATTTCGTATATAGATGAAATTAATATGATGCGAACAAAAACGAGTTCCGAACCAGCCCCAGTAACAGAATATAGCGATTGTAAGTCACAAAAATGCAAACCAGGAAATGCTTATTCTGATTACACAATTAATCTGGATGAGAATGTAGGTTTTGTTACAGACGAAAACACTATGACTTATGATGAATCAGTTGGTGTAGGCACGGAGATAAGCACAGCAGCAGGTACAGAAAGCACAGCAGCAGGTACAGAAAGCACAGCAGCAGGTACAGAAAGCACAGCAGCAGGTACAGAAAGCACAGCAGCAGGTACAGAAAGCACAGCAGCAGGTACAGAAAGCACAGCAAACGAAACATGTCCTGCATGATGTAAAGAGCCAACTGAGATATATGGTAACAGCAAAACTCATAATAATCTGAGATTTTTGTAGTGCAACTAATAATATGGTAACTGTGTCATTGGGATGCAACTAATAATCCAGGTTTTTGTAGTGCATTTAGTGCCGATTGTAAAGAGATCGTTGATGAAAACAAATGTGATGATGGCACAGGGTGTCAATGGGATGACAGTATAAGTAAATGTGAAGATGAATCTATCTAATTAATTGTAAAAACGCAAACATATATATCATTTTTCACCATTTTAGATGTTTACATAAATTGCGATAATAAATAAATCATAATGGTTTAAATAATAGGAATTATCATATGAATATGATGTTTGAGAGTCCTGGAAGTATCTTAGCATTTTTGTGTGCAACATTTCCATTTGTCCTGATGTGGATGTATGAACGATTCAAGACTATGTTGATTCACTACGGTGTCGATACAGAATATTTTGCCTTTAAATTTATGTGGTTCATTGCCAAACTCTATGTATATTTTCGGCGTCGACTTTGTAAAATGACTGATATCATTAGTCAAATGTTGAAAATTACCAGCAATAAAAATCTATTGCTCATCAAAGATGGGAACATTGTTAAAAAAGTTCCGTTTGAAAAAATACATGAATATCCTTACAGCCTTGATTACGATATGGTATGGTTGGAATATTGTGCAGAGGACTCGAACATGGTAAGCAAATATAAAACTCATATGATTCGTAAAAGTGTTGTGGATGAAGTTAAAGATTATTTTGATGTCTGCGATACTAGTTTTATGGGAATCAATGTAACGATTAAAGAAGGAAGTGTTGTAGTGAATAAAGAGACAATAGTTTTTGGTTCTGAGAATTATTACGTTGTTGGAAATATTTTGTTTGACCGTCACTTCATCAAATATTGGATGATACGGCAAAATAAGTTTGAAATGAAAGAGACGCATACTTACGAAGTAAGTTTCTTTGATAGCAGCGTTACGCATCATAATATTAAAGAACCTGAGTATGTGCAGATTACCAATAATGGTTTCGATGTAATTCGACCCAACATAGTAATAGAAGATTCGATAGAGCACACAGATGAAACAGAGTGGGAAGTAGAACCCGAAAAAAATCTGAAAAGTTCTGTAAAAGAACAACCACAAATGCCAGAAGTAAATTTATTAGGATCATATTTCAAAGGAAACACTAATTGGAGTGAAATGTTTAACTCCAAAAATCAATAATATCAAACTATTTAAGAAAAAAAAGAAAGTAATATAATATGGAGATGGAAAGTTCCATATTATCACAAGAAGAGTCAATGAAACCTAGACAATTACCATACCACAAACTTCATGATAAATGGACATTATGGGCTCACCTCCCCCATGATACAGATTGGACTGTGAAAAGTTACAAGAAAATCATGACGTTTTCAACTGTAGAAGAGGCACTAGTACTTTACGAAACGCTTCCAGATAAAATGATAAAAAATTGTATGTTGTTTTTGATGCGTGAAGGTATTCAACCCACATGGGAAGATGAAAAGAACCGCGGAGGCGGATGTTTTTCTTACAAGGTAGGCAACAAAAACATCACAACAACGTGGAAACAAGCGTCGTATTTATTAGTAGGTGAACGGCTTACAGAAGAGTCCAAACTGTGTCAGATGATAAATGGAATCACCATTTCTCCCAAAAAAAATTTTTGTATTATAAAGATATGGCTCGCTACGTGCGAGTTTCAAAATCCTAAAAAAATCACGGAAATTGCTGGTATAATACCACAGGGTTGTTTGTTCAAAAAGCATGTTCCACAATATTAGTATAGTTATTTAGGATTCCAGCGTAAGAACCGCGGAGTTATTCCAAGAATAGCTATGAAAACAATAATATCTACAATCAAAATAATTCGTTTGTTTTCAGGACAAAGATTAGAATAAATTATATTTTGTTTGCTATTGCGCGGTTTAGCCCATTCATAATAAGTTTTTAGAAACGTGGGTCCAAATTGTCCACGTCTACAGTCATAAAAAAAATCATAATACGCAATCAACAAATACGTAACATACAAAATAAATAGTAGAACGTATTTGTTGCGTGGCGGTGCATACCAATACGCAAGTGCGAGACCAATTGAAATAATAATACACTTAATATTACCAGTAATGGGTCCATCATAACATTTTTTTCCACTCTGAATATCCATGAGTTCTTCATGTGTCATATTATCAACCGCAGATTCAAACATACTCTTCATATGTGATATATATATATATAAATAAACTCACTATTCATATGTATATTTTAGCATTCATACGTATATCTAGGATCAGGATGTTGGTAGTGGAGCAAGACAAAGTTTAATCTCTCCAAGAGATGCTACATTATATTTGACAACAAATGGCAAATCGTTTTCTAGATACATTTCGATTTGTGTGCACAGATTAGTACATTTGATGAAGTATCCTAAATTCTTGAGGGAAAACTCACCTTGAATAATCTTGCTACTATCCTGTTTAATCAAATATTCCATACCTCCGTCTGATTCTGCGCGGCGAACTTCTGCTTCTGCAAATCCACCCGTACATTTGAAAATCAACTCGGCACCTTCGCTTGTAGCAACAGACTTGATTTCTATTTTGTCAGAAATACAAGACAAATCGCGAATAATCTTCTGAAAATCAGCAGAAGGTAAATTCAAAACAGATGAAAACTTCACGTTTGGTACATCGAGTTCTTCACTGTCGGGTTCTATGAGTCGTAACTTTTGTATCTTTTGCTGTTTGATATCTCCGTTTTCGAACTTGAGACCGAGAAATTGAACAACCCCATCTGTGTAGTCAGCTTCTTCAATGTATATGGTGAGTGTATCTTCGTTGTCAATTGTATTGATAAGTTTGAATAAATGAAACATGTTTACACCGATTACAATTTTAGGGCATTTGCATTCATAATGTTCAAAGTTCTGTGACTTCAACGAAAGATGTGCCAAAATAGTGTGGGACTTATCCATATTAATAATCTTTATACCTTCAGGTGTAAAGGTGATATTTGTTTCCAACAAAATGTCTTTCAGAGCGGTCATTAATGTGCGAAAAGGAGCAATTTGAACTGTTTGAATTACTAATATGTTTTTATCTTGATTTGTTGAATTAACCGACATTATATTTTAATTGGTAGAGTCAATCTTTAAATACTTATGTGTATGATGGGATATAAACTACTAACAAAATATCTAATGATTATAAAAATGGAACGAATATACACATTTGTATTCCATAACATATGTTGTCTATTTTTTTATACGATGCTTGATTATATTCTTAAACGCATAAAAATAAAGGGTGCATGGTCTCAACTACGTGCTTTTGGAAACGGTCTTGTTGTAGCTTGTACTTATCAAGATGTTGTATTATGTCTTTCAAATCACGATATTTCCTGGCAACATCCAACGTATCCTTACGCAGAACCACTAGTATTTTCACTCTATCTCTACCAATGTATAATTGGTAAAAAACGGTGTCAAGATCCATTTTATCACCTATTTGTCTTGATACGCACACCAATCGGTTACATCAACAACAACAAAACAATGTCGATGTTGTATTTCTTGTGCAATGGATACCCAAGTATGATTGATTACACAATTATTTCAATGACATCAAATAATTTATTAAGTAAACAGCGACAGAAAAATATTTTGGCATTGAACAATAATTTTATCAGGAAACCGGGTACAGCGATTGTTTCATCATTGTTGTTACAAGACGCTTTGAGAAGACGGAATCTTGAATATTCACAACGTATGATATTTTATACAAATATTCTTTTGGCCTCACTAGTTTACTACAAATATGCTATTTCTAAACCAAAAGTGCCAATAAAAATATAAAATAACGAAAGTATTCTATTAAACCACATAAGAATTATATATATATATTATCATCATATGAACGTTGAGCAACACAGTATGCTTCATGACACTTTGGATACATTAATAGACACATATTCAGATAATCAATACGTTTGTGGACGTCTTGTGAATTACATTGAAAATATTCTGCCATCTTATTTGGAGACCGCTCTGAAAACACAAGAAGAGCGCAAAAAAAGAAAAGATGACTTGTCAAGTGCGAGTGAAGAATTTATAAAAACCTTCATGTTAAAACACCATTATTACTATTCATCGCATAACGAGTTGTTCTTGAACTATGATGGAGTCCATTTCACAGGACACAGCGAGGATGATATTCAACATTTGATTTTAACCCAGATTTCAGCAAACCAGACACTGCGTCCATGGAAGTATAAAATAAATAACAAGATTATTCGAAGCATTAAGGAGAGATCTCCGTTAAAAGCAATACCAGAGTCGGCAACGATACAATATGTATTGAAATTGTTACATCCAACCATTTTTACATCTCGAAATCATGCAAAGTATTTTTTGACTATTATAGGTGATTGTATTCGACAAGTTGACAAGGGTTTGGTTTACATTGCTTCACCTGTGATGAAAAAACTTGTGAGAGAAATCAATGTTCAAATTCATACACATTTTGGTATATCAAATGCACTAAATGCAATTAAATTCAAACATTATGAACACGATTATACGCAATCACGTTTACTGTATATAGATAACAAATCTTTCACAGTTCCAATAGACATTTCGCAACGAATTATCGATGTCTTATGTGTTTCGTGTCATTACTCGGTGCGTTACAATACTTCGAGTGAATTTTTAAAACAATGTAATGAGGCTTCTCTAGTAGAACATGTTTTGTATTTACATCATAACACACCAGAAACTATTGTAAAAGCCTTTTTGAAAAAATGTATTCAACCATGTCCTCACGCAAGTATTACTACAAAAAATATGATATTTATTTGGAAAAAGTATTTAGAAACTATCAATATTCCAAACATTATTTTTTACGAGTCACTCATCAATTTATTGAAAGATAAACTTTCTGGTTACGATGAAGTAAACGATTCGTTTCAAAATGTCACAAGTGCGAGTTTACCAACGGTGTCATCCTTTTTGAAATTTTGGGATGAAAACATGATTGAAGAACCAGAAGAACTAGAGATCGAGATTGATGAAATATCAAATCTGTTCAAAAATTGGACGACTAAAAATTACACCGGTGTAGAGGATACCTTTTTGATAGAATTAATTAGGCATTTTTATCCTGATATTATTGTGGTCGACAACAAATATGTTATGAATGTGAAATGCAAATTGTGGGACAAACGACAAGAGGTCATAGATATGCTTGATTTATTGAAATCGGAAGATGCCAAGTCAAAAGCAATATCGTTGTATGTAGTGTATGAAACATATGCTTCACAGAAAAAAAATCCTTTCATAGTGAGCAAACGGTATTTCGAAAAAGTAGCAAAAGAATACTTAGGGAGTCATTTGGATGGTGATGGATTAATCAGTATGGAATGAATACGCACACAATTTCACAATTTTGTTATTATTTATTTTGCCTAAATAATTAAAAAATAAATAATTGATAATTAGAAACCTAGGGCTTCGCCTTTTTGGTCTTATTCTTCTTGGAATCCTTCTTCGAACCGAACTTGCCTTTCACGGTCTTGTAACCAGCATTTTCAAGGCGTCTTTCCTTTTTGGCCGTCTTGAACTTTTTCAGTGATACATAGCGACCACGCTTGTTCTTGTAAATATCCTTCTTGGTAAGACCGCCAGTTGTCTTGTATGCTACACCACGGTGCACCTGAACGCGCGAGCCTACAAGCATCGGGTACGACTTACCCTTGACGACGTAGACACCCTTGTTGTTCTTCATAATCTTATTAACCATTATACTCCTAAGAGAGAAAAAAAATACCAATGATGTTGGGTATAATTGCTTAGAAGTTGTTACGTGGAGGAGTGCGTGTGCAACCTGGTGCTCCATGAGCAGAACAGCTTTCATCTTTGTTAATCTTCTCAGTTTTTTTGGTACTGGACCCATTCTTTACCAATTGGGCATATTTAAATGCTTGAACCTGTTCTTTTTCAACTTTGACTAAGGGTATGATTTTTGGTGGACAATTACTATTATTACATTCTGACATTCTGTTATTCTATATAAACATATAATACCAATCATTTTGGAACAAATTAATAAAATTGAAACGATTTAGAGCCTATATAAGGATGGATAACACCATGGCTTCCACAGGGGATTCGTTGTCTAAAAAATACCAGAAGAAAACGGACAAGCAACATGTGCTTGATAATCCGGATACATACACTGGTTCTATGACGGTCACTGAATACGATACTTACATATATGATGACGCAAAAAGTATGGTGGTGCCAAAACAAATCAATATCATTCCTGGTCTTTACAAGCTGTTTGACGAGGGTATTGTGAACTGTCGTGATCACCAAGTTCGCATGAGCCAGGCGATGGACACGTGCAAACCAAATGCGATGCCGGTTTCCTATATAGACGTGTCGATTACAAACGACGGCGTGATTAGCATGACAAACGATGGAAATGGAATTGATATTGAAAAGCATCCCGAATACGACATTTGGATTCCAGAAATGATATTTGGACATATGCGTACATCCACAAACTACGACAAAAACGAGAAAAAGATTGTAGGGGGTAAGAATGGCTTTGGATTCAAACTGGTGCTCATTTGGTCGGAATGGGGCGAAATTGAAACTATTGATCACGTGCGAGGAATGAAGTATGTTCAGAGATTTTCCGACAATCTGAATACAATCAATCCACCAACTATCACAAAGTGTAAGAAGAAGCCTTTTACGCGTGTCACATTTAAACCGGACTACAAACGGCTTGGAATCACTGGTCTTTCGCCCGATATGATAAGTCTGTTCAAACGCCGTATTTACGATGTGGCCGCGGTCACGGATAAGAAGGTCAAGGTAAAGTATAACGGAGAGGTAGTATCAGTAAGCCATTTTCAACAATACGTAGATCTCTATATCGGTTCGAAGAGCGATACGAAACGCATTTACGAAGAAGGCAATGCGCGATGGGAATACGCGGTATGTATGGCACCAAATGAAGAGTTCACCCAAGTATCCTTTGTCAACGGTATCTTTACTGGCAAAGGGGGCAAGCATGTGGATTATCTTCTCAATCAGCTTGTTCGTAAGCTCACCGCGTACATCAAGAAGAAGAAAAAGGTGGATGTAAAGACAAGCACCATCAAGGAGCAACTCATGCTATTTGTGCGGTGCGATATTGAGAATCCAACGTTCGATAGTCAGACGAAGGACTATATGAATACCCCGAGCAGCAGTTTCGGCACTACTTGTGACATCAGCGAAAAGTTCGTTGAAAAGGTTGCAAAGATGGGTGTCATGGACAATGCATGCGCGCTTACCGAAGTGAAGGAAAACAAGGAGGCAAAGAAGACAGACGGAGCAAAGACCAAGAGTGTCCGCGGAATTCCCAAACTCATTGACGCAAATTATGCGGGCACCAACAAGAGCAACGAATGCACAATCATCTTTTGCGAAGGAGACTCGGCAAAGGCTGGTATTGTTTCGGGATTATCGAAAGATGACCGAAATATTATTGGTGTGTATCCAATGCGAGGCAAACTCTTCAATGTGCGCGGTGAAACGCAAAAGCGAATTCTTGAAAACAAGGAAATAGCAGAAATCAAACAAATCCTCGGAATTGAGAGCAGCAAGACATACACACCTGAAATGGTTGCCAAGAAATTGAGATATGGAAAGATTCTCTTTATGACCGACCAAGATTTGGATGGCAGTCACATTAAGGGTCTTGGTATCAATCTGTTTGACGCTGAGTGGCAGTCTCTATTGGAGATCCCTGGTTTCATCGGATTCATGAATACACCCATTCTCAAGGCACGCAAGGGTGCCCAGGAGCTAGCGTTTTACAATGACGGTGAATGGAACGCATGGTGTGAAGCTAATGATGTGAAGGGATGGAAAGTGAAATACTACAAGGGGCTTGGTACTTCAACAAGCAAAGAATTCAAAGAGTACTTTGCACAAAAGAAAATAGTGAGTTTTAGCAGCAGTGGTGACGAAAGTCGCAATGCGATTGATATGGTATTTAACAAAAAGCGGTCAAACGATCGTAAAGCGTGGTTGGAAGCGTATGATCGAGAACTTTATTTGGATACGAACAAATCGGAAGTCACATATCAGGACTTTATTGGGCGCGAGATGATTCATTTCTCAAAGTATGATTGCGATCGTTCCATTCCAAATCTAGTAGACGGTTTGAAAACCAGTCTTCGCAAAATCCTGTTTACAGCATTCAAGCGAAAACTTACAAATGAAATCAAAGTCGCTCAGTTCAGTGGGTCCGTATCGGAAATTAGTTGTTATCATCATGGTGAAAGCAGTCTGAATGGGGCGATTGTGGGAATGGCACAAAATTTTGTGGGTTCAAACAACATCAACTTACTAGAGCCAAAAGGTCAGTTTGGAACGCGGTTGCAAGGTGGAGAAGACTCGGCATCCGAAAGGTACATCCATACCAATCTCAACAAACTAACACGAAGTTTGTTTCCGGAAGCAGACGATGGAGTACTTAAGTATTTGGACGATGACGGAACCCCAGTAGAACCAATTCATTATACCCCCATTATTCCGATGATTCTTGTCAACGGAAGCAAAGGTATTGGAACTGGGTTTAGTACGGATATTATGTGCTACGACCCAAACATCATCATGGAATATGTTGAGAAAAGCATTCGAAACGAAACAGAAAAGCCAAAATTGGTTCCATACTACGAAGGTTTCAAGGGAACAATCACACCGGTTTCAGAAACGAAATGGTTGTTCAAAGGATGCTATGAGGTAATTTCTGGAAAAGAAGTTCGTATTACGGAATTGCCAGTGGGCACTTGGACGGATGATTACAAAAAGTACATCGAAGACCTGATTGAAGGCGATACCAAGACAAATAGCAAGGACAAGGCGAAGAAGAAGTCCACTACTGCTTCAATCGTGCGCGATTACACGGATATGAGCACAGACGTTGTAGTCGATATCACAATAAAGTTCGCAAACAACGAAATCGAAAAGTTGCAAGCAAAGGAGACCGAGTATGGATGTAATGGTCTCGAAAAACTGCTCAAGCTATATACCACGCGCACAACTACCAATATGCACGTATTTGACGAAACGGAGAAATTGCGCAAGTTCGATACTCCAGAAGAGTTGGTGGATCATTATATGGGTGTGCGTATGCAAACATATTTGGTCCGCAAACAGCATCAGGTTGGAATTCTCGAGCGCGAAGCTAAGATTCTTTCGAACAAGGCGCGCTTCATTACGGAGGTTTTGAACGATACACTGGATCTTCGACGTAAGAAAAAGGATGTGGTCAACGCGATTCTTACCAAATCTGGATACGATATGATTGATAATGATGAAGATTACAAGTATTTGGTGCGACTGCCTATGGATAGTGTCACGGAGGAAAATGTTGAACGGATCATGAAGGAAAAGGAATCGAAACTGAATGAATTGAATAGCCTCAAGGCTACAACCGAGCAACAAATCTGGTTGCAAGAAATCGTTACACTTCGCGATGCATACCACACATACAAAAAACTGCGTTCTATGGATACTATCAAAATTAAAGTCTCAAAAAATAATAAGAAAAAGAAGAATGTCACAAAATCTTGAACAAAATTCTAAAATTGATTAATAACACATATTTTTTAATGTAGTAGCATTACCATGAACTTGTTAGAACAATGTTTTATTGTATAGAAGTTGTTTGTCGTTACACTTAGACATCACCGGTGGTTCAATTGGAGTCACAAGTGTGCTTGCATCGCGTTTGTATTTCATATAGCCTTCGGCTTCACCGTATACCTGATGAACAGCGTAGTCTAAAACCAATTTGTTTAGTGTATTAATTTGTCCAGCAATATTATCAGGATTGTTCATCGCATTTTGGAGGAAAATGCTTCGCATGATTATCTTGAGTTCATCGCTATTTTGGTTGCCAATCAAATATTGTTGATTAGAACGATTGTATACGCCTGCACGAATACCATTTTGAAGTGCTTGTATGTTTTCACGAGAGAAAAAGGCATTTGACAACGGTGTATTATTCCAGTTTCCAGTCATTGCATCTCTATAGGAAGACATTTGACTAACAGGGATTCTATCACTAAGTGAAAATACAGCCGTTGTGTTTGGACCCATAATATCTACACGTCCATTTTTCATTTGAGAATTCATTATATAATTATCATTCATAAAAAAATGTCATATGTTTATATATAATGGGTATTGGATTTCAAAGAACCGTAATGATGGTTTCGATAGTATTGCTTGTGTTATCTCTTATTCTTATTGGTGTAACACTCTATAGACAAAAATATGCCGACATAACATTTCCGCCGGTAGTGGCTGAATGTCCCGATTATTGGGAAAATGTATCAACTGATGATAATGTCGTTATATGTAAAAATGTTAAAAATCTTGGTAAATGTAATTTGTCAGAAAAGAACTTTTCTGGTCAAGAATTCACAGGAAACTCTGGACTTTGCGAAAAACAAAAATGGGCTAAAGATTGCGGTATAGTATGGGACGGTATAACGAATAATACAGAAGCGTGTAAAGTATAAATCTGATGATTTAGAAACATATTTGGATTTCAAATATGTTAATTCGTAAAAATTTTTCATTTGATTACAAGAGTAACATATATAATGACATTTCATGAAAACATAATGTCATTGCCTGATGATATTCTTGGAAATATCTATGATTATATACAACCATTTTATCTGACGTTATTGAATAAGAAACTTTACTCTGAAAATAGGAGTTGTATACGACAGCATATTCCAGTTCTGAATTATGAAAGTTACATTCGCCAAATGGTTCGAAAAGATAATCATTTTGTATTTAGACATTTATTATTAGAAAGCTTTACAAAATGGCAACAGTTAATTAATTTCAAATACAAGAATTTCACATTTGAAGATTACGTAGCATATATCATATATTTGTCACAGGAACATGAAGCATCTAGAGTATGTGAAATGATAACAGATAAGCAAAATAAGGAGGGGAAAAAAAGACATAAAAACGTTCGTGTAAGAAGTAACACATGGAGCAACTAAACTTCAACAAAGTGTTAGACCGCGAACATGTTGCTGAAAATATCAAGAATGTGTTGGTAGACTTTGAAAAAACAAAAAATGATTTACTAAAAAAACGGGGATTGTATATTTATGGTGCACCTGGAAGTGGAAAAACAACTTTCGTAATGCGATTATTGAAACAAGCTGGTTATGACATTGTTAGATATGATGCTGGAGACATCAGAAACAAAACAATTATTGATACTATTGCTAAGAATAATATGGCGGAAAAGAATATTGTAAGTTTGTTTCATAAAAAGGCACAACCTATTGCAATAGTTATGGACGAAATAGACGGAATGAATAATGGCGATAAAGGCGGTATTAATGCACTCATTCGCCTGATACGTCCTAAGAAAACAAAGAAACAAAGATTAGAAGAAACTACTTGTAGTCCTGTGATTTGTATTAGCAATTATCATATTGATAAAAAAATAAAAGAACTTATGAAAGTATGCTATACATTTGAAATAAAGACTCCTACAACAAAACAAATCTCTAAAATTTTGTCGCAAACAATGCCCGAACTTGACCACACCCTGATAACAAGTGTGCGTGATTTTGTTCAAGGTGATCTTCGTAAGCTAGAGGGAATACATAGAATTCACAAGAATCATCAAAGCATACTGAAAAATGAAATAATTCAAAATATACTAAAACCAAAATCTTACAGCGAGGATACAAAAGAGATAACACGCAAACTCTTGAACAATAATTATGCCCTAACAGACCATTTGACCTTAATGAATGAAACTGATCGAACTATAGTTGGATTGCTTTGGCACGAAAATGTTGTAGATATTTTACAACAAAAAGCAAATAATATATCGTTCCCAGTATATCAAAAAATAATAGACAATATATGTTTTACAGATTATATTGATCGTATTACATTTCAAAAGCAAATTTGGCAATTTAACGAAATGAGTTCACTATTAAAAACATTTAATACAAATCAAATTCTACATAATAGAATTGAAAAAACGGCATTCAATCCATCAGAAGTTCGTTTTACAAAGGTCTTGACAAAATACAGTACAGAATACAATAATTCAATATTTGTTAATGAATTGTGCCAGCAAATGGGTCTCGATAAAAAGGACACGTTTGCATTTTTTATGAAGGCACGAGACACCATGGCAGATGATGAAATTTATACCATATTAGAACCGAATGATATCAGTAAATTAGACATAAATCGTATTTACAGATATTTGGACAAATATACCAAAGATCCTGATTATGAAACAGTTTAAGCACATTTATCAATGTTTAGCATGTTTTCATTCAGTTTCAACAATACACAATGTAGTCGTCTAATTTCATTATCCTTGTCTTGTTCTGAAAGACCTGTGATGTAAGTTTTTTCAGCGTTATCGTAATTAATTTTTGTTTCTTCCTCATTATGTTTCGCAAGCGTTTTCAATCGTTCTATTTCTTGCCCCCTTTTATTGATTTCTTCCATAAGATTTTTAATATCATTTTGCTGATTTCTAATCAACGTAACGATATCTTCTTTTGTCAAATCTTTAGTTACTCCTTCATTATTTGTAACTGTAATCCCGGTATTTTTAGATAATTTCATAACCACATCTTCAGCATCTTTTCGTCTAGAACGTTCAATTTCGATTATTTGTGCCAATACGTCAGGTTTCATTGATGGTTTGCCTGGCAAATATGTAGAAAGGAGCACATCGATTTCCTTTGTGTAGAATTCTCGCAATTCTTCATCGCGAATGAACTTATCGACTGTATCTGTCAATGGTTTACAAAATTGTTTCCCCATATTTTCATTTAGTAAAACGCGTTTATCAAATGTATTGTGTTCGTGGGAGAAAACTATGATCGTTTTCATTGGATCTAATTGAACAAATGGAACCGTATAGTTTTTGAGAAAATGTTTCTCTTCAGCAAGTGCGGCTGTCTCTTCGTAGGAAGACTCACGGAGCAACTCTTTACGAAATGCAAATGTGCCTGCTGTTGCGTGAGTTGGACCATAAGGACCAAATTGATACATTTGTTTGACGTGTTTAAAATATATATATATTGCACTACTACCAGCACACAAAGCATTCGGATTTGCCAATAGCGTCTCGACCGAGTGTGAAATACGTTCGGGTGGATAATAATCGTCATCATCCATGTAGACTAAAAAATCACCCTTTGCTTTGGAATGCATAAGATTACGTTTCTTTCCAAGAACCATTTTTTCATCATATTTGAAATAGCGAACTTCAGGGATGTGTTTCACTAAATCTTCTATTTTGTCTGTACCATCATCAATAATAATCCATTCCATACGATCTTTAGGATAGGTTTGATGTTGAAAACATTTTATCATTGCAGAAATAAAAGGTCGTCGATTAAAGGTAGGTGTGCATACACTGACAAAAGGTTTGGTATCATTGTTGTTTTTATCTGAAGTAGATTTTTTCTTGTTGTTTTTTTTCTTCTTCTTGTTAGTCATAATAATGTGTAAACAGTATTTGTATTTATACACATTATTTGATTAATATTGTATTAACCACAATTACCCCCGTCGCATTTTATTGATGGATTGTAAAATATGAGGTCCTAAGGAAACTCCGGTTGCAACAACCAAACCTGCATTGAACAAAGGGGGCAACTCATTTTGAAAAGCAGATAATGTAGTTAAAAAAATGAAGAGGGTGATGAACAACAACATATTACATCTTAGTATACTTGATACAGAACCACTATCCGCGTAAGGTGGAAACACTAACATTGTTAGCAATAAATGTATTGGCAAAATACCGGTAATTCCAAGTGATAACAATGCTGCAGGAAACCATGCAACAAATAATGTAAACAAAGGATTGGATGAACCTTTCCAGGCACACATGACACCCTGAAACAGAATCAAAACGAACAGAAGTATTAAAATAAACATCATTAAGGGAATAATGATGATCGGAACCGCAAAGGTTATAAACAATATTTGAACTAAATCGTAAGAAAATATATGTTCGGTTTCTTTACTAAAAAATCGAAGTATTTCTTTTAAACCACCGCGCAAAAGCGAATAAACGTTGGCAGTAACCATCGCAAACCAGTTTTTGAAACCCTGACTACTAAAATCCATTTCACCCGTTTTATCAATCATCGTATACGGCCAACCATCTGAAGGTGGAATACCGATTTTTTTAAGATTTTCATTTTTAAAAATTTTGCTTGAGAATTCATTTCTGTCTACGAATGAACACCTGCCACCAACTTGCTTTCGATTATCCAAATTTATTTTAGGAAGGTATTGGTTCAACTCTGATGGAAACAATTTATCTTGGGCATCGGTGTTTAAACTGGTAAAATAAATGAAATTTACACCGATGAGTGCGATTAAAAATGTGCTGATAAGATTATTTAAAATATCTTTTCCAAAACCCTTCCAATTATTTTTCCTAGAACCGGATGGATTATTTATCTTTTCACGCTTCTCTTCAATTGTGGAACCCTTTTCTTTGTCACCCATCTATATATATGTGTTAATATAATTTAATAATACATCAAAATTATCGTGCATACATCAAAGACGCATTACCCGATGTAAACGTCAATACGTTATATCTCTCTTCTAACACAGTAAGTTCGTAGGTATACTCGTAAATATCCCATACAGATTTATTGATACCTACAACCTCATTATCATTGTTACATACAACCAAAGTCTCGGCTTCATTATCTAACTTAGGCGGCAACACATTGATTTCAAATTCAATGTTTTTGAACTTGCTCAAGTTGATTGCGCCCGTCGGTTGGAAATCAGTGGGATCCGTGCGGAGTCCAAAGTTGTAACAGTATTGTCCGTCTGGTCCGTTTCCAGACGTCCGAGCATATTTCTCTACGTAATTAAATACACCTGCGTCAAGGACATTTTCACGGTATTTACCATCAAATAATAGTCCCCAGGAAGTCATGATATCCTTTTCGTTTTCAACCTGGTGTCTTCCTGTTATTAACAGCGAAGATGGATCTCCATCTCCATGAGTTCCTGGATCCAATATTAGGGTACTTATTCCAGTATATCTATCATTATCAACAATTTCAGATGGATCCACAACACCATAAGGTAGTGAATCATACGGCCAGTTCGTGTAGTTCGACCACTCATTTCGTAGCGTGGCATCGCTACGTTGGAAAAACCAAGTCCAATTGGCAACCATTCCCATAGTCTCTAGTTTCACCTTTTGAGGTCCGGTAATGTTGTGAAATGTTTGACTGTATGCCTGTTTTATGAGGTAGGTCTGAGGATTCGCCGCGAAAACACGCACCTCTTCGTCGGTAAGGAATGCATAAGTGCTAATCAGGTGAACATCCGCGTTCCAGTTTGTCCTCTTATCCGTATAATCATCATCTTCGAGTTTGGCACTGGGTGGCGGATGAATAAATCGATAAAATTGTTCATTTGTCACAGTAGAACTTGATTTCTTGTAGTATGAATACTGGTCATTAGAATCAGGTATATTACGAATGACAAAAAGGTCACGAACCGGACGCAAGTCAATCTCGATGTGTAGTTTGTTGTATTGTAGACTAGCAAGTGGAAATGCCATCTTTGCAGCCAGTGTGAACCATATGTTTAGTGGAATGTAGAGTTTACGTGTTCGAATGGAAGGTTCGGGCCCTTGTGAATCTTCCGTATAATAAGCATTCGGATAGGTGTTGATATTTCCATACGCGTTTGCGGGATCATTCAGTTCGGGCGTATGTCCGGTCATTTTGTAGTAAAGTGCCTTTTTTGAAGCATCAAAATCGCGTTCAACAAGATTGTATAAATATTGTCCTGTGTATTCTTGAATGGTCTGTCCCCCAATCGTGAAACGCACACGCTCAATCATTTGGGTTCCAATGTGCTTTATCCACTTAAATTCATAAGGGTGCCATTTACTGGTTGCGTTATCATTAGCAGTAGTGGTTGGCGGAACAATCGGACTCCAGATGTGAGGAAGTGTGACGACTAAATATGTATCCATGAGCAAATCGGCGTAACGCGGAACCTCGAATGAAAAGTGCGAAGCAGAATCGATTTTCATGGTCCGCAACCCATCGTAATCGATTCTGAACTTTTGCAGGCCAAAATTCGTATACTTCGCATATGCACATTTAAATAAAGTTTTAGTTGGATTGCCCGTGAGCATAACATTCTGATTACCATATGCCACAAGATTTAATAAACCACCAGCCATATTTATATACTACTCATATTATTATTTAACTTTCTTTGTGTAGAGAAAATATAGTAGTAATATAATAGTATATGAGTTATTCGAAATTATCTAATTTTGCTGATTTAAGAGACAATTTATTCAAAAAACAAGGTATAGAGATAAAATCAAAAATACTTGGTCTCTTTATGCTTATATTAATAATAATTTATTGGATTGGAAAAATGAAGGCGAATTTATTTGTGAATAACAACAGACGATTGGAAAATTTGTATCCTAGTTTTCCACTTATTTCTAGCATAAATACTTCACATAAACGTTTTGGTTATAAATTTAGAGATTATTATGTAAAAACCGCATACAATTGTTGCGCATCAGGAACCTACAAGCATAATTATGTTTCTCTCAAAGCATTAAACACATGTATACAACAAGGTGCAAGATGTCTTGACTTTCAGATTTATTCTGTAGATAATCGTCCGGTTGTTGCTGTTTCCGATAACACTGATTACAATGTAAAGGGAAGCTATAATAGCATTCCATTTGAAAAAGTAACAGAACAAATCAATCGGTACGCATTTTCGGGAAGTTCTTGTCCGTGTCCGGAGGATCCTTTAGTATTACACCTTAGAATCATGACAAATAATACTTCAATCATGGATATCATGGCAGATAGTATTTCACACAACTTTAAAAATAATAAAAGAATACTAGGTAAAGATTACAGTTATGAAGCGCATGGTAATAATATTGGAAGTGTAGATCTAAATGACTTGAAAGGAAAGATAGTGATTGTGGTTGATAAATCATATGCAAATCCTAGACAAACAAAGTTTGATGAGTATGTCAATCTTACTAGCAACTCGGCATTTATGCGCACGCTTCGTTACGATGAAGTAAAATACACACCAGATATGCAAGAGCTGGTTGATTATAACAAGAAGAACATGACAATGTGCATTCCAAATTTGAGTCAGCGCCCTGAAAATCCTTCCCCTGCATTAGCGCATAAATATGGATGCCAGTTTGTTGCGATGTCTTTTCAAAAAAATGATGCAAAAATGCAATATTATACAAAATTTTTCAACGATGAAGGTTCAGCATTTGTACTCAAACCCAAAGAATTGCGTTACATACCGGTTACCATAAAAATTCCCGATCCACCTCCAAAAGAACATTCGTATGCAGAGAGAGAAATAACGACCGATTTTTATTCATTCAAATACTAAATTGTTGTTCAAATAATTATTCAGTAATTATAATTTCTATTCATTATTTAAATGACACAAGTGAATAATGAATGTAATACACAAACGAATGAAGAAAGGGAACTTGAAATTCTTGATATAGCAGTGAAAAAGGCAAAACAAAAAACAGGATTGCGAACAATGTTGAATTCCGATATGAGTAAAATTATAAACATTTTAGAAAGATTTTTGCGTAATAAAAAGTTAGTGTGTTATGGTGGTGTCGCAATAAATAATATTCTTCCTGAAAATGAACAATTCTATGATTTCCGATGGGAAACACCGGATTATGATTTTTTCTCTCCATCCGCATTAAACGATGCCAAAAAATTGGCCGATATTTTTCACAAGTCTGGATATAAAAATGTAAATGCAAAAGCAGGTGTCCACGTAGGAACCTATAAAATATTCGTCGAGAATTTTCAGATTGCAGACATTACCACCATGGACAAAAAAATCTTTAATAAAATTCGCGAAACTGCTATAAAAAAAAAAGGAATTTTATACGCTCCTGTTAATTTACTTCGTATGATGAGTTATACCGAATTATCACGCCCGGAAGGAGATGTAGAACGTTGGCACAAAGTACTTACACGCCTTTCACTATTAAACAAATATTATCCTATTCAAACAGATAAGTGTGATGAAATAGAATTTCAGAGAGATTTCGAGGGAAAAGAAGATGAAAAGCGCGAACTATATTATCATGTTCGCGATGGTCTTATTCAAGAAGAAGTGGTTTTTTTTGGAGGATGGGCATGTTCCCTTTATGGTCGTTATATGTCCTCTTCTCAGAAAAAAAAACTTGAGGTAGAATTGCCTGATTTTGATGCCCTTTCAAACGATCCATATACGACCGCATTAGCAGTGAAGCAACATTTAGAAGACAACAAATTCAAAAGTGTAAAAATCAAGAAACATGCTCGTATTGAAGAATTTTTGCCCGATCATTATGAGATTATTGTTGCGGGCAATACGGTATGTTTTATTTACGACAATAAACATTGTTACAGTTATAACATAATCAAACGGAATAAACGTCGTGTTAAAATCGCAACAATCGATACTATGCTCAAATTTTACTTGGCGTTTATTTATTGCAATAAAAAGTATTTTGATGTAAATCGTTTGTTGTGTATGTCCAAATATTTGTTGAATGTGCAACGTGAAAACAAACTCGCACAAACCGGGCTTTTAAAACGCTTTACAATCGATTGCTATGGAAATGAAATTACTTTACAGGACAAATATGGTAAGAAAACCGAACTACATAATAAGTTAGTTAAAGACAGATACAATTCTGAATACCAGAAGTATTTCTTGAATTACACTCCAGGACGAAAAATGAATAAATGCTCAATACAAACACGAAAGAATAAAAAAGAAGTGAGTACGAAGAAGAATACCCGTAAAAATGATTCGTGGAAAATTTTCTGAGTATAATATTGAATTATCACATAATACAAGATTTAAACATTTGATATATATTTAAACCTTACATTAAAGAAGATACAACATAATATGAGTGTTAATAGTCGTCCTTCTTGGGAAGCGTATTTTTGTACATTAACAAAACACGCGGCAACCCGTTCACCGTGTAAGCGATTAAAGGTTGGTTGTATCCTTGTCAAAGATAATCGAATCGTTGCACAAGGTTATAATGGATATTTGCCAGGAGCAGCTCATGAACAAATTCTCAAAGACGGTCATGAAATAGGCACTGTTCACGCAGAACAAAATGCTATAGCTGACTGTGCAAAACGTGGTGTAAGTTGTAATGGGACTACAGCTTACATTACGCACTATCCATGCGCAAATTGTATGAAAATTATGTGTGCTTCAGGAATCACTTCGATAAAGTATATTGACGATTACAATAATGACAAAGTTGTAGATGATTTTGCAAGAGTTTCAAATGTAAATGTAAAAAAAGTCAATGCTTGTATGAATCATATGCTGAAATAATGAAGAGTCATGGTAATTATTTGATACATGCTAGCAAATAAGATGGCATGAAATATGTACCCATATAAATTAGGTGTTCCATCTTTTCTAAATAGCGATGGTATCACACGTAAAATAGTTTGCTTAACAATTGGCAACTGAAAGATGAAGTATAACACAGCTAAAAGAACGGGTGTTTGAAGATTATTGAATAATATATCAAGATTCTCTTCGTTTTGTTTTTTTTCATTATGTAGGCGAATGATATCATTATTAGACTGGTTGCTTGCCGTAATGTAATCTTCTTGTTGTTTAGGAACATAATTTGGTTGCATTTGTTCGTCTTGTGTCAAATGCGTTTGATTCTGTGGCACATCTCTTGATTCAAGACCAAGAGCGCCTGCCGCAACCGCTTCTTGAACTCCTGTAACAAACTTATTAACGTTTTCTCCTAGTCCGGTGGGATCACCTGTATTTACATTGCTAGGGCCTTTTCCTATTTCAGATATTTCAGCTTGTCGTTTTACACGCATATCATTAATCGTACTGTCTATTTTCACATTCTTTTCAGTGGTTTCAAGTTGTATGTTGCCTTCTGATTGTGGAGATGTTGGAAGATCCTCTAGACTTGTTGTTCCTTCCATGTTAATATATTTCAATTCAAAATATATTAATTTTTTTACGCAAACAAAACCTGTTTGTTTTGTTTGGGATCACATTTTACTGAACGCTCATTGAATTTGTAGCACTTATTATCGTGCTTATAGACATTTTCTTTGATATCATCAATTGATGGGGCATTAAAAACCATACAATTTCTAGATTCACATGACTTTCTAAAGATAGTAGCCAGGCCGATTCCAAGTATGATAGACACAATACACTTACCTGTATCTGTTTTCAGAGATTTCATAACATTTTCAATCATCATATATATACCATTCACATTGTTTTTCATAAACTTTACATTTGAACAGGAATAGTTTTTGCGTTGTTCGGACAAGAAACTTCTTCAGCATCAAACTTAAAACAAGAACCAGACTTATCTTTGTATTCAATATCATTCACATTGTCAGGTGTTGGATATACATATATGATAGTCGGAGATGGAACGGAGAGATAAACAAATAAAAGTCCTACTGCTAAACTAACAATAAAATAAGGAAATGAAAAATATTTGGAAAACATCGTATTATATATAGTATATATTGTATTTTCATTCAATTCAATGACACCTTTACACGACTAATTAAGCAACTCTTCTAAAATATTATTCTGTTCAGCTTCAGTGAGTTCGTTCCATTTCGGTATGGAATCTTCGCGATTACCCGATACATACAAAGACATGTATTTGAAAGGTTCTTGTACTAATCTTACAGGCATTAGTAAAACGTCATTAACTTCATATTTCAAATTACGATATTCTTCGATTTGTTTCAAAAGTTTTTGACAATATATTTCGATATTATTCTTCAATAATTCATTATTTTGGGTATTTTTATAATTCAAAATGTTTGATTTAATATCTTTGATTGTTGCTTGAATAGTTTGTTTGTTTTTACGTATGATATCTTGTTTTTCTTTGTTTTCAACTACCTTTTCATATGCTGCTTCCGTATTACTCTGTTTTTTGGATAAAGATTTCATATTACTTTTCAGTACTTCAAATTCTGATAGTGTTGTTTCCTCACTCGTAAAACCAAATAAATGATCCAACTTTGTAGAGATTATTTTATTTCTGATACTTTTCAATTCCTCTTTATGTGAAGTTTGGACATCTCGCAAATTCTCAACATAACTAGATTCAACGTTATATCTATCACCAACATCACATGGACTGTCCTTGTTCCCACAAATTACTGTTAACATACCTGATACGTTGCCAAATATATTACCACCTGACTTTTTGCAATTCATACATTTAAATCTTTCACGTAATTCCTTAACCTTATTCCTTTTCGTCTCTAGCGCTAGCGTTTTATCGAGTTGTATTTTTTTGAGTTCATTTTTATATTTACTTTCATAATCTGATTTATATTTATAGTATTTCTTGTATTTCTCTTCCAATTTACTTTCCATTTTACTTACCATTATATATATTTACGATGATAATTATAACTAATATAACTGAAACAGATTACTATACATATCGCTTCAACATCTCAGTTTCAGGATTATTTTCCCACGACGGAAGATTTGTAATTATATTATGATTGTTTTTTGCTTTAACAGAAGCGAGATGTTGTAACTTGTTAATGATATACTCTTGTTTTTTGCGATTTTTCAAGGCTAATTCCTTCTTACTAATTCGACCTTTGTAACGAAACATTAAAAATACTGCAACACTACCACAAAAAAGAACAAACATACCAATATTGTAAAAAAAGTTGATATATTTCTCTTTAAATTTGTGGCTTTCTTTCAGAGAACAACCAACAAAATATTTAACTCCTGGTTCACACAACGAAGGTTGAGTATCTTCCATAATTACTACATTTAAAATTTTGAAAAAAAATATACATATTATATCTATAATGGAAAAATCCAATAAGTCCGCACCAAATCCTTCCATAGCAATGGGATGGTTTATCTTAATTACAACCTTGTATTTTGTATTCAAAACAATATTTACACCGATATCTAGTGATGAAAAAAATACAAAATCAAAGATATTGTTTGCAATATATCTGCTTGTGCTTTTGCTAGGAGAACTAACCATTAACATCGGTCTCACAAAAGATATATGTGGTGGGACATCACAAATTGGAACGGCGTCGTTGGCAACATTTATTCCATGGATTCTTATTTTTGGTACAATGGAAACACTTTTGCAAATATTTCCAGGATGGCTACGCCCATTTTCAAACACATTCGGATATCTTTTCACTAAAGGTGGTATTTCAAAAACAATGAATGATTTATTGAATGCACCGGGAATAAACAAATCTACATCGAATGATATGAAATATGTTCAAAAGGCTTTAGCAAAGATATACGAAGATCAATCTCTTTTGGTAAATGAGGCTACTACAAGTAATTTTGATGATTTCTGGGAAAAGATGACTCCGCTATTCAATACTGATAATGATAATAATGTTCAAGATTCGTTGAAAAAAGATTTATTGAAACATATTACTACAAAAGAATCCATCGCAAGATATATCTGGTATATCTTGACTGGTGGATTGATAACATCTGCTAGTTATAACTACATCGTAAATTCAGAATGCACATACTCTCAAAAACAGCAAGAACAGAATGATGAAACATATGCAAAATCTTTATTACAAAAATCTCAACAGGACAGCGAAAGTGTAAGAGAATATCGAACCTATGAATAATAGACCCTTGTAATTGCGAACACATATTAAAAATGCTTCAAACGTGGCGCAGCAAGATAATAAAGAACAGAAAAGTATGACAAAACGGCAAGGGCAATTGCTAAAAACCATCCTGGTAATACTGTTTTGTTTCTGAAACCGATTCCGAATTCGCGAAGACTTCCATCATCATTATACAAAAATGTTGGTCGAAAAGAAACGACTGTGATAAAAAGTCCTAAATACAAGAAAACAGACACTAATGTAATATTGCGCCGAATTGTGTTGCGATTCATTCTTTTTATACTAACAGATTGTTTTTTGTTATAATTTTCATACTCTGATTATAACAAATAAACTCGTACATATTGATATATTGTATACACAAATTAGTAAATTTCGTCACCATCTTCACCGTCATCAGGATTATCATCATCATGCATTACTATTTCATCATTTTCTTGTTGCTCCTTATCTGTCAATTCACCAGACTCTTCTGTATCCAAAACACCCATTTCTTTATCGTATTCATCTTTGTCATAAATTCGCAGATTTCTCTGTAAACCTTTACCCCACTCTCCCAATTTATTGTATTTCTTTTGATTATCAATCTCGAGCTGTTCTTCTGACATACGTTCCCGAGGCTTTAAAATGTTCATTTTTTCCTTTTCTTTTGAAATATTTATTTTTCGTGAGAGATCATTATAATCATAAAACACATTTTTCATTTCATTTATCAAAAACATGATAATTTTATGTATCAACTCTGAGAACAATCCATGCTTATTTTCACTTGTAACACCTATTTTTTGGTAATCATTAATCACAGAAACCATGCAATAGTTAAAAACTGTTAGTATCAAAGTAATATCTTTGGTTTTCAATAGTTGATTCTCCATCAAATGATAATAACTTTCAAGACGGTCCTTCACATCTTGTTCCATTTCATATTTTTTGATTTTCTCAATGACATTAGTTATATTTTTCGTCTTATCTGTTGTGAATTTCTTGATATCGTTGATGTGGCGATACGAGAGTTGCCAATGTGCTGGAACACGTGTCTCATGAGATATCTTTTCTGAAGAGAGTAAGTTAGGAATAATAAAACATATATATCGCAAAGAATTCAAAGAAAATGTAATCATATGAAAGTTGTCAACAGATGTATTATGTTTTTCATATATAATTTCAAGTAATTTTAAATATTCATCCTTTTGTTTTTTATCTTCAATATCCTCTATCATTTCAGTAATTTTTTCATTTTGTTGTTTTTTGTCACCTTGTATAAATTCATTTATCTCTTCAGAAAAAGTGTAACTGTCATCAATGTTTTTATTGTCTTGTTTCCATTCGAAAATGTGTTGAGAATTTTTGGAAGCAATCAATTGCATAACATTTTCATCGGTATACTTCAAGCCATTATTTTCTAATTCTTTTATTTTTTCATCCAGCGTTTTAGTAGTAAGTTCAATATCTCTACAAATAGGCTCTTGTTGTTCTTCTTCAGTTATTTCAATATCATTGTTAGGGCATAGCAATGCCAACGCGCGATATTTTGTTTCTTCTGAATATAATGACGATATCTTTGGAAATTCAATTTTAGTTTTTAACGAAGAAAATAGAATACGCGCTGAGCTCAATTCTTTTACTTTGCTGAGTTGTCCTGAAAGATATGTTGATTCATTGTTCAAGTCACTCAACTCCGATGTCTTTTGTGTAAAATATTCAAAAGGACGTGTTTCATCGTCCCAACAACACGCATTTTCAACGTATGGTTCTTGAGTAGCAGTTGTCAAGAGAACATTGCTTTTTGTTTCCTTTTTGATAGACTTTTCAATCAAATCCAGTATTCGCATTGCTACATATATTTTCTTCGCATGTAATGCGTTTATTTTAACGTGTTGATTTGTACTTGCGGTTCGCATATCATTATCTAATAATTCATAACTTTCAACAGGCGTTCGTTGTATGGTTTCTGTTTCAACTGGAATAAGAACAGGCAGTAAATTGGATGTATATTTGGAAATTGTAGAATCATCAAAAACACTTACTTGTCCATCGTTGGCTTTCAAATAATTTCGTTTATTTTCCAGACGAGACTTTATTTCCGGTTTTTTGACGACTACTTTAAGAAATTTATATATTTTTTTTGCAATGCTATTTTGGTTTGAGGGCAATGTATTCCAAGGTTCGAATGAACTCTTTATTTTATTTGCAACACAAGAAATATATTGGACACCCTTGTCTCCATCATCACTCAAAGGAAATCCAGTAAACAGTCTAGAACAACCGGGATATTGCTTACCAAATTTTATTTGCGGAATACTTGTTTGAATAAATATGAGCAAGTAAGCGAGACTCAAAATCAAAATGAAGTTTTTTTTGTATTCCGCATAACTCACATTTGTTGTGTTGTTTTTGTCATATTCGTTTTTCTTCATCAGCAATTCCCTTAATGAATCCTTTACAAGTCTTCGAATAAATTCTTTACCTTGTTGTTGTTGTAAATCTATACCCATAAACTTTTCCATATCATCAACAACACGCATTATCAGGATTGTAATCTCATCATTATAACTGTTCATATTGTTTATATTATCAGGTATGTTTGGATAGTCCTCGAGAATTGCCCGCGTATCAATTAGGAAACCTTCTTCTGTATATCCTTCTTGAGTATCAAACGAAAGATTTGTAATAATATAGCCACTGTGTTTGTCGACCCATACAGACCCATCATCGCCCTTTTTTCCACGTTCATCGCATATTTTCTGAATTATATTCATGTAATCTAACCCATCCAAAAATGATTGAGAAATCTCCTGATAAAACGAAGGCAAAAGTTTTACATTGGTTTCAATACAATATAGCCAGTAAGGTGACTCTTCTTGGCCAAGATAAGGCATACGAGTAAAATTATTAATAAATTCACGAATATCACTTTGTTTTTTGGCAAAATCAGATTGTTCTAATATTATATTGCGTAATACTTCATATGGTGAAGTCAAAATTTCCGACATTGATGATTCTTCTCCAAAGAATATATTGTTGTTCGTATTCACGGAAATATGTTCTTGTTGATGAAGTCTGCGCAAAATACGAACGTTATTCTTAGCCTTCTTGAAAACCTTCATTATCTTTTTGATATGCTCGTTCTTTGTTTTTTGAAGTGCGTTTTCAAATTCGTCAATGATTTGCTTCTCTACTTCGGTTTCAATGATATTTTGCTCATTCTTCATAGAATTACACGTATTTCCTTTCTGGATGCATCGTTCATTGAAATTACAGAAAAGTTTAGTTTCATCTGTGAGCAAATCTTCATCTATGTTTTCGTCTAAAATCCAAGTGTTATTCTCTCTTCGATAGTATTTTGATTCACTATCTTCACTGTGAAGCACCGCATATTCGCCGTCAATAACCTCGCGTTTGTTCCTAAGCATTGCCTGTGCTTCACGCATGGACTTAGACTCACTTAATCCATTAATTTCCTGTAATTTTTCTGCTAGAAACCTTTCACGAGATTCAGTTTCTTCAATCTGATCTAATTGAACAGAGTATTCTTTCGCCAAATCATAATACGTATTGTCATATCGCTTATCAAAAAATATATCTTGATTATTATCGTTTTCTAGTTCATCCAATGATAAATATTTTTTAGAAATTACATATTTATTACATTCATCGGGTTCCTTCGTTTCTTCATTTAGTTTAATTGCTTCTCTTTTCTCTCTTGCTAGCTGTTGATAATCTTCAATACAAGGACTGTCATGAAGAATCATGAGTCGAAGAGAGATGTTTGCTATTCCAATATTCAGCAAACGACCATTATCAATAGCCATAACACGCATATATATTTCGTCATCGGTAAGATTAGCACTTGTTGCAATGCCGTATCCATCCATAATTTCATCATACACATCTCGTGATTTTTCAAACATAAGTTCTAATCCAGAAGTAACATCTACCGAATCAAGAGAAAGTTCATACAAATTGTTATAATTTTCATTCACCTCATTCGCAAACTCCTTTATTTTTTCTTCAACAAACGTTTGCATTTCTCGATAAATACGATCATTGATTACATTATAATCAACTGCAAATGGTTCCAAGTAGCGAATTGTATTATGTATCGAATGTGACCCTTCGATATGAGATTTAACATGCTCAAATAATTGTGACGTAGATGGAACAATATTTTTAAGATAATTGTGATATTTATCAGGATCAGATATATCATTCTCGGGTTTATAGTGTGTAATCTTTTGTAAAAATTTATCTTTCACTACTTCTTTCTCGGTATCCACATCAACATTTACAATAGTTAGTCGTGTTTTTTCTTCTAACATACGCCAATATTGTACAAACGTATTATTCAGAGATGTCTTTCTCAGTATGTTAGTAGATGGAGCATTGATTCTAGAAAATCGCGCTACCGAATCAGGAAGTGTCACGAATGAATTAATGTCAATATTATCATTATTTTGAGGACTTGTGATATCCTGTGCCAAAATATAGTCCTGCATGAAGAACCTTTTACCAGTGACGCTATTATCATAACCAGTAACGACTAGTGTTTCGAAATCATCCAAATTAGCAATAATTGCTGTCATATTTGTTTTTACTTGTTTTCCCTTTGTATCAACAATAAAAGGAGTAAAATTATTACGCATTATCGTGAGATAGTCTTTGTATTTAATTTGTTCGGTTTGTATAAAACTATTGTTAAGTTTGGTATCGTCGATACGCGCCTCTGCTGTAGTTGTTAATTTGATTCTGCCGTCATCATATATACCGTCATCATTATCATTTGGAACGTCATATAATTTCTTTTTTATAGTCGCAACCGGAAGTATCCAGTAATATTTCTTATCAAGGGATTCTAATGATTCGACTAATGGTTTGAAATTGCTGTCGTATACTTTCGGTGATATAGTGTTATTAGTTGAATCAAATTTTGAGTACTCCTCCCGCAACTCTTTAAACCTACTAATCATTACATGTATATCGTCCAAAACTCTTCTATCTCTTTCTCCGTTGGGAATAGAAGATAACATAGTGTTCATAATGTCTTCTGTTTGTTTATCAATATGAAACCGTTTTTCTGATTCCGGTAATTCAACAACTTGTGTAACAAAACCTAGATCTTCTCCGAATACAATTTCATCAGATTTGAATACAAGAGGTTTAGTATCTACTTCTTTTTCATCGTCATCAGGGGATGATGCCTGTGTCAATGGTGTCTCTGTCAAGGATGCCTGTGGTGAGGGTGCCTGTGGTGAGGGTGCCTGTGGTGAGGGTGCCTGTGGTGAGGGTGCCTGTGGTGAGGGTGCCTGTGGTGAGGGTGCCTGTGGTGAGGGTGCCTCTGTCAAGGATGCCTGTGGCGAGGATACCTGTGGTGATGGTGCCTCTGTCAAGGATGCCTGTGGCGAGGATACCTGTGGTGATGGTGCCTCTGTCAAGGATGCCTGTGGTGATGGTGCCTCTGTCAAGGATGCCTGTGGCGAGGATGCCTGTGGTGAGGGTGCCTCTGTCAAGGATGCCTGTGGCGAGGATACCTGTGGTGAGGATACCTGTGGTGAGGATACCTGTGGTGAGGGTGCCTTTGGCAAGGGTGCCTCATCATCAACTAACTCAATACTCTGTATTGGAATATCCAAAGGAAGACCTTTATATGCAAAATCGATGTAAAGAGTTCGATCTTCGGTTGTCTTTACTACAATTTGGTCATTATTCAATTCTGTTATTTGTCCATCAACCTTAAATGGTGAAGACGCATCAAACTTAATTGTGACACGTTTCATAGGCAATAATCCATTTTGCATTGCGTATCCTGGATGTGTTTCTCTGCTCAATAAACTAATTTTACTTATAGAATCATTTTCTAAACGCCCATTTTCAATTGAAATAGATTTCTCTCCATCACGATTTTCTAAACGCAAAATATTATTGTCAATGTAACGAATAATAAATCTTTTATTATTGAAGGTTTCGTCATCTTGTGCCTCTATTTCGATAATGTCCCCTAGGCGAAGACTAACACGTGTTAATTGTTCATTATCGCCACTCATTATCTTATAATTACCGCAGAAATTTATATCATAAAGAACACAAAAACATTATAAAATGTCAATCTAATTCACTTTATAATGTAGAATTGTTTACCTGTAAAACCTTATAGTAAATGTATAAACCATAGAAATTCTTCGCCACAATATCAAGAAGATTGTAACTTATATTCTTAAGATTAGCAGGAAACATAGCAGCAACACCATATAAACTCCACACACAAAGAACAAATAAGAATAATTGCTCACCCACAACAGATTTATTCCCGTATTTGCGATAAATTTCATCAAACGCTTTTGCAAAGAAACCAAAACCAATAGGAATCGAAATATATTTTGAAAGAATGTTCAGCTCGCCGAGATAACCAAAAGCAAGCATTCCTAGATTATAAGCAAAAATAGAAAGAATAGACGTTTTATTTTCTACTAAAAACTCGCGCGTATATACAGGATCACTTTTCAACTTTCCATTCTCTTTTTTTTCTTGATATTTCATAAACATAATAGTGGTCAACAGCATCGTAGGTGTTGTAATAACCCAGTCAATATAACGACGGGATGCCATTTTGTCTACGTTTAAAACGGCATATGCAATCCAAATGTAAAAAATCATTTCAATAAATTGTACTATAGTTTCAAGTGCCAGTATGTCATTCAACACTTTGTGCTCATCAGGAAGGCGAATAAAAAAACCTCGCAATGGAATCAAACTAGTAACTAGTTGCATGAAAAGCGAAAACCATATCGTTTTTGAAACTAATCCTTTTGTTGCGACCATATATATAAATAAATATATTATTAATTTATTCATTCAATGGTAATTTTTTCTTCAATGTTAGTGTAAATATCTATTGCGGTTTGGCAAACAACTACCAACAAATTCCTGACTTCGTCGTCTGTGATGTTTTCTTCTGAAAATCCCAGACGAATCACACTCAAATCAATATGCGGATGCGGTTTTTGAAATCCACAATAGTTCAAAGCAAGTGTTTCAGTATTAGACGACTCATAATAATCTCGATACAGTATGAACTCTAAAACCTTACCGAGTGTATAATCTTCACCTTTAAGAATAATATCGAATGAGTTCGGAATTGTAGTAGTAGATTTGCTTACAACACCTTGTTCATATATGATAACCTTTAATTTTGTCAGTTTTTCTTTCATTACATCTATTGCCTTGTTAAGAATCATTATTTCTTCGAATTGACCAACTGATTCAATCGTGAAATCAAACGAATTAGGCTTGACAATTCGCTTTGCATCTAACAGTAACCAATCTTTCTTCGCATATTCAATATCATTTTCACTTTTGTTTTCGTTTTTCATTTTACTTTCCATCAAACTCCACGTCTTTTCTATTTCCTCTTGATTTGGTGTTGCGGCGTATGTACATGTAGAAACAACATTAAATGCACCATCCTCTTTTGCTGTTCCAATGTCAAACTTCATGCTCATTTTGATATGTTCTCCTTTGATAGTATCAGATATTTCGGGTCGCAAACGGATGAGATCAATGAATTCATCAGTAATCTTATCTTTCGGAAAAATCTCCCTTGTTGTTTGGTCATCCAAGTATTTGTTACTTTCTACATGGCGGATTTTGAAGTCTCCAGTTGTTACATATACAATCTCTTTCGAACGATTATGAACATCTACTTCGACAACAAAATCGGAGTATGGGAATGTAGTATCTTGGATATGGATTGGTATACAACTGAGACGCTGCTTTATCAATTCGTTGTTCATACGCGATGTATTTATTTCAATTGTAGCGAGATTCTTTTCATAAGGAGATGTGCGAAATACAACACATGGTATTTCAGACAATATAATTCGCCTTAGACTATTTGCTATGCTTACATTTACATTTTCAAGAGTGAAACGCAAATACTGTTCATCTTTCCCCAAATTGATGACTTGTGGTTCCATGCTTTCTTATACTATTACAGAACATAATTAAATCAATTTTATCAAAATAAGTTTAAAACAAGAAAAATAAAATAACCAAAATAGCATGAGCTCCATTCTTTATTACAGTAATTATTGTGAAAAGTGTAAAACTCTTTTACAGACTCTTTCGCAATCTGAAGTAAAAGACGACATGCATTTTATTTCACTTGATAATCGTGTTAAAAAGCCTAATGGAACAACACATGTGGTGTTGTCAAATGGACAAGAAATATTGTTACCTCCTACGATTACAAAAGTCCCTGCCTTATTACTATTGAATCATGGTCACCGTGTACTGTTTGGGGGCGAAATTACCGAACACTTAAAACCCAAGCAAGAAGCGTTTCAACGTTCGGCAACAAATAACAATGGCGAACCTTACGCATTTTCCCTTGGAGCAAATGGTTATGGTGTAGCTTCAGATAATTTCAGTTTTTTAGATCAAAATTCTGAAGAACTATCTGCAAAAGGTAACGGTGGAATGCGTCAACAGCATCATTACGCCAGTATTGAGCAACAAAATGACATTGAGACCCCTCCAGATACATATAAAGCTGATACAATTGGTTCAGTATCTATGGAGCAACTTCAGCAAAAGCGAAATAACGAAATAAATTAACGCATATCATTATATCTTTGTTATAATTTAAAAAAAACATATAAATCTACTATATTATGGATCAAAGACAGATTCTTAGTGCGTTTAATGACCATTTTATGGAATTTGTTGATGATGTTCAACGTGTGTTCCCGGATAATGATGATATTACAACCGTAAAAACTTCACTTGTATCCTTTCGCAAAACAAATCCTCGGTTGATATTGCTTGTATTCAAAGAGCAAGTGATTGGAAAATATCGAAATGAAATAGAAAAGGGAGATATTAATTTCTTTATTGACAAAGATTATAAACAAGACGTGGGTCAAATGGGAAGTTCGAAAATGATCTTAGAAAAGATTGATTGTCTTCGCCAACCAATACGAGAGATGAAACAAGAAGACCAAAACAAGGTTATTAAATATATTCAGAATTTGATGAAACTTTCTGATATATACACTGGGAATTAGTTCGGTTTACATTTAAATATAATAGGAATAGTATGATTTAAAAGTAAACTTTCGAAACAAATTATATCCACAATCATGAGCGAGGAGACAATTTCCAATGAGAGTACAGATTTCAAGAAAGTAATCATAGATTTTGTCAAAGATATGCTTCATACATTTCCTGAAATTTTACCATTACTGGATACAAATATGAGATGCATTGCGGAAGGAACCAATGTAAGTAATGAATGTATAGATAATATCAAAGAAGTTTGCGAGAAGGTGTATCCACAACGATTCTTTGATATTTTGTATCAAAACAACAAAATATTTGAAGAAGCGGAACCTTTGTATCTTTTACCAGGTATTGACTTTCGACCTTTATGGAAAGAGAATATAAGTGATAAAACACGGGAGACTATTTGGAAGTATTTACAACTAATTCTTTTTTCTGTGGTATCTAATTTATCAGACAGTAGTTCTTTTGGAGATACTGCGAAATTGTTTGAGGCAATTGATGAAGAGAAATTTAAGACGAAGTTGGAGGAGACTATTTCTCAAATGCAGGCTTGTTTTGATATGAGCGGTGCAAATGCAGTCGATGCGTCAGGAATCAATCTGGACGATTTACCCGATCCAGAATCACTTCACGAGCACGTATCTGGGATGATGGAAGGTAAATTGGGTAGTCTTGCGCGCGAAATTGCTGAAGAAACAGCAAACGATTTGCATGTTGATATGGAAGACGAGACATCCGTAGGAGATGTATTTCAAAAATTATTACAACAACCCGATAAGTTGATGGGTTTAGTTCAAAAGGTTGGTGGCAAACTAGACGAAAAAATAAAAACAGGGGAATTGAAAGAAAGCGAGCTATTGGCAGAAGCCGGAACCATTATGGAAAAGATGAAGGATATGCCAGGAATGTCGAATCTTCAAAATATGTTTGGAGGTGGAAATGGTGCAAAGATGAACGTTAACGCAATGCAAGCTCAAATGGAGAGAAATATGAAGTCGGCAAAACAACGTGAACGAATGAAACAAAAAGTGTCTGAAAATCACACACAACAAAAGGAAGCAGAAATGAGCTTACACGAATTGGAAAAAGCAACTGCTGCTGCGAACGAAGCATTTGCTTCTCTGTTGCGTTCAGAAGGCATGAGCGATGAAGGAATCGAGAAACTAGTATTTTCTACAGGAGAAACCTATCAAAAATCACGTCCATATGATGCACCAACAAATGCTTCAGCCTCAGTTCCACAAGAGAAAAAGAAAAAGAAAAAGAAGAAAAAGGGTAAGAGTGGTAAATAAAAAATCCCTTTAACTATATATAATGTCCAAATTTTGGTTGGAAGACCCAACTGTATTGATGAAAAAAGACGAACTGAGAAAAATGTGGCCTTCAAATACATCTACTATGAACGAAAAACTAAATGCGCTTTCTCGACTCATTATTGTAGTGACTTTGCTTGCCTACATTATTAATAAACAAACGAAAATTATGGTTTCGGGGTTTGTCACTCTTGTGGCAATAGTTATTTTATATCTTATGAACAAACAAAATATGTTTCAAAAACTTTGTGATGTAACAAAGAACGAAGGATTCTCGAATTCAAACCACATTAAGGAGATTGATGATTCTGTAACTCAACCAAAACCAAACAATCCAATGATGAATGTTATGCTTCATGAAATACACGATAATCCTGACCGGAAACCGGCAGCAAAGTCATTTCTTCCTGTAGTCGAAGATAAAATCAATGAAGCAACAAAAGAATTTGTTGCGGATAATTTCGATGACCCTAACATCAAGTCCAAACTATTTGATGATTTAGGAGATAGTTTCTCTTTTGATCGGTCGATGCGCGCGTGGCACCCAACCGCAAATACACAGATACCAAATGACCAGAAGGGGTTTGCAGAATTCTGTTACGGAAATATGGTATCGTGTAAGGATGGACACGAATTAGCTTGTATTAAATCTGCTCCTCATCGATGGATGAACAATTAATCTATAAATAAAATATATAAAACTTATATATATATAATGTCCTCTGTTTACGATTACTCATTCCACAAGACTTCGAGGATTGGACAAGATGAATGCGACAAAAGCCAGGATAATATCCAAAATATGAGTGCTTCCTCTTATATGCTTGATCGTTTTATCCCGAAATCTCCTGCGTCAAACTTCGTCGATTTTGCAACAAGTCATTTGAATATGAATTTTAAAGGTGGATATCAGCTTGATGTTGGTGGTTCAAATGTTGACCACAATAGTTCGTTGATGCATGGTTCTTTGACGAAACCAAAATGTAAGATTAGCCTGATCGAGCGACCTTTTGCCACGGTTCCCTATCTTGGACGCGGAAAGCGCAATGTTGTTGCTGAATCGCAAATACAGCAAGGTAATCTCAATGTAAATCGTAAGAGCGTAAATCCCTCTAGCGAAGCATGCTATCTTGGTTACAGCCAGACACCACTAGTACCTTCTCTCAAGTCTTCAATATCTAATCCAGCTAATCTAGTTGAAGGTGTTGCAGATAAAGGCTGGGTGCGCGGTGGTATTGCATCAAGAGAGTTTGTGCGAACAAACGAATACACAAACTAAATGTAGGAATTCAATTAACTTAAAATAAAATTATCATTAATCTCTTATGATGTATGTTGATGATTTTATTTGCACATACAAACTACATGAAGAAGAATGTGATAAAGAGATTATGTATCGAACACAATTTTTACAAGCATTTGGACTAGAGTCTTGGAACGATCAAAAAGTAGAGGAAAATATGCATCAATTGTATGAATCCATCAAAATGCTGAAAGATGTAAAAGAAATCATTGAAAAGGCAAAAAAAAGCAAAGAATTAGAAATGTTATTATTATTTAGCGGAACAGAAGACAAAGATGTATTCAAGTTGCTATTTAAATTCGAATTGTTCGATTTTACACATCGATGTATTTGTGACGCCATAAATAAACGTGAAATATCGAAGAATAATAAGGATATTTTACTCAATAATTTGTAGTAATATACTATAGAGGAATGACGTCTACTCGAAATAAGAATACACCAGGCAATTATATGTTGGAACAAAAACAAAATACAAAAATAGTGAATTATGATAGCTATAAACATTCTCCACACGGATTAGCCTATCGAAGCGAAACGCCTGCTGTAGGTGTTAACATTGGACACATGCCTCGTGATACGCTTTCGAATAATCCGATAGAAATTGAATCGATGCTTTTTGGAATTAATTCAACAAATTTGGTGAATCCCCAAAAACCGACTGTACCTAGATTGAAAACGCTTCCTGAGCGCAAATTCTTCGAACGTCCAACACTGATTATGCCGTTACCTCTTGTCGTAGAAAGCAAACAAAGACCTCTTCCACTTTCGTAAAAATTTATTTTTTATTTATGATTTTGTTTTATGTTGGATGATAAAAACTAATTTTCTGATATGTGTTATAACACATGTCAGAAAAGAACGAAAAAGTATAAAACAGTTACAAATACTTTGTTCAAAATACAAAACTATATGTTGATTTTACTTAAAATTTCATCATGAATAAAGTGTAAGAATTATGAAATACCCTTGTGTTCTTTTTATGCGTCATTTGAAGTATGCTGCGGTAGATAAAACCATTGCTCATGCAGAAACAAACGGTTTGCTAAAATGTTCAATATGCATCACTTCAGAACCTGAAAATGTGCGTAAATTATTCAGAGAAAACTGTAATATACTTGTCACATATGGTCCTAATAAACAGGAATATGATGTTGTAAAAAAAATAATTCCGGAACGATTACAAAACGCAATATGGATTCACATACATTCATTGGATAATATTGCTGAATTGAATACAAATGTGAATTATTATTTTATCAACCACGTCATTGGTGCACGTGTACACACGCGACCCAGATTTTCCATTTTTACCACATGTTTTGAGTCTTACGAAAAAATATTGCGTGCTTACGAGAGTGTTCAAATGCAGACATTCATAGATTGGGAATGGATTATTTTGGATGACTCTCCTGAAGGTAATCATTTTAATTACTTACAAAAAACACTTTGCGATCCTCGTATTCGTTTGTATAAACGTGCTTCCAATAGTGGTGTCATAGGAAATGTTAAAAATGAGGCAGTGTCGCTATGCCGCGGCGAATATTGTATTGAACTAGACCATGATGACAAACTCACACCAACATGTTTAGAAGACGCGGTATATGTTTTTGATTTGAAACCGGATGTAGGATTCATATACATGGATTTCATCAATATGTATGCGGATGGTACCCCGATGAAGTACAATAGCAAAATCATAAGTAAGGGTTATGGAGGTTATTACGCAATGAAATATGAAGGTGTTTGGCAATATGTATTTATTACACCAAATATCAATAACATTTCTCTCTCAAATCTGGTTTGTTGTCCCAATCATCCTCGCATTTGGGAACGTCAAACACTTATAGATGTAGGAAACTATTCAGAACTGCTACCAATATGCGATGACTATGAGCTTCTTCTGAGGACGTGTACAAAAACAAAGATTGCGAAGATTTGTAAGGTAGGTTATATTCAATACATGAACGAAGGAGAAAATAATTTTTCTATTATTCGCAAAGATGAAATAGAACGTTTGGGTACCATGTATGTGGGACCCCATTATGCACGAAAACATAACATTCATGGAATAATGCGAAGTATTGATGCATACGAGGATCCGCAATACGAGTCAAATCACAGTAACATTTGGGAACGAAGACATTACACACATAAATTTTCAAATTATCGCATCAACCCCGATTATAATACCCAAGTGCTCATCATCGGAGGAGCGCGTTTACAGCATAAGGAAGTGTGTGATCATATTAATGATGAAAAAACAGAAGTATTTATCATTGATACAAATAATAACATAAGCGCGCTCACGAGTTTAGCAGATAAATACGGATATGAAAATCTGCGTTGTTGTAGTCTTCCTACAAGTTGTGGAAGGAAAGAAGTGTTACAATACTTCGACCTTATGTGTCGTGCGTGCGACTATACGATTATTCTTGAATAAAGACAATTTATTTTCTCTCTTGTGATGTATATATGGCGTTTACCAGATTTCATTATGATTCTTGCAGAGTAGAGAAACAGCTCCAAGAATTAACCGATCCAGGTCGTCACGTGTTAAATGTTCCAGGACACGGCGAACATCCATATTTTATGGAGGACCCACATATACGAATGGAAAAATGGGGTGCCAATTTAATGAAAAATAGCATAAATCTTGAAAGCGATTTGCGTGGACTAACGCGAAAGAACAACAAGGACATTATTGACCAAAATCAGCACACACTGAAGTCGGTTAAAAAGGTGTCAATACGCTTTCCTGTATCTACAGCGTGTACGGATCAAACACGGGCAACTCATCCGGCATGGACATATAGAGATTTAGAACAGAGAAAGTGGGATTATTCGCATCTTGACCCGCAAGAAAATACTTGTCTTCCATTTCAAAACAACTTAAGCACGCGCATTTTAGAAAGAGATCACTTCATTCCGAAACTACCAAATCTTTGAACTCTGAATTATTTGTCATTATATAATATATTATTGTATATATAATGGCTCAACTAGCAATACCTTTGTTGGCATTAGGTGGATTTTATGTAATTGCTAACCACGATAATAAAAAAGATGACGATGACGATGACGATACGAAGAAACAGGAAGGTTTTGAGAATAACTACTCATCGCCACCAATTAATTATCCATCGGTCCAAAATGTAAATAAGAGTAATGTGAAATATTACTCTCAGTCGAATCAAACTACCGACAAATTTTTTGGCACAGAAGTATCGGAACACATTGCAAATAATAATCCCAAAGAGTCGGTTGGAAGTGGAATGATTCCCCAAATGTCACTCACCGGAGCACCCATTGACAAAACGGATTTCAAACATAATAATATGGTTCCGTTTTACAGTTCAAAGAGCAATGGTGCCTCTGTTTCTTCTGATGTGGCCGAAATGAGACTCGATAGTATGCAGGGAAACGGTTCGCAGGCGTTTAAAAAGAAGGAACAAGCACCACTTTTCAAACCGCAAACAAACATTCAACACGCTAACGGAGCACCAAATATGAGTGACTTTCTTCAATCGCGTGTGAATCCAAGTATGCGAATGGCAAATATTAAACCATGGGAAGAGGAAAGGATTGCACCTGGTCTTAACAAAGGCTACAACACCGATGGTGGTGTAGGATTTAATAGTGGAATGGAGGCGCGTGATACGTGGCAACCGAAAACAGTCGATGAACTCCGTGTTGCAACGAATCCCAAAAAAAGTTTTGTATTAACTGGTCACGAAGGACCAGCGAACTCGATGGTGAAAGAAGCAGGAAATACACAAACCCAAGGACGTGTCGAAAAATACACCCCTGATACGTATTACACACTTGGTCCTAGTCGGTGGAACACTACAACCGGTATAGAAAAAGGACAAACCGCGCGTGGCATCGAAGTATTACCGCACGTTAACCGTCCTGAGACTTCAGAGGAATACTTCGGAAGCAGTGCTGTTCAAGATGCACAAGCAACTTACGCGAAAGGTATATATCAAGAAACACGCAGACCCGAATTGAAACCTAACGATGTTACGAATATATCGGCAGTAGGAAAGCGCGGAGCATCGAAAAACGATTTTGGTGTAAGTGGATATAACCCCTTACCTACAAACCGTTCTACCGTGAAACAACCAGATGGCTTTGGTGCGGTGCAAGGTCTGGCGCGTGCCGCAGTAGCGCCACTTTTAGATGTATTGCGACCATCACGAAAAGAAAATACCATTGGAAATATTAGATCAAATGGACATGTCGGTACATCGGTTTCTAACGCTAGAGTTCACAATCCAGCAGATCGAACAAAGACAACATTAAGAGAAACAACTGAAAGTGCCATCGACTGTAAATATCTGAACTATCAAGGACAAAATGCCGAAGGTTATTCGGTGTCTGAACATCAACCAACAAAGGTTCAGCGTGATACGACAAATGTTCAGTATACGGGCGGTGCTGGTCCTAGTATGCATCAGGCTAATCAAACTTATGATGCAGCGTATCGTCAACGCAACAATGAAAACAAAAACGTCGAAAATCGCCCTAATCAAGGAGGCACACAGATTTTCAATCAACAAGAAAATATCCGAATTGGTCGAATTGATTCCGACCGAAATAATGTTCGCGCGTATGCACCGAACGGCGGTCCCTCAATCATTCCATCGGCAGAGACTTTTGGCGCCACAAAACTGCCTCAGTGCTACGACAGCATCAACGACGACAGAATAAATCCTGATATTCTTTCTGCGTTTAAACAAAATCCTTACACCCAAAGTCTTCAAAGTGTTGCGTAGTTTTGAATTAGCGTGACAATATATATTTTGTTGGAATATATATTGCTTCAATACGAATTAAGAATAACTTAAAAAATCAGATATATGACGTTATCCATACATCCTGATATTTATAAAAAAACAGAATTTTTCTTGCAATCAAAAAAAATACCAAACATTATTTTTCACGGGCCACATGGTGGGGGGAAAAGAACAATTGTAAAAGATTTCGTCAGCAAAATATATGACGATGATAAAGAGATAATGAAAACATACGTCATGGATGTTAATTGTGCAAACGGAAAAGGAATAAAATTTGTGCGCGAAGACCTGAAATTTTTTGCCAAAACTCATTTGAATTTTAAAGGAAAAGGACATTTCAAAATAATTATTTTGTCAAATGCTGACAAACTCACGATTGATGCACAATCAGCGCTTCGCCGATGTATCGAATTATTCAGTCATACCACCCGATTTTTTATTATTGTTGAAAATAAATACAAGCTATTGCGACCAATATTATCCCGATTCTGCGAAATATTCGTTCCCCTTCCAATTATCAACGGGAAACGCGTGAATCTACATGATTACGCATCTCGACGATGCTTCCGACCGGACAAAAACATATCTGTCCGAAAAATGTGGTTGAAGAAATTTATTAACAATTCAACAATTACGAATTATATTGATTTGGTACAAACTGCAATCCATTTATACGAAAAAGGCTATAGTGGTATAGATATTATTTTGTATCTTGAGGATTCGGATTTTGAGAAAGAGAGAAAATATCGTCTATTACTTACATTTCAAAAAGTTAAGCGTGAATTTAGATGCGAAAAACTTCTATTGCTGTTCATGCTGAATTTTATTCTATTTCGTTCTGATGACGATTTAGAAAATATTTCTTTTATGTAAATGGATGATTACTCAATGTCGAGTTTGAGTGAATCAAAAAACGTGTGGTGTGCTCGTTTAGTGGATACACTTACACCAGGATTGATTGACGGGCTCAAATCGATTTTCAAAGAGGCTTTAGAACTGTGCGAAGAAAATGATGAAACAAACAAATACTTGATGACTTTTCAAACATTTCTCTCTCGTATTCCCAAGTGGAACGACTCAATTATTGGAAAAGAACGCGAACGCATTGAAACAATAACGAAATGTGGTTATTTAGAGGAACTCATTACTTGTGTACATGTCATACAATTGAAGGCACTTAGTTGTGTTCGGGTTGGACAAAAACAAAAGAAGATAGATATTAATATTCCATCTGCCGATGTTTTTATTCATAATGTATACATCAATATTGCACGAAAGTTGTATACAAACGTTTATCTCTTTGAAACAGATTTACCGCCGTTGGAGCTACAAAAAAACAACCGACAACTAGAGGTATTTGTCCAAGAAAGCATTCTCAACACGATTCGCGATACTATGCCTATAGAATCGATTCTTCGCGCGTATATGGATGAAACAGAAGAAGAAGAAGTCGATATCAAGGAAGAAATTATTGAGGAAGCAATCCCTGTAGTTGAAGAAGATGCACAACCGCCTGCGGTAGAAACACAACCGCCTGTGGTAGAAACACAACCGCCTGTGGTAGAAACACAACCGCCTGGGGTAGAAACACAACCGCCTGTGGTAGAAACACAACCGCCTGTGGTAGAAACACAAACGCCTGTGGTAGAAACACAAACGCCTGTGGTAGAAACACAACCGCCTGTGGTAGAATCGCAAACTGATTCAATTGTAGGACAAACAGCGCGACAACAAGAAAACATATCTTTTTCAAACACAGACAAAGCACAAGATTCTTTAGGCAATGAAACTTTAATTTCTGCCCCCAAAACGATTGAACGATTAGAACAGATTGCTCTAGAGTCGGCGCAAAGACGACGCGATGAAGCAGATGAGGATGAGGATGAGGATGAGGACAGAATCACAATTGGAAGTAATATTAATATTGATACTTTAGACATCGATGATTTGAACAAATCATCTAATGCACCGTTAATATTGGATGATATAGAGATTTTATCGTAATTCGTTGAATTTTCAAATGGATAATAATATAATATACTATTTATGAATAGCAAGTTTGGTATTGCTGGTGTTATTGCAATCGTGTACGCGATCATGAAGTTTATTGAAATACGATTTATTACCAAAGAGATGAAACCTGTTAAGGAAATAACACAAGATACATTATTAGTATATATTAGTTCATTTCTTGCGTTGATTGTCATTGAACAAGCTGATGTGAGTGAAATCGGAAAAACAAATGCTGCTGCTTTTGTAGGTGACCCTGAATTTTAAATCATAATGAATTTGTCTTCATTTCAAGACAAATTCATTGTTATGAATTATTGGTGAGAGATAAAGTTGTCTATGTTCATGATTTTTTGCTTGTTAATTGTCTTTTTTGGGATAATATAGCTATCAAAATATTCATTTTTAATTACATCAGAAGGAACGTGTTTATGGACTGTTCGAGCAATCATCTTGTATAATTTAAAATCAGGATATCTCTCTTCACCATTGTTTTTGTAGAGAATATTACGTCCCTTATCATCTAAACACCAAGTAGTCATTATTTTGATAATTGGTATATCTTTTTCTTCATTCAACAACATATCATACAATGCACAACCCAACCGACACAAATCAAAACTAAAATTTGGTTCTACGCGTGATTTTTTAGCATCATAGTAAGGTTCGAAATTATATTGAGTTGCTGCATCTCCTTTAGAATGATATGAATCGCTACAAATTAGATTACCGCGATATTTGTATATAGCTCTCCCATAGTCGATAATTTTATATATTTTTCCAAATGTAGGTACTTTGTAATATTTACCATCATACTTGTAAAACAAATTTTGTTTGTCGGTTTTTATGTACATTATATTATTTGTATGCAAATCGTTGTGTGTAAGTCCAAACACTTTTTGATAAGTTATTAACATCATAAGGATTTGTATCACAATAGAACCATACTCTTCTTCCGAAACATTTCCGGATGTAATGAATGAATCGAGTGTCTGATCACATTTTTCGAGTGCGATTATTTGAATAGGAAACTCTTTGAGTTTAACATACGCATTGTCTTCTGAAGCGGTAGAAAGTGTATCTTCTATACTAACATCACTTTCTTGAGAAACGGATGATGCCGACGTATTTGAAGAACGCGAGGAACAACGCGAAGTATTTGATGACTCTATAGATGAGGATTTATTTTTCACTTGCTGAATATGTGATGGTGAGTTGTATAGCAATGCTGCAGATATATCTGCAGCCGCGGACGGTTTACCCTTATCTGGATAAAATATACCATCAAAATGCGCAATATTTATGTCTTCAATTTCGGATAAATCAATAATATTTTCTGATGAAACACGTATTCGTTCCTTGTAATTGCGCGTATCACGATTCATCAAATCACACGGAAAACTTTTATCAAAATCGTATAAAACACCACAATTTTTATGAAACTGCTTACAATCGTGTAAATACTCAATGTCATCACAAATATTCAACATATATTGACATTTCTTTCCTAAGTAAGAACCGTAAAAATCCAATCCATGGATAAATTGACAATCGTGAAACATAACACTGGTCAAATAAGTGAAAAAACTATCCACGTACGCTTGATTATTTGGATCACGAACTTTTGCGATTCCAACGGTATCATCTTCAAATATGGGCAAGTTTAAAAGATTATTGTCTGATAAGTCATATTTTGAAGTCATATACTTAATTGGATCAATCAATGGGACCATTTTGAAGAAAACTTGTTTCTCTATTATTTTTTTTTCATTATTTTCAACATTTACGTGGAATATGTTTTCGTTACATTTTCGTAATACTTTTGTAAGTTTTAAACTATGATTCAAATTGATGTTATTATAATTTGTTTCATTTAGAGTAAAAAAACGTTTATAGATTGGTATATAATTTTGCGGACATTTCATGTTCAATAGTTCCTTATTTTTGAAAGTCTCAAAAAGTGAGGCATTATCATTCTTTTGATAAGAAAAGTCCATAGTTGAGCGTGATATAAATTCCTTAAAAATTTAACTCATTAAGATATGCGGATAAAGAGTTAAAAATAATTTCTGTTAATTTTTTACATGACACTAGAATTAAAGAAGTTTGACATGTCACATATTAGCTTCAAACCTGACGAAAATAAAGGTCCAGTGGTTGTTCTTATTGGACGCCGCGATACAGGAAAAAGTTATCTTGTGAGGGATTTACTATATTATCATCAAGACATACCGATTGGAACGGTTATTTCAGGAACAGAGGCAGGAAATGGATTTTATGGAAGCCACGTTCCTAAATTATTCATTCATGATGAATACAATACTGCCATCATAGAAAACATACTCAAGCGTCAAAAAACTGTCCTTAAACAAGTGAAGAAAGAAATGGAAATGTATAAAAAGACCACGATTGATCCTCGTGCGTTTTGTATATTGGATGATTGTTTGTATGATAACTCATGGGCAAAGGATAAGATGATGCGCCTGCTCTTTATGAATGGTCGTCATTGGAAAATCATGCTTATTATTACTATGCAGTATCCCTTAGGTATACCACCCAATTTGCGCACCAATATTGACTATGTGTTTATATTGCGCGAACCCTACATAACAAACAGAAAACGGATATGGGAAAACTACGCAGGTATGTTTCCAACATTTGAAAGCTTCTCGCAGGTCATGGATCAATGTACCGAAAACTTTGAGTGCTTGGTCATCAATAACAATGCCAAATCGAATAATTTACAAGATCAAATTTTTTGGTATAAAGCCCAACCACACGGGGATTTCAAATTGGGTTCAAAAGAGTTTTGGGAGATGTCAAAAGACCTGAACTCAGATGACGAAGAAGAGTCTTACAATCCTAATTCAGGGCGAAAGCGTGGTCCCACAATAAATGTCCGTAAAAGTCGTTGGTAAAAGTGTCAGATTATGACTTTGGGCGCTACACATTTATTTTCTTTAATAAATTCATCCTTATCAATCTTATAGACAAAATTACAATGGTGCTTTTCTGGCAGTCGGTGTTTTATACAGTAAATATTTTCACATCTACACTTTCCCATTACCATTTCTACCTGATTAATCTTGTTCTTACATTCAGGATAAGCACACACTTGTTTCGGCATATGGCTTACTTACATATATTATAAAATATTATATGTAATTTCAATTTTTAATCACATTTATGGCGTCTTTTTTGTTTTATTGTGTTATTGTTTCTAATCAATTTTTTTATTGTTGTCTTCTTTCACTCCTTCTTCATCTTCATCTTCTTCATCAATATTTACCAATACACTTTCCTTTGATTTATCACTCTTTGTTTCGGTCAAGCGACTAAGACCATGGTCAGAGTTCTTATGGTCAATTACAACATTTTCATCCTCAAACAACTCTTTGCGCACATCTGCTACAGTAACCTCATCGCCAATATTATTTTCCATAGTATTAACATTGTTTATACTGATCAATTGGCCATTTTCATCCAAGGTTTGTGTAAGCACATTTCCACTTTCCAACGCCTTCTTCTTATTTTCCTCCATGGCCTGCTCCTTTGTCTCGCGCATGCGCTTGTCAAACTCTATCTTGGCGTTCTCTTCATTAACCTGCTTCTCACGCATAAGCTGGTTCAGTTCATCCTCCAGATACTCAACTCGACCAGTTTTATACGCCTCGGGATGATAAGGCATCCACATACCAACAGGACCGACAAACACGTCATGATTTGAATCAATCTCACGCAACATCTTACAACGAAGCTCTGCCTCCTGCTGACTTGGATACGACCCACGCACCTTTAGCCCGCGCACACTGGTTTGAAAAGAATTTTCTCGATTAAACGTTTCCTCTAATTTGCTCTCATTTGCGTCCATGAAATTTTTGAATTCATCCTCGAGATTTGTAGCAAACAGATTATCACGCTCTTCTTTACAAAACTCCTCCAAATCTTTTGTCAAATCGTCAAATACAAGATTGTACTTGAACGAAAGAAAACTTAAGAACTGCGTATATTTAGACAGCGCTTTCGACATTTCCCATTGCTTTAGGAACTCATTGAAATTATATAAGTTGCGATCCTTCAGAATCTTCTCAGGAGAGAGAAACGATACGCATACAAACTTTTGTCCAGCGACAGGTTTGTCCTCATCAAGTAAATCAACATATTTCTTGTTCTCTGTGCCATCAATGTTTAGCCTACACTCAATCCCCTCTGGACGACTCCCTGCTTTTGATGAATCACTCATATAGTTATATTCCTATTGATAAACTTTAAGTGTTTTCTACGCGATATGTATTTTTTTTCTTTTTATTAATTATAATAATGAATGTTTTAAACGATTTTGATCTTGGCGAACTTTTGAAACGCGCTATCAAGTATCTTGTTGAGGGTATCATGGTTGCGCTTGCCGCTTTTGCGATTCCTAAGCGGTCACTCGATCTTGATGAGGTTGCCTTTATTGCCCTTACCGCTGCCGCCACATTTAGCATTCTCGACACTTTTGTCCCTGCGATGGCGGTCAGTGCTCGCTCGGGTGCCGGGTTTGGTATTGGTGCTAACCTTGTTGGCTTCCCTAAACTTCGTTAAATGAAGTCCTAATAAACAATATAGATTTTTATAAATTTGAATCTATATTGTTGGAATAAATTCCCAATCAAGTTCATTGCATATTTTTTTCCATATTTCATCTTGTTCAATCCGTTTTTCGCGGTCTTTCAGCATTGGGAAAAACGGAAGAAACTCACGTTGGTCAAGCAATTCGCACAATTTATAAACCGTGTAATAATAATTCAAGAAATTCACACGATCTTCCGGGCAATATTTTGCATAAGGTCCCTGGATTTCCATGAATAAATTACACAACGTATCCTCAAGTTCAGGACTCATAATCGGTGGTTTAATTCCTAATTTGTCTTTGATGAAAGGAATGTGTTCGTAATACTTATTGTATCCAAGACGTTTTAGTATTTCTTTTGCGCGCTTATTAGTGATTTGGTCGAGTCCTATTCGCTCCTTCTTTATTTGTAGCTTGATATTTTCCAATACCTCGTTTGGAATTTGTGTAGTTTCTTTTGCTTGAAATTGCGCAATCACCTCGCGAAAGTGGTTGATTCGCTTGTAAGCATAAAAACAGACTTCCTTAGGTGGCTCCTTGTAAGAAGGTTTTTCATTTTCTACAAGATATTGAATTGTAGATGAACAATAGTTGCAAACAAGTTGTCCTTCATGAACTATAGGTATCATTTCTCCACGATGACATGTTTCGCAAATGTCTGTTTGAACAACATAGTTACCTATATCCATAAATGAATCGCTGATGTTGGAGAGAAACTTTTTCACATTACTGTGCTGTTTTTCCACTTTTTTTTTGTTGGATGTATCGCTTTTGAAAAAGTTGTTAAGAACTGTTGTTTTGTTATTTCCTTCAGCAACCTCCATTTTATTTTCAAAATAACCAAATACCAATTCCGAATTGTTTAGCAAATAGTCCTTCTCTTTTTGCTTGATTGCTTGTATTTGCTTTTGAATGTCAGTAATACGATCTTTAATCTCAAGTTTTTGTTCAATTGAAATATTAGTAGATAAAAGTTTTCTCCGAAGTGATTTACGTTCCTTACGAAGTTTAGGTATGTCTGCTTCTTTTTCATGTCGTAACTCATCAACAATTTCTTGATGTTTTCCATCCAAAGTTATAATGGAATTATTTTCGACATGTATTTTTCGAGTATTCTTTTCTTTGAATTTAGGCATAATATGATAATACTCTTATTTTTGTTTAATTGAATATATATCGAGTTATTGTTTTCTTCGTTTTAATTTAATGGATACGGTTGTCATCAATACACCAAAGGAATTAGAAGTCGATTGTATCAAACTCCAAAAAATGGCTTTCATATTCAATGCTGTTCAATCTGGATGGAAAGTGTCTATGAAAGATGACACATATATTTTCACCAAAAAGCACGAAGGAAAGAAAGAAATATACCTTGATACGTATGTAAAATCATTTATTGAAAAAAATATGAATATTGATAAAATTAAAGATAATAATGAAAAAGAATGAACTTCATTTTGAAAAACATTTTATCTCATTTCCATAATTTTTTTTTCTTTAGCAATATTATAAACATGGGTGGAGGATTAATGCAACTCGTAGCTTACGGCGCTCAGGACGTTTACCTTACTGGCAACCCGCAGATTACCTTCTGGAAGGTGACCTACCGTCGCCACACCAACTTCGCGATGGAGTCGATCGAGCAGACTTTCAACGGCCAGGCCGATTTCGGCCGCCGTGTCACCTGCACCATCAGCCGCAACGGTGACCTCGCGTACCGCACCTACCTTCAGGTCACCCTTCCGGAGATTGGCCAGACACAGGCGAACTACGCTCGCTGGCTCGATTTCCCGGGTGAGCAGATGATCTCGCAGGTTGAGGTCGAGATTGGTGGCCAGCGCATTGACCGCCAGTACGGCGACTGGATGCACATCTGGAACCAACTCACCCTTTCCAAGGAGCAGGAGCGTGGCTACTACAAGATGGTTGGCAACACCACCCAGCTCACCTACATCACCGACCCGCTCTTCGAGGACGTTGATGGCCCGTGCTCCAGTGCCAGTGCCCCTCGCAACGTGTGCGCCCCGCGCAACGCCCTTCCGGAGACGACCCTCTACGTGCCGTTCCAGTTCTGGTACTGCCGCAACCCGGGTCTTGCTCTTCCGCTTATTGCCCTCCAGTACCACGAGGTCAAGATCAACCTCGACCTTCGCCCGATCGACGAGTGCCTCTGGGCCGTTAGCGATCTCGCTTCTGTTGCCAAGGCCAGCGCTGCCTACCAGCAGTCGCTTGTTGCCGCGTCGCTCTACGTCGACTACGTGTTCCTTGACACCGACGAGCGCCGCCGCATGGCCCAGAACCCGCACGAGTACCTGATCGAGCAGCTCCAGTTCACTGGCGATGAGTCGGTCGGTTCGTCCTCGAACAAGATCAAGCTCAACTTCAACCACCCGTGCAAGGAGCTCGTCTTCGTCGCCCAGCCGGACGAGAACGTCGACTACTGCGCGTCCCTTGAGGATAACGCGCTTCTCGCCAATACCCTTGGTGCTCAGCCGTTCAACTACACTGACGCCGTTGATGCTCTCCCGAATGCTGTCCACGCGTTTGGTGGTCCCACCTCTACTGGGTCTAACGCTTTCATCAATGCGTCGGGCCTCTTCGATGACCCTGTTGCCAACACTGTTTCGATCTCTGCTACTGGTGTCTCCTCCGATGCTGACTTTGCCAACAACGACACCCCCGGCTCGTCGCTCTCGGATGCCGGCACCTTCGTGCTTGCTGAGACCGCGCTTGACATGCACTGCTGGGGCGAGAATCCGGTTGTCACCGCCAAGCTGCAGCTTAACGGCCAGGACCGCTTCTCGGAGCGTGAGGGCACCTACTTCGACCTCGTCCAGCCGTACCAGTTCCACACCCGTGCCCCGGACACCGGCATCAACGTCTACTCGTTCGCGCTTCGCCCGGAGGAGCACCAGCCGTCGGGCACCTGCAACTTCTCGCGCATCGACAACGCGACTCTTCAGCTCGTCCTGTCGAACGCTACCGTCGAGGGCACCAAGACCGCCAAGGTCCGTGTCTACGCCACCAACTACAACGTCCTTCGTGTTATGTCGGGTATGGGCGGGCTTGCTTATTCGAACTAAGTAATAGATGGGGATAATTAATCTTATTAATTTTATAAAAAAACTGATTTCATGAGCATATAATGACATAGATTATAATATGTTCTCTAGTGGCGAAACGTTCGATATGAACAAGACTGATATATGTTCCATCATGAGTTCCAAATCACGCAAAGTATCCCTCATATCCAAACTGGACATGCGATATGGACTCAATATGAAACTCAAACCTGACACATCTATTCATGACGAATTAAAGAAAAAATACCCCGAGTTATCAGAGCAAATACATCCTTGATTAACAAACGAAAATATGAAAAATATGATATATAGATAATACTTAAATATAGCATCTATATAACAGACATAATGCAAATCTTCATCAAGACACTTACCGGAAAAACAATTACGCTGGATGTCGAATCGTCTGATACAATTGAAAACGTAAAGCAGAAAATTCAAGACAAGGAAGGGATTCCGCCCGACCAACAGCGCCTTATTTTTGCGGGTAAGCAACTCGAAGATGGACGTACACTGTCAGACTATAACATTCAAAAGGAGTCGACCCTGCACCTTGTCCTGCGTCTTCGTTGATCGTGCTGTAACGTAAAAAAAAATACATATATAATACGCATTGCAATAGTGCTATGCTTATTATAAACTAGAGCAATTAAGACGGTCTAGGACGCAATGTCATTGTAGTATTTTGTTTACGAGGAGATTTCCGTGTAGCTTTGGCAGGAGGTTTCTTTTTGTTTTTCTTTTTCGTCGTGTTACTTTTCATAGGGATTGTTTTTAAATCTGATTTCAATCCCAAGTCCTTTATTACTTTGGAAATAAGCTTGCGTTCATTTTTAATCTTCGCAATAAACTGCTTCTTCCTTACTGGATTCGCAAGCTCTTTAGATTTTTCATCAACCGAATCAGATTCCAGACGCCATAACTCATCCTCAAATAAAATATCGTAATAATTCTTGTAGGTTTCAGTTTCTTTATCGAACTTGTCGTAATTTTGCAAAACAATACCGATAAATTCAGCTTGGATCGGTTCCTTTGTCTCAAAATCTTTAAAATAATTCGCATCAAAAATGATAAAATCATACATCTTATACTTGGTTCCTATACCTTGATACTCATATTCTGTTTCGATATCATAAGATGGTATCTTATTTTCATGGTAATCAATTGCAAGAGTAATGGCAACTATAACATTTGCCTTGATTTCTTGGGTTCCTGTTTCACGGAGCATCGTGTCTGGATTGACCTTCGAAAACATGACTCCATTTATCTTTCCGGCATTTGTTTCAGAAAGCGATGTTGCAATATATAATCCATCATTACTATCTCTCACATGTCGCCCTATGATCCATTTCACCTGTGACCTTTTCAATGTAACATCTTTGTTGGAAAACGCAGAAATCAGTCGTTTTGCTTCCATAATTGGTTGTGTAAAGTAATGGTTATAATTTGTCAATAATCCTCTCGGTTCTAATGTTCCAATTTCTTTCATCTTCTCTAATACATTAAATATGTGTGTCCAGTACTGGGTTTCTTCACCAATTTTCTGACTGTAAGATAATTGTATGTAGGCCTTCATATCATGAATCACGCTCGTTTTATTTTTTTTGCCTTCAAAGCTAATCCTGGCATAGTAATCACCATGCACCCGCATTGTATCCGTTTTTCCTTTATGGTAATAAATATCTACTACATTATATCCATTATCTAAAATTTCTGTTTGCGGAGTGACCATTTTTTCCATAAAATACGCCTTACTGCCCTTTTTTAAAAGATTCTGTTTCTGCGTCAATCTTCGCTGAACTAATATTCCTTCTTTCACCTTTACGTGGTCTTTCCGGTATTGTAAAACTTCCTCTCTTGTGCTTTGTTTCAAAAACTTTGATTTGAACTCTCGCGTATTTTTCTTGTTTGCAACAAAAAAATGGTATCCTTCTTCTGGAACGGGCGTTTGTACGCTTATAAAATCCATAACGAACTCAATGAATTCTCTGTATTTATTGGAATCGGGCAAATACCATTCGGAAGGTTTGTTTGTAGGAAAATGTATCACTATATTTTTGTATCCGTCATGTTCACGCAACATTTTATGCAAGTGCTGTTCGATATTTTCTGCGAATGTGGATGTTCCTTCACTACTTTCATGCTTGTAAAACAAAAGGTAATGCAACTTGAATCCAATGTTTTCTAATCCTGGGATCAACGCGGTTTGTAATGAACCAAGACGAAGGCTTGTTGTGTTACTCACGCCTATTTTGATAAACGTTCGACCATCGATTTTTTTGGAAATAATATAAATATAAGAGCGTTTCAACTTCTCAACACCGCTTCTTGTTTTAATTTCAGTAGGCAACAAGTTGCTGTCAAACAATTCGGCAATCAAAGGATCACTCGCATTATAATCAATACCATCGTCTTTGATAAACACACCATCCTTTCCGAGATTTTGTGTTTTTCTTCTTTCGTAATAATTTCTCTTATCATTGTCAGAGAGATTACATAACATAGTGTCTTTTTCGATTTTACATTTTTGCTTAGCGATTCTTTCGCTTTTTCTAGTCCCAGACATCGTGGCGTATTATCAAAAGGAGAGAAAATAAATGGTCTTATTCGAAATAATGGCGTATTTGGTCGTAGGTACACAAATGCGACGTTTCTGGTCGTTTCAGTTCAACATCTGTATTGTTTCTAGAATCTAGTCTTCGTGAATAATTCACGTCATCATCTTCCTCGTATAAACCATTATAGTATGTTTTGTTACATCTGATATCAGAAAAAACCAGAGATGTCACGCCACCAAGTGCTACGCCACCAGCCAAACACTTGATGAAATTTCGTGGTTCCATTTTATTTTATCCATAGAAATTTTTTAAATTATTTTACATAACATTTGATTTATGAATTAAACAATCGCTCCATATTATAGACCTCTGGTCGTTCTTTCTCTTCTTGAAACAATTTTGAAATCAGGTCATTCGTTCTAAATCTCAAACTATAGTGCTGTTGAAGATTATTACGTCCAACGCGCCCCATTGCTTGAATACATTTCTCCTGACTCATACTACTCAAATCCCTGCTGATATAACCATGACAGAACTGATAATTAGTGCCGTAAATATAATCAGAAGACGCAATGATAATATAAAGTTTTTGTTCTTGTGCAAGTGTCTTCATTATTTCGGAATACCTTACGCTTGTATGTTGCGTAAACACACCAATCCCCATAAGTAACAACATTTTCCATGAATCTTCCACATCATCAATAAGCATAATCTGTTCAACCACATTTTCGGATATATCACACATAAATGGTTTCCCGTATATATGTTGTAGATCGGGAATTTCAAATCGTTTCTGGTGAGATACACTGTTTGGAATAAATCGTGTTTCAAGTTCGACGCTTTTCACACAAGCATTGAGTTCGTTTATTTTATTTAAAACTCGACGCATTTCTGGATTTACGCGACCTTCAGCCAATTTTTTATCTTTTCCCTCATCCTCACGCGTGCCATCTTCATATGTTTTTTGGAGTACGGCAACTTTACCATTAATTACGCTGTTGAACTGAATGGCCTTCATAATATCTCTCGAAACTTCTTGTGGAATATTGGCTTGTTGAAGACAAAAACGCGCAACTTTTTCCACGTTTTCGGCTAAGAAGATCGTAGGTCCATCGGTGAGTGTGTGCGCATCACTCGTTACAATGTGAATGTTCGATACCTGATGCTTCACTCGATTTCTTTCTATACTGCGCAACAGATCAATCCACTTTTCTGGAACTATGTTGCGAAGAACCTCCAAATAATACATTTTAATCTTGTACATGGTAATATCTTGAACACATTCAAAGTTTTGCGATATTGTATATCGCTCGTTGCGAATTGCTTCAGATACACTTTTGTGTGTAACAAATCTTATTGCTTCACCAAGGTCAATGTATCGAAGTAAAGTGTTATTTTCTCGACAGCGTCGGACAATTTCAAGCATTTCATCATAGCATTCTGTCATGTAATGCGGCATGGATACGTACCCGTCTTTATCAATCAATGGAATCGTCTTCTTACAATCATGACTTACTATGGTGTGAACCTCCGCATCTAAGAATCGAGCACAAAAATCGGCATTAGTCGGTTGCAATTCACGCATTTGCGGAAGCGTCGCTGACGACAATATAACGTTTGGAATTTCATTTTCCTGCCAGTTTCGTTGAATAATTGGATGAAACTCGTGTTCTTGATAGTCCAACGTAATTGTCGGTTCATCCCAATAAAGAATAATGTCTTCCTTTTTATTAAATGCCAACATATAATACATGGCTGGAAGATAAGACTTGATATCACATATCATTATCTCGACTTTATCCCCAACTGTGTTATCAACCTTCCATATTCCACCGCTTTTACGATTGACTGTGTAATCCTTTGCTGCAAAGTAATGAAGTCTGATATCCTCTGCATCTTCACAGCCAAATGCAAACGCAATTTTTTTTTGTCCAGATATAGCTGCTTTTGCCAATGCCAAACCAACATGACGTGCTGCACATACAAAGATAATGCGATGCTTTTCCGATAATCCCAACGGGGACATAGTCTTTCCCGTTCCGGTTGGTGCTATATATTGTATCAGTTTTGGATTACGTGCTTTACACAAACTAAACAATTGTTTCTGATGTTCATACAATTCTTCGTCCGCATATTTCATCAAATAATTATTTCTTTCAATAAGTGTTTGTCCCATTTCCACTAGTTTTACAATGTTTACATGATTGCTCACGATATTCAGAAGATTTTCAATATTATCAGTCAAAACTTTATTTTTTCCGTTTACGTTATAGTTTCCAATAATCTTAAGAGTATAGTAGAATTTCAACCATTTGTCTGATTTCTTCGATTTGTATTTGTATAAATTCTCAAGTAAATCAAGAAGGACAAACTCAAAGAGTTCTTCGGTTTCTTGCCTCTGTGATAATTGCTTGTCTGTATTTGCAAATCTTATTTTGTCAGCCTTTTTGAGTGTACAATTTTTCGTTTCAACATTTTCAAACTTGAACCCATATTTTTGTGACATTTTATTCATCCTTGGTTGAATATATTTCATAAACACGAAATTTTCGAGTGTTTCCGAATATTCAATCTTAAGAAAACTCAACAATGAATTGGTTTTATTTTGACGAATATGAACGTTGTGATATCCTTGAGTAATCAACCCAATAATACGTTTTTCCTGAGTCGATACTGGAATCTCGATACTATTCCATTCATCTTTCGTGAGTTTGCGTTGGTGAAGATCCATGATGGTTCGTATTCATATAGTTTTTACTTTATTTAACTTTCAATTTTATTGTCTATGAATTATATATACATAGATATACACCTATGAAAACTGAAATTATGATAAGTAGTATTGTTCTAGTTGTGTTTGTAGTAGTTTCTATATTGATATATTGGTCCAAACGGAAAATAGAACCACATGCTTATGTATACAAGAATGATTTTCCAACCAATATCAAACCCGAACCAAAATATTTAACGGAAGAGCAACATCACGATATACACACCGCGTGGGGAGATATGGGCTACTACCCGCATAGACGTAACGAGTATGAATATGATGGGGCTACCACAGAAACAAGCACGACAAATATGCAAAACAATACTGGGTATGTGTCTGATTCTGTGTCTGTCTCTACCGAAAACGCTACAAATACAGAAGATGATGTTATGGATAACACATCTACGTCAAATATGTATTTTGGAAATCAAACTGTAATGAAATGTAAAGATAAACCAGGAACATTTTGGTGCGCAACATTAGAGGAATGTTTACCAGTAGATAAACCATGTAAAACCCAAGTGGATGAAACTACTACAGATACACAACAATATGATTGTCCGCGTGACATAAATGGTAATTGTATAAACAATTACGAAGACCAAATAAGTGAAGCAGAAAAGAAGCGTCGTGAAGAAGCTGCTGCTAAGGCACAGGAGGAAGCCGAAGAGAAGCAGAAGCGTCGTGAAGACGCAGAAAAGAAGCGTCGTGAAGAAGCCGAAGCTGCTGCGAAGGCACAAGAGGAAGCCGAAGCTGCTAAGGCACAGGAGGAAGCCGAAGAGAAGCAGAAGCGTCGTGAAGACGCAGAAAAGAAGCGTCGTGAAGAAGCCGAAGCTGCTGCTAAGGCACAGGAGGAAGCCGAAGAGAAGCAGAAGCGTCGTGAAGACGCAGAAAAGAAGCGTCGTGAAGAAGCCGAAGCTGCTGCTAAGGCACAGGAGGAAGCCGAAAAGAAGCAGAAGCGTCGTGAATACGCAGAAAAGAAGCGTCGTGAAGAAGTCAGAAGTAAACTTAAGAAAGCAACACAAGGCGCAAATGTTACATTTCTTGAATCTGCGATCGATGAAGCAAATTCCTTGGATATTGATACCTCAGATGCGAAAACCCGTCTTCACACCCTAAAAACCTGGTATGGAGATGCGGGTTGTCATAATAATAGACAACTTTCCGTTAACACCTGTAATAAAACTAAACTTTGTAGAACTGTTGGACAACAAAGAAATGGTTGTTGGCATATGCGGGCCAGAGAATTTACAGACGAAGATAAAAAATACTATTCTAAAGGATACGTTGATGTTGTAGAAGAGAATATGAAATGAGTTCAACAGTTTACCTGTTGGTCAATCTATAAGATGTGGTTATGGATCACCTGACATCTACAGGAAAATGTCGGAAAATGTAATAAGACATTACCCAAATCAACGTATAGCAAATTCTTGGAACAGATCATGGAAAAATATCAGAACATTAGGAAGATGTGGTAATTGGTTGACTATAGGTTCACAGTTGTCTCGTAAATAAAAATAATGATATTCCTGAAAATTGAAACAGATTGTTATCATTTCTAATATTATAATAACAACATGAGTATCAAAATTATCTCCGTTGAAGGAAACATCGGCTCAGGGAAATCCACATTGGTAGAAGGACTCAAACAAAAATACAAGGCACAAGAACATATTTGTTTTCTTCAAGAACCTGTTGATGAATGGTCGTGTGTGCGTGATAATGATGGTAAAACCATACTCGAAAAATATTATGGAAATCAAGAGAGATATGCCTTTTCATTTCAAATGATGGCCTATATTTCGAGACTTGCTCAATTAAAAAACGCAATAAAGAAAGGATATCAAGTCATTATTACCGAGCGTTGTGTCTATACCGACAAAATGGTATTTGCTCAAATGCTTTATGATGATAAAAAAATAGAAGATGTCGAATATCAAATATACATGAAATGGTTTTCAGAATTCCTTGATGACATCCCCGAGTTTCATTACGTGTATGTGAAAACCAGTCCTAACGTTGCTCACACACGTGTCAACAAACGTTCCCGAACCGGAGAATGCAACATTCCACTTAGTTACTTACAAAAATGTCACGATTATCATGAAAGATGGATGGAAACAATTCCACCACATCATAAACTATATTTAAAAGGAGATATTGATACTGAAAAATTTCCCGATGAACAAGAAAAATGGTTCGGTTTGATATATCAATATCTTTCAGATATCAAACAGAAAGAAGATGCAAAATCAAACAAAAAATACACACTTATGTTCGATGGAGCTAGTCGTGGAAACCCAGGACCATCAGGATGTGGGTTTGTCATATATGAAAATGACACACTTTATAATTCACCACCATCATCTCAAATTTTGTTTCAGGGATCTAAGTATCTGGATAAACAAACAAATAACTATGCTGAATATAGCGGATTACTCCTTGGACTAATTAAAGCAAGTTCCTTGGGTATAAAACAAATCACAGTAAAGGGTGATTCACTTCTTGTCATTAATCAACTTATTGGAACATACAAAGTGAAATCAACAAATTTGGAAAATATTTACCAAAAGACAAAGAACGCTACACTCGAATACAGTTCAATAGAGTTTTGTCACGTAAACCGTAGCCTCAACAAATTAGCAGATACGCTTGCAAATAATGCGATAGATAATAATTTATCAAATTAAATATCATCATACATTCAACATTTTCATAGAAAATTTTCTTTGTCCTTTAAATTTCAAAAAATCTTTTTCGTTACTTGTGGTTGGAAACACTTCTGTTCCGTAAATGTCTTGTAGCAACAACCACTCAAATAAACCACCAACATAAATATATACATTTCCAAATCCAAGTTTCATCAATTGATTACATTTATTCCACAGGCTATCGTCGCAACTGTTTTCCCCATATACAATAATTGGGATTGCCGTATGTTTTTCATTTGAAAGCATTTCATTTATTTTTGACACTTCTTCAACAGCGTTCAATGTGCCTTTAATCAAACATTGTTGTTTTTCTGTTGACAACGTGCTTATAATCACTGCACTATTATTGTCGTTAATAAAATATTGAACATCCTCAAAATTAATTTTATTGAGAGAAATTGAACCTCCCATTTAATGGACTTTTGATATTAATATTTAAACTCTTACATATTCAATCAAACTTGATTTCGATGGAAACTGTCTCTCTTTTAATACTTTTTGATGCTGATACGGACAATTCCTCGCGTTTTTTCCGTGTCTTTTGACCAGCATTTATTGCCGTTCGTCGTTTTGATGTACTATTACGATTGTTCATATCATTCTCAATTTCATTGTAATGTTCTCTAATATAGTCAATAACCTTATTTTCTAAGACCCATTTAAAAAAGTTCAATTGTCCCAAGGTTGTTTGAATATAACTTCCTTCTTTATACGGAATATTAATGCGGTCCCATCTACAAAATGGATCAAACCGCTTTTTTGAATACGCTCGCAACTTAAGCTTGTAATCGTTGTATACTTTGAATCGCGTACCATCATCCAAATTGTATACTGTAAATTTTTGTTTCGCATAATTTGTGGCAAACCAATCTACAATGCGAAGGGAAATAGAAGATTCACCATTAATTATATTCAACATTGTTTCCAGATTATTATCAGTTTGGTAAAATTCCAATAAGTTTTTTAATAACAAATTATTTTGTGTTGTATACACAGACATATTAGATTTGAGTAAAAATTTCGTTATTGTTTTAAATGATTATTTTTCATTTATTAATTACTTTCTTGGTGTGAATTACGGGGTATAAGAAAATTTTGCTGAATATCCAAATCCTCAATATAATTCGTTTTAGTGAAAAAGGGGTTCTGACAGATTTGTCCTACCATTTCTCGTTCACTGATTTTTTCGTTTGCATCTTCACGTTTAGTATTTGGTTTCCTTAATATGCAGTTTTCGTCTAGAGTATTTCTCTCTTCTTCTTTCTCTTGATTCTGTGATAGATATTTCATTTTATCTTCTTTCTTCGAACGGATTGGTTTAGTCCCATCGCTCCATGCTAACTGTTCCATTATTATAAATTGTGTCATTTAAAACTGTATCATAATTACACAATTATAATTCATTATACTCCATCTTTTTGATTTTCAACTGTTTCGTAAACGTGAACTTTTCCGCATCTAATACACGACGTTCTAAGTTGCATTTGAGGCAACACACAACTGTATTCTCTCTACTATGACACAAGTCATTGTCAATTCTATCGAGAGTCCACTGCTGTGAATCTCGCACACCAGAAAACAATACTTTAACATTATTCCTACAATAATGACATTTCAACTTTGATGCCACTAATTTTTCCAATACATCACAAACATTCACTAACAATGATTCATCATAAATATCTTTTTTAATATCTTGACCTTTATACCCAGTTATTTTTCGTGTTATTTCTCTCTTCACATCCTTTTCCATTTTATCTGTATGACCCATGAAATATTTGTTTATCAAGGAAACTTGTACTTCATGACTAGGCTCTTCATAATTCACCGACGAGCGAATAGCCACCTTTTGTGAAGATATATTATTGATTTGATCCTTGTTTCGTTTCCCCGTAAATTGTATTTGTTTCATATATACATATCATGTATCTTTTTACCTACTTTTTGCTTATATCCTCAATATTTTTCAAAAGTTCATTGTTGTATATCAGTTTCCCACTAGGTTTATAACTTGATAACTCCTTATAATCTTTCTTTGCACCAACAGAAACGACTTTAGAACGCTGGAATAAGAGAGAATTCGGATTGCTTGGTTCCGATTTGTTTGATTCATTAGTTACTTCACTTTTGATTATTTTGTTTCCATAACCATCAACATTGACCCCTGTCTTTTTCTTGATTTCATTTCTTACGTAAGAGGGTATCCAATGTTGCCAAGAAATAAGCAAAAGGTTTGGATGCGTGTATCTTACAAGAAAACCATTGTTTTTTAATTCGTCGATACAGTATGCCACACATGCACCATGATCATAATTAGGAACACCAATAATCATTTCAGGCACAAGAAACCAACAAAACTGATGATTCATTTGTTGGCGAGAAATCGTATTAATTCTGTTATGAATGCGTGCCAGTATTTTTTTGTACGTTGCAAGCGTGTTAAGATCGTGTTTTTTCTTACGTTCGTAAAGGTCATCCAAGTTTACACGCAAGTCTCCATCTGTGTCATCATCTAATGTAAAGATAGTATCCATGATAATTTCTTTACAGAAAAAAAGTTATTAAATATCACGACATTACTTTGTATTATAATCAAGTAGCTGTTCATGACTATCAAACATCTCGTATTAAGTGGTGGAGGTCCTGCAGGTTTGCTTACATATGGGGCAGCAAAACATTTGGCTAAAACAAATTTTTGGCATCTCGAAAATATCAAGACCATATATGGAACTTCAATCGGGTCGTATATGGGAGTCGTTTTCTCATTAGGTTATGAATGGGAGTGGCTCGACGACTATTTCATTAAGAGGCCATGGGATAAACTTGTTGAGTTGAATCCACTTGCTATACTTGAAGTATATAATGATAAAGGTCTGCTCAGTGTTGATTTCATAAAAGCAACTTTGGAACCGTTATTTACCGCCAAAAATCTCTCTACACAAGTTTCAATGAAGGAACTCTTTGAATTCAACAATATTTCTATACATATATACACGACTGAAATAAACGGTCATAATTTAGAAAAAGTATGCATATCTCATCATAGTTATCCCGATCTACCAGTCATAACCGCATTGGCGATGAGCATGGCGTATCCATTTGCGTTCAAACCTGTTTGTATAGATGATAAATGTTATATTGATGGCGGACTACTGAACAATTATCCTTTGCGTGATTGTATTGAAGAGACAAAATGTGATATGAATGAAATTTTGTCTTTCAAAAATGTGTGGGTATTAGATGAATGCAAAGTAAACACCGATTCAAATGCATTTGATTTTTTATTGGTAATTCTTCGTAAAATGAAGAGAGAAATAGATACAGAGGAAGAACAAGGCGAAATAAAGAACACAGTACGTTGTGTTATCGAAGATTTAGATGGTTTACCTTCCTGGTTAAATGCGTTGTCGACCGAAACTCTGAGGAAAAAACTCATCGAACGAGGCGAAATACAAGCCACCGTTTTTTCAAAGTATATCTCTATGAACGAAGAAGAGGAAGAACCAAGCAACTCAAACACAATCGATTAGAGCGATGTATCGATAAAATGTTTCAATGTATCTAAATCGGGTTTGGCGTCATATTCAATTATTTGTTTCCCATGAACCAACTTGATGGTGGGATATCCATCCACCGAAAACTTTTCTGCCGTTTGTGAATCTTTTTCACAATCTACTTCAATATAGTTGATTGTGATTCCTTTAACAACAGGTTTTTCGTTTTTCAATGTGTTCCACACCGGAAATGCTGTCTTACAATGCGGACACCAGGATGTATAAAAGAAATATACATCTACTGCTTTGTTTGGTCCTTGGATTTCATCAGATTGTCCTTGTACGAACTCCTTATTTTCGACATAGGTTTGTTTCTTATTCAGATTGCGAATAAAATAAAATGTAATAGACATTAACACCACAACCATTGTGGTAATCAACCAAAAATATTTTCCTTTCGTTACTTTCGAAAATCTCTTCATAATATTTTCCATTATATAGTATAGTAGAACAAATTAATGGCGATGAATAAACGAAAGAATACCTAAAGATAAACTTGTATTATTGGTTAATATGCTATTCCAGGACATAAATGGAAAGTTCATCGAAATATATCGCATGGACTACGTAACCGATGCTGAATATTACATCGCGATTCTTCGTATAAAGGGCAAGTCATTTCCAAAAAAGTTTGAAAAGTCCGAACAGCGTATTCTTAAAGCATTTACACCCAATATATCTAATCAGAACCAAAAATAATACAAGAGATATTTTTATTCTAGTGTTATTTTATGAAGAAAACCGCAAAGAAGTTACGCACTCGTCGCAGAACATACAAAAAGAAGGAATACTCAAGCGGCGATGGAATGTTAACAACTGTTTGGGGACCGAGCATGTGGCATTATTTACATACAATGAGTTTTAATTATCCAACGAAACCAACTACAAGTGAAAAAAATAATTATAAAAATTTCGTGTTGAATTTGCAGAACGTCTTGCCTTGTTCTCACTGTCGTGAGAATCTAAAAAAAAATTTCAAGGCCCACCCGCTTGAGTCATGTCATATGGAAAATCGTGACACATTTTCGAGATACATTTATCGTTTACACGAAACGGTAAATAATTTGCTTGGAAAAAAATCCGGACTTTCCTATTGCGATGTTCGTGAGCGTTATGAACATTTTCGCGCACGATGTACACTAGACAAACCGAAAATGTTAAGATTCAAGAAAACACGAAAGCGTGAAAAAGGGTGCACCGAACCATTATATGGGAAAAAAGCAAAGTGTATAATAAAAATTGTTCCACAAGATAAAAAATGCGATACTATGCAAATTGATAAAAAGTGTATTAAGGAACGTAATTCCTAACTCACTTAAAAATTGAAATAAAATTCATTCAACATAATACCGCTAATATCAATCACAAAACATGAATATCAGCAATATCACAAAAATAAATAACATTACCGAAACTGGTGAGGATGAAACAGACCAACAAGTACTGCTTACGTGGCTCATCATTGTGGGATTTTGCCTCCTGGTGGGATGGTGTATTCTTTGTAATCGTGACAGTAAAAAAATCCATCAGGATGTTGCTGACCGTCAAGAACGTGCTGTAGCTAGACTGTCAGCGAGGTACCAAGTATAAAAATTACATACCGAAACTGCTAAAGTCACTCAATACGGCACGAGGAACCACTTTATTCTGCTTTAAAGCAGAATAATTAGGAACTTTTTTACATTCAAATGATGGTTCCGGACATCGCCCACAAGGTGGACATGGAGGACATTTTTTATCTGATTTCACTTCCGGACAATTGGTAATACTTGGACACGCGGGACACACCGGAGGGACAATTTGCGACTTAAGAATGTAAAGTTCCTCATCGCCTTCTGGGATCATATTTTTAGTAATACCCATACCCATACCAATATCCTTATTTGCTTTATTGGAAGTCATTGTACTTTCGTGGAATCCTTCGTAAGTGATTGCTCCTATAAAGGAGCAGATTCCAAGCGCGAGTAGAATAATAATGAATATATGCAACGCAGACAATTTGACTTTCAACTTCATCTTCATATAAGTTATGTGTGGAAAAAATATTTAAGCATAATAATTGAAACAGTTGTAATAATAAAGAACAATTACAACATGTCTGTTTCAAAAGGACGTAGCAATCAGAACCCGCTTTCTAAGTGTTTTGATGTAGAATCGAGTGCGTTAGAAATCGGGATTGATGAAGCAGGACGAGGACCTATGCTAGGACGTGTCTACTCTGCTGCGGTTATATTACCTAAAGGCGATGATTTCAAGCATGAAATGATGAAAGACAGCAAGCGGTTTCACTCCGAAAAAAAACTTCGCGAAACTGCTGAATATATTAAGGAACACGCCATCAAATGGTCTGTTGCTTTTTCGACGGAGCAAACAATTGACCAAATAAACATCCGCAATGCGACACATGCTGCGATGCATGAAGCAGCGCGAAATATTATTGAACCGGATTTCGAGTATCATTTACTTGTTGATGGTAATGACTTCAAACCTTTCACTATATTTAGTAACAATCTGATGTATCAAATTCCACACACCTGTATTGAAGGTGGCGATAATAAATATACGGCAATTGCAGCAGCATCTATTCTAGCAAAAGTATCTAGAGATGAATACATCGCGGATATTTGTAAAGTTCATCCCGATCTAGATTCGCGCTATCAAATCTCTAAAAATAAGGGTTATGGGACAGCAGCACATCATGAAGGTATTGTGAAACATGGAATAACCGAGTTTCATCGCAAAACATTCGGCATATGTCGAAATTATTCGACACAAGAATAAGAAAAATATTTGAAACTGATTAAAACAAAACAGCATATTTATGATACACGCATGGATAATTCAAATGAGAAACAAGACACAACCACTTATGAAGGTTCTAGTTTTTACTTAGGTTATCGTGTTAACAACAAATCGTGGACATGCTACCTCAAGCGACCTTTTTTACTTCACATAGAAAATGAATGTATACATGGACAATTCATATCTAGTATGTGGTTCTCCGAGCAAATCTGTGACAAGGATACACTAGACATAGTTGTCCTTCGATTACCACATCGTCAGGGCACACATGACGCGAGTAAAGAGTTTTCGCAAGAATTTATTGTAAAGCGTATCACGGATGTATCACAAAGACAAGGAGAGTTAGAAGAATTAGATTTTGTCATTTTACACACGCACTTTAGTAACGAGTGCATTTGGTCTATGTTCCATACAACCGGAGATAAACACCAATTCACAAGAGAATTTTCTCATCGCAGAACGTTTGGACTTTCATTCAATATTATTCGAGAGCAAAACATAAATGTATCGTGTCCGTCATTTTCGCTTTTCACAGATAATCTCAAAAATAAATTTAAATAAAATTGAAATAACATTATACACATCCGATAATGTATAATAAAACATGAAAGTTCTCGTATTTGATACTGAAACGACTGGCCTTCCAACGGAACGTAATCCTTCTGTCAATGATGTAGAGAAATGGCCCTACATCATTCAATTGAGTTTTATTCTCTATGATACCGAAACGATTGATATAATTGTCTGTAAAGATCATATTATCAGGCTGGATGATTCTGTATATATTTCACCTGAAAGTATCAAGGTTCATGGAATTACTCGTTCGCAATCAATGCGCAAAGGTATTCCACTAATGGAGGCTTTGAACGACTTCAACAATGCACTCAAGCAAGCAGACTGGGTTGTCGGACATAATATTTCGTTTGATAAGCGCATGATTATGGCAGAATCAAATCGACTGAAGATCCCTCAGCATTTCACTTACGAACATGGTAAAGGAAAAAAGGAATTTTGTACGATGACAAACGCGGTCAAAATGTGTAAGATTGAAGCTATTAGTCGGACTGGTCGCAGTTATTATAAATATCCCAAGCTTCACGAGGTACATGAATACCTTTTCCAAACAACACCAACGGGACTACATGACTCGATGGGTGATGTTCTTGTGTGTATGCGATGCTATGGAATCATGATTCATAAACATGATATTGCAAAAAATGGTTCTACAAAACTTCGCAATCTTTACAAGCGATATTGCGAACATTAATTCTTGATATATAATTTATGATGATGCTTATAAATTATATACTATAATGATGCTTATTTTTTCTTATGCCGAACACATCACACAATCATCGGCTTTATCGGGCTCAATTGTGAATTGCTGTGGTTGGTGTCGCGGTTTTCGCCTCAAATAATAAATCCCCGTCTTCAATCCTTGTTTCCAAGAATGAAAGTGCATTGATGTCAAGATCTTGTAATCAGGATCTTCAACCCACAAGTTTAGACTTTGAGACTGACAAATAAACGCTCCTCTATCCGCAGCCATATCGATCATATGTCGCATTGGAATCTCCCATACAATTTTATACTTCTCCTTGATGTGGTCGGGTATGCCTTCGATTTGCTGAATGCTACCTTTGTTGATAATAATATTATCTTTAAGCGACTCGCTCCACAGTCCTAAATCTACTAACTCTCGCATGAGATGCTTGTTTGCTACCACATAGTCTCCCGCAATAGTGCGTCGACTGTAAATATTGCTAGTAAACGGTTCAAAACATTCGTTGTTCCCTAGAATTTGTGATGTCGAAGCAGTTGGCATAGGTGCAAGAAGCAGCGAGTTTCGCAATCCGTGCGTTTTGATACTTTCTTTCAATGCACTCCAATCGTATCGGTTTGATGGTTCTACATTCCACATATCGAATTGTAGCACACCTTCAGATGCCGGTGAACCTACAAACGATGAATATGCGCCCATCAGATTATCATTCTCGATCTCAAGTTCAGCGCGAATTGGTTTGACACGCGCAAAAATATCTTTATCATTCGCATTCAATTGGTCCGTATAAGTTGTCGAAATTTTATCCTTACTTGCAAATATCTCCACATTTGACTGTTTGTATTTTTTCAATTGAAGCATATCCGCACAACGCGCCATAGAAATTTCATTCGAACGTTCAAGAGCAGCGTGATAAATCGTTTCAAAAATATTCTTGTTAACAACAACTGCATCATCACTGTGATAAGGAATGTCCATCAAAGCAAAAGCATCGGCAAGACCCTGGACGCCAATACCAATAGGGCGATGAAGAAGGTTGCTTCGTCGCGTTTTTTCTGTAGGGTAGAAATTCACATCAATGATTTTATCTAGATTCGAGGTAACCACCTTAGTCACTTCATGAAGTTTCTCGTAATCAAAACCCTTGTCCTCTTTGACAAACATACTCAGTCCAATGCTTGCCAAGTTGCATACGGCAGTTTCGTCTTTACTGCTGTATTCAATAATCTCCGTGCAAAGATTCGATGACTTAATCACGCCAAGATTCTTCTGGTTGCTCTTCTCGTTGGCAGCATCTTTATATAGCAAATAAGGTGTTCCAGTTTCCATTTGTGAGTCTAATATGCTGAACCAAAGCTTGCGCGCCTTGATGGTCTTTACAGCCTTCCCGGCATTCTCATAATCTTGATACAGTTTCTTGAACTCATCGCCATAACAGTCAGACAAACCAGGACATTGATCCGGACAAAACAAACACCAATCTTCATCGCTTTGAACCTTCTCCATAAACAAAGAAGGAATCCAAAGCGCGTAAAATAGATCTCGCGCACGCATCTCTTCATCTCCATGATTCTTCTTCAGTTCTAGGAAATCTTCGATATCACAATGCCATGGTTCCATATAAATCGCAAACGAACCATTACGTTTTCCACCGCCTTGGTCCACATATCGCGCTGTTTTATTGAAGACTTGCAACATTGGAATAGTTCCGTTCGATGTTCCGTTTGTTCCGCGAATATGACTTCCTGTACCCCTAATATTGTGAATGTGTAGTCCAATTCCACCAGCCCATTTAGAGATTTTAGCACATTCTTTCAAGGTGTTATAGATTCCATCAATGCTGTCATCTTCCATTGCCAACAAATAGCATGAACTCAGCTGTGGGCGTGGAGTTCCAGCATTGAAAAGCGTCGGTGTCGCGTGGGTAAAATATTTCTGTGACATGAGATCATATGTTTCCTTTACCGCGTCCATATCATCACCGTGAATACCGATTGATACACGCATCCACATGTGCTGTGGGCGTTCGACAACCACTTTGTTGATGCGCATCAAATAAGCGCGTTCAAGCGTTTTGAAACCGAAATAATCAATGTCATAGTCTCGCTGATAGTCAATCATTTCATCAATCATTTTTCCATGTTTTTGAACCACTGACCACAAGTTCTCGTGAATAAGTGGAACGTTAACACCGTGAATATCTGTGAAATTGTATAATTTGCGCATGCTTTTCACAAACGTTGATGGTGTGTTTTTATGATTATTCGAAACAATAACTCTACTCGCAAGTGTTCCATAATCGGGATGCTTAGTACACAGGGAAGCACATTGCTCTGCTGTAAGCTCGTCAATAACCGACGTCGGAATTCCACTGTACAACTGGTCAATAACTTCCATGACTAGTTGGCTATAATTCAAAACAATTGGTGGGGTTGTTTCCGAACCAAGCTTCTTAACTCGCCTCAAAATTTTGTCAAACGATACATCCTCGCGCTTACCATTTCGTTTTACAACACTCATTTCAAGTGCACCTCCATCACCTTGCTCCGTGTTTGAGTTAGGAGTCTCCATATACAATATACTATACAGCGAAAGTTTAAATCGTTGTATAATATTGTTTAACAAAATTAAAATAAAAATCTTTATTAGAGTAATGAGAAACTTAACAATAACACTTTTGTTTGGCAATTACATTATAACAAACGGTTTGTACATGGCTCGCAATACATTTCTCGGTTCAGCGGGACAGTATGTTTCACAATCCATCTGGAATGGCCCTTTTCTGAATATGGCCGAAAGCGAATCGTCTGAAATAAAAACCGATATTTCAAATGCAAATAAAGAGACAGATAGAACGAACCCATTGACGATAAATTTCTATAGTCCTGTAACAACTGAGACTTGTATGATTCTCTCTAACATGTTGAAAAGTTATGACGTCAAATCAAAAGAATTGGAGTTTGTATATGATTATCGTATTCCAATAAAACTTCACATGCAAAGTATTGGGGGTGAACTTATGCCAACTTTTTACGTTTGCGATTTAATACAACAATTAGATACACCGGTTCACATATATATTGATGGATATGTTGCTTCGGCCGCATCCATAATTGCTGTTTGTGGCGATAAACGATTTATAACAAAACATTCAACAATTCTTATTCATCAGCTTAAATCTACCTCCTCGGGAAAATTAAATGAAATGAAGGATGAAATGAACAATCTGAATTTTTTTATGGGAATGGTAAAGGAAATCTATTTGAATAACTCAAATATTAGTGAAGATGAATTAGATGATTTGTTACTATCTGACATATGGCTTTCCGCTGAAAAATGTTTATCTCTTGGATTAGTAGACAAAATTATATAAAAAAATTTGCAATACTATCCTCTTTATTTTAGTTTACTTTTGAACCTCAGTTTCAACTTGTATTTCATGATTGTCGAGTTGTTCTAGATGTTTATCGCTTTCCAAAGAACTGTTTTCGGTTTCAGGCACGTTTATCTCTATGAAACATTTCATCGGTGAAGGTGGAAGACACTTTTTTGCTTTTCGATTTGGAGCACGATGCTCATATCCATTTTCTCGTTCGTAATCAATTGTCCTCCATAACTCATCCAGAACTGGATTGACATGATTGAACCACATCTTATTTCGAAGAACAAGGACACAACTTACCTGATCCATATACCAGTAATCATTGCGTATCCACAGTAATTTTTCGTGCTTCTTCATCATTTTTGATTCCCATTCTTCATACTCCGTTTGCATCATTCCGTAAGGCATATATTCATACAAAGGATTTCCTTCATTATTGAACATCATGATAATTCCTTTGTGTTTGCCGTTCTCCGTATATTGAAAATCACCATCAGCATAAAACGCATTTGCGTTTTCATATTCTATAAATCTCGTTTCGAGAAAATCACACTCATCCAACTCACACACTTCCATCTGTAATTGCATCTGTATCCAATACTCTTGTTTAGGAATCCCATCAATTTCGCGATTTACAATATTTTTTACTTCCAACATTCTTCCATAAAGTTCGGATTGTTTATCCGTATTAATCCCGTCAGGCGACGCTGCTAAGTAAGATATATTTCGATGCGGAATACAACCAAAATCTGAAACGTTTGTTTTGTAGGTATTATTGTACCATTGTATGGATACATCTTCATATTTTTGTCCCCAGTGCATTGGTGTTTCAGTGTTGACATTTTTATATTTTTCAACATCGATAGGACGACATTTATCATAAATCAACTCATTTTGAGCACGCTGGGTACCAAAGGCCTTCCAAATGCTACTTGCAGTAAGATAACGATGCCGAAACAGATACCACTCTGTCGTACGCTGTTCCGGTTGAGGAATGTTTTCAAGATAATCAATTTTCCTACTCATCTTTTGAACACAAGGTTTTTTCCTGATAAAAGTAGGATCATACGACCTTCTTGGAGATATACAGGTGTGGTAAATCTTCATTGCATCGATTACCGCAGAATCCACGTATTCATCTATATCAAAATCAAATATAGGTTGAAGTTGTGTTCTCAATAGTTCGCTAGTATCACAACGAACAATGTCTTCAAAACATGAATATATATACATCATAGGATCACCGCGAATCATATCACAAATCAATATCCCCGCACTTTCCACAATTTCATCATATTCATCATTTGATAATAAGGACGGTGGTTGAATATCATCAATAATATTCTTCAATTCCTCGAGATTCACATTCATACTTACTTTTTAACATCTATTATCTTTATTTAATAACAATATCAATTTTATCGGTTTTCTTGTTTGTTTTTCCTGGTCCTAGTGCTTTTAGAGTAGACGTACGTTTTTCCATACGCTTCAATGTATATTTCTTGTTTCCTGTACTTGATAACGAAAGGCAAGGAATTTTTATTATTTTACATTCAACATTATTGTAAATAACCTCCTTAACACTCGAAAGTCTTTTTCTCTCTAATGCGTCTGCTAAATATCTAGCTAGTTCTTTTGTTTCATCGTCACTCAACCCTTTCTCATTTCCAAAACATTTTGCGTAGTCTGTCAATCTTTGGATTTTTGTTGTCTTATCTAATTTTGTCCAGGTTTCCTTGCTATTACGATTTGTTTCTTGTTCCAGGATTTGTTCAATCGAATATTTTGCTTCCTTATCTTTCCCCTGACTCGCAGTTACATTCATATTATGTGATAATATCACTTAAAGTTTAACCTGTTTTGATATATCTTTCCATATCTATTACATTGAATTCAGCGATAATCAACATGTCAAAAATTACGTATTTTATGTCCAAAATATGAAAAGTCTTTTTGAGAAAATGAAAAATTTTACCTGTTTTTGAGGATTTTAGAATTAGGTTTGAAAACTTAAAAAAATGTGCATTGTAAAAAATCGGCAACACTACATTATGGAGGGAAAACGCATATACCTATTTTTTGCTATGTAGGCCTACATAAAATTGAGGGAGCCCACCAAGTATATTTTGGAATGCTAATATATGCTAACAAAAAGTTGCAAAAAAGTTGCAAATTTTTATGAGTGTAATTTTTGTCACTATCATACGTCTCGTAAATCTTCGTGGAACAAACATCTTTCAACGCATAAACATTCAATGCTAACAAATGCTAACAAAAGTTGCAAAAAAGTTGCAAATTCTTTTCCTTTACATCAATGTAGTGGATGTGGAAAAATTTACAAACATAAGTCGTCATTATGTAGGCATCGAAAAAGTTGCGCAATGGTACAAGAAATAACAAATGATACAAAACTCGCTGAATTACAATCAAAGGCTATTTTATATGATGAACAAAAACAAAATATCGATGAACTTAAAACATTGATGCGTGCTATTGCGTTGAATAATAAACCAACCAACGTGCACAATAATGTAAATATCAATATTATCTTAAATACACAATGTAAGGATGCGATGAATATATCTGATTTTGTTGAACATTTACATTTATCTCTTGATGATCTTCTTTATACAGGAAATAACGGATACATAGAAGGTGTGAGTAATATATTTATCAAAGGACTAAATGAAATTGAACCGAACAAACGTCCAATTCACTGCTCTGATGAACGCGGAAATAATTTGTACATACGCGAACACAATAAGTGGGAAAGGGATGGCGACGGCAAAATACTTGATTCACAAATTGATGCTGTCACAAAGAAACATATCGACATACTTAAAGCATGGGAAGATGCACATCCTAATTGGCAAAATTGTGAAAAAGAAACAAACACATATATTTTACTCGTTCAACAAATGATGGGTGGCAGCAATGAAGAAGAGAGAAATAAAAAGCATAAAATAATACAGAAAAATATAAGCAAACGCTTTAAAATACAAGATATAGTTACAAACATAAACAAAATTATTTAAAAATAATATTTCGTTTAATTATATGTCTGTCAAAAAGCATATAGTGGATGCTATGAAACATTTATACAGACAAAAATACATCAGTATTCGTGATGGTAACGTTAGTTTCAAACCAAAGTACGAAAAGTTTTTTTACATATCAGCAGGCAGTGTAAAAAAAAATGAAATTAACGAGGACCAAATTATAAATGTTGCTTTCGATGATGATAAAATATATTATGATGAACATTACAAATATTTACCATCACGAGAGATATATATGCATTCACTATTGCAAATGGATGATTATTACTATGACAAAGATACATTTGTAATTCACGCACATCCTCCCAACATTATATCTTATATCGGTATAGAACAGAGCAATGAATTGAATACAATCAAAAGTATTTTTCCCGAACTCAATGTAGGCAACATAGGAAAAAATGTCAAGTATCACGAAGCAGGAACAATAGAGTTAGCTAAAGATTGTTATGATTGTTTGAAAAACAACGAAATTGTAGGTTTGGAGCGACATGGTTCACTATCAATAGGTAGTGATATTGACAAAGTATATGAAAACATAGAAACGTTAGAATATTATATTGATATCGCTATGAAATCTAAATATTAGTTGAAGAATAAAAATTTTTGACACAAAAAATTTTTATTTTTATTTTTATTTTCATTGCAACATCCCATTTATTTTATAATTTTACCGACGACGACGACGGTAAGTAATACGGAATGACGAAGGCTTATTACGCTTGTTGTTCAACGCCTTGCGGCAAAACGAACGTTTTTTACCCTTGGCATTCTTGCAACCACGTAACTGTTTGCATGATCTCTCCGTTTTGCCCCTACACGGGGATTTTTTAACGCGCCTTCTGTAAATACGTTTGGCTGTTTTTGAAGGCATTATATATTAAACAAATATTTTAATTATTTTCTAAATCTCTCTTAAAATCATTATTTACTGATTTGCTAACGGTTGTAGTTCCTTTTTCAAAGTTTGTTGTTGTAATTGTGTATCAAAGTAATTTTTTCGTTGCCTTTCCAAAATACGTATTTGATTCTTTGATGTTTGTAATATTTGTGCTTGAACAATTGCTTCAAAAATGTCTAACCCTTTAGCAAAACTTTTTTCACACTCGGCATATAATTCTTTGATGTGATTACGTGTTTCAACGCTTAATTTATCGACTTGTTCAATTGTAAGCGATGGATTTATCATGATTTCCTTCTTTTGAGTTTGCGGATGTTTTCCAAAAACAAACAATTTGTCAATGACACTGAGAAGCTTGTTCCTTTTGGTTTCAGCAGCTTTCAACATGTCTCGTATGTGTATGGCGTATTTTTTCAATAATCTTTTTTTAATTTTATTGGCTTGGAAATCTGATGTATTATTGTCGTCACCAGTCGTCGTATTTGATTGTAGAGTCGCATCGCATAATCTATGCTTCGTATAATCTGTTAGCGGTATTTGACCAAATGTTTTAATATGTGGCGGACACGTTTTTCCTGTGAATGCTTTGTAGAAAAACTCAACATCTTTCTCATATTCTTTTTTAGTTAAATCTGTCATCCCAACAAACTCACCGGTACTATAATCGAATTTGTCGTAATATAGTTTTTCTAGTTCTTTAATACCTGGTTCATTGTTAAGAACATAATCGTTTTCATAACCATAATTACAAAAACTAGAAACAACGTTCACTATTCCGGAAGCCATAAGTTTTGTTTTGTTATGTTCAAGGGCTCTGATACGATTATTACAAATGTTGTTATTATTGTTACCAGAATATTCTTGACTGTTTACAGGACGTAATGTTGTAAGAACAGCACCATAAATTTGAGCTATTTTAACATAAAATTTCGCAATTCCGATACAAATCCTTTTTTTCTGTGTTTTATTTCGAATATCTAACTGCATAATTTCCTCTTTGGTTGTATAAGCAACTTTTTCTTTTTTCATATAATTTACCTCCTTGTTTTTTCTAAGACGCTGGAATAAATAATCTATTTCTTGACTGGTTAAATTGTTTGATAGTATCTTTGTAGTCAATATTACAAGATTATCACAGTATTCTTTTTGTGCTAAATTTTGCATATCTTGAAATTTACTAGTTAGTATGTAATTTGCAGAAACATAATTTAATACATTTGATAATGGTATCCGACCTACACTTGATTGTGTATTTCCCATTTGTCTTATACAAATATTTTTTTACATCAGTATATTCGAGTTGATATAATCAATAAAATTGAAATAAAAAAATATATTCTAATAGATTTTAATGATGGTTGATAAAGTAATGAAAACTAAAAAGATAAGGAAAGGTGTTGCAAACAAAAAAGATATGTGGAATAGTTTTGAAGAGGAATGTCAAAACAATAACACATCTATTGAATGCATTTATAGAAATTCTGGACAACGTGAATTTTGTGATTGTTGTGAGAGTCACCTTATTATTACTGAAGATGGTTTTCAAACGTGTACAAACCCAAAATGTGGTATCGTATACAAAGACATACTCGACCATACTGCAGAATGGCGATTTTATGGAGCAGACGATAATCACGCAAGTGATCCAACGCGCGCTGGACCACCAATAAATCCTTTACTTCATGAATCTTCTTTTGGGTGCAAAGTTATATGTTCTAGTCATTCAAGTTATGAAATGAGAAAAATAAGGCGATATTCGGAGTGGCAGTCTATGCCATACCGAGAGAAATCGCAATACGATGAATTCCAGCGTATTACAATTCTTGCCGGACAAGCCGGTATTCCTAAACTGATTATAGATGACGCAATGCGATATCACAAAAAAATATCAGAAGCTAAAACATTTCGTGGTTTGAACCGCGATGGCATTATCGCGGCTTCAATTTATATAGCTGCGAGATTGAACGAATATCCAAGAACCGCCAAAGAAATCGCAACTATCTTCAATTTGGACAATGCAAGTGCAACGCGTGGTTGTAAAAATGCAATCTCTATTATCAACGAACTGGAGCACAACATGGAAAATGGGGACAAAACACTTCTTTGTAAGACAACACCTGAGTCCTTTATAGAGAGATATTGCAGTCGTCTCAATATAAACAAAGAATTAACAAAACTTTGTATATTTATCGCAATTCGGATTCAAAAAAACAATTTGATTCCAGAAAACACACCTCATTCTATTGCGGCTGGAATTATTTATTTCATCTCGCAAGAGTGTAATCTTAATGTTACAAAACGTCAAGTGAATGATGTGAGTGAGATCAGTGAAGTGACTATCAATAAATGTTTCAAAAAACTTGAAACTATTAAAGCCCAACTTGTTCCAACGATTATTGTGAAAAAATACGGTTAAAAGCACATAGTCATCTTACCATTTCTTCGGAATGGTGTACATTTATTGTCTTTTGATTTCAGGAAGTAAGGTGCCGTGAAGTTACCATTATATCGTCCTGCGTTTTGTGCCGCGTGTCCGTAAGCAGAAAGACTACTTGCATTGCGCGTAATTGTATCAACCTTTAATCGCTGTAATCGCGTACCGCTCGATACGGCACCTTGTGTTGCAAATTTTTTGTTGTTTGGTTTGAAAACGACATTCTGTTTATTTTCACATCCCGACAAATTGTAACAATTAGTAGATTTATAGAAATCCCCATTTTTTTCACCGATCTTGGTTTTCTGGTCAAACGTCTGGCAACGCGCACGCAAATACGCGCGACTGTCCGTATAGTATGTCTTTTCTAATTTAGTAGATGATGATTTAGTAGGATTACATGTCGCGCAATCGGAATCATTATTAATTGTTGTTTTGAGAACATATTTTTCGTCATCACACGCGGTAGTTCCTAAAATTACCGAACCACCCGGTCTATCCACAGGCATACCCACTGCGGAGTTGCCTGTACCACTTTCGGAAGATGGCATCAATCTTTTCCTGTAATGGTTGATAGGTCTTGCTTTGAAGGCAGGTCCATCAGCAGTTGGAACTGGTTTAGACCACACCGGAACAGCCGCATTTTTTGCTGTATCTTTCCACGAAACATATTTTTGTCCATGATTAGACAATGTTAACACAGACATAATTATATATTTTCCGAAGAAAATAAAGAATACTATTATATAATGATGTTGATTAATGTTACGTTAGTATTCTTTTCTCTCTTAATTGCTATATCGTTTTTCAATATCTTGTTTCCTGTTCTCAAGGAGGGTGCTACTGGTTCTTGTGACCTTGAAAAAGACCCAATATATCTAGCCAAGTTAAACGCAGCAAAATTAAAGGCAATGGAAGACGAGTTTGGTGAAGCCAAAAAATTAAAGGAAGATATTAAAATACTTACTAATCTAGTAGAAAATAATGCAAAGAATATTCAGGCAATGGGCGAACAACTCCAAGACAAAAGCTCGGAGTTGATTAATAATTTTGAAATGGAACCTTAAAGAAAATACTATGTTTTAATTATCGTAATATATATATAGTATAATGGCAGATATATTTTCCAGAGCGTTGGATGATGTAGACCAATTACAAGAAGACCTTTTAGGTCCCGATTACAATTATACTAAACAAATAAAGTCTCCCGAAGAATTGGGCATGAGTTCGAAAGGAACCACAAAGGCAATTTCAAACAACATCGGTGGTCTTATAAATTACACGCAGCTGCTTGTAACGGGTAGTGGTAATGCTTCCAAAACAGGAGGACCTTTAGGTAACAAGTTTTTCTTGGAAACTGGTGCAAAATGTGAGGATAAAGAAACGGGTAATCTGGTTTCGAGATCTATTTATGTGGATAATGTCCCAGATGGTTCAATTCCATTTATAACACAGGGGCTTGGGGGTGCGAAGTTTACCGCATTTCGGGGACTTGTTCCTGGAACAATGAGCAATCTAAATAGATTGAATCCATTACAAATGTTTCAGGCATTTGTGGCAGGGACGAATCCACCTTGTCGTGCGATCACTATGCCAACTATAGACAATAATAATCGTGTTCGAGACGAAACACGATACGTGTCAGACATTGATATCAAGAGACTGGAGCCTTGCATGTTTACTTCACGTAAAAATCCTGTTACTGGTGAAACATGTAGAGAGGCTTTTTCCAAGATTGACAAAGCAGATATGCCGGATGACTCACTTATTCAGTTATACTACAGTGCTTTAGGACTAATGGGACTCTATATTTTATTCAAGTTATACGAAAAAAAACGTAGTTAATCTGTATAAGATCGATTAGTAAAGATGCAGATGATAAAAATAGTTATTCATCTATTGTTTTTATCATCATACTTGAAAGCTGAAAAAACTATGCATTACAGGGTGGTTAATGTAAAGGGCAAAACCGGTTGTGTACAAGCACTTGTATCACAGAAGAAAGCCTTGCGGTTCAATGCCGTTCCTGGTAAATGTAGTGATATTTCATGCAAAGTATACCAAGGGGAGATTATTATTCCGTTTTGTTGCCGTGTTAGCGGATTTTTATGCTAATACTCCATTTAATACAAGATTAATTCTTGGTTTTCTTGTACAGCTCCAGTGCAACAAGCGCGCCAGTCACTTGCATGATTATGTAAGGAAGCAAGTCATTTGCAGGACTCTTTCCGGCCGACACCATAGCAATTGTTACTGCAGGATTAAAGTGCGCACCAGAAATTTTAGAGCCAGCAATAATAGCAATGGCCAGTGCAACACCGATTGCCACCGCATTTTTCGTGGAGAGAATCACGTACAGAAGAAAGAGCGTACCAACTAATTCGACAAGATATTTGTTCATTATAATATAAAGTTTAGATTATAAAAAATTTCTTACACTTAGTTCGATGCATCACGTTTCATCTTCTTGTTTTTCTCAACAAGTCGTCTGATCCTGGTGTAGTCCGAACTGTCGCGTACATTTGTAGAAGGGGCCACTTTCTGACTACTGTCAACCAAAGCTTTACGGATTATTTTTCTATCAGACGCACGTCTACCGCTAGTATCAACAAGAGTCATATTATGTATAATAAACAGAAAAAAAATATATAAAATAATTTACGATGCTAAATCTCAATATCTTAAGTTATAATTCTAGGGGCAATATTCATTGTAAGTAGTTCTTGAAACATAAGTTTGCATGCATACGGAAGTTCGACGTAATCAAAGTCTACACGATTATCGCAAGTTCGACAATGATGAATGTGTTTCTGGTTATTAAACGCAGCAATCATTCCACATCGTTTACACACATGCACTCTAAATGCGTCAGATGCGTCATAAAGCCGCTCCTTGTTGAACATCGAAGCTCCGTGAGAACACATACAATCACGCTCCATTTCACCATAACGAAGTCCACCATCTCGAGAACGACCTTCAGCAGGCTGTCGCGTAAGATTCACCATTGGTCCAATACTACGACTATGATGCTTGTCAGATACCATATGTTTGAGACGCTGATAGAAGACCGGTCCAATAAATACCGAGGTCTCGATTTGTTCACCAGTCATTCCATTGTAAAGAAGTTCGTTACCCTTTGACTCAAAACCAACATTTTGTAGTTCTTTACAAATGTCCTTGATATCCAACTTACCAAAACTAGTGCCATCACCAAAGAGTCCCAGTTCAAGGAGGACTTTTCCAAGAAGGGTCTCTTTTAACTGTGCAATTGTCATTCGAGACGGAATAGCATGCGGATTGATTATAATGTCCGGTTTTACACCGTTATCCATGTAAGGCATATCCTCTTCGGGAATTATATTACCAATTGTTCCCTTTTGTCCGTGACGACTGCTAAACTTATCCCCAATCACTGGTTTTCTCACTGTGCGCACGCGCACCTTGCAAAAGTTGTATCCATCGCCATTTCGCTCAATGTAATTCTTGTCGATATAGGATTCCTCATTCGTGCGAAAGATTCGACTTTGATCTTCATACTTCATTATCTTAGTATGATCGTTGCGCGCATCTTTAATCGGAAGCATTTTTCCGATAATAATGTCTCGATTTTCTACCAAAGTGTTTTCTGGAATAACTCCATTTTTATTGACTTTATCATAGTTTCCATACTTGATACCTTTTGTTTTGGAAGGGTCAGGTTTACATCGGATTTCTTCATCACCATGGATTTTTCGGTCCTCATCCTTTTCTGTATGGTAAACAGTCGCTTGAAACATACCACGGTCAATTGAACCCTTATTGAACAAGATTGAATCCTCTTGATTGTAACCCGTGTAAGTCATGATCGCTACAATCACTTGTCCTCCGGAAGGAATATTATTTAGATGCATCATATTCATAATTCGCGTTTCCACCAACGGACGCATGGGATATGTCAAGACATATGCTGTTTTATCCATTCGAGTATCGTAATTGGTAACATACATTCCCATTGCCTGCTTTCCCATTGCACACTGATACGTATTTCTGGGTGACTGATTATGTTCGGGAAAAGGAATACAAGAACCAAGAATTCCAAATATAGTACTAGGATGTATCTCACAGTGCGTGTAATGATATATATAGTTCTGCTTGCTCGGTGATGGAAGCAACTCACTGGGTTCCATCGAAATCATACTAAGATTTTGTTCGGCAGCATCAATATATTCAATAACAGCGTGCTCACATTTTACGTCTGTAAGAAGATCATTCCACTTCAGTTCTCCAATATCGAGTTGTGTTATATGCTGTTTTGTCAAGTACAATGTATTATCTGAATTTACACGAAGCACTGGACGGGTCAATCTACCAGCATCATTATTTACGTGTATCTCTTTTGTTTGAGTATTGAAAATAATGGATGTGTATATATTGATTATGCCCTTATGCTTTTTAATTTTCAATCCACGATATAATTCAAGAGGAGATTTAGCATTTCCTATCCACAAACCATTGATAAACACTTTAACGCCATTGCGTAGTTGTTGTCTTTTCATTTTATCTAGAACATCGACTTGGGGTTCGATGAAATCATACAGTGCAGTACTATTACAAGGAATCGTCACATGAGCCATATAACTGAGATTTTTGACAACCCCAACAGAACCACCTTCTGGTGTTTCCGCAGGACAAATAAAGCCCCACGATGTATTATGCAGCTTTCTTGGTGGAACAAGCTTTCCACTTTTATCAATAGGAGTATTAATTCGTCGCAAATGGCTCAAACTTGATATGTAGGTCAAACGATTCAATACTTGTGCTACACCTACCTTGTTGCTGCTGGTCTGTTTGATACCGAAGTCACCAGTTGCAAGAGCGCGCTTCAAACCATTTTCAATCGTGGTCGATTTTACTACTTTGTAAATATTTGTCATATTGACTATAGATTGATAGTCTTCTGTTGCTCTCCATGAACCATTGTTTATTTCGCGAACAATTTGCTTCGACATATCTTTTACAAGTTTATTGAAATAGTTCCTGAACAAGTTGTTCAACAATGTCCCCGTAAGATCAATACGTTTGTTCAAATAAGAATCGCGATCATCAGGAGGAGACCAACCAAAACTACACCGCAAAAGTCTGTTTGTCATGTAGCCAAGGAAGAACTGCTTCTGAACAAGCGTTTTACAATGGGGAAATAGATCATCACGCAATACCCCTTCTGTAAACTCACGTTTTTTTCGCGCACCAGTTTCCTTGTCCATATTTAGTGGTGTATACATTGCATGACCTGTAATGTAATCGACAGCAGATTCTTGTGTCAAGTAATTACTGGACTCTTCAATCGCACCTCGCAACGCAAGCATCATTTTGGTGGTTTCGTGGTTTTTTTCTTGCGTATCAAGGACAATGTGTCGGCATATTTCTTCGTCACTCGTAATTCCAATGGCTCGAAATACAATGAACAGCGGTATTGGTAACTTTATACGCGGTATTTGAAGGACAATCCCATTTCCGAATCCATTGCTTTTACTTGATATATACATACTGATTTGCTTTGGAGAGATGCACTTGAAATCTGGTACTGATTTTATTTCAGCCATCCAACTCCACTTTGTATTATTTTTGGCAACATTGAAACATTGAACACGATTTTCTGCAGCACGTTCTTGACCAAGACAGGTTTTTTCTGAACCGTTAATGATGAAATATCCACCTGGATCCATATGACATTCGCCCGTGACACCATATGGAACGTGTTTATATTGCTCAAGAACGCATATTGATGACCGAAGCATAATTGGTAGCTTTCCAATATGGACTCCGGGCATTACCTTGTAAAACATTTGCTCAAATTCATAATTATCTCCAGAACGAACGATATATTTTATCTTCATATCGAGTGTCATATTTGACGAATACGTGAAGTTTCTTAGTCTCGCTTCTTGTGGAAACATTAGTTTTGTAGCACCATTGTTTTCATGAATTTGAGAACGATGAATCCCAAAATTCTCGAATGTAATAAACATTTCGAGACGATATTTATTCACCTCGGGTATAAAGTCTTGCTCAGAACGCACGTGGAGAGGGTTAAACATGGCAATTGTTTTCGGTATTTGTATTTGCACGAAATCATTATATGACTCGATTTGATGTCGTACCGCTCGTTGCAAATGAGTGCCCGAGAAATATGATTCAATAACTTTCCAAGGTTCTTCTTTGTAATTCGTGTAATCAATGCTATCGGTAGACTTCATCTCCGTTCTGCCATGCATAATTGGTTATTTTTTATTTCAATTTATCTTTAAATCATATCGAAATAGTTTTGTCAGCAAACTCATTTTTTTCCCCTGAAATAGTTTATATGGAACAAAAAGTAATCAAACTAAATCCGGCATTTTTGAAATTATCAAAATCTAATTCTAAACCTCAACCAAAAACAAAAAAATCAAAGCGTCAACTACAAAGTTTAGGAGAGCACAAACTTAAGAAAAAATTAATGTCTCGAATTCATGACTTTCAGATGAGAGCAGAACAGGATGAAAGTGATGTTAAGACGAATGATATTGAAGACGAGATACAAGTATTTGATACTGAGTTTGATAAATCGATTGATTTCTTAAAAGAATTGACTGAAAAAAATAAGAAAAAACAGACTTTAAAAAATAGAGAAGATTCAACACCAAAACCTATTATGGTCAACGTCGATAATATTACCAAAGAAACTTCCAAACCATTAGAACATGAATCTACTTCTAAAAAAACAAACACTTTTTCTCCAATTACAATGACAAATGAAAAGCTAGCCCATAACCAAACTATCAAAATAAAACCACCGCCACCATACACATGTCTGAAGAATTCGGCTTCAATGAAACCAACCTATCGTCAATGGATGACACGTAACAACAAAACAACCCACGAACCGTCTATTAATATTCATGTTGATCCTCATGTAAAAGCAGAAAATATCAATTCAAGTGCTAAACTTGATGAATCTAAACCGACAATTCAAACCGTTCCTAGCATAAGAAGACAAAAGTTGGACGAAATAAAATCACAGTTCCATACCAAACAACGTTTACCTCGAAAACTGCGTCGGAAAAAAATGACAACAGTTAAACATAAATTAGGAAAAAGCGGGCGAAAGGTATGCGTACTGATCAAAAATCATCAAACCCGAAAACAAATTCAACGCGAATATAGCGCATTGAAACAAAAGAAAATATCAGAAGTCAGAAGTTACTTGAAAAAACACAACCTATTGAAAGGAGCAAGCATTGCACCAAATGACGTGTTGAAAGCAATATACGAACAAGCTATTCTAGCCGGGGATGTAAACAATAATAGCTCCGAAACCCTTATACACAACTATAACTTAGACCAAAGCAAACAATCATTCTGAGTAATTATAATAAAGAACTTGTATTCATTATTATACATTGTTTATGACAATTGCAGAAGATTATTTGAATTACACAGCAAAATGGAAAAAAGAGTTAGGAGAGAAAACCATTGTATTAATTCAGGTTGGTTCCTTTTTTGAAGTTTATGCGCTTCGTGATAAAGACGGTAAAATTACAGGAAGTGACATTGAAAAATTTTCAAATATTAACGATATGGCGATTGCTGAAAAGACGAAAATGTCCGTAAATGGGAAAACAGTATTGATGGCCGGATTTGGGCTACCTCAACTCGATAAGTACGTTGACAAACTTCAATCGCAAGGATATACAATTGTCGTTTATACACAGGATACACAAAGTAAAAACACTACACGGAGTCTTAACCAGATTATTTCTCCTGGAACCTATTTCTCTCCAGACACCGAACACATATCCAACACATCTATGTGTGTATGGATCGAACACATCGCGTCAGGAAGACTTGTTCGCTGTTCATCGATTGTCATCGGTGTAGCAACACTTGACATTTTTACGGGTAAAAGCACAATGTTTCAAACCGAACTCCCTTATTACCATAATCCGACGACATACGATGAATTAGAACGATGTGTTACCATTCATAAACCAATGGAATGTATTATTGTGACAAATATGAAAGACAATGTAGTAAATGATATTATTTCATTCACAAGTCTTGACAATTCTAAACTCCATGTTATTAGACCTGAAGAATGTTCTGATGAAGTCCTGCCGAAGCATGCCGCAAATGCGAGCAAACAAACTTACCAACAAGAATTGTTCAAGCGTTTATATCCTGATTTCTCTCCAGAAACGCTTGTGACTAATTTGATGCAAACTCATTCATTAGCACTTCAATCGTTTGTGCTATTGTTAGATTTTGTGTGCGAACATAACCCACATCTTATATCGCGTCTTTGTGAACCCACTTTTGAAACAGGTGCTAATGAACTGGTGCTTGCGAATCATTCGCTTATACAACTAAACATTTTGGAGGATTATCGACATAGTGGAAAACTTCGTTCGGTTGGTTCTTTTCTTAATAATTGTGTTACCGTTATGGGAAAACGCAAATTTAGTTATGATTTGTATCATCCTATGACAAATACGGATAAACTTAATGAATCGTATGACGTTACCAGTCGCGTGCTAGAAACAAACGAGTGGGTAAACTATAGAAAAGAATTATACAACATCCACGATATTGAAAAACTTAATCGTAAAATAGCAATGAAACGCTTAACACCCAAAGATATTGCCCTATTTTATCAAGATTTACAAAAGGTCTCGAATCTTTGTACCATGACAAACGCTGACTCGTGTATCGAAGTGAATAAATACGTAATGATAAATGGTGATCCAACTATACACTGTAAAGAACTGATAACTTTGTTTGAAGAGACATTAGATTTGGACAAATGTCTTAGTATTAGTGATATGTCAAAAGAAAGATTATCAAACATGAATATTGATAGTCTTATCTTTATTCGAAACGGTATGTCATCAAAAATAGATAAACTGGTGAATGATTGTTTGAATAGCCGCTTGCAACTGGATGCCATTGCATCAAATCTTTCGGATATTGTTGCCAAAATAGAAAACAAAGGGAAATCAACACGAAAAGAACAAACAAAATACGTCAAAATTCATGAAACCGCCAAATCGGAACCGATGCTTATGGCAACAAAACGCCGAATTACCCTTTTAAAGTCACAAATCCAAAAAATGGCCGAAAAAGAAATAAAAGTTCCCTATTTGTGTCACGATGGAACGCAAGCATCCATAATATTGGACCTTTCCAACCTCGTCTTCAGTTCAAATGGCACAAATAAAAAGGAAGACATAATACAAGATGATATTATTCGCTCTATTACATCAAAGGTCCAAAGATCGCTCGACGACTTGGTTTTGGCATTATCACTGTACTGGACGGAGTATATAGATATAATCGCAGAGAGATTTACCGATATTCAAGTGATTGCTTCTTATGTTACAATGATTGATGTGTTACAATGCAAGGCATATATTGCTCACAAATATAATTACTGTAAACCAGAAATCATAGACAATAAAGAAAAGGCTTTTTGTTCATTTACAGGAATACGTCACCCACTTATTGAACACATTCAAACAAATGAGATTTATGTTACAAATAATCTTACATTAGGTGATGTGTGTCACGACGAATCGTCGGATGGTTTGTTGCTGTATGGCACAAACGCTGTCGGAAAAACAAGCTTTATCAAATCAGTGGGCATATCTGTCATCATGGCACAAGCCGGCCTCTTTGTACCTTGTACAACATTTACATATTCGCCATATTCTTACATATTTACCCGAATTTTAGGCAACGACAATCTATTCAAAGGACTTTCGACATTTGCTGTAGAAATGTCAGAATTGAGAACAATCATAAATTTGGCAGACGAGAATAGTCTCATTCTTGGCGATGAGCTTTGTTCTGGCACCGAAAGCGATTCGGCACTCAGCATTTTTACGGCTGGTCTTGAATCACTTCATGAAAAACGCTGCTCGTTCATGTTTGCAACTCACTTTCATGAAGTCACACATTACAATGAAGTGACTTCACTTGAACGTCTTAAATTTGCCCATATGGAAGTTACTTACAATCGAGAAATTGGAGAACTTATTTATGATCGAAAGTTGAAACCTGGTTCAGGAACCACGATGTATGGTTTGGAAGTGTGTAAATCACTCCACCTTCCAGAAGAATTTCTCGAACGTGCTCACAATATTCGCATGAAATATAATAAATCATCGCGTGGTGTCCTTGTTCAAAAAAGCAGTCGATACAACAGGAACAAAGTTGGTGGATTATGTGAGATTTGTAAAACGAAGCAATCGACCGAAGTCCACCACCTTCAACATCAAACCCATGCAAACACAGAAAACGGATATATATCAACATTTCATAAGAATCATAATGCGAATCTCATCAATATATGTGAAGCATGCCACGACAAAATACATCAAACTAACACGCAACATCGCCTGGCTAAAACAGATAAAGGATACAGAATAATTGAGATTTAATCTCTCTTAAAGTGTATAGCATGAACAACAACAATCCGTCTTTAATAACGTCAATAGTTCTTAGTTTAGCGCTTGCTTACATATACGGTATGAGTGTTTCCGAGGTATTTGTGAACTTCACTCGCGTGTTTCATGAAAATATAGAAACTGTATTGATGATCGTATTGATAATGTTTGTTGCCCTGTATTATTTTCGTATATATGGGATAAGTACCGAAACCTTTTGTGGTGCGGATAATCCATCACAAGAAGATGAATGGTGTCAATCACTAAAATCTGGGAAAAATTGTACCACTGCGAGTTGTTGTGTGTTGTTAAATGGAAGCAAATGCGTTGGTGGCACTAGTAAAGGACCAACATTTTTGACAAGAAACGGTAAAAACGTAGATTTTGACTATTTCGAATATAAATCACGCGACGATGGCACCGTAAAATGTAGAGGAAAATGTCCAGATTCTGAGTAAGTTATGATAAAAATATTATATTAAAAATTGATTTATAAAATATTATTCCTTTATATATCAACATGATTATTCCCGTCAAATGTTTTACGTGTGGAAAGGTTCTAGCCGATAAATATCGTTACTACGAAAGAGAAGTGCGTAAACGGAATATGGTGAATTTGGAAAACACAGATGATGTGATATATCTTACCGAAGATAATAAAGATAAAACCGCATGTGGTGAAGTTTTAGACATACTCAAACTGAATAAGATTTGTTGTCGTAGACATATGTTGACCCATGTTGATATCGAATAATCATATACAATTAAAAAGGACGAAAACTGGAACCAATACGCAAAAGACTTGCGTATTTTTTTAAATAGAGACGTGGAACCACAATCTAATCAAATCTTCAAAATAAAAAATTTCTTCGTATTATAATATAATATGAATCTTGTGAAAAACATTCAAAAACTTTGCACCCCCGCTTATCTTTATTTAGTACTTTCTGTGGTTGGTATGGTTGCCATGATGTTTCAGAATGCCGGAAACACGAATTCGTATTGTGTAGGCAACTATGAATGTGAAGTTCCCAATACAGCTGTGGTGTTTCTTATAAAGGCGTTGTACATCGCATTTTGGACGTTCATATTAAACGTTCTTTGTAATGCGGGATACAAAAAGGTTTCATGGTTCATTGTTCTGATTCCATTTATTTTAATGGCTATTATGATTGGTATGCTTATATTGAGCGCTGGCGTTCGTGTGTAAATTATTAGTATTTTATTCCTTATTGTGTTTATAATAAGAAATAATAAGTCTTAAAAAAAATACTGCTTGTATATTATAGATGAATGAAGTTAATGAAGGGGCGGAAATCAATCAAGATTTGATTGTAGAACAAATTATTGAGAAATATTTTAGAGACAACCCCAATGCATTTGTCCAACATCACCTAGATTCATACAATGATTTTTTTACAGGTGATGGTATCAAAAAGATTTTTAGAGAAAATAATCCTATTCGTATTAGAAAAAATATAAATGATTCAGAAAAAAATTCTGATGACGACGACTTTGATATGAAATGTGATCTATGGTTAGGTGGAAAAGATGGCTCACGAATATATTTTGGAAAACCGATTATTTATGACGACAATCGAGCACACTATATGTATCCCAATGAAGCGCGTTTGCGTAATATGACTTATGCAATTACCATTCACTATGATGTTGAGGTAGAATATGAAATAAAAAATGAAGATGGAGATAAATCTGAACAACAAAAACAAACAGAAAATATCGAAAAGGTATTTCTAGGAAGATTTCCAATCATGTTGATGTCAAATTTGTGCGTGTTGAACGGGCTTACGCCTCAAATGCGTTTTGAATTGGGAGAATGTAAAAATGATCATGGTGGCTATTTTATTATTGATGGCAAGGAAAAATGTATTGTTTCGCAAGAAACTTTCGCTGATAATACTTTGTATGTAAGAAATAAAGTGAACGATACATACAGTCATTCTGCGGAAATACGTTCGGTTTCAGAAGATCCGTCCAAACCAGTGCGCACTTTACATGTTCGCATTGTTTCGCCAAGCTCGAAACTTCGTAATAATCAAATTGTTGTGAACATACCTAATGTACGCAAACCTGTTCCATTATTTATTGTTATGAGAGCACTAGGCATTGAATCGGACAAGGATATCATTGAAATTTGTTTGCTCGATATGGAAAAACATAACAGTATGATCGACTTGTTTATTCCATCAATTCATGACGCAGGTGATATTTTCAATCAAGAAACTGCCTTACGATATATCGGTTCGTTGACAAAGGGTAAAACATTAGTACATGGTCTTGAAATAATGAGCGATTATCTTTTACCTCATATTGGGGTAATGAACTTCCGCAACAAAGCTTTTTTCTTAGGACATATGGTAAAACAGTTATTATTTGTATTTACAAACATAAAACCGCCAACAGATCGAGACAGTTTTCGCTTCAAACGTGTCGAGTTGCCCGGAGCCCTTATTTATGATTTGTTCAACGAATATTATCGAATGCAAAGCAAAAATATTTTTAAAAAGATAGACCAAAAATATTATTTCAGTAAGGTTAGTTATGAAAAAGAAAAGTTCACAGAACTTGTGACCGAGAATAATTATCTTGATTACTTTTCGGAAAAAATTGTAGAAGCTGGAATTAAACGCGCATTCAAAGGAAATTGGGGTGGAGCACCACATACAAAGCGTGTTGGTGTAGTACAAGATCTCAATCGGCTTACTTACAATTCTGCCATTTCACATCTTCGCAAAATAAATCTGGATATGGACGCAAGCGCCAAAGTGGTAGCCCCGCGTCATCTTCACTCGTCGCAGTGGGGGATCATTGATCCACTGGACACCCCCGACGGTGGAAATGTTGGCTTACACAAGCATATGGCGATTGCAACATTTGTTACGTCAGGCACCTCTGCGGTCCATATGATTGAATGGTTGAAGTCGAATGGTGTTAATATGAAAAGTTTGGATTCGTTATTGACCGTGGAGGTATCCCGAAAAACAAAAGTATTTGTAAATGGAAAATGGGTAGGTATTGTAGATGATCCAGTTGAATGTATGAATATAATGAAAATATATCGTCGAACCAGTTTACTTCCACCGCACATAAGCATTAGTTGGTTTATTCCCGATAATTCGATTGAAATATACACTGATTCCGGACGTTTGTGTCGTCCTATATTTTATATTGATAAGGAAAGAAAGGCGAGTTTCAATAGGACAGGTATAGTCGAAAGACTTGAAACAAATAAATTTGAATGGAAAGATTTAGTCGGCGGATTTGCAAGAAAGATCCGACAACGTGCCAATAATTATGAATGTCTTTCTATTGACAAGTTATACAATACAAATAATATAGATGATTTATACGAAACACAATCGGTAATCGAGTACATTGACACAAGTGAAGCAGAGACTTCCCTCATAGCAATGCGATATGATTCCATCGAGGATAAACCTTACACACATCTAGAAATTCATGCGTCTCTTGCGCTTGGTATTATGGGAAACCAGGTTGTCTTTCCTGAAAATAACCCCCTTTCACGTAACTTATTTGCGTGTGGACAAATGAGACAAGCAGTTTCTCTCTACCATTCCAACTTTCCAACTCGTATTGATAAAATGGGTGTTGTATTGAATAACGGTCAGATTCCTTTGGTAAAAAGTAGATTTTTAAAAAAAATCAACAACGAGGAGCATCCATATGGAGAAAACGTCATTGTAGCAATAATGTGTTACACTGGGTATAATGTTGAAGACTCGATTCTATTCAACGAGGGTTCTGTAAAGAGAGGATTGTTTCGAACGACCTATTACAATTCTTACGAAGATCGCGAAGATAGTTCTAAGGTTGGTGAAACTCAAATCGATTCTAAATTCGCAAGCATTGAAAATGTAAATGTTACACGTTTGAAAACCGGTTTTGACTATGGTAAGCTTGATGAAAATGGACTTGTAGAAGAAAACACATTGGTTGATGATAACACTATTCTTATTGGAAAAATATCAACTAATGTATCAGAACCGGATATGTCTATTGACGCATCCGTATCGCCTAAAAAAGGACAGCGTGGATTTGTAGATAAAACATTCCTTACTGATGGTGAAGAAGGATTTCGCACAGCAAAAATACGCGTCCGCGATGAACGTGTTCCGAGTATCGGTGATAAATTTTGTTCTAGATGTGGTCAAAAAGGAACTGTTGGTCTCATTATTCCTGAAGCAAGCATGCCATTTGCTGAAGATGGAACACGACCCGACATTATCATCAATCCTCACGCAATCCCATCCCGTATGACCATTGGTCAACTCGTTGAGACACAAATGGGAAAGGCATGCTCTTTACTCGGTGGATATGGTGATTGTTCTGCTTTTATGAATAAAGGTCCAAAACATGAACTGTACGGAAGCATACTGACTCATCATGGATATCACTCTAGTGGATGTCAAGTTATGTATAGTGGAGAGACTGGAGAGCAAATTGAGGCAAATATCTTCATTGGACCAACCTATTATATGCGATTGAAACATATGGTGAAAGACAAGATTAATTATCGTGCGCGAGGTCCACGCACTGCTCTTACACGACAGACCGTACAGGGACGAGCAAATGACGGTGGATTGCGCATTGGTGAAATGGAACGCGATGGTATCATATCACACGGTGCAAGTAAGTTCCTCCAAGAATCTATGTTGGAGCGTGGCGACGAATACTTTATGGCCGTGTGTGATTTAACTGGAATGGTTGCGGTATATAATGAAAACAATAAACTGATGTTGAGTCCTTTTGCCGATGGACCAATCAAATTTTCTGGAGACTTGAATGAAGGAATGAATATACACAAGATTACTAAGCATGGTCGCTCATTCAGTGTAATTCGTATTCCTTATGCGTTGAAACTTATGATCCAAGAGTTACAGACTATGAATGTGCAAATGCGCATAGTTACTGAGAATAATATTGATCAGATTACCTCGATGAAATTTTCAAATAACATTGTAAAACTACTTGGGAAAGATGCGACGCCACAGTCAGTTGCAAATGCTTCAAGACAAAAACAATCTCTTGTAGAAGAAAGTGAGTCAATCATTACAGAAGAAGATAAACAGAGTGATGAGAACATAGAACAGGACAATGAAAAAGTTGTATCAAAAATGGCCGAGCTAAACGAAGAAATGAAGTATGAAGGTCCTAAGATCAATCCTACCACCATAGGATGGAAAATTAATAATGAGTATGAAGATGAAATAGTATGGAATTCTCTTGTGATAGAAAATGACGAACAAACTGGTTTTGGTAGCGATACATGGTTCAACAATGAACACAATGGTGTTGACCCTCAAGAACCACCAAACGGTTGGAATGTTAGTGAAGCTGTGTATGACGATGGTAGTCCAATACCTTCTAATTTAATTAGCAAACTTCTTCGTAAAAATCCCGTTCCTGGAAACTGGAATATAGCATTAGATTTTTTGAAGAAATCCAGATTGAATCCACAACAAACAATGAGTCCAATGTATAATCCAGAATCACCTCTGTATAATCCAGAATCGCCTCCGTATAATCCAGAATCGCCCCCGTATAATCCAAAAACGCCTCCATATGATCAGAAATCTCCTGACGTTTCTTCCATTACACCCGCTACGTCTGCTACAAGCGAATCGACTGCTACAAGCGAATCGAGTGCGACAAGCGAATCGACTGCGACAAGTGCGACAAGCGAATCGACTGCTACAAGCGAATCGAGTGCGACAAGCGAATCGACTGCGACAAGTGAATCAACATCTGGTGTCTCTGATATAACCGAGATGTCGAATGATGAAATTATTTTAGAAAAAATGAAAAAAGCAACGGAAGACAATAATTCGCTTCTTACAACAATTTCAGACAATGATGCAGAACCAGAAAAACAAGAAGTTGATGATAGAGAAAAAAAAAATATAAAATTGAATTAAAAAATCAATTATTATAATAGAAAAAAGAATGTCGCAAAGAAATGAGATTGTAGAGATATTCAAATCAAGAGAAACAATTCTTGCTTTACTTAAAACACAAGGTTACGACGTAACGAATTATGAAAAACAAAGCATATCACAAGTAGAGGTAATGAATAATCATAATCAACTGGATATGCTTGTGACAGCAGAAAACGGGAAAAAAGCATATGTGAAATATCATTTAGCAAAAACCGCATCTAAATACCATTTAGCAAAAACATTGTCTGCTAAAAACGTATATCAGTTTATCGACGATCTTATGAATCTTGAAAATGTATTGCAAAAAACAGACGATCTTATCATCATTGTGAAAGATGAACCTACAGACTCGCTAATCAAAGTCTTACAAAACATTTGGAAACAAGACGGAGTATTTGTGACGGTTCATGCTACCAAACGTCTCTTGTTCAATATTCTTGATCATGAACTTGTACCACCGCACAGGATTATGGATGAAGAGGAAACTGAGGCCTTCAAAGAAAAATATAAAATTAAAAACACAAACATGATACCTGATATTGGAAGGTTTAGTCCAGTTGCCCTGGCAATCGGAATGCGTCCAGGACAAGTGTGTGAAATTATGCGCCCTAGCAATACCGCAGTTCAAGTTCCGTTTTATCGTGTTTGCTCTGCATAAGTATACGTTTATAATAATTAAATATGCGATTATTATATACTAATTATGTCATTTGACGATAGATTCAAGGAATTGAAAGAACAATTTAAGATAATTGAAGACAATGTTAATTCAAATCTAGTTGATTCAAATCCAAAATTGTTAATTCTAGTAAATGATTTGTATGATGTTGAAAGGGATTTAGTTACGTTAAAGGAAGAAGTTGAATTTGCGCTCAATGAAAATTATACAATGGCAAAAGAAACCAACAAAATGCTTACCAATATTTCACAAGTTACGGAAACTCAACGTTCGAATGTAAAGAAACTGAAAAATAAAGACGCAGGTTCTATTCAAATGTACAATGATATACAAACACTCTACAATCAACGCCTATTTGGTAATATACTTCTTGTGTGTTTAGCTTCATATGGAGGTTATGTGACTTTTTCTAAAAAGAAAATATGATTATTAATATAATGAGCGAAAATGTTGATACCACAATGTTTGTTGGACATGATATGAGTAGTGTAATTCACAAACTAAATACAGATCGAAACAAAATACACGAATTGAAAAACAAGTTGAAAAATACACACGGGATTATCGCAAACGCATCACTAGAAACTCGTTCACTCCGTATTAAATATTTACTGCTTTGCCTTCTAATGGTTATTGTAATTATAATGACAATAAGAGCGTTTGCATTTCAACCCGGTATTATCGATACTATTTTTCTTGTCACGGCATTGACATTAGGTGGATTTCATTTTTTTAACAAACAGGTTTAAACATGCTCCTGAAAGATATTATCTTTGTTTGGGTATGATTCGCTTTCTACAGTATATATGTGATATTTTCGAATCATTTGACCACTTGTTGTTGTCTGATGATGTTTATTAGTTTTGTAAAGGAGATCGCATTGCACTTTTGGAGATGTTGTGGCACTAAACTTGCTGATAAAGTTGATTACGATTCCCCAATCACGATCCTCACGATTATCTAAGTAGTTTCGTAGTTGCCATATTTGATCATCTTTTGTAGCCGATGTTGTGCTCTTCAACTCGAGTATACAACGATATTTGGGAATTTCTATATCCGTGCGCATGAACTGACCATTGCATATAGTGCAAGGGTTTCTTTGTGAATCTTTGAAACAATAGTTAAATACCAATTCACGTGTTGTTTCCATACCAATAATATGAAGTTCATGAATAAGCAATTCCTGATACACTGTTTCTTTCATAAAAGGACCACATCGGAAAAGTATTTCAGAACACATTGAAGATATACGATTACATAATTGTATCGCCTGTTCCATAATGAATGCTTACAACAAATATGTGTAAATTACAGATTCAATTTTATGACCGTCTTGTTGATAGATAAAAATATCCCTTGATATATAATGGGTGAAAATGTAGACAACCAACAGGTGATAGAGCTTAATTCGCTTTCAAAACAACAAAATATGGACATACAAGAACTCAAAGACGCGGTTGATAATAAACAACGGATACTCGAGATAAACACATACATTGGAAAGCAATATGTAGCACACACCGGCGTTGTAATGATTTTGATAATGACATTTGTTGCTATATTTGTGGTTGCATTTTTAAGGAACTTAGGTTTATTGAACGAAGATATTACAAATATTTTGGTAGCAATTATTGTTACGATTGGTTCTGTTTTCGTGTTTTTCAGAATTTCCGATCTTTCATCGCGTAATAATATGGATTACGACAAATACGATTGGCCCGCTATTACAACCGATGGTAAGCCACTGAAAGAATATGTTCCATCTCCCGTTCCGATTGGTGGTGAATCAAGTGAAAGTGATTTAGAAACGTGTGTTGGAGAGAAATGTTGTGGTGAAGGAACGATATTTGATAAAGAAAAGGATAATTGTATTTCAAACACGAATATAGATGTAGAAACATTCAATATAATGAACCAAGCATCTTCACAAGATGTAGCACCATTTAGCAAAGAGCACAATTGTGCCAGTGTTTAACATTTAATCTTACACATAAAAATATCGTGATATTTATAATGGCTACTAAAGACAGTTATACAGAAATTAGTGATATACAAAATCAAACTTCTTTAAATACGATTATTGGCAGTGATTTAAAAGAAGCTGAATATTTACTTACTGAAATGAAAAAAATCAATGATGTGACAAACAATATTGAATCTTCCAAATCTACTGATACAACAATAGATCAAGATGTAATCAAATCTGTAACAGATCTATTCGGAAAAGTAAAAGATCTTATTGAAGAAACAAAACTACAAATAAATAATTACAACAGTAGTGTGATTTATTTGAATAAGATGAAAGAGTTAGAACAAAAATACCATGTGGAAAAATTAAATCTTGATGATTCTATCGATGGAATTGTATCAACGATTCAAACAAATAATCGTAGGGTCGATTATCAGACGCCCGAAGTGAACCGGCTTAACATGGTACGTTTACTTCTTCTCATCGTATTTTATGTAATCTTAATTTTTTATGTATTGAAAAATAATTTTATACAGCAAGTAATGAAGCGTAATTATCGTTTTGTAGCGTTCATCATTATATGCATTTTTTTTCCATTTTCAGTTGATACTATTATTGCATATATATTTTTATTTGTTCACTACATTTCGAGATTCTTTAGAAATAGCGTTCCTCGTGATGTTTATATAAATGTTTAAACGAGATTATACGAGCAAGTATTATTTTCAGCTTAAAAAATAATACGTGTAAAGATATCTAAGGAACAATTCAACACTCTTCGATAATATTTTCATTATCATCTTCGTCATAAAGAATCATAATATTAGGCCAACCACCGTTTCGGTATTTACCATAACGCAACTCCATGAAATCAGAGAGTTCCCTTGTCTTTGGAACAGAACGCCCATAATTTGTGGTATACCATTGCTTGAACTCTTCAGCCACCTCGCTCTTTTTGATCTTGCTCCCAGCCTTCTTGCGAATCTTTTCCTTCACAAACTCGGCAAGATAATCTTGTCCTTCACGGTACAAGTCGCTACTAGCCATAACCAACTTACAATCGTTCACATTACCTTGCGATTCGAATGACATGTTTACTAGCATCGACATGAAGATAGGGGCCCATTCATCAAATCGTTCGTCAATATTCTTATCGATTTTGTATTGGTAAGGATACGAATCTTTAGGAAACTTGACTTCATCCTCGTAAGGATTATCCAAAAACTTGGACATGAAATCGCAAACACGGATTCGACGCCACGTACCATCATCATTGCTTTTGATATCAAATAGAGTGTTGGTACACACAACCAGTTTGAACTGCGGTATGAATGTCACAGTATCCTTGAATAATGCTCTTCCTTGAATGGGGTCACCACCAGTAATTTCTTTCATAATGCCCTCATTGATTTTGTCACCCTTTGATGGTTCTTGCATAACGGCATATCTTGTTCCCATGAGTTGAACAATCTCCGAAGATGTGCTGCCAATGCTTGTGCGACTTTGAGTAATAAGTGTAATCGGCACCGTACCCTTGTAATCACCAAGTCCTTTTGTCATTAGGTCAACCAATTTAGATTTCCCGTTACGACCAGAACCAGTGTAGATATTGAAAGTTTGATTCTCATTTGTCCCTACAAGAACCGATGCCAAATGCTCCCACATATAACGCCGAAGGTCTTCGTTTGGAAACAGTTCATCCATGAACTGTGTGATTTCTTGAATAATAGTTGCGTGATTTGTATTGTGGATTGGGACATAATCGATGTTCGTGCATTTAGAAATAAAATCATCGGGTTGACCTCTGCGATACGACTTTGTCTTGAAATCGACCACATAGTTATTGAAACAAAGTAGATAGGGATTTTGATCTAGTTTTGTAATGAAATCTTTATCGAAGAAAAGTTCCCTGGCCTCTCTCATAATGTTGTTCTTCCATTGCGTTTTTTTTAGATAACCACAAATTTCAATCATGTTATTGACACGTTTCTTCAGTTTCTCGTGTTCAGGTTCAGATTGATCCAAAGTGTCAAGGCGACGCATAGCGGCTTGGATACGTGTGACATATTCCTTGTGCATCTCCTGAGAAATGTGTAGACGTAGTGTATTTCCAGAATCGATTTCAAACCATCGATGATTCTCGTATTCATACCAGCAATTATTTTTGATGCTTACGCAAACAAATCGATCTTTATATAGATTGAACAACACACTTGCCAAATCGAATTCACTATGACACTTGAGTGTTTGTTCAATGAAGAAGTCAATCGTCTGTTTATGTATTTCATTATATTTGCTTTGCTCGGCATCTTGCCTACACCAATACATTATGGAGCGATGTGTCAGACCATCTGGATTATCAAAATCAAAATTCAACCACTCTTCAAATAATCCAGAAACGTTGTTCCAGTCGAACTTTCCATCATTTCCACGAAGAGTATCGCGACAATTATCTTGCGCACTGAACTTCAACCACGTGAGGAACAACTTCTTGTTTGTGCTTGCGAGTGCCCATCCTACTCGTATCCATTTATTATAACTACCAGGACCGTAATAGGATACAGGAAGCGCCATGGTATACTGATGTGTTTCTTTGAGTTTATAATCGACAGGACTGATATCATCGAACCAATCTTCCAACAACGCATCCAACGTTTCCATACTATCTATCTTGTCAAATGAAGGTTTCGGACCGACGTGTTTTCTATTCGAACTCGTAAATGCCTTTTTGCGTCCAATATTATGTTTCGCCTCCTCTACTTCTACAACAGCATCCGGACGAAATTCATATTGGGGATGCGAATCATATCTTGCACTCAGTTTGTGAATATTTTTTTTGGTATCGAAGCTTTTAATCTTATTTTCAGACGGCTTCCAGTTACGATTTTTTCGTGTTAAAACGTAATGATATTTGATTCGATACGATTGATGGTCTGGTTTGCGTGACCCATACATTTGCCAGTTCACACACCCTTTGGTGACCCCCTCATCAATGACGTCTTCCCACGTGTTGATGATTGGAAGATCATCCCAAATATCGTGTATTTCCTTCAATACTTTGTTTCGAAGGACTATTTGTGCTGCTTTGTGCATTGACACTGTCATAATGATGTGTATACCATCCTTTGTTTTGTCTTCGAGTTGATTGACATCATTTTTTTCCATGACAAACACATCAACCTTGCTGTTTTCTCCGATATCCAATATCTCACTGAGTTTATCAGCGTAAAGAACTACAATATCTATTATATGGTCATCCGTGTGTTGCTTTTTTGTGACACTTTTATCGTATCGCAAATCAATATCTATCAGAATTGGACCATTGTCAACTAGTTGCTTTTCGGTGAGATACTCCTTTTCTCCATTAACAAATACATGCTCGTAATACATTTCCATAAATGAGGTTACCTCGCTATTTGGTATATTATATGTGCCGCCATAAATCGAGGAGTTTTTTCCTCCTCCAATTCGTGTATGTGTATGTGGCTTTCCTTTTCCAGCACTTCTAGATTGTAGATAATCATCAAAGTGTCCTTCATTAGTCGCCATTAGTTGGTATAATACCGCAAGATATTTTTATATTCAATTTTATTTATGTCTATAAAATGGGATTTTTCTTTGGCGTTAAAATAAACTTCTAAATAATAAACATAAAAACACAATCCATTGGAATAATAACAATAATTATGGCAGCGCTCGAGGAAAATAAAACTCAATTTGTATCAAAAGATACAATCAAACGTCTAGTGAAAGACGTAAAAGAAATTATGAACAATCCGTTGCATGATAGTGGCATCTATTACATACACAGCGAAACAGATATGATGCACGGAAAAGCATTGATAATTGGTCCTCCAAATACTCCGTATGAAGGTGGTTATTATCTTTTCAAATTTGTATTTCCACCTGATTACCCGCACAATCCACCGAAAGTCACATATTTTACGAACGATGGTGTGACCAGATTCAACCCAAATCTTTATAAATCAGGTAAGGTATGCATCTCCATTCTCAATACATGGAAAGGACCCCAGTGGACTGGGTGCCAAAGCATCTCTAGTATTCTTCTCTGTTTATGCTCGGCAGTATTGAACGATCAACCACTTCTTAATGAACCAGGTGTATTAAGAGACAATCCTGATTATCAGAATTACACCGAGATTATTATGTATAAAAATTACGAAGTTGCAATTTGTGACATGATTGAACGCAGCGACATCAAAAATGATTTTCCTGAATTACATGAAATTATCATCAAACATTTTTACGAAAACTATGACAACATCTTACGACGTATCGAAAAAAATGTAACAGAAGATAAGACAATGACTACAAAAATATATGGGATGAAAATTAATATTTGTTATGTAAATCTTCAAGCTCGCCTTGTAAATATATACAAATCTCTTATAAAATTGAATTAAGAATTCATCTTATATTATTATATAAACAAATTATGCATTTCTGTAATAAATGTCACAATATGTATTATCTTAAAATTAAGAATACTGATGAAGATGATGAATCAAATGACAAACTCATTTACTACTGCCGTAATTGTGGCGATGAAAATGAAGAACTCTCTGGCGATAATATTTGTGTATCAAAAACAACGGTTCATGATTCAGAACAGAAATTCGCTTTTGTCATGAATGAATTTACGAAATATGATCCAACCCTTCCTCGTACAAATATGATCAAATGTCCCAATGTCAACTGTACTAGTAACGTTGAAGAAGAAGTCAAACGTGAAGTTCTTTACAATCGATATGATGAAAAAAATATGAAATACATTTACATGTGTACTATTTGCGATACTACGTGGAAAACATCACAAAACTGAACAAAAATAAAGAAAATTGAATCTGTTTAAAAGTTTCTCTTTACATTATAACAATATGGATTTAGCAAAACAATTGTTTACATCTGATACACAAGAAAAGTCTGAAGAAGTTTCTGCTGATTCCGACGACGATTATGGTTACGATGATAGTGAAACGAACAAAACGCATGAAGGTGATGTATTAGGTGTTGAAGAAACAAAGGTCAATGTTTTGGATGAAGAAGACACAGATGACTCTGACGAGGAAACTCAGCAATCAGAAAGCGACGATTATAGTGTTTATGATAATGAACAACAAGTCATCTCGAGTGATGATGAAGAAACAAGTGACAACGAATCATCATCGGATGGAGACGAAACTGACGAAACTGACGAGTCTGACGAGGAAGAAGATGATGATTATCTTCAAAAATTCGACAAAGATGTAAGAGAAAACTTCTTAGTTGAATTTCACCCAGAAGCCCGCGCACACAATGATAACGAAGTTCGAATGTTTTCAAAAGTTATTCGAAACAAAGATGGTCAGATTATTGATGACCTTCACAGAACGTTGCCATTCCTTACAAAATACGAATACACACGAGTTATCGGCCAACGTTCTAAGCAGATTGAATCTGGTGCAAAACCATTTGTTTCGATTGCCAGTAATATTATAGACGGGGATGTTATTGCGCGTATGGAACTTGAAGAGAAAAAACTCCCCTTCATTATTCGTCGTCCAATGCCCGGTGGTGGTTTTGAATATTGGAAACTGGAAGATCTTGAACTATTACGATAGATATCGAGATATGTTTCGTATTTTATTGTAAGAACCTTACGACTTACAATAAAAAACTTTATTATGTATTGGTTTCAGCACTTCCATCGATTGCCACAATCGATACATGTTACAAATGTAGTCATTGGCTCATCAGCTGAACGCGTTTGTAGTTGATAGTAGCTACACCTATTTGATTTACATTTTCGACACGTAAAGGTATCTGTATTCGCATATATCTCGGGTGCATACTTATTATCATCGCGAATTTTTTTTGCTTCCAATAGTTCTTTCCAATGTTCTGGTTTCATATCTTGATGTGTCATGAATGCTATTTTATGCGCACGGATTTTTTTATCTTTAATCTGTTTTCTTAGCGAGTCGTTTGTTTGTAAATTCATGAACAACGTTCTCAGGCGATCTACATACACGCGAATGAAGTAAACATTATCCCATTTCTTCACGATATTCATTTCACTAGCTTTTTGTATTGAATAGTTGAATACACCCTTTTCAATGTTTTCCGAAATTCGCTCATTTTCTACAATAGCGAAAAGCTTGTTTCTTATCTTCATTCGAAAATCATCTGGATCTGCGATTTTATACATTTCATGATTAAGAGTAGTATGTTTAAATAGATTCAATTTTTCAAATAAAACATTTTTACGATACTTTATTCATCGTCCGAATAATAATAGGTTTCAGTTTCTAATTCCGAATCGCTTTCACTTTCTGTTTCATTCGTTTCATCATTTCCTTCAACACCATCTTCTACATAACTAGCGTCCGAATCGCTGTCTGTTCCTACAACAAATCCATCCTTCAAATACCCACTTTGCGTTTTCATGTCCGATGGGACATTTTCCAACTCATCCTCGCTCGGCTCTTCGTCAACCAAGTCCTCAAAACCACCAAACAGGTTGTCATAAATCTTATTCCATTCGCTCATTGTAAGATCAATGATAGCATCCGACTCTTCATCAATACGAACTACACAACAGTTTCCGAAGTATAGTTCATTATCTACCGGAGGTGGAAAATCGTATTTATTTTCTGTATTTGCCTTACCATCATTACGAGACCACAATTCTACATTATATTTTTCATTAAGTTCAACGTTCCAAACTGTACGTTTTTCGAACCCTTCTGCTTTACGAAACCCACACTTAGAATACAGTGTTTCACGGGACACTTCCTTTACCATTACTTGTTTAACATTCCCAGATTTCTCTATAATCACAATGGATATCATTTGTCAAACATTCGATAATCGGTTTAAATGGTTTCATCGTAATACTTACAATGAAGTTATATTTAGAACATGTATTCAACGATAAATCTAATGAACAACTTACCAAATATAATTACAAGATAGACAATACAACACTTCTATTTTCAAATGATGGTGTCTTGCAGATTCATAAAAATAAAGTTAATCGTCTGAAAATTATTGACGTTCCTGTGGAACAATTATGTATAGGCGAACAAATTTTAACCTGTGATAAAAGCAAATACGTTATAGATTGTGAATGGTTCCAAATACCCAACCATCACTTAGTTGAAAAAATTCATAGTGAATATCATCGACTTCGTCCAGGTGCACTTGTAGATTTAATAGTGGAAACAAAAACATGTGATGGTTCAAATAAAAAACGTTTGGTTTATTTTTTTATTAAAAACAATGAACTTTCCCATGGTGTAGAAGAAGATATTAATTCGTTTTTGGAGATATTAAAAAGTAATTCGCAATAATAAAAATGATTTTATGGACATTTCAGTGGACAACAATATCATTAGTTTTGATTCTACTTGTTCACTACCTTTACACATACTTGAAAAACACATTCACCATACCAATCGTAGACGATTCTTCTTTGAAAAATAAAAAGAGATATGATGACATGTTAGCACCGATTCGTAGCGAGATTGAAACTACTAGCAATATCGGCAAAAATGTTGATGTAGATGATATCGATGTAAACTCAATGAAAGATGAACTTCAAGCATTTTTGAACGAGTTGAAACCGAATGACGAAACAAAGTTATAATGTTTAACAAATAATTAGACAACAGTATAAAGGTATAATATATTGAATAAATATGCTATCACGAACTGAAAAACAAATTTTGATTTCCAGATTTCCAATGCAGAGAAAACTTTCCTATGATGTTATCCTACATAAGAAGGTTTATGCTGATCTCTATATGATTCAACCGAAAGGGTCACGTGCCTATGCTTGGTTTACATATTTAGGTGATAAAAATGTTTGTGTGTTATTGGATCTCACAAAACATGGAAAAATAAAAGATTTGAATGTATATCCGGTGTGTTTTAGTTGCGAACTTTCTTGTATGTCTGGAACCTTGATATTAGGAACACGTTTCAACCATAACGGAAACAACTTCTTTTCTTGCGAAGACATCATTATATATCAGGGATCCTACATGGAATCATCTTTATTTCAAAAAAAAATTGCCATTATGAAAGAGATATTCGACAACTACATTTTACAACGTTCGTACAGTAATCGGTTTGTAATCTTCGGTTTGCCATGCTGGTGTCCTACTTATTCAGTTGCTATGCAAACAAAAAATATACTGCCTTATTCTGTATACGGCATAAAAGCAATCAATACAAGAAACTATAAAAACCCAGTCTGTGGAGTTTATCAAATAAAAGAAAAAGTGAATGTGGAAGGAGTATTTAGAGTCAAAGCAACCATTCAATCGGATATTTATCATTTGTATTGTTTTGATCGTGGGAAAATCAGTTTTTATGGTAACGCTGCAGTACCAAGTTATGCACGTAGCGTTGTATTGAACAAGATATTTAGAAACGTAAAAGAAAATTCTAATTTAGATTTACTCGAGGAAAGCGATGATGAAGAGGAGTTTGAAAATGTTGATGAGGATAAATTTGTAGATTTGCGAAAATGCGTTGCCATGAAATGTGTTTACCACAAAAATTTCCGTAAATGGGAACCTATTGAAATCGTGGAACCCAATACAAAACTCATTACGCATGGGATGGCTATTCAAGAAGAGAAAAAAGTATAGTTATAATATATAATGCGTTTTAATCCAGCCTCATTTCCTGATGCGGCTCCAATCATTACAAAAGCATCCCCTTCTGACTTTGCACACGTTGTTGGTCCAAAAGTGGGCGTTGGTAATGAACTCCGTATTGAACTGAATCCTGCTCCAGCACGTCCTCTTGCCATTGGTGGTGGGCGCAAATCGCGCAAACACGGGCGCAAGTCGCGCAAGCACGGGCGCAAGTCGCGCAAACACGGGCGCAAGTCGCGCAAGTCGCGCAAGCAATCCAAGCACTCATGCAAAAATTGCGGCAACAATTCTAAGTTGATGAAGAAATATCATAAAGATTGCAAAAAATCGGTGGTTGCATCTTGTAGCCGGAGATTACGCAAAAATAATAAATCATATCTTAAAGGTGGAAATGGTGGAAACGTTATTGATTCAGCAGTATACGGCATTGATCCAACAATCGATACTGTTTCGGGTGCTTTAGCAAGTCCGACCCCTGTTTCTAGAATGAACGCTTGTGTTGTCTAATTTTAAATTTAAGTATAAAAATAAAGGGAATTCAAATATAATGAACGAACGGAATGAATTAGTTTCCGCAATCCTTGTCGTTGAAGCAGAATCGATTGTGTATCATCAGACATGTGCACGTTGTAATAAGGTATTTATTCCAAACAAGAATGCGAAAAAAGGAACCGCTTCATATTATCGTTGTCAAGATTGTCTAACAACAAAAGTTTTTTTAAGAGATTTATATGTTAGTAATTGTGTTATTTCATAAGTTTTTATATCATAGAGAAATCACACATTTCCCCTTTGGTATGTCAGGTTTGAATTCGAATGTATCATCCGTGTTTTCACTGCTTTTGCCTTTATTTTTAATAGTCGGATCGTATTCCACGTGCCATTTATTATCGACATACGTATTGCTGTTTGTTTTCATAATTTTGTATTTATTTTGAATGTAAAACTTCTTACGCTTTTGATATTGCCGTTTAAATACATCATGGGAATCGACAATATCGACTACTAGTGGACGCTCGTGTTTTACACGAAGAATACGTCCTACTGCTTGTGTCACGTCAGTGCGAGGTGTCACAAGGAACAGAGTAGTCAAAGTCTTGATATCTAGTGCTTCTGCCGCCATTGCATATGTCGCAATAATAACCTGTTTTGTTTCACTTTTCTTGAGTTCCACTTCTTTCATTCCACCAATATAATAACCAACTGTGGCTATATTGCGGTGTTCGATCGCATTGTGTAAATATACAAGGAGACTTTTATTTTGCGCCAAAATCATTATTTGTTGTTCCGATTTTTCCTCCATCTCTCTAATAAGCACTTGTAATATGAACTCGCTACGATGATTGTAATCACATAACTTCGATATCATCTTGCTATACGCTGGTTTTCCCCGATAATCATATACCGTCTGATTGAAGTCCTCGTCTGTTGTAATATACTGAATTGTCTTCACCAATACGTCATCTTTCGCCTCTCGTTTTTCTTTGTAAATTATCTCTCCAAGAAACATCTTGAAAACCCGCGTAAGCCCGTCCTTTCGTTGCATCGTGGCGCTAAGACCCAACATACAACGCGTGACGATTCGTTGTAAAGAACGACTGAATATTTCAGAACTGATGTGGTGACATTCGTCAACAATTGTTAGCCCAAAACTTGAAAACATATCACTGGGATAGTCCTTCATTGACAACGATTGAAGCATGCCCACCACAATATCTTTGTTATCGATGTCAATAACTTGTCCCTGTATTTTGCCAACGCGCGCACCCGGAAGGAACTGCTCGATGCGTTCAACCCATTGATTCAGTAGAAATCCCTTATGAACAATGACCAATGTTTTTACCTTCAACTGACTTATAATATTTAGAGCAATTACCGTTTTACCGCGTCCACAAGGTATTTCGAGCAATCCACCTCCGCCATTTTCACCAAGTGCCTTTTTGTATATTTCGACAATGTTTACTTGATAATCACGAAGATTTCCGTTAAATGTCAAACTAATCGCATCCCCTCTTGGAATGCGATACTCGTCCGGTTCACCATATTCTTTCAAACCAAAGAATCTTGGAATATATATTTTTTTGGGAGACTCGCGATAAATCGCAAACCCTTCGGGTTGTACGGGCGCTTTAGGAACATAAGGACGCACAATGAGCTCTTCGCGTAATGAATGCTGGTCCTTTACACACATATTTTCTTTGTAGATTGAGTATCCTTTTTGTCCCATATATGTGGCAACATCGGTTTCTTCTGCCATGGTAGTCGTTGTCATAAAGGATCAATACAAATACATATCAATTTATTTTTAATAATTATCTGTTATTATGATATATATGAATCTTAATCTGAAGGCAATGAAACCCGTGAAAGTAATTAAGGATACATTGAATCCTAAAAAGAGACGCGACATGCTTCTCCTGATTGTGTTAGTTGTTTACATTGTTGCGAAGATTGACACACCTATGCCGTTAGCAAAACTGGTCGATAATGTTTACGGAAATGCCGCTGTATCGATTTTGGCTCTCGTGTTCTTTATGAAGACGAAGTCTGTTGCAGGCGTTTTGGTGATTGTTGCCGCATACGAACTCATTAAACGTTCAAGTGTGAAAGCCGGTTCTCACGCGTTGCGTAACTACGTTCCGTGTCAGCACAAGAAATTGTCCGATTTCAAAAAATACAACGAATTCCCCGTGACTCTTGAGGAAGAAATTATTGCTAAAATGGCACCGCTTGTAAAGCACGCGCCTGCCGCCAACGCGGAATACAAACCGGTTTTGAGTGATTCTCATGAAGCTGCTCCTGCGTCTAGCGATGAAATGTAATGTCGATAAAATGATTTAGATTAGTCATTTAATCGACTTTGTTAGCTCTTGTTGTTGTTGTGGGGATGTGTTTTCTCCGAAATTCTTCTTGTTCGGGATACGAAAACGTTTGCCTATTTTATAAATGATATACACAATAAGTATTGCTAATATAAACCACCCAAAACCCTTGAGTATCTCGATAGCCCTCTTTTCCGCTGGGCTCGAGAGATTAGTGTGGTATGATGAAGATGATACAACGGGGACATTTTCACCACTTTCACCAGTGGGACTACATTCTATGTATATCTCGTCAGTTCCGTCTGCATCTCTGTTAGGACCTGATTCATTATAATATACATTTGGTGTATCCTCATTATCAAGACCTTCGATTATTTTACGACCTCCGAAGAATGACTCTATAGTTACATTACCAGTAGCATGTTTCATTGGATAACCATGCTCTTTTATTAGGTCTTTAAGTGTATCATGTCCATTTGTGGATAAAGGTATGGCAGAATCTTTTCCAAAAATTATAACTTCATACTTACTTTCACTCATAGGCAACTTTCCAGTATAGGAATAGTAGGGCTTCTTAGGAACCAGAGTTGAGAGAGAAAATCCATCCAGTATTATTTCGCCAGCATCGCCGCCTTTTGTTGGAGCAAACTGGGAAACACGCTGTATCATTTTATCTAAGGTGGTCTCATTGATGGAGGTTGTGGCTACCGGGATACACACCATTAGGCGAGATCCCGTTGTTGTGCTCACGTGCTCAATCATTAATTCAGCATCGGTGGGTGAGCCACCAAACGTGTGCACGGACGAACGATACAATCTCATCACATTCACATCGTAATTTTCTTGATTGTAACGAACCGGAGATACACGCTGTGTATCAGGGCGAAACGAAATGTGATTGCCCTTATTGCGCCCAATCAGATTCGTCAATGGATAATCAAATGAATATTCACATTTTTTTTTACAATGTCCGGAAACATTTTTATTGATGTTCATTGTATAATAATATATCGTGATACAAAAAAATATAATTCTCTTTATATAGGCAATGAAACTTAGCAAGAAAAATATTTTGAAGTTGCTAAAGGGTAAAAGTAAAACACTGAAATTAAGGAAGAAGAAACCAGTTAAAAAAGGACGGTCCGTGAGGAAGCGTCCTCGCACCGCTCGTAATGGCGTTAAGAAAAATCAGCGTGCTAAGACAATGAAGAGGATGTATGGTGGAATACCCGGACAAAACAAGGGACCAAAAAATTCAAATAAAAACCGCAAAAAACAAGAAAGGGGAGCGAAAATAGCAAAGAGAGAAAAGGAAAAAAGGACGGTCGGTGAGGAAGCGAGTAAAAATGTCGACCCCGAAGCCGGATTAACGCCCGAACAGATAAATAAAAGAAATAAAAGATTACAAAAAAAGGAAGATGATAAATTGCTACCTTTACCTAATAAACCACCACCACCACCTTCTGTAAAAGATATGGCGAATGATCTTGAAAAAAAGATAGTTATGAACCCAAAGATTCCTCTTCCTACAAATAACCTTTCTTCCGAAGCAGAGCGTGTTGACGATAAGCGTGGGGACAAAACTGCTACTCCTCAACCTTCTACCAATGCCGCAAGTAATGATGGTGCTCCTGGATCTGAACCTGCTGCCAAGCCTACTGCTGCTGATGCTGCTGATGCTGCTGATGCTGCTGATGCTGCTGATGCTGCTGATGCTGCTGATGCTGCTGATGCTGCTGATGCTGCTGCCACGCCTGCTACTACTGATGCTGCTGCCACGCCTGCTGCTGCTGATGCTGCTACCGAAAATAAGGAAACTGAAGAAGATATTTTATTACAAAATGAATTTGATAATGATCCTGCTAATGATGGTGCTCCTGGATCTGACCCTGCTGCCAAGCCTACTGCCAAGCCTACTGCTGCTGATGCTGCTGATGCTGCTGATGCTGCTGATGCTGCTGATGCTGCTGATGCTGCTGATGCTGCTGCTGCTACTGATGCTGCTGCTGCTGATGCTGCTGATGCTGCTGCTGCCACGCCTGGTGCTACTGGTGCCAGTGCTGCTGATACTACTGGTGCTAATGCTAATGATGAAGATGATAGTGCTGAAGAAACAAAGAATGAAGAATCTTCTGCTATATCACTCAAAGATGGCGCAAAGATAATAGTTACATTTCATATTAAAGGTGGAAAGGTCGTACCAAGTGTAGATGGGCAAGAACCGAGTTTGGAAGAAATATTGACTGTTAGACAAGGACAAAAAGGTGGAAAGAAGAAAAAATCCCGCAAACATAAAAAGCAAAAGAAGGCATTGAAAAAAGTTCGCAAAACAAAACGCCGTAATCAGCGCAAATAAAACGTTCCTGTAATATATCATGAAGGCACGACAATTCATTACCGCAAGCAAACTAGCAACTGATAAATTACAAGATATTCTTCAAAAAAGCAATAAGAACGCCATTCTATTTTATGTAAAAGGAGGTGGTTGTAATGGATTTAATTATAATCTGAAACCGACAAACGAATCACCTGATAAATTAGACGAAGTAGTTCGCATAGATAATGTGGAAATACACATTTGCAATAGCAGCATTATGCACCTCTTGGGAACGCATATCGATTGGAAAGAGGACATCATGGGTCAAGGCTTCCATTTTGAAAACCCAATGGCTCAATCAAAATGCGGTTGCGGAACCTCTTTCAGTAGTCACGCGATAAATTAGTATTATATACATGTTGAATGATAATGTTATTGTAACAATATCATTTTTCGAAATCTTTTGAAATTAAAGGTAAGGAATGTAACGCATGGTATTATTATCATACATCGTCACCTTGAACGCATCATTATACCCTTCCACATATACCGTGTCCCCATTATACATATTATCGCATCCATATTCGTTTGTGCAACTGCGTCCCTTGTGTGTAATCGGCAACTTAATCATATTGTTCTTATCGGTCATCGTGTAAAAATTCCATTTGTCACGATTCGTGAACAAAGGACGACCCATAAGAGGAAGGATATTCTCTCCATCGCCATTCAATCGAGTTAATATTCCCACTTGACGATACGTCGAATCGACTGATTGTGTAGGAGTGTTTATAGGGATGCCTCGCGGGTCAGAACTATTGCGCGGATGCACATGCGTGCGTTCATCCTTTAACGGTGCTTGGTAAGGATCCATCAGCACATCGCTGTGCCCATTCATGGGAAATTGTATCGGATTTTGAAGCCCCTGCTCCTTAATGACTACTCGTTCTCGAACAGCCGTCTGTTTTTGATGCTGCATTTTCAAGAATAGGACTACAAAGCCTACAACAATCAAAACAAATATAATTGTCACATTTTCAATACAAATTACTCCTGGTGGACAACGCTTCGCCATATTACATTAACCATCTATTTTTTTCTGTTCATTTTCATAAACTTATCCATAATACTAGTTAACTTACTGCTATCTAGTTGATTCATCATATCCTCAGCATTTTTGATCATAGGTTCTAACTTATCAATATTACCCATCAACTTCTTCTGCTTTTCGGCAAGATTCTGTGTGTCAGCACTCATTTTTTGAATCGCATCTGACGATAAGAGTTTATCCAAATTATCATACGCGGCTTCTAACGAACCCGAATAATCGAGTTCGCTGCTGTCGTCCGTTTCATCAATTCGTGCAGGTTTCAAGTTTGTATAGCCGGATTTTTTAGGATGGCATTTCCCGTCATCACCCATTTCCTCATTTTCATCGCATTCTTCGGAAACTTTTTCTTCTACCTTATCATCACCCTTTTTATCTGCTTCATCATCATCTTTTCCATCATGATCCATACCTTCTAGAAGTGGTGTTCGCGATGCTTGCTTGCTTCCTACTAAAAGATTTGTGAATAGAATCGCAACAAGCATTACCACAATCATATTTTTACTAAAGTAGCTCGTGAGTAAGCCAACAAGGAAAAGCAGAATTACCGCATCGATATTATTGACCATCAAATAACCAAGTGTGTTCATTACCGCGATAAAAAGAACGATGTATAATACTGTTTTATTTTTCAGCATTTTGTTTATGTTCCGACCAACATTAATTTTGGGAATATTTAACTTCATTATATAGTTAATAAAGAAAAAATTGATTAATAAATGCTTTCATTCAAGCAAACAACATATATCTATATTCTATTGCCAATGAATGCTAGATTTTCATTGGCAATATGTGAGCTTTTCTCTCCAACGAAACATGGGAAAACCGAAAATAGTTCGGTAAATATTGAGGAACAATGGTTAGTTTACACTTGTGTGCCATTGGATGAATTTTATGATAACAGTTATCAACAAGACATACTGATTTTGGAGTCTAATAATTCACAAATTGGTCGTCCAGTAGAACTTGATATTATATACATGGATGAACTCGAGCAAGGGAACGAATTGGTAGGGTATCTCCAAACTTATTGGCTGAAAATCTTACAACGCAAATGGAAACGCATTTTTGTAGAGAGACGTGAATTGATAAAAAAACGCAGTACAATATATACGTTGCGCGAGAGACAGTGTATTGGACAATGGTCGAAGGGTTTGCGTAATTGGCGCTAAATCTTAACTAACTAATTATTTGTTTTTCCATTTGTTTCACGATCTTTTTGATTTCTTTGATTTCTTGAAGAATGCTTTTTTGATCTTTTTTCAACTCTTCCAGCAAATATCCGGAGGTATCTTCCTCCTTTGCAGTATCTTGGATGTAGTTGGTCAACATCCAAAGTGCCTCTTGTTCGTTATGTTTTTCTTTCAACATTGATTCGCAATATCTCTTATACTCGCCTGCTACATCCTCTAACAATTCATTTTCTCGAGCACTGTCCAAATTATGATTGTGATTATACATCAAATCATTATAGATATTGCGTATTTGTAAATCTATCATTTTCAATGCGTTGTCTCCTTTCGCAATCTCCATATATATTATGTGTATATAATGCTTTTTTCACAATAACACACATTTTTTATATACGTGAACTAACTAATTTCAACCTTTTAATAGTCTGGAAAATGAAATAAATTTTCACATTATGGTATAATTGTGTGTTATAGAGTATATCAGAAACAATATAAAATATCTGTGCTAATAATATTTAGGATGTCCAGAACCCAAGTTGAACCTCTGCTCACAGAAGACGAAAGTCGATACGTTATGTTTCCAATCCAAGACCAATCTATATGGCAAATGTATAAAAAACAAGTTGATTGCTTTTGGAGAGCAGAGGAAATAGACTTATCCAAAGATACGGCAAGTTGGCAAACCTTAACTGATGAAGAGAAATATTTTATTAAAATGGTTCTTGCGTTTTTTGCTGCTTCTGATGGTATTGTTCTTGAAAACTTGGGGGTAAGGTTTATGTCCGAGGTTCAATTGTCGGAGGCCCGTGCTTTTTACGGGTTTCAAATTGCCATGGAAAACATTCACTCTGAAGTATATTCGCTTCTTATTGACACATATGTCAAGGAACCGACAGAGAAGACTGAATTATTCAATGCACTAGAGAACTTTCCATGTATCAAAAAGAAAGGCGACTGGGCAATCAAATGGATTAATGACAATCGTTCTTCTTTTGCCACTCGTCTGGTGGCATTTGCTTGTGTAGAAGGTATCTTTTTTTCGGGTGCATTTTGCTCGATTTACTGGCTCAAGAAGCGTGGAAAAATGCCAGGTTTGACCTTTTCAAATGAACTCATATCGAGGGACGAAGCGTTACACACAGAGTTTGCGGTGTTGCTGTACAAGAAATTGGTGAAGCAGCTGCCGAAAAAGAAGGTACACGAAATGATCAAGGAGGCTGTTGATATTGAGCGTGAATTTATTTGTGAAGCCCTTCCATGCCGATTGATTTCGATGAACTCCACATTGATGAGTCAGTATATTGAATATTGCGCCGATCGGCTTTCGGTTCAGCTAGGGTATGATAAAATTTATGGTGCAACCTGCCCTTTCGATTTCATGGAACAAATATCGATCGAAGGAAAAACAAATTTTTTCGAAAAACGTGTTGGTGAATACGCATTGGCGAATAAAGAAAAGGATGACACGACATTTGATTTAGACGCTGTTTTCTAATTCTGTAATAATCAATATTATATATTATTTTATAGTATATAATGTCACAATCGTCTCGGTTTGGCGCATTTCAATTAGGACCGCAAGGACCACAAGGAATCGAAGGCCCTCGAGGACCGTCGGGAGAATCGGGAGCGGTTGGTCCAGCTGGAGATGGTCTTTACATAAAAGGGGCCGTAGACGGTTCGGACAATTTACCGAAAGATGCAAATATAGGAGACGCATACATCGATACATCTGAAAATAATTTATGGATTTCAATCACAAATGGATGCGTGCACGATGGAAGTCATTCTGAATATTATGACGGTTCATTATTGAAGGAGTGGATTTTTGACGATACCAATAAATATTTATATCCTAAGAACACCGGCAAACCTGGTGATAATACAAAGGTCGGTATCGGAACAAAAACACCTTCTGCTATGCTGGAAGTGTCTGTAGATGCTTCATTTGGTAATGTGATTACAAGTGATATTTCGTTAGATAATATAGATAGTTTGAATAATAGTCGCATAACATTTTTGAGTGATGTTTCGCTGAACGGTCATCTTGCTGCAGGTGATGCTTCATTTCGCGCAATCAGCGTATCGCAAATATTTGGTAACTCTCCGATTGAAGTTATGGACGACGTTTCTATTAACGCCAACCTTCGTGTATCTGATGCTTCATTTATACGAATCGGTGCATTAGATAATACATTGACAATTATATCCGATACAATATTCGAAAAGGATGTTTCATTTGCTGCATTTCATGATTTATCTGCGAGTCATTACGACCTGTCAGCGAGCCACTACACACTTTCTGGTGTTGTGTCCACGGTGAACAGCAACTTTGATGATCTGTCCGCTAGCCATTACGACCTGTCCGCTAGCCATTACGACCTGTCCGCTAGCCACTACACACTTTCTGGTGATGTGTCCACACTGACCAGCAACTTTGATGATCTGTCCGCTAGCCATTACGACTTGTCCGCTAGCCACTACACACTTTCTGGTGATGTGTCCACGTTGACCAGCAACTTTGATGATCTCTCCGCTAGCCACTACACACTTTCAGGCGATGTGTCCACGCTGACCAGCAACTTTGATGACCTGTCTGCGAGCCACTACACACTTTCAGGCGATGTGTCCACGCTGACCAGCAACTTTGATGACCTGTCTGCGAGCCACTACGACCTGTCAGCTAGCCATGACACACTTTCTGGTGATGTGTCCACGCTGACCAGCAACTTTGATGATCTGTCCGCTAGCCATTACACACTTTCAGGTGATGTGTCCACGCTGAACAGCAACTTTAACGATTTGTCCGCTAGCCACTACACACTTTCAGGTGATGTGTCCACGCTGACCAGCAACTTTGATGATCTGTCCGCTAGCCACTACACACTTTCAGGTGATGTGTCCACGTTGACCAGCAACTTTGATGATCTGTCCGCTAGCCACTACACACTTTCAGGCGATGTGTCCACGCTGACCAGCAACTTTGATGACCTGTCTGCGAGCCACTACGACCTGTCAGCTAGCCATGACACACTTTCTGGTGATGTGTCCACGCTGACCAGCAACTTTGATGATCTGTCCGCTAGCCATTACACACTTTCTGGTGATGTGTCCACGCTGACCAGCAACTTTGATGATCTCTCCGCGAGCCACTACGACCTGTCAGCTAGCCATTACACACTTTCTGGTGATGTGTCCACGTTGACCAGCAACTTTGATGATCTGTCCGCTAGTCACTACACACTTTCTGGTGATGTCTCCACGTTGACCAGCAACTTTGATGATCTCTCCGCTAGCCACTACGACCTGTCAGCTAGCCATTACACACTTTCAGGTGATGTGTCCACGCTGACCAGCAACTTTGATGATCTCTCCGCGAGCCACTACGACCTGTCAGCTAGCCATTACACACTTTCTGGTGATGTGTCCACGTTGACCAGCAACTTTGATGATCTGTCCGCTAGTCACTACACACTTTCTAGTGATGTGTCCACGCTGACCAGCAACTTTGATGATCTCTCCGCGAGCCACTACGACCTGTCAGCTAGCCATTACACACTTTCTGGTGATGTGTCCACGTTGACCAGCAACTTTGATGATCTGTCCGCTAGTCACTACACACTTTCTAGTGATGTGTCCACGCTGACCAGCAACTTTGATGATCTCTCCGCGAGCCACTACGACCTGTCAGCTAGCCATTACACACTTTCTGGTGATGTGTCCACGCTGAACAGCAACTTTAATGATCTGTCCGCTAGCCATTACACACTTTCTGGTGATGTGTCCACGCTGAACAGCAACTTTAATGATCTGTCCGCTAGCCACTACACACTTTCAGGTGATGTGTCCACGCTGACCAGCAACTTTAACGATCTGTCCGCTAGCCATTACACACTTTCAGGTGATGTCTCCACGCTGAACAGCAACTTTAATGATCTGTCCGCTAGTCACTACACACTTTCAGGTGACGTGTCCACGCTGAACAGCAACTTTAACGATCTGTCCGCTAGCCATTACACACTTTCAGGTGATGTCTCCACGCTGAACAGCAACTTTGACGATCTGTCCGCTAGCCACTACACACTTTCTGGTGATGTGTCCACGTTGACCAGCAACTTTAACGATCTGTCCGCTAGTCACTACACACTTTCTGGTGACGTGTCCACGCTGAACAGCAACTTTGATGACCTGTCCACAAATCACTATATTTTAGATACAATCTTTTACGATCTATCTGAAAATTATTACAGTTTCAGCACTCGTAAAGATGCTTCATTTGACAATATACAAGAATTTACTGATGGTTCTGGGATTACTTTTTTGAGTGAGGTATCCTTTAATCAACCAATCAAGGCAGTGGATGCCTCGTTTTCTAGAATAGGTAGTATTGACGGAAGTTTAGTGATTACTGGTGATCTTTCTGTAAATGGAAAAATATTTATTGCAGATGGAACTGTTGGTGGTGGTAGCGGAACAGATGCATCATTTGACAGAATACAGGAATTTACAGATGGTTCTGGGATTACCTTTTTGAGTGAAGTTTCTTTTAATCAACCAATTAAGGCAGCCGATGCTTCGTTTTCTAGAATCGGTAGTATAGGAAATGAAATAACCATTAATTCAAACACCTCATTTTTAGGAGATGTATCATTCGAATCATTCCATGATCTATCCGGAAAATACTATGTATTCATCAATCGCAAAGATGCTTCATTTGACAAGATTGATGCGCGAACACCTACTTCAAATATAGAAATAGCTAGCGATGTGTCGTTTACAGAAAATGTCACAATTGGCGGAAATCTCACTATTGATGGATCGTTCAATTTTAATGAAGTGGTACAAAATATTACCACTGTGAATAATGAACTACTTATAAGTACACAAGTGGATATATCTAATCAGGGTACAGGACCTGCACTCAGTGTCACACAATACGGAAATGAAGCAAGTAATCAAGTTGCTGTATTTGATGCAGGAGAGGAAGGTAAGGCATTTGAGATTATGCATGATGGCGACGCAGTGTTTTATAAAGATGTCTCTTTTGCCGCGTTTCATGATTTATCGGGCAATCACTACTCCTTATCAGGCAGTGTTGATACGCTCACTAACAACTTTGATGATTTATCGGGCAATCACTACTCTTTATCAGGCAGTGTTGATACGCTCACTAACAACTTTGACGATTTATCAATAAGACATTATGATTTATTCCAAGATTTTAATGATACATTCGATTTCAGTTACACAGTACATACATTTGACAGTAGTGGTTCATTTACATTTACTCTCTCACATCCCACCATAATAGATGCACTTTTAGTTGGTGGAGGTGGTGGTGGCTACAATGGAGGTGGTGATGGTCAAGGAGGTGGTGGTGGTCAAGGAGGTAATATAATAGAAATCAAAAATTTATATTTACGTAATGGAACTTATGACATAAGCATAGGAAGTGGTGGTGAAGTGGATGGTTCTGGTGGAGATACAACATTTTTAGGTTATACTGCATTAGGTGGTATAGGTGGTGTTGATGATGGACAAGGAGGAGACAGTGGTTCAATAAATGGTGTATCACAGCCAAAACAAATTGCAAGATATCCAACAGACGGTGGTTCAATAGAAAACGCTCCTGGTTACGATGTAAATGTAATTTATTTAGATTCAGCGGCAGGACATGGTGGTGGTGAAAATGGTTATTTGAATGAGTTTGCTGGATATCCTAGATATTACGGCGGTGGTGGTGGTGGTGGTTATTCTGCGGCTACTACAACAAATCTTCATGCACGTGGGCGAGAAACAACTGACCAACGCACAGATGCATCTGCGAATTCTACACCACGCAACATAATGAATTGGGTTCCGTATTCTTGGGGACCAGGTGGTCGTGGTGGTGGTGGTGATGGCGCACACTCGATATCTACTCGGAATAATAGCAGTTTTTTTATTACTGTTTCAAGGCATGATTTTCATGAAGGAAATAACATTATGAACATACAATTGAAGTTTGATGATGATACATACAGTACGGTTCTTCCACTGACTATTACAAAAGGATATCATCAGGTTCAAGAATTTATTCAGATTTTCACAGAAAAGTTCAAATCTATTACGGGGTTTGATTCTAATGTCCAAGTATCCACTGGCACCGACAATTTTAACAATGCTGATTCGCACTTCTCAAAATTAATGATTGATCCAAGTGGAGGAAATGTAAGCAAAATTATCGTATTACGTGAAGGATCTACTATTTACCAAGATCGTCATACATTTGGTTTTGACACAACGATTAATAGAGATTTGATATTTCCAGACGATAATAGTGGGTATGTGTTACGCTATCCAAGAATATATAAAAACAACGGAATTAATACGCATAGTGATACATTAGTCGGGCAAAATGGTGTTGATGGTCTTGGCGGTGGCGGTGGCGGTGGCGGTGGCAGTGGTTCATATGAGCGTGCACCTGGCAGAGGTGGATGTGGATGCTGTATTATTCGATACGACAAAAAAGAAATTCATAAATTTAGGACAAAATTTACTCAAGTTACGATCAGCAATGAATTAATCGTGAATGGAAACTCTACATTCAATAGCGATGCGTCTTTCCAGAGGGATGTGGATATAAGTGGGATAGTTACGATCAGCAATGAATTAATCGTGAATGGAAACTCTACATTCAATAGCGATGTCTCTTTTGCAGCATTTCATGATTTATCCGGGAAGCATTACGTCGTGTCAAGCAAGGTGGATGCTCTCAATAACCTCTCCACCTTGTCAGGTGACTTCTTGGATCTGACCAACAATTTTGATGATTTATCGGGCAAGCACTACTCCTTATCAGGCAGTCTTGATACGCTGTCTGACAACTTTGATGATCTGTCCGCTAGCCACTACACACTTTCAGGTGATGTGTCCACGCTGTCTGACAACTTTGATGATCTGTCCGCTAGCCACTACACACTTTCAGGTGATGTGTCCACGCTGTCTGGCAACTTTGATGATCTGTCCGCTAGCCACTACACACTTTCAGGTGATGTGTCCACGCTGTCTGACAACTTTGATGATCTGTCCGCTAGCCACTACACACTTTCAGGTGATGTGTCCACGCTGTCTGACAACTTTGATGATCTGTCCGCTAGCCACTACACACTTTCAGGTGATGTGTCCACGCTGACCAGCAACTTTGATGATCTGTCCGCTAGCCACTACACACTTTCTGGTGATGTGTCCACGCTGTCTGACAACTTTGATGATCTGTCCGCTAGCCACTACACACTTTCAGGTGATGTGTCCACGCTGACCAGCAACTTTGATGATCTGTCCGCTAGCCACTACACACTTTCAGGTGATGTGTCCACGCTGTCTGACAACTTTGATGATCTGTCCGCTAGCCACTACACACTTTCAGGTGATGTGTCCACGCTGACCAGCAACTTTGATGATCTGTCCGCTAGCCACTACACACTTTCAGGTGATGTGTCCACGCTGTCTGACAACTTTGATGATCTGTCCGCTAGCCACTACACACTTTCAGGTGATGTGTCCACGCTGTCTGACAACTTTGATGATCTGTCCGCTAGCCACTACACACTTTCAGGTGATGTGTCCACGCTGACCAGCAACTTTGATGATCTGTCCGCTAGCCACTACACACTTTCTGGTGATGTGTCCACGCTGACCAGCAACTTTGATGATCTGTCCGCTAGCCACTACACACTTTCAGGTGATGTGTCCACGCTGACCAGCAACTTTGATGATCTGTCCGCTAGCCACTACACACTTTCAGGTGATGTGTCCACGCTGACCAGCAACTTTGATGATCTGTCCGCTAGCCACTACACACTTTCAGGTGATGTGTCCACGCTGTCTGACAACTTTGATGATCTGTCCGCTAGCCACTACACACTTTCAGGTGATGTGTCCACGCTGATCAGCAACTTTGATGATCTGTCCGCTAGCCACTACACACTTTCAGGTGATGTGTCCACGCTGTCTGACAACTTTGATGATCTGTCCGCTAGCCACTACACACTTTCAGGTGATGTGTCCACGCTGACCAGCAACTTTGATGATCTGTCCGCTAGCCACTACACACTTTCAGGTGATGTGTCCACGCTGTCTGACAACTTTGATGATCTGTCCGCTAGCCACTACACACTTTCAGGTGATGTGTCCACGCTGATCAGCAACTTTGATGATCTGTCCGCTAGCCACTACACACTTTCAGGTGATGTGTCCACGCTGTCTGACAACTTTGATGATCTGTCCGCTAGCCACTACACACTTTCAGGTGATGTGTCCACGCTGATCAGCAACTTTGATGATCTGTCCGCTAGCCACTACACACTTTCAGGTGATGTGTCCACGCTGACCAGCAACTTTGATGATCTGTCCGCTAGTCACTACACACTTTCAGGTGATGTGTCCACGCTGACCAGCAACTTTGATGATCTGTCCGCTAGCCACTACACACTTTCTGGTGATGTGTCCACGCTGACCAGCAACTTTAAAACGCGATTGGACAACCACGACTCCAGTCTTAACACCCTTGACTCCAGCATGGGTAATGTAAAAACGCGGTTGGACAACCACGACTCCAGTCTTAACACGCTAGACGGCCGTGTGGACACCCTTGACTCCAGCATGGGTAATGTAAAAACGCGGTTGGACAACCACGACTCCAGTCTTAACACCCTTGACTCCAGCATGGGTGATGTGGAAACGCGATTGGACAACCACGACTCCAGTCTTAACACCCTTGACGCCAGCATGACACAGGTGGAAACGCGGTTGAACAACCATGACGCTAGTCTGAATAATATTGACAGTAGTTTAACTACATTCATTAATCGCACAGATGCCTCATTTGATAACATTAGTGCACGAACACCTGGTTCAAAAATTCAAATTGATAGTGATGTATCCTTTACAACAGATGTGACGATTGGGGGAGATGCGGTATTTTATAAGGACCTTTCATTTGCTGCATTTCATGATCTTTCAGGGAAGCACTATTCGCTATCTGGAGCATTTGAACATTTGTCTACGAGTTATAACACTTTCATTAGTCGCACGGATGCATCTTTCGATAATATACAAGAGTCTACAACCAATACTGGAATCACCTTTTTGAGCGATGTTTCATTCAATCACCATGTATCTTTCACAGATGCGTCATTTAATAGTATTGCTGGAGTAGACGGAAGTTTGATAGTAATGAGCGACCTTTCAGTGAATGGAACAATAATATCAAAAAATGGTGAGTTAGGTGTTGACGGTAAATGGACAATTACTAGTCCAGCATCTGGTCAGTATAAATTTGAAGGTACTGGTATTGTAGATTTAAGCATCAATCCCACGTTATATTTAGTTCGTGGAAGTAAATACATTTTTAACAACACTGTTTATAATCCTAACCATCCTCTTGAAATTCGAGATACAACAGACACCGCTTACAACAAAGGTGTTACTAATAATGGAAATAATGATGGTCCTATAATTACTTTTAAGGTTCCTCAAAATGCTCCTCATGAACTGAAATATCAATGTAAGTTCCATTCAAATATGAATGGAACTTTGAAAATAGTTGGTAGCAGTGCTAGGGAAGCATCGTTCAACATCATAGACGAGTTCACAAGCGGTTTGGGCACGACCTTTCTAAATGATGTCTCTATAAACACTCACTTGAAGGTTCCAGACGCGTCTTTCACAAGGATTGGTTCGATTGATAATGTCAGATTAATTGTTACAGAAGATCTTTCAGTGAATGGAAACATATTTTCAACAAACTTTGATGACCTTTCCGGAAAACACTACGCATTAGATGAAAACTTTGATGACCTTTCCGGGAAGCATTACGTCGTGTCAAGCAAGGTGGATGCTCTCAATGACCTCTCCACCAATCACTACACCTTGTCAGGTGACTTCTTGGATCTGACCAACAATTTTGATGATTTATCGGGTAAGCACTACTCCTTATCAGGCAGTCTTGATACGCTGTCTGACAACTTTGATGATCTGTCCGCTAGCCACTACACACTTTCAGGTGATGTGTCCACGCTGTCTGACAACTTTGATGATCTGTCCGCTAGCCACTACACACTTTCTGGTGATGTGTCAACGCTGACCAGCAACTTTGATGATCTGTCCGCTAGCCACTACACACTTTCTGGTGATGTGTCCACGCTGATCAGCAACTTTGATGACCTTTCCGGAAAACACTACTCCTTATCTGGAACTGTACATGGATTCAATACAAGCATAGATACCGGAACATTGAATGTAAACACAATTGATGGAAATACTGGAAATAATATACAATTTGATTCCGATGTTTCCTTTTTACATAACGTCCATATAACTGGTAATTTAGTTCTAGACGGATCACTAACTGAAACAACAGTAAATACAACCGCAATTGAAAGTGAACGCATTGAAGTAACAAATGCTGGAAATAATGATGCCCTCATTATCAATAAAACGTCTGGAACAGGAAATGTTGCTAGCTTCGCAGGTAGCGATGGCTCATATGTGGAAATCGGTCCTGATTCAAAAACTGTGTTTTATAAGGACGTATCTATCAATACACATTTGAGTGTTCCTGATGCATCATTTACAAGAATAGGTGCGATTGATAATAATACGTTGATTGTTACGGATGATCTCTCGGTGAATGGAGACATATTTTCAACCAACTTTTATGATCTCTCTGGAAAACACTACTCCTTGTCGGGGACTGTTGACGATTTTGAGAAAAGCATAGCAACAACCGACTTGTCTGTTAATTCAATTAGTGTAAAGAGTGGAAATATCATACAATTTTCATCTGAAGTATCGTTTAATCAACATGTATCTGGAACAGACGCGTCATTCAGTGCACTCAGTGTTAGTCAGTTAATGGGGTATTCACCTATTGAAGTCACGCACGACTTGTCCTTGAATCAACGTCTCATTGCGCCTGATGCGTCATTCGGTAGAATAGGAGCGATCGATGGTTCGTTAGTAGTAATGGGAGACCTTTCGGTCAACGGACAAATATTTTCTGTGGATGGAGTTGTAGGTGGCGGAGGCGGCGGAGGTGGCAGTGGCACAGATGCTTCATTTGATAGGATAGGTGAGTTTACGGACGGTTCAGGAATAACCTTTTTAAACGACGTTTCTATCAACGGAAATATTGATGTTGCCGGAGAAATCAGGGCAACTGGCGATATAACTGCGTTTTATACAGGGACATCCGATGTCCGCTTGAAAACAAATATTTGCGACATCGAAGACCATGAAAATATTATCATGAATGTAAGAGGCGTCCGGTTCAATTGGAACGAAACTGCCCAAACCATTGGTTCAAATGTCGACTTGAGTAAGGTTGAAATCGGTGTCATTGCGCAAGAAGTCGAAGAATATATACCCGAAATAATAAAGGATGGACTCGGTAATTATAAAGCAGTAAGATACGAGAAAATCGTGCCAATACTAATCGAAGGTATTAAAGAGTTATACCAGAAAACTGCGCGTATTCCCGAGCTTGAAAATCGAATTGCCGAACTGGAAAAAAAATCTTAAGTGAATTGAATCGGTTTCGTGATTTATGATTTATAATTAGTATCATATAATGCTTATTATAAATATGTTCTATTTCTCCTTGTTTTTGTTGTTTTATATTTTTTTTTGTTATTTTTATCACTTCTATTTAATCTCATAGTTTGCCGTAAATAACATCCCAACTTGTTGAAGTATCCTGGTTCAGTATCTTCTATTTGTTTCATTCTTGCGAAGATTGAATTAATTGTTTGCACTGATTTTACCGGACCACATGCTACCAACAAAGTTTGTATGGCGCGATCCAACGGAGACGACATAAATAAGATTTTGTCACGGTTCTGGAAAAAATTCAAATCTTTGTATATTTTTGATATACCTTGATGTAGTTCACGTGCTTGCGAAATCCCGCGTTTTGTAAGTGGCGAGTTTATCACTTTGGCTTGGTGCGGCGCATTTTTTACCGTTTCTAAATTATGGTGTGCCTCTCCGTGCCGAATGAAAAGCAGTACCTTATTTGCTAGATTCACGTTACGTGGTATTCGTTTTTTTAGATTACCCATGAAGTCTTTATCAGTGGAAGACAAATAGTAATATTTTGGGTCTCCATCGTCTTTGGGCGTCCAAACGACCTTTCCATGTATTGGGGTTCCACTCCCATCAAATTTCACTTCAATACAAGTGCAATTTTTGAAGCCGATTTTGGTTTTATTTCCCATTTGATCGGCATATTTTTCTTTATCAAACGCGAATAAATCTTTCAAACGATACTGATGCGTCGATATGATAACATACTTATGTTTTGGTTCAATAATTTGTTCTATACTTTTGAATAACTTATTAAGATACTTGTTTTCCTCTAGTGATGTGGCAAGTGGCGCTGGTTTGCTAATATTTTCGAATTGGATAAATGGCAATTCTTCCTTGAAAGCATTCAACACATATGAATTCATAAATTCGTCAGAAGTTGAAAAATTCACAATACGCCTCATTTTCTCACCGTCCCAATTTCCGACACAGTTTTCAGGGGAAAATTTGGGGGAGCATTTATCGCCTTTGAATTGTCGTCCCTTCGAAGAAACCTCTCGTAGTCCCTTATCGATATATATTTCCATAATCATTATGATGAGTGTATTTGTATATAATACATCTTATTTTTATTGAAATAAATTTAAACTCTTCAAGATATAGTAAATAAATGTTGAACATATTCAGTTTCTTACCTATTGCTTTTTTATCAACTTCACTCCAAATTAAAAACATGAAACTACCTACTATGAACAATCTACAACATGAAAGATTAACCGTTAATGCTATGTCTGATTCAAATGAAAAACACAATATCGACTACAAATTGTACGCATCACGAAGAATACAGCAACTTAAAAACAAGTGTTCCCCTAAAACATTAATACAATGCTCGTATTGTCACGGTACTGGCTTCATTAAATGTCCTAAATGCAATTCAGGATGCTGGTATTGTCAAAGAGCAACCCTGGTGAAATGCCACTATTGTGGTGGCGGTGGCGAGGGAATTCCCTCTTTTAATTTTGTTCCAATACAAATTATAGAGACAGACACAATAAATGAAGTTTGAAAATAATTATCTTTGTTATATGTAAAATGGAAATATCCTCCTATACCCTAAAAAATCTTACCCGAAAAGAGCTTCAATATCTTGCCAAAAAAAAAGGTATCAAGGCAAATCTTTCAAGTAAAAAAATACATGAATGTTTGGTCAAAAAGACTTCAGATTGTGAGAAGTCTAATAAGGTAAAATCAAATAAAACAAGGAAAGAATTACAAAGTTTAGCAAAAGAGAAAGGTATCAAGGCAAATCTTTCAAACAAAAAAATAGATGATTGTTTGAAAAAACCGACTTCAGATTGTATGAAAAAAACGCGCAAACAAGCACCAAAGAAAGCGAAAATACCACAAATAAGTACGGTGAATATTTTGCACAACTTGGCATACATTCCTAACAAATACGACTATTACAGAAATAATGGCGCAAATGTCGCGAAAACAGATGAGCAGATTGAGGCAATGGACGAGGAACAATACTTTGACGAAGTAAAATCGTTTTATGAGAATAAAAAAACGCTTCGCGCGGAAATATGGCCGAAGAGTATGAATGAAAAAAATAAGGTTATATCTCAAGTATTAGCGAGCAAACTGATAGAACACATTCTCTCGCTATGCAAGAATCAACCAAACGATGAAGTTAATATTAGTTTCAGAAAGTTCGATCAAGATGCAGAAATTTACATGGAAGAAAATAATTATAGTTTTAGATGTAATGATCATGAAAATGTTAAATCTGCGCTGCAAACAATCTTCGGCAAACTCCAAACATTCCCGTTTGGAGACATTGACGAATTCAATGATTATATTGAATATCCACCAAGAGAAGAAATGGGGATTGTTAACGTACAAGTAACTTTTACAACCGACAGAGTTTAAGTATGAAACCAACGCTTCATTGTTATGAACTATATTTGTATTTTGTTTGCGTTTAATTGTATGTTTCTTTAAAAGTACGTTGACTCGCCCTATTATATATAAATATATATATATAATGAATAAATTAGATTTAGATACAATTAATAAGATTGCCAATAATGCAAATTGTGTTTCTGATAATCTACCTGAATATGGTAAATTTTTAAGACATGTTCTAGTAGAAAAAGCCAAAGAGATGGAAAAATATAAAACTAAAAATAAAACTTTACAATCAGTGAAGAACGGTAGTTTTAATATTATTAAGAATAGTAAATTGAATAATGTTATATTCAGAGATCTTCTAAAAGTTAATTTAGTTGAAGCAGGAAAAGATAATATACAAATTGCAACCGCAGTTAGAAATTACATAACATGTTTTCTTAGAATAAATAAAGTAAGTACACTTACAATTGCCGATATGGGTAATATGGGTAATATGGGTAATACGGAAAATATTAAAGATGAAACAAGGATTCGCGAGTTACGAGTTCGAATGGTTATTGATGTATTAGATAGACTTATAAATAAGAAACTTAACATTGATGAAAGCATGAAATACAAGGGTAAAATAGATGACCCTGAATTAAGTTTGATATTTAATTTTGCTATGATTCGTACGTTTCTGGACGAACTTCTGGAAAATGAAAAAAAACAATCAGGAGGTGGCATTTTCTGGTTGGCAAAGAATGCATATAAATCATTGAACTGGACCGGAACCAACTTAAGGGAATTAACTGTAGATAATTTTATGTCCTTTTTTATGAGTAAAGATGAAAATGCTATAGAAAGTGAAGATTTGATGGGATTTGTTGGAGAAATATATCATAAAAAAATGAAACCTGAATTAAAAAATGCTATAAAAAATTATTATCGGGATAGACTGGGAATTAATGATAGAATCGAGCTTGTGATGCATGCAAAAACAATTGCGCTACAACATCGTGAAACATCAAAGATAAAATTATCTTCAGGTGATGAAGAAGCGTCTGTAAAATTAGAAAAGTTGTACAAAGAGTATGACGATACAAAAGAAGCATTATCAGAGATTCAGGAACAAATTTTAAAAGAGTCAACAAACGTAATTGAGGGTGAGTTTGACGAATGGGCAAAATTACAATTTGAAAAATATGTTGAACTTTCGAAAGATTGGAATGGAAAGCGCGTTAATGGAAAACGGTACCCAGGAAAAAAGCAAATATTAATAGAACAATTGGAAAATAATAATTGTATGAAAAATATACAAAAAGACTTTTCCCAAACTCAAATTCAGTTTATAATAGCAACAATATTGATGTCACTAACAGCAATCGACTATTACAATAATGATTATAATTCGACGATGAAAAATTTGATTAATATTGCAATTCGTTTCGGGACAGCATCGTCCATCTTTTTTGGTCTTGATCAGCTTCGAACATCCTCTCATAGTGCTATGATTGGATTGGCGACTGGGTCTGCACAGCTTTTTCTTATGGGTTATGGAGCGAAAGTGATTACGAAATTTGGATCTTGCCTTCTATTTTCTGATGAGAGGCTATCCTTTGATACGTTTATTGAATGCAATAATGAGAATACTAAAGTTAGTACATGGGCTGACCCTGATTTCAACTGGAACCAGCAAAATTGTACATCTCCTCAGATTGTATGGTCGTACGGCGTGCCTATATCTGCGGATTTAGGGGGATTAACGCACGGGCATTGCTTTTCGGAATTAAGTAAGGTGGTATGGGATAGTGCTGTTAATAACATGGTCGTCGGCGTCGAAAAAATATTCGACCAGGCTGGAACTCAAATATCAGGAACAGTAGGATTATGGATGGCTTTGATATCGTTATCAAGGTTTACTTCTGAGTTCCAGCGTCTGTGGAGTGAAATGAACCGACACCATACTATCATAAATGAACCGAATATGAGCGGAAAACAACTTTTAAATCCTAATGATAGCAGTGAAAACATTTTTCTCCAATACAAACGGTATGATTTTGAAATAAGACCTGACGATAACTATAATAACACGAACCCCAATGAGACAATTGATAATACTCTTGGTAAATATCTAAGAACACTAAATACTCGGAATGAAAATGTAATTAAACAATTACAACATATGGAACAATTACAAAAAGAACAGACAACTCTTCTAATGAACGTGCATAAATTACGTCTAGATGAGAAACGTAATGAAAATCTTAAAAAACAAGCAGAAGCCGCTGAAAAACAAGCAAAAGCCACTGAAAAACAAGCAAAAGCCACTGAAAAACAAGCAGACGCCGCTCAAGTGGCGAATAAAATACTTGAAAGGCAAACAAAGGCAACTGAAAAACAAGCAGACGCCGCTGAATTGGCAGTTGAAAAAAATATTATTGAAATAGGAGAAAACAGTCAACGACTAATAGAAAATTTAAATAAAATAGATGTGAAGAAAATGATGGACGAGTTGGAGGTCATTGAACAGTTTTGTTTCAACTTACCACAGAGTAAAGAAAAGTTTGTGGATACTGAAGAACAAAATACTGAAGAACAAGATTTAAAACTACAAAATTTAATGTCACGTTTATCAGATCTACAGGGGATATCTGTAGCAACTGACAGCAGCGCATTATCAGCACTTCCAGAAGCAACAGCATCATCACGTCCAGAAGCAACAGCAATTGGAGGCGGTTTGCAAAGTCCTAATTTAGAACACAAAATGAATAATGTAAAATTGCGTGGAAAGAAAACAAGAAAACAGAAAACTAAAAAGAAGATATGCAAGCGAAAACCATGTCATAAAACTTTAAGGAATTATAATAAACCTTGTTATCAAACGCTTATAAATAATCATAAGCGTAAACCAACCCGTAAAACGAAAAGGAAGAAATTTTGAATAAGTAATTGGTTTACAAAGGTCAAAATCAAATGATACCGATGGTTATAAAATGAAATTATCAATTTTAATCAACTTGAAATACACTTCAATAATTGGCCATATAAATGATTTGTCTGAGTTTAATAAAATAAATACCATTTATCATAACAATATATATATTAAATATTCAAAAATATTTCATGTATAACAAATGTATGTTTTTTTCACAGATCCCAAGACCCATTTTGAAAAATCGGAAAATTTGCCCCAAAAAAACGCATTCAAGAAAATCGACTTTCAAAAGTGGCAAAAAAAGTGCGTTTACCTACACAAATGTAGAGAGATTTATGAGGCAACAAATATATGTATGGAGGGACTTTATGGAGGGGACTTTTTGAAGCGTAATTTGACCGATTTTGCAAAAGATTTAGAGAATTTTTATGTAGCATTTTTATTAGAATTATGCTACATAAAATTCTAAAAAATAAGGATAATGAATTGTATTGTGAAAAGTGTGACTATTTAGCAAAGAGAAAAGGGGATTTTAAAAAACATCTTGAGAGCAGGAAGCATAAATCGCCCGAATGCTACATAAATGCTACACCAAAATTCTCATATTGTTGCCCATGCGGCAAAAAATACAAACATCATTCGAGTTTTTATCGTCACAGAAGCATGTGTGGATATGGGGCGGAAAATGAAGAACCTAGTGCGGATATGGTGGATGTAGTAAGCATGTTGAAGGAAGTAATGAATGAAAATAAGAAGTTACAAGGACAAATAGTCGAGATGCAAAATGCGCATGCCAACGTTCTCCACTCCATCATTCCCAAAATCGGGAATAATAACAACACCAACAGCAATAACAAGATTATCAATGTTCAAATGTTTTTAAACGAAAAGTGTGCGGATGCCATGTCCATCCAGCACTTTGCCGAGCAACTCGAGGTCACGTTGGATGATGTGTGCAAGAGCAAGAAGGATTGCATTACAAACGTGGTCCTCAAGAACCTTCAACCGCTTTCGCTCACACAAAGGCCCTTCCATTGTACCAACCCAAAGAGCAAGGAATGGTATATCAAGGATGAAAATCAGGGATGGGAAGAGGACAGTGGAGAGAAACTCCTTCAAAATGCGGAGGAAAGCATACGTAAAAAATGGGTATGTGAATTCGAAAGTCGTTATCCAGAATGGATGGAAAACGACCAACTGCGCGAAAAATATGTGGAAATAGCCGGATCTACCACGGCGGAACTGCCCGAGAAGACCAAACTGAAGCTGCTACGGGAGTTGGCAGGCGAAGTTCAATTGACCAAGGAGGATATGTTTTGAAAATTGAAAAGTAATAGGGACATTCCACAAACAGTATACTACAACCATGTTCAACACCGCAAGCATCTTATTTGTGATGTCCGCAAGAGGATTTATGCCGCTATCAAGGACGAATGATTAGATATAATATTCTATATATATATATAATGGCTTCGTTGTTTGGACCATCATTTTCTGCGACAGAGAGAAATACAATTCAGCGTGCGGTAGAATCTTTCATCAAGCCCGATGATATTGTGTTTTTGCAAAACTGGAAAAACGATGTGGAACACTATTTGGAATTCTTTAACCGGAATAGGGCACAAAATCCTAATATGAGTATTGATGATATGATAGAACGATTTTATAATTTTACGACAGACGTTTTTTTGTATATAAAGAAGAATGCGTTAGTTAATGAGGAGGATATTGAAGATTGTAGTAATAGGTCTGAAATAAAATTGGGTAACGCAATTGTCTTTAACACCCGATGCCGAAACATCGATACGCTGTACAAAAGGGCAAATGATACATTGGAACGCATGATTTATAATGGTGAGCCTGATATAGAATCAACGAACCAAGACAAGTATAACAGAGGCAAATATTGGACGCAGGGAAGATATGTGCGCGGTGAGTTCGAAGAATATGAAGAATTATTTTTGGAAAAGCTTGATGAAGAACCCGATCATAATCCTGATGAGGAAACCGAGGAGTGGTGGGACGCATACGAAGAAAACCCAAACATGAAAGATGTGTTGTGGTTTTCCGTTAAAGATTTTTTGACTCCAGCTGACGTTCGATTTTTATTATGGCTTACATTGATTCCGGAAACCAAAGCAGCACAGTTGATGAATTCTGAAACACAAGAGCCAACACCTGAACCAGCCACAAACGCGTCAGGTGCCGCAGAAGAAGAGGTCGATCCCCGAACATGTTATGATGCTATTATGCTAAGTGACGAAGGTATTAAAAAATACCTTGATCAAAATGAAAATAATTTTGTTATCAAACTTCCGAATTCATCAAACAATTATGAATGTATGAGTATGGACTACTTGAAGAGACAATGGGGTGTTGACGCAACTAAGCGGCCTGATCTGAACCAACCATATTATAAAAAGTGGTATGAATGTAGAAAGAAAAATAACAAAGTCTCTTTAGATAATGTGATCACCAATCTTAGTTATATCAGAATTGGTTCATATAAATTCTTGATAGAGAAGCCATGGTGGATTTACGATGGTGTGCCACCAGAACCGAGAATATTCGAATTATTTCCAGGCAAAGAAGTCATTACAGTTGCTTCGAGCGAAAATTTGGAAGGAGAAGAAGAGTATATGAATGATAATACAGGTGATTATTGTAATACGGAACCGGAAACGTCTTACAAGCTTGGAAATGTAGTCGAACCACCATCCGGTGTCGCATTTCACGGGGGTCGTGTTCGAAAAACAAAAAAGAAGAAGTCGAAGACAAACAAATCAAAAAAGTCTAAAAAATCCAAACAGTCTAAAAAATCCAATAAAAAAACTGGCAATAATAATAAACATCAAGCAAAGAGAAAAACATTGAAAGCAAAGGCGAAGAAAAGAATGTAGATTACACCCGAATATATTTGAAGTGAATATGTGCATGTTGTATGACGAAAATGACAATCAAAATTATATTTGGGATGTAGAATGCTTTAGGCATTGACAACACGTAAGGGGACACGATAAATATTGCGGCAAAGGTTCCAGCCAAGATTTCGACATAAATATTAACGCAACTCATCGGCGCGGAGTTACACATGATAGGAATCCCCTTTTCGTCTCGAACAAAGACAATGTTTCGACTTGTCTTCAAAATATCGCGCTTGAAGATACCGTATGAGTATGTTTCCGACTCAAAAATAATCTTCGATAGTTGTTCGTATATCTCACCAATAGATTGTTTTCGATACTTGATTTGTGCCTCTCGATAAGTCACGTTCAGTCGCGTCTGAAGCATCGGATGGTAACATTCGGGGCACGTCCACTCGAGTGCGAATTTCATCAAGGTGCGTTTCTGAAAGACGAAAAGCGTATTGACTGCTTTAAAATGGTGGGGCGACCGATAAATAGGCTGCGCGTATTCCTTGATGAGCGCCTCTACCTCGGCTGGAAACTTGTATTCAAGCCGCACACACTCCGATACTGGCTTCTTGCTGTAGATTGTTTCTCTCTTTTTCATGTTCCTAATAGTATTAATAGTCTTCATAATATTCTTTGATAGAATGTTATGAATAAGTATTTTATTTAATACAATTCTGGAGAGTTGTTGGATTCAGAGGTTTACAACAAATTGAAACAGAATAATTGTAATGCTGTATTGACAATCTAGTAGTTATGGCGTCGCAAAACAAGATTACTATCGAAGATATTCTTGCCCGCAAGGTTACCGCGCTTCCACTATGTGAAATCTTGTCAAGCATTGATTTGGACAATTACGAAAAGGCCACGACAAAGTACAGAAAGCCATGTTACCAGCGTGGTCTCAAGAAGCCAAAAGAGTGGGGAAAGAGAGGCGTTCATTAACGAATATCGAAAGCACAAGGAGAACAACATGGAGAAAAACTGGCTCAATGATGATGTGTATATGGAATTGTCTGATGGGTACAGGCGGAACTGTAAGAAGGAAGATTTCGAAGCAAGGCTAAGTGCTGTGAAAGCATTGTGGAGCAATTACAGCGAGTAGATTGGAGAGAAAAGGTAAGTAAGAATTAATGAGAAATTATAGTCACAAATATCACTTTATTTTTTAATGCCGGTTTAATTTCCTTTTCTCTCTGCCCTACGTATTGATTACAAGATACGCATTCACTAAAAAGTATTTAAATAATGAAAATTGAAGTTTAAATAAACACCGGTTATAAATATACAAAGATGGGTTTTCCTACTGAAGGTCAGAATCATCACAAAGGAATTATGAACGAAAAAAATATTGTTAATTTTCAGAATGTTAATCAAAATAATGAGATCAATAAGCATTTACGAGGAGCTAATGAAACGACTAATTGGAAACACAAAGGTGGTACTCGCATGAAAGAAGACGCCGTCTGTGAAAGCGGAGCAACACAACACAAACTTTCTTTCAAAAATCATAAAAGCGGTACGTTTGATTGGAATAATACTTCAAAAGATATACCTCCGGAAATTACTAACAATGTGAAACAGTTTAAGTTAGAAAACGATGGCGGAGAAATTACAAAAACATTGCGTATTGAATTGGAAGAAATATTTTCGAATGGATTTAATAATTTTGATTCCGATTTCATTGAGAGTTTGTTGAATAAAACATTCAACAATTATCCAGAGTACACCATCATTAATTGTGTAAAGAACAAAGAGCTCATTATGATAAACAAAAGGGAGTTTACACATTTCAAGAAGCATCCTGAAGATGAATTTGTGTTAAAATCAACCAAAAGAGCAAAAACGAGTCGTCAAATATGGTTGAAAAAACATGACGGAAGCGAATTAAAGACGAATTTAAGGTTAAGGATGCACCTGAATAACGGAATTACTGCTTTATTCGGCAAAAAAGGAGCTGTTCCTTGTTTGAAGATTCAACAGGATAACGTAATGTCTTTCATCGCATCATGTGCGAATAAAGTTACTGTTTGTTATTAAATCTTGACTTTACGATCGGTATAATGTCTTTGTTCATATCATTTATAATACATTTTCTGTTGAGATTGTAAGCAGCTTCCGCTGTAGTACCAGAACCGCACATAGGATCGTATATGTAGTCATTTTCATCAGTAGAGATGTTTATTAATCTCTCGAGTAATTTCACTGGCTTTGCTGTTGGATACTTTCTTACTTCGTTTCCTTGGCTTATGGAATGAATATCATCCCACAAATCAGTACAAGGTTTACCTGGATGTTCATGTAAATATATTTTTTTGTATAGATTACCACCATTCTTTTTTGGAAGATGAATACGTTTGTCTTTGATTAGTTTTTTTAATTCATCTTCTTTTATTCTCCATCCGGAGTTTGGGTTGAACACTTGATTGCCTATTTTAACTTCGTATTTATATCCTTTCTTAGTCTTTTCGGTAACAACATGACCAAGGGAATAGTTCCCTCTCTCATCTTTATTTTTAAATGAATTCTTCAAATATGTCTCGTCCTTTTCCTGCAGAACTATATTGAATTTATAAAACGTAGTTTTATTACACTTCCAAATGATATCCATTACAGAACCTAGCTTTGTTTTAACATTATTCTTTGACCTACATTTTTTCCAGAATATAGGTTCCACAAATTTGAACTTTGATCTTAAAATTTTTTCAGGTATATACATGCATGAGCTAGAGATGTGAAAGAACAAAGTACCATCGTTTTCAAGCATATCATAAAATTTGTCGATATTATCACTTATGAATGATTCATAATCGCTATCTGTCCATTTATCTGAAAATCCTATATTGCAATTGCTTGATAGATTGTAATGTCGATCTGAATTAAAGGGTGGATCAAAATAGATCATTCTGAATTTAGTATTGATATTGTTTTTCAGTGAATCTCCAATATGTAACTGAATATTGTTCGTCAAGTCATATTTAACAGGAGTTTGTTCTTCATCAGTCATACTTGTAACTGATTAATTACATACACTTTCATTTTAAATCAATTTTTTTATCATTTATATTTTGAACTCTGTTCTTCATGATGCTGTTATATATAAAGTTTACCATTTATTATTTATCTCTGTGGTAAAGTTTCTTTTTTTGTTTGAACTCTTGCAAACATTGCTCGCAAGTATATACAGACATGTTTTTATTCTATATAAACATTATTTTTGACTACATTTAATTATTTTAGAATAACATGGAGACACTGATAATGATAATGATAATGATAATGATAATGATAATGGATTGTATAGCCAATTTCCTCAAACACTTTCCCAACCCGGCGCTAAATAGCATACACTTTAACTAAATTAGTTAAATCTAGTTAAAGATAATATCCGCATACTATATACAAACAAATGCCGATCTACACTTGCGAGCGATGCTTGAAAGAGTTCAAACAAAAGGGACACTTGGCAAACCATATGAAGAGGAAGAATCCTTGCCAAGAAGTGAAGTCGAAACTCGAGAGCATGGTGGAGAGCGCCGTCGAGAGCAAGATGGAGAATATCATTATTGAGAAAAAATTGAAATCGAAGGACACGGGAAATGAAGCAGCAACTAATATGGCTGCGCAATCAAAACACGAAATTAGATATGAAAATATGAATGTCAAACAGTTGAAAGATATTTGTAGGAAAAATGGCATCAAAGGAATTTCGGATAAAAGAAAAAACGAGTTGATTGAGATTATTAAGAATGCGCTTTGTATACTTGATAATACAAACAAGATAATTTCTGATACAATCATCACAAAATCAACAAATAACGAGGTACAAAAATCAAAACAGTCACTGAAATTTATTGATTTGTTTTGTGGAATCGGCGGATTTCATCAAGTGTTGAAAATGCTTGGTTGCGAATGCGTTTTGGCATGTGATATTGACAAGTATTGTCGCGAAGTTTACAAGATGAATTATGGAATAGACGTAGAACCAGATGTAAGAAAACTGGTTCCTGAACATATGCCCGATTTCGATATATTATGTGGTGGATTCCCATGCCAAACGTTCTCTAACGCAGGCAAAAAAAAAACATTTGATGACGATCGCGGTCTATTATTCGATGAAATAATTCGTATTGTTCGCGTCAAGAAACCAAGATTTTTGTTCCTTGAAAACGTGAAGCATATTCTCAAAGTTGGCGACGGTAAGGTTCTCAAGTATATTCTAGAAAAACTTGATAAAACCGGTTATAACGTTCAATATTTCAAAATGTCTCCACATGAATATGGAATTCCACAACAGCGTGAACGTATTTACTTTGTTTGTGTGCGAAAGGATATTTATTCCGGGGATAATGTTGTATTGAAGTATGAAAAAACAAAGAAAATATGTTTCAATGATTACCTAGACAAGGTCACTGATGTACCTGATAAGTATTTTATCAAAGGTGATATTTTGAAATGCCTAGAGGCATGGGATGAAATGATTAAGATATTTGATATTGGCGAAAAAATATCACCAACTATCATGGTAAATGAGTTTTATAATACGTATACCAAGGAAGAATTCTCAGGGTTGGCGAAGTGGCGACAAGAATACATTACGAAAAATCGCCCTCTTTACGAAAAATACAAGAATAAGTGGGATGCTTGGTATACAAAGCATAAGGATATCTTGTCAAGAAGAGAAATTTACGCGAAATTGGAATGGCAAGTCGGTGTCATAAAAGAAAACGATTCGATTTTCAACTATTTCATTCAGATGAGACAATCCGGTATCAGAGTGAAGCGTGCACGATACTTTCCAACGTTAGTTGCGATTTCTCAGATTCCAATTTACGGAAAGGAGAAGCGTTATTTGACCCCAAAAGAAGGACTGCGATTGCAGTCATTTCCTGATGATTTCAAAGTGTTAGATAATGATAAACATATTTATAAACAACTGGGAAACAGTGTGAATGTAGAGAATGTGCGAAATGTACTTGAATCTACGCTAAAAAAATATGAGGTTCTATAAATGTAATGGTAATTTTAATTTTCACAGATCAAACAGCAAGAGTTGCGGTGATGCATATGGTTCTCCTTTCCAGCGGATTTCTATCCGATACTTCGCTGTGTTGTTTAATGTGACATAATACCACATTTTAGCAGCACTAACGCTATAATGAGATTTTTGATTGAGAGTTTCCTCTACATACTTGCTTGTTTCAGGTAAATCTGGTACAATATTAAATTCAACCGTATTTTGGATTTCGTGATATATCCCTCTGAGATCTCGATTTTCGCGTCCATTGCATTCATACATTTCGAAGTGGTTGGATGAACCAGCTGCTTTTGCTATAATATTTTGTAAGTATGTTTTGTTTTCGGGTTTAATCATCCATTTATTGATTTGTGCCTTGTATGCATTATTCCCATACATACTCTCGTTGTATATCTTCCTATTTTTCTCCTTGTTGTCCCTCCAATCTCGATCAATACCGTGTTGTTTGTTAATTGCTTCCCGGATACCTTTAATTTCTTGCTTTAAATCTGGGTCTTGTTCACCGATTAGTCGTTCAATCGACCAATTAGATTTAGTATCACCAGGAGTCGTTTTTACACTAATCCCGATCCATCGTGTATCATTTACACGGAGATACAAATCTGCTTTTTTTTGCGTGCGCTCCTTGATAGATTGTGTTAGTTCGAGGATAATTGGATTCGTCATGCATTTTCCTTCAACAAATACTTCAATCATGTCTGTTGCAGTGATATTCAACTTATCTCGTAACTTATGAGCAATCTGTTTACAATCTTCAAAGTATTTATCCAATACTTCCTTCGTTTTTGTCTTCATATCCTTTTTGTACTGTTCTTTCAATGCGTCAGTGATGATACATTCTGGAAACTCATTATCATCTGTGTATGAGTGAGCATTTGGATTACATATAGCACGCGCTAAAAGCAGTTCACTAAACGGTGCCTCACAAGACTTCCTTCCAGATTCTGCGGATGGACCCGCAATTATCCGTTGTATCAAATGTTCTTTTCTGCCACTGATCTTCAAACCCTTTCCGCGTAGGATAGATCGAAGTTCTCGAACATTGAGTTTGGATAATTCAACTTCTCGTGAATGTTCGAAATCATATGTGTTTACAATTTTGTCGCCAATTTTTTTGGCTACCTCAATATCATCGAGTAAATTTCTATCATAAAGCATTCTAATAACCTTTTCCACGACCTCTTTCGTTGAATGTTTTTCTTTATTATGATTCACGTGTTTTCCTTCCTCAGTTGAGGTGCCAAGTGCATCTAGTCCTTCTTGAGTGACATCTGCAACTGTAATTTGTTGTGTTACCCACTCATCATACTGTTCTTGATCAGCTGGTCCATTGGTATCTTCTGCATCGATCAACTCGTTGCTCATTTGTATCGGGCTCACATTACAAATCACCGTGCTTTCCGTATTAAGCGTATCGAGATTGTTCTTGATTTCTTCGTTCGTGATAGACGCCATTTTTATGTGGGACTTCGCTATTATATTTATATCAATTATTCCCTCAAATACTTTCTCCGATATTCGCAGCAAACTCATAACTCGTTTCAGGCGTAATCGTAACGCCTTTCAGATGTTTCGCAAAGAAATTGTTTTTCGTCATTATGGAATGCCGTTCATTTTTTACAAAACTTTTTCTTTTAATAATTTTGTAGCTTGATACATTATATAATGTCGATTGTATGCATTCAAGAAATTAATTTTGACGAGAATAAAATCTCAAAATTATTTGGCATATTATCAGAACTAACAACTAGTCCCATTTTGAGCAAAGATAAATTATTAGAAATCATAAATAAGTTACCTGATAATCATTTCATTTATGTCTATGTAAACGTTCATGGTGTTCCAGTTGGAACAGTTAGTTTGCTGATCGAACAAAAATTAATCAGAGACGGAAAAAAGGTTGGTCATATTGAAGATTTAGTTGTCGATAAAAACTATTTTGGTCAGGGAGTTGCTTCAAAACTGATTAATCGTTGTAAGGAAACAGCTAGAAAACATGATTGTTATAAAATAATATTAGATTGTAAAGAGGAAATAGCCGAATTTTATGAAAACCAAAATTTTGTGAAACAGGGTTTATGTATGCGTTTTGATGTCACTTAATATTGCTGGCCCGTTTCACGCGTTCGTACGCCAAAATGTTTTTTACTTTGAGCGGGTCACCGCACAATTCATCGCCGCAACAGTCGTGGTTTGCTAACCCAGATTTAATCTCACTCGATACCTCACAATTGTGCCCCCATCGCCCGAGCGGTTTTGGGTCATCGCGTAATTTGATGTTGTATAGGACAGTTCGCAATGTACGAAACATACTATTCTATATTACCTTGTGGGGAAAACTTTATCTTTTTTTTCAATTATATCTAGTCGAACAAAGAAGAATAATATCGCATAATATATCATATACCAATGAATGGCGTGAGCGCAAATAATAGACCTCTTTCCGATAATGTAAATGGTCCTGTAATGGGTCCTGTAATGGGTCCTGTAAATGGTCCTGTAAATAAACAATTTAGCAGTTCTCTTGCTGAACCCTCTATTTCGAGCACTAATGCCACCGACGATGGTTCGTCCTGGATGAGTCCGGTCACATCGCTTTTCACACCGAATGCAAACCAAAGCACTCAACCTGACAAAAATGATGATGTATCGTGGATGCCGCCCATAAAAAACGATGACGATGACGATACTGTTTTCGCACCCGAACCGCAGTTGCCTAAAAGCCCAGATATGGATATGGATGCGAACGCAGAAAATAAATCGTTTATGTCACCGCTCACTTCGATGTTTTCTTCTGATGAATCAGCGTCGTCATCATCGTTGTCCCCGCCCGGCATTGAACCCGAACCGTCGGGTGATGTAGGGGGTCTGTTTGATGCGGAACCAACACCGAAAGAGAGCTACTATTCGAAGGTCGTTTCGGGTATGCAGTGGGGTTTCGACTGGATTTCGATCCTCAAATACATCGCAATTCTTGTCCTCTTAGCACTGATGGGATTGAATGTGTTCTCTTATTTAGGTGACGCCAGCCAAGGAGCAGCCAATATTTTGGGACAATTTTCGAACCTCTTTAGAGGCATTGTGTCTGATGTAGGCAAAGGTATCAAGGTGGTAGTTACTCAGACCACCAAGACGACGGCAGACGGCACCAATGCGGTAGTCGATTTGGCGGCGTCAGGCACCAAGGGGGTCGTTAATGTGACCGCGGGCGCGATTGATAGTGGGGTCAATGTTCTGGATAAGGGACTCTCAGACAAAGACAAGAATAAAGTGAAATCGCAAACGCAAGCGTCCTTACCAGTACCGGATACGGATGGCGACATCACGCAACGCGCACCACACAAAGGTGGCAAAGCGGGCTATTGCTATATTGGCGAAGACCGCGGTTTCCGCAGCTGTGTCAAGGTGGGGCAAATGGACCAGTGCATGTCGGGCGACATTTTCCCCACAAAAGAGATTTGCATCAACCCGAATCTGCGCGAGTAAATACAAATTTATCAGTTCCTAATATGTTCGCCGCACTCTGTAGCGAGTGAGTGGAATCGACATATCGAATCTAAGCATTGTATTGCCTGGAACATCACTTGCCGATGAATGTGTGGATATTACGCTAGGTGTTGCATCCAATAATATCAATGTGTTTCCATTTCGAGTTAATTTTTTCACATTATTATTTGTCGTTCCAGCAGTATACGATTGGGAAGCAAATGTAGTCTTGCAACCGCGTCCTTTTGCCATTTTCGCGTAGTTCTCTCGCTTCGTCAATCTTGTGCTGTTGTTTTTATACTGAAGAATCTCGGACTTACGACGCATATCTAGATCCTCTTGGGAGTTATTATTCTCATTCGCACATATGTTATCTGTCCTTGACCACGTTTGGTGATTTGCTGATGATTCAGGTTTAGGACACTGCATTATATATTATATGAATATATATCTCGTATATCTTCATATAAAGCATAAACAATGATAGTTGATTTTCTCTCTTAGAGACCTGCGGTTCCTTGCTTCAAATAAAGAGCGGCGATGAACGAACCGAGACCCATTACATAAACATGAATCCAATGAGGAGGGCAATTTGTGATTCCCATTTTCGAAGCAAGAAGACAATGTTGACCATGTCCTGCTAGACCCCAAAAGAGAGCATTCGCCAAGAAAAACAAGAATAGTAAGTTTCTAAACATTATATATTTATAATAATATATTTATAATAATATAATTATTGCAAAGTGTGAAGGTATCTGAAAATATTATGACAAAAAAATCTTTTGATGCTTAGTGTTATTGTTATGCATGACTAAATAACATTGCCTCCTCTATTTTCTCTCCAAAACATTCTTTGTAACACCCAGATGGTAATACGCTGTTCAAATCATCGCAAGATAAATACATAATTGATGTAACATCAATGCTTGTTTCTATTTGCGGTATTGTTTTATTGTATGCTAACAGTTCTTCGTGCGAAGGTATGTCGATTCCCAAACGACAAATGTTGATGATAGGAGGTGCCGGTATACGAACGTGAATTTCTAATGCTCCACATTGCCATACTTTACTTACGATACTTTTTATGACATTACCCCTCACGATAGTATCGTCTACAATTATGACCTTTTTGTTCAATAATTCTGTTTCGTCGATAATAAATTTTTTTTCACATAACGTTTGTCGTTCGGTATGAGAAGGCGCAATAAATGTGCGACCAATGTTGTTGTTTTTATTAATAATTTGCTTGTAACTGAGGTGCAACTGTTCGGCGTAACCCTTGGCGGATATAATTCCGGTCGAAGGAACACCTACCACAACAAATGAGTCATCGAAATCGCACAGTTTTTCTTTATGAGCAAGCAACTTACCTAATTCAGTTCGTACCTGAGATACGGAAAGTTGTTCGCATATACTATTTGGTTGTTGAAAATAGATAAATTCAAAAGCACAAATTCGTAATTGAGAGTTACTGGATTGATACAAGGTTTCTAATCCATCTGAACAAATACGAATGATTTCTCCTGGTTTTACATCACGCAATAATTCGAAATGTTGGAGGGCGCACGATTCAGAGGTGATACAATAATCACACTCATGAATTCCAATACATAGTGGGCGAATACCAAAGCGGTCGCGAACGGCAAAAATCTCATCTTGAGTAATGATCAATAAGCAATAAGCACAAGGAATCGTTTCTATCAGTGAGATGAATATTTCTCTCCAACTTTCTTTGTCATTATTTTCTATAAACGAGATGATAAATTGTGTGTCATGTTCTTTGATATTTGGGATGTTACCATTATGAACTAAATAAAAGGTACCTAGTTTACAATTACCAAGAAGTGGTTGGCATTCTGTGTACTTCTGTTTGTCGTCAAGTTTTGAGTTCCCTGATGTAGAATAGCGTACATGACCAATGCATTTGTTTGAGTTTTCAAACTCCAAAATATTTTCTCTTTTGAATACATCATCGACGCGTCCTAATCCCTTTTTCAACACTAAATGTTTGGAATTGTTAAGATATGAAATGCCGCACCCTTCATGACCACGATGCTGTAAATATCGTAATCCATTAATTACCGAAGGTATGCATTTTGAATTTGTTTTTTCACAATGAATACCAAAAATCCCGCATTTTTCTTTCATATAAAATCATAAGGCATATCTTTTATGTTTGTAACTCAAATGTTGTAAACATTTCAATTGATTACGCCGACACTTCGTTGAAATACCATTGAGTGGAGAGATAATAAGGTTTGCTCTTGGCGCTGTTTGATGTCCTGTCCATCTTCATATTTGGTCCTTTCCTGATAATGTTGCGGATTTTCTGGATGCCAATCGCCGTATCAAAATAGCGTAGTTGCGAAGTGTTTCCGTCGAACCCGCCGTTCATCGAAACATACACGTTTCCGTAGTTTTGTTTTGCAACATCTTGTAAAATATGGCGCTTTGTCAGAGTACCGTTGATATACACGTCAAGTTGTTTCTGTTTATTGAGTCGAATGATCACGTTAACCCATTTCTTTATTGGAATTCCTTTGATAGTGACTTCGTCGTTAATTTTTTCGAAGGAATTCATCACTACAACAAGATCGTTAGTATTGGGGGCAATATAGAGACCCGGAGCATTGTTGGGTTGATTCATTCCGAATCGCGGGTCTGACTCGTCAAGATTAAGGTCGTCATTACCCTTGTGGAAAACGTGCTTGTATTCGTTTGGTTTATAGTTGCTGATGTCATTAATGTAGATCCACACCGACCAGGTGAATTCCATGCCTTGGTCGTCGTTTACGGAGCGCATAATAGGAATTGCGCCTTTAACACTGGGGTTTTGTTCAATCACCTTCATTTCCCTTGAATCGATCATTCCTTTAATAATCACAGGGCTACGTGACGGTTCAAATAACGCACCCAACACACTGCTTCCTAAGCGAAGCAATGTTACAAACGCAATAAGCACAAGAATTAGGAATGCCAATTTTGCGACCATACCATTTGATTCGAGAAACGTTTTTGCATCTCGCACATAATTATTCGAAGGAGGAGGTTTAAAATCGGTGATTCCTCGGGATATTTGTCCGTAATCAAAGTTCATATTCATATTATATATACACTAGAAATATATAATACTATAGACGATACCCAGGATACATTTACGAACAAATTCATATTTCGAATCCACCAGCTACATCATTGTCTTTGAGAATCTGAACACGCAACTTATATTTGTTGAACGCGTTCCCTAAAACACCACCACCATATCCCTTGCGGTAGATGTTGTATGCCTCTTGTGGATTACTCGACTTATCCCAATACTGGAAATTGGCAGTCCAACCACTGAATCCACCTTCGGGAGTGACAATGACATCGCTTTTCTTGTTTACCTTGACGACGCCTTCAAGCACGCATGTCTTTTGTAGTTTACCGTCGATGTAAACATCAAGAGTTTGCCCTTGTAAGCTAATAATGAGATTGACCCACTTTTGAAGAGGATAGTTCTTTATTACGCAGGTATGTACATTTTCTTCATTTTTTACATTTTCTTCATTTTTGGTACTCGTTGTGGTGGGATAGTACGCCATGCTAATAGTAATGTCATTCAGAAAACTACCTAAAGAGACCTCCGGTCCAACTTTGTTGTTTGCGTCTTGCCTTGACCACAGAATTTTGTTTTCGCCTGACTTGTAGTTCCAATCATCGACGTAGAACCACATCGAGTAAGTGTAGTCATAGGAATTGGTGCTGTTCTTTAATTTAGCCGCACTAATCGTTTGTTCCTCGTTCCCTTTGGACATCGAAATCAGTTTCGATTTTCCAGAAAAAAGGTGAATAATAATATATATAGCAAAAAGCACTACTAGAACCTTCAAAACATTATTGAGTATTTCGGACATATATTATACATGAAGATATTTTATCTCTACTACTTCTTCTTTGGATTGTCTAAATCCAGTTCCGTGCGTTACCGAGCAACTTGTATTCCATAGACACTTCGCCGCGGGAAAGAATACGATCGTAATACGCTACGCTTCGTATTCCTCCTTCAATGCCTTTATTCTCTCCAACCACGACATCATCATATTGCATATAGGGAGCAATATTAGGTTTGGAGGCCACTAACACGCCGTTCAAAAATATGTCCATATATCCCGCATCATAGTTAATGACAATATGATTCCACTTTTGCAAGGGGACCTCGTCTTTTGCCGAATAAATTTCGACAATTTCACCGTCGCCAGTTTCAGTTTGAACACGCAACATATTTTTGGCGCTGTTGAATTCGACGCGTGGTTTGTTTCCATAATTGAGAATGTTAGTATACTTATTATAGGAAGCACGTGTATTTGGTGGTTGTGGATTTATATTGAACCACGCAGAAAGTGAGTAGCGATATTGATGCTTCGTATTGTTGCTTACTTCACCGTAAAGTTGTTTGAAGTCGCTCACTTTTGTTTCATTTTCTAGGTATATGGGTTTTGTTAGTAGCTCTTCGCCATCGTGGCTCATGACAAATTTTGCGAGATGCGGAATGAGGAATCGGAGAGAAATAAGGGCTATTTCCAACGCAAGAACAATCCATACAATTTTGCTTGTCAATCTGTATTCACGTTTAATAAACTCAGCAAAACGAATAAATGTCTTGGGTAGTATATCGAACAAAGAATAAACTTTTGTATCGTCACACTTGGATATCCCCCCTCCCTCTATTATTTTAAAAATAAGTGCCACCGCGCCAATAATAAGGAGGATATTGGTTGACCATACAAGCACGTTTTGAAATATCGAGGAATTGCGAAGTGCCCACACGACAAATATAACAACGCCAACAACTAATCCAATCGTTCCCATAAACACACCAAACGATCTCATGAACGTAGCAAAATAATGAGTTGGTTTATTCGTATTCGAATCATGATTTTCCACAAACACATAGAAAATAATCATGAAGAACAGAACCAGTAAAAGGAACTGAATTTTGTACAATACGCCAAATGGGTTCCAATGCGAGAATATGATAAGAAGACATACAAATATCATCATTTCAAAAAGCGCAAATCGGCGCGGATATGTCATAAATGCTTGAAATTTATCGATAAATGAAGTTACGGCGTTCATATACTAGTAAAGCAGAAAACAAAATTCGCCGGAATTAAAGGTTCTCAAATGCGGTCTTTTGTCCGTGGCAGTCTCGACATAAAGCGACTAAATTATCTACGTGGTTAGAACCGCCTTGGTCAAGCCGCGTTTTGTGATCAACCTCGAACCACGCCGGAAGTTGTTTCTTACAATTGCCACATTTCCATCCTTGTTCGGCTGCCACGAATTTTTTCTTCGTTTCGCTTACAGAACGCTTTGTGCCCTGTTTGCCCGAGTTAAGAATGCGTGTTTCCTGCGGATTGTTTCCGGTAAACGACTCATTGCCACCAAGGCAATGTTGGGACATGTTTAGCAACGGCGAAAGCAGATCGCCAGCGTCCTTATCAATTGGCATATATTTGATGATGCCATTTGCATGGGTAAAGAGACTACGCGAATGCGACGGATATTTCTTCAAAAATGCGTATGCTGATACGCCAGCAAAAGCAATTCCCGCCATTTGATAGTATTTTTTCCATGACTTTAGGATAGCCACGTATTTTCCATCGTGATATGTGTTTGCGATGAAAAATGCTGTAATTCCAAATATAAGAAGTTCGAACTTCATATGATATACTAACTGCCGAAAAAAAAGTGTTTACTTCCGGTAAAGTGCAATACTAATGATGACAATAGTAGCAATACCGCCAGCGAATACCATTTTCTCTCGTCGCTTGCGTTCTTCGTCGCTCTTTACAGCTTTCGGTTTGTAGTGTTCATAATAAGCGCTCATGGCCTCCTCCATGGAAATTTCTTCTTTTCCGAGCGATGCATTGATTTTGTTGTGGATAAAGTGCATCCACTTGACAAAAGAGGTTCGTGACTCGAGGTAAGGAGTTACCGGATATTTATCAAGGTATTGACTAAAGGTGTTTCCTATTTCTTCGACCGGTAAGAATAACGGAAGATTCTGAATAAAGTCATAGTATTTTTTCCGTGTAACTTCGTTCGGAGTATGTGGATAGGTAAGTGCTATTGTGTGGAGGACGAACCAATAATGTGGCCCCCAAATGTTAGGTTCCAATGCCATTATTATAAATGATATAAAAATTACGAAATACCAACATATAGCGATGTCTAATTCAAATAATAAGCCGTATATTTTTTGTAATAATTGTGGAAAAACAGGACATGCCTTTCACCAATGTAAACATCCTATTACTAGTATTGGGATCATTGCGTTTCGCGTTGGAAAACATGGAAATGAGTTTCTTATGATACGTCGCAAAGATACTCTTGGATTTGTCGATTTTATGCGTGGAAAGTATCATCTTCATAATAAGTTGTATTTGATGAACATAATTGATGAAATGACCATTCAAGAGAAGAAGTCTCTTTTAGAAAAAGATTTTGATGAGTTGTGGTGTGGTTTATGGGGTATTAATATCGGTCTACAATATCGAGCGGAGGAACGGGCATCGCGTGAGAAGATGGAAACTCTCAAATATGGTGTTGTAAGCGGTGGAATAAAGTACTCGCTTGAGTCATTGATTGCGGAGTCTAAAACGAATTGGACAGAACCAGAATGGGGATATCCAAAAGGACGACGAAATTATAAAGAAAATGATATGTCTTGTGCTTTACGCGAGTTTGAGGAAGAAACCGGATATTCGAAGAAAGAACTGCAAATAGTTAGTAACATCATTCCATTTGAGGAGGTTTTCACAGGTTCGAATTATAAATCATATAAACATCGGTATTATGTTGGTAGAATTGAACGAAATGTAGAACCGGAAGCACCTTTTCAAAAATCAGAGGTGAGTTTACTCGAGTGGAAGACTTATGAGCAAGTTATAGATGTGCTTCGTCCGTATAATTTAGAAAAGAAGGATGTAATATGGCGCGTTAAAGAGTTACTTGATAAATATACATTATATAAGTAATATATAAGTGAATGGATAAGGGCAATGAAGCAAAAAAAAAACATAACACTACGAAAAAAAGGAAATCTAAAGTAAATGAGCCTTGTAATGAAGACAAAGATTGTCTAAACAATAACTGTGTTGATTATAAGTGCACACGAAAGACAAAGAAGGTTAAAGTTGGAATGGATTGTAAAGAAAATCTGGATTGCTACACTAATAATTGTGGTGAAAATAAGAAGTGTCAATCGAGAAAAAAAGACAACAAAGAACCGGTGAGGGATGTTGAAAAAAAAGTTGAAGAAAAAGTTGAATCTGATATATCATTGTCACAACTATCATCGTTGGAAAGATCACCTATTGAAAAAACCGAACCTGAACCTGTTCCTGTTCCCGAACCTGTTCCTGTTCCCGAACCTGTTCCTGTTCCCGAACCTGTTCCTGTTCCCGAACCTGTTCCTGTTCCCGAACCTGTTCCTGTAGTTGTTCCTGATCCTGTTCCTCAACCTTCTTCTGTTCCATCATCTTCAGAGTCATCCTCATCTTCAGAGTTATCTTCTTCTAGTTCATCATCTTCAGAGACATCATCATCTTCAGAGACATCCTCATCTTCAGAGTTATCGCTAACACCGAACAGGAATTATGACTACCTGTATCCTCATTTAGACGATGAAAAGTTCAATGAGAAAATCGCAATGCGCAAGGAATTTCGCGATGCTATGTATCGAGGCGATATTGCTCCGGTGGAAGAAATGGCAGACAAGATGTGTAATGCCACGTATGAACTTGCTCCACATCAGCAATTTGTGCGTAATTTCCTTTCTTCACAAACTCCTTATAACAGTCTTTTGTTGTACCATGGTCTAGGGACTGGCAAAACCTGTTCGGCAATCAGCGTTGCGGAAGAAGCGCGCGATTTTCTTGCATATTCAGGTGCAACAGGTTCAAAAAAAATAATCGTGATTGCTTCACCCAATGTTCAAGATAATTTCAAGCAACAGTTGTTTGACGAAAGAAATCTTAAATTCACCGAAACGCACGGATGGGTTGTAGAAGGTTCGTGTGCCGGAAACAAACTTCTTCGTGAAATTATGTCGTCAAATAAGAATCGATTAACGCGCGATAAGAAGGAAATGGTAGTCAACTATATTAATCGCATTATTAAAGAGAACTACTTATTCAGAGGTTACGAACAGTTTTACAATTATTTCAAGAAAAAAACTAGACTAACGAATAGTGATACCACATCTACTGCTTTCAAGAAAAAGGTAAACAAGATTTTTGAAAATTCTATCATTATTGTGGATGAAGCTCACAATATTCGTAGTGATGTCAAAAATAGAGAAACAAAAAAAGAAAAACAGAAAGCAAAAACGATGAAGGGTGTTATGGAGTCGTTACAATACGTGGCCGACTACGCAAATAATGTGAAACTTCTTTTGCTTTCTGCAACACCAATGTATAACAGTCCTAAAGAAATCCTGGGGCTTCTGAATCTTATGAATCGTAACGATGGAAGAGCAATGATCACAAGCAGTGATGTATTTGATAATTCAGGCAATCTCAAAATAAATGAAAAAGGAGAGGAGATTGGACGAGAGTTGTTGGAGAGAAAATCAAGGGGTTATATATCATTTGTGAGAGGCGAGAATCCATATACCTTTCCCTATCGCATTTGGCCACAATATTTCGATACAGTTTCAAGTTTTCTTTCTAATCGTGAAATCAGACCGACCAAAAAAATAAACGGAACTGATATTATACAAGGTATCGAAAATCTTGATGTGTTTGTGAAATACATGTCACCTTATCAAGAATTAGGATATAAATTAATATTCGAACAAATCAAAAATGGCGTCAATGCCAAGTACTTGGACAATGATAAAGTTAGTTATAATATTATTCAAAAACCAATTGAAGCATTAAACATCGTATATCCACATCATGCGCTGATTGGGGCCGAAGAAACAAACGATGAACGTGACTTGAATGTTGACATCAAAGAATTAGTGGGAAAAGGTGGATTGGAACGAATCATGAATTATAAGGAAGTTAACGATCCGTTACCGCGTCGATATGATTTTGACTATATTGATGATAATAATGATACAATATTTTCTCCAGAAAGGATTGGTGTATATAGCTCAAAAATAAAAACTATATGCGATCGAATTGTCAATTCGAAAGGTATTGTGTTGGTTTATTCGCAATTTATTGATGGTGGTCTTGTCCCACTGGCGTTGGCATTAGAACAGCTTGGATTTCAACGCGCACGAAAGGAAGGGAACTTGTTTAAAAAAAATAGACTGCCTAAACCAAACAATATGAAGTATGCGATGATAACGGGCGATAAATCTCTGTCTCCCGACAACGTAAAAGAGTTGAAATTAGTGACGAAACCGGAAAATAAAGAAGGCGAACAAGTAAAGGTCGTGCTTATATCCCAGGCCGGATCAGAAGGTTTGGATTTTAAATGTATTCGGCAGGTCCACATTATGGAGCCGTGGTACAATATGAATCGCATAGAGCAAATCATTGGACGCGCAATAAGAACGTGCAGTCACAAGACTCTTCCTTTTGCCGAACGAAACGTCGAGATATATCTCCATTGTCTTGCGAGTAAATCACGGATTGAAACTGCAGATATGTATTTGTATCGAAAGGCAGAAACAAAGGCAGTGCAAATCGGAGTGGTTAGTAGAGTATTGAAAGAGGCATCGACAGATTGTCTTCTTAATATTAATCAAGCCGGTTTCACGGAAGCTGCTATGAACCAAGTCGTAAAACTGAAATTGTCAACTCTCATTGATGAAGAAAAAGAATTAGAAATCGATTACAAAATAGGTGATAAACCATTTTCATCAACGTGTGATTATATGGAACGTTGTGAATATAAGTGTAAATCGGTTGACAACGGAAACGAAGCGTTGGACACATACAATAAGAACTATATGTATCAGGATATTGAACAAATTAAGACCGCAATACGAGGACTTATGGTAGATAGATTTTTCTATCACAAATCGCAGTTAATAGGAATAATCAGCGCAACCAAACCTTATCCTGCGTCTAAAATCGATGTGGCATTGAATGATATGATTGATAACCGTGAACAAATTGTCGATAAATTTGGACGTCTTGGTAGACTGATTGCTGTGGGTGAATTGTACTTGTTCCAACCGAAAGTATTAGAAAATGAAAAAATTTCTCTTTACGAACGAACACGTCCTATTGAAAAGAAAATACGAATGCTGACAGTAAAGTTGCCGAAATCGCAAATTTTGGAAGGTTTCGAAGAAGTTGGATTGGGTATTTTCAAGGATATTAAGAAGAGATATAATTATGTATTGAATCTGAATAATACGTTAGAAACTAAAACGACGTTTCAAGAGAAAACATACATTCTTTTGAAAGAAGCGTATGCTTCTATGATAAAATCAGGAAAGGACCAAACGCTTATGAAAAATTTATTAGTGGCGCATCTGATGGAAGAACTGAAATATGACGATTTATACTCTCTATTGAGTTACTTTATCAAAAACAAAGAAGCGGTGAATGAAGATAGTGACAATGTAGGGATGATGTGTATATCATATTATCAAGGTAAAACATACAAATTAAATGATAACGATAATGTGTATTATTATTTATATGATGTGAACAAGAATACTACTTATAGGGCAATCATGTTAGACGAAAAAGAGAGAGAATGTAAAAAAATAGAGGAATTACTCAGACATGATATGAAACAGGCAAATTATCAATTCAGACAGATGAAAATACATTTTCCATATCGATTTATGGGATATATAAAAGCAGATGACGAGATAAATGTGTTGAAAGTAGTGAAAACAGAAGGAGTAACCGGATTAAAAGAAACTTCTTCTCAACGCGCGATGGACGAATTTGAATATCGTTACAATGATTACACCAAGAAAGACGGGAAGCGCTGGTTTCTAACTTTAGTCGAACACTGGTTTAATGTTTATTTGTTCAAATCAAAGAAAACCAAGAAAAATTGATATTAATTTAAGAATATATGGGTATATTATATTATGAATTCAACAATTAGACGCGGAAATAAAGCAACTCAAAAAGGTAATTCTGATTTGAGGGTTAGATATACAAAGGCTGTATTAAGTCGTGATGTTCCTATTCCAATTAGAAACATTGGTTCAAACTTAACGGAGACCCTTGAAAAAACGATTGCATCTTCTATCGAGGGAAAATGTATTGCAGATGGATATGTGAAGTCAGAAACAACCAAACTAGTAACGCACTCAAGCGGTAGTATTCAAGGCAATCTTGTACGTTTTCAAGTAGCTTTCGAATGTGAAGTTTGTTATCCTGTTTACGGAATGAAAGTTGTTTGTGTGGCTAAGAATATTACAAAAGCAGGTATTCGTGCTGAATCTAGTATGAAACCAAATCCGCTTGTCATTTTTATTGCCCGCGATCATCACAATAAAATGCCATATTTCTCACAAGTCAAAGAGGGTGATAATATAGAAGTAAAGATTATTGGGCAACGGTTTGAATTGAATGATAAATATATCTCTATTATTGCTGAACTGGTTGATCCGAATAAGAAAGAAAAGAAGATTGTCATTGAAAAATGAAATAAGTTTTAATGAAATAAGTTTTAATGAAATAAGTTTTAATGAAATAAGTTTTAATGAAATAAGTTTAAAGTCTATAGAAAAGAGATGAATAATGTTAGATTGTCAAGAGTTGAAGGAACGCATTGAGAAGATGGATAAATATCATCAAATCGAAATATTACGAATTTTTAATGAGTCGGGGGACACAAATATGAATGAAAACAAAAATGGTATTTTTATCAATTTGACCGAACAGTCAGTTAAAACACTGGAACAGGTTTCTACTTACGTAAAGTATGTTGACGAGCAAATTGAACAACTAGACAAAATAGAGAGTGAGAAGTCGCAAATAGAAGAAACATTTTTCAAACAAGATAAAGACAAACAGCATATCAAATAAGTATGAGTGTGCGTAATCATTCCAAGCACAAACTTTATGATTTATTATTCGACGGAATGCATCAATATATGTACTCCGCCGAAAACATATTGCGTTTTGGCAATCATTCGTTCGAAGAACATGTTCAAAAATCTAAGATTTGTGATACCAATAACATGAAAAATGTTGTTGACAAAACCGAATCCAGAATGTTTGAACCCAAACAGCATGACACACTATTTTGGTGTTTTTATATTGCAAAATACGGATTCAATGAATATGAACTCATTAAATTTAGACCATTTCAAACAGAGAAGCAATTTAAGATTTCATCGGTAGATATCATTAGACAAAAATCTGATGCTTTGAAAGCCATCAAACTCAAGGTACATGATGTGGAGAATGAGTTGGTTAATGAGTCCAAAATTACTCTTAAGGGATTACGTGCGTTGGCGTTGGTACATAATGTCTCTATTTTTTATGTTTCTGGATTAACATACTGTGAGTTCAATCATGGGAATGATATGGATTCTTCGCACGGAATTATCATATGCGATAGAACGAAAAATCGGATGAGTATTAGATATCATGACAACACTGCGTTAGAATATATGAATAAGATAAGAGCTAGTCATTTTCACATTAGCAATCCAGAAAAACCGATGAACGCTATTTCCGGATATACATTAAAGGAGTTACAACATATCTGTAATAAGTTGTCAATACCAATTTTGTGTTCAGATGGTAAAAAAGCGACCAAAAAAAATCTTTATGAAGCAATAATGGTTGCTGTGTAGAATGCAAAAAAAATTGATTCATTTTGATATAAATATTATCGTTTCACATATATATACGCATGTCTGGAAAACAATCCAATACACCATCAAAGCGACTGGACAATATGGTAAAGTATTATTTAGCCAATGTCAAAAGTCAAGATGGTGAGTTAGAAATGGAAGTTAAGTTCGGCACAAAAAATATTCGCAAGATTACGCGTAATCAATTTGATAATGTTGCCAAGCGATTTACATCGTTGGGATTTATCGCATCACCGTCTCAACATATGCTGCGCATTCAAACTTACAATGGTAATACTAATCGTATTTCTGATGTGCGTACAACTATTACTGGACTTAGTGCGATTTCTACTTATTGTCGAACCGAACAAATTACCGGACTTGCCACGTTTGAAAAAAAATATAATAGTTCCATCGATTCTGATGTTCGCACTGTCGAAAACGACGAGTTTAATTTTCGAGTATCGCTTAATGTAGAAAAGCCGTTTGACGCTGGGCGTGGTATCACAAAAACAATAGAAGAAAACTGGAGTGAACTGCGAAAAAATTATCGCTTGATGAATCGAATCACATTTAATCATAAGGATTATCCTTTGAAAGTAGATCTAAGCATTGTGAAAAGTTCTCGCGATGCAAACACATTCAGTGATTCTGGTGTGGTTAATGCCCCCGAATTTTATGAGATTGAGATAGAGGTAGACAATAACAAGGTTATGCTTGACGCAGACGCAGGAGTCCTGGGTGTAAAAATACGAACTGTAATCAAAAACGTTCTATCAGGTTTACAATCTACCAATTATCCGGTTTCTATTACAGAGCAAACGAGTGTGCTTGAAGAATATCAACAAACACTTTTTCCGAATGGCGGACTCCAGAAATTTCCGGGATTTATAGGTCCATCCTCATTCACTTTACAAATCGAAAACATTGTGAAACAAGATGCCGAACTACAAGATACAAGCACACCAAATATTCGCGACAATTACACAGTAACAGACAAAGCAGATGGTGAACGTAAACTAATGTTTATTACAAAAAATGGGCGCATATATTTGATTGATACGAATATGAACGTGCAATTTACGGGTGCGATTACACAAAAAAACAAATTTAGTGGAACACTTATTGATGGAGAGCATATTCAATACGATAAGTATGGAGCGTACATCAATTTGTATGCTGCCTTTGATATTTACTACAAAAGTGGAAAGGATCAACGTCAAAATGCATTTTATAAGTGAAAAGGGCGAAAAAGGCGAAAGAAGATAAAAAAAAAGTTTATCGTTACAATGAATTACTTGATACATTGAAACAGATAGAAACTGAGTCCGTTGTAACCGGCGAACCTTCGCCTTTGCGCATTGAGAGTAAGATCTTTTATTCAGGCGAAGGTGATGATATATTCAAATCATGTGAAGCCGTGCTTGAGAAAATTGATGAATCTGGTTATGAATATAAAACAGATGGTCTTATATTTACGCCATCGATGCTTGGTGTAGGTGCTGATAAACCAGAACAACAATTATCTTCGCCAAAAAAATTCGCATGGAAACGTTCGTTCAAGTGGAAGCCTCCTGAATTTAACACAATTGATTTCCTTGTAAAACTAGAGCGGCGTTCGAATGGGGAAGAATTGGTAAGTAATATTTTCAAACCTGGTACAAACATGGGCCAACAAAGTCAGTTGATTCAATATAAAACTGCAGTGTTGCATGTTGGATTTAATGAAGAAAGAGATGGTTACCCCGACGCATTTGATGATGTAATAAATGGAAAGATTCCTGAACAAGGAAATCGAAGTGATTCGAATTACGTAGCTAAAAGGTTTTATCCGACGAATCCGTATGATCGTGATGCGGCAATATGTAATTTGATGATGAGTGAAGGAGCAAATGGGAAGACAGTGTTAAAGACAGAAGAAGGTGAAGTTATTGAGGATAAAATGGTTGTCGAGTTCAGCTATGATCCAAACCAAAAAATTGGATGGAGATGGAAACCGTTGCGCGTAAGGTATGACAAGACCGCCGATACTGGTGGCGCGCGTTATGGTAACGCATATCATGTTGCGAACAGTAATTGGCATAGCATACATAATCCAGTGAAACAAACTATGCTTACCAAAAAAAATAAGATTCCGGAAGAGATTAGTTTGAATGAAGATGTCTACTACAATAGAGCTTCAGGTGTAAAATCTTACACAAGGGGATTGCGTGATTATCACAATTGGGTGAAGAGTATGCTTATTTCAAAAGTGGCAAAGCAGAAACATACGCTTATTGACTTGGCGGTTGGTAAGGGAGGTGATATGAATAAATGGGCCTTCGCGAATCTAGGTTTTGTGTTTGGTATTGATTATTCGAAGGATAATATCGAAAATCGTATTGATGGGGCATGTGCTCGATATTTGAACGCATTGAAACGAGGTCATCGTGTGTCTAAATCGCTCTTTGTTCATGGCGATTCGTCGGTTAATATTCGAAACAATGAAGGAATTTTCGAGGATAAGGGTAAAAATGTAGTTGGTTCCATATTTGGTTCATTGGAAAAGGAACAAGTTATAGGAAAGGCTGTAATTGATGCGTATGAAATCGGAAAAGGTGGCTTTGATATTTGCTCTATCCAGTTTGCCATTCATTATATGTTCGAATCGCCATTCAAGCTTCATAATTTCCTGCGCAATGTATCCGAGACAACAAAACTAGGGGGTTACTTTATCGGTACGAGTTATGACGGAAGCAAAATCTTCAATATGTTGAAGGAGAAAGCTAAAGGTGAAAGTATGATGATTCAAGACAAAGAAACAGGGGAAAAAATATGGCAGGTCACGAAAGAATATGACAATGATGAGTTTCGCGATGATAATAGTTCGCTAGGATATGCGATTAATGTATATCAAGAAACAATCAACAAAGTATTTACTGAATATTTGGTAAATTACAATTATTTGACAAATGTCCTGAGGAATTATGGATTTGAACCAGAACAAAACTTAATCAAACAGAATGGTTTCAAAGAATTTCACGATAGTTATTTAAAAACTATCAGAAATGACAAGAGAAAATCTAGGATGAATAATGACGAAAAGAGTATTTCGTTCTTGAACCGAGTATTTGTATTTAAAAAGGTTAGGAATGTTGATGCAGAGCAAGTATCCGGTAATATGATAAGCGGTGACAATGATGAAGAATACGAAGATGCGGGTCAAGATGAACAAAATGATGAAACTAAATCTTCGGAAAAAGTCATTTGAACTATATGAAAAGGTATGTAAGCAAATGATAATAGAACAAAAATGTTTTTTGAACATCTTTGTTCGAAACAATATAAATGATAATGATAAGTAAGATATAGCGTAATTCATAAAATGAGTTTTTTTCAAATGCCAACAATACCATACAGAGATGATTTACAAGATAATATTAGTGTCTCATATAAAGATGCTACTATCAACAATGACCCAGTGATAAACAAGACACTAATGCTTTATCTTAGCCGGATTAAAACAGAAATAGATAATTGTCAGAATTTGTGGGATCGGTTCAAAAAATATACGAATCCATACGAATACATTCACACGACAATTCCAAACACTAGTATCTCAATCTCAAAATTAAAACCACTATCTAGGTCTTATTATAAAATGATCGAAATGTATAATTTATTTGACTTGGGGTCTAGTATAAATACGAACTGCAAGTCATTTCATATTGCAGAAGGACCGGGTGGATTTATGGAAGCAATGTGCGATTTGCGCGGATTGTCTAACGATATGTATGTCGGTATAACGCTTATTGATGAAAATAATTATAGCATACCTGGTTGGAAGAAAAGTAAGCGTTTTCTAGAGAAAAAACCAAACGTGGTAATTGAAGTTGGCGCAACCGGTAACGGTGATATTATGTGTGCATCGAATCTGAAACATTGTTATGAAAAATATGGCGGGTATATGGATATTGTTACTGCGGATGGCGGATTTGATTTTTCTGTTGATTTTAATCACCAAGAAACGGTAAGCGCGAAATTGATTTTTTGTCAAATTGCATTTGCAGCAGCAGTTCAAAAGAAAGGTGGTCATTTTCTAATCAAATTTTTTGATACGTTTACACAAGTATCTCTTGATATGTTGTTCCTACTTTCTCTCCTATACGAGGAGGTAAATGTGGTGAAACCAAATACTAGTCGTTACGCCAACTCAGAAAAATATGTTGTATGTAAAAAGTTTCGCGTATGCGATTCGAAGAAACACTCGTTAATAGATTGTTTTTTAGACATTTTTGAAACAAACACATTCAAAGAAGATAGTTCAATTACATCAATTTTAAATATCAATATACCATATTTCTATTCGTGTAAACTTCAAGAGTACAACGCCATATTTGGACAGCAACAAATTGAATCCATATCTTCTACGTTGAGTTTGATTAATATCAACAAACAAGAACGTTTGGAAAGCATGAAGAAAAATAATTTACAAAAGTGCGTATTGTGGTGTAAAAAATACAGTATACCACACAATACTATTCCGGTAAATTCAAATATGTTTCTGTCGAAAACCAACAACATTCTACATAGTGATTAGTATTATCATACTTCAGTGTTTACTGGTTGTCTTCCGTGTTTACTGGTTGTGATGGTTTCGTTTCTATTTTTATTACTTCTTTTTCAGTGCTATCGCTTTTTTCGGTTGTTATTTCTTGTTGAACTTGTTGTAAATCTTTTTCTTTTACAGGCGTTTCTTCATTTGTAATTATTTCATTGTTCGGAGATTCTAAAACAACTTCTTGTCCTGTATTATCAATATTTCCACTCATCTGCGTCATTTCACCCGGGCCGCGTTCTACGTCGCTCTGGAAACGCTTAATGTTTTGCCCACTCTTTGCCTTTTCTATAAGATTGAAGTAAGTATCTTCATTCGCAATAATACTGACTAGATTGTTCTGTGATGCCCTAAGAAAACGTTTGCGCACATCAGGGTAGAGACTTGTCTCGAGTAACTCAAGTGCTTCGTGATATTCACGAAGTAAAGTTTCATCCACTTCGGTGCTATTACGTGCCTTACTAAGCGTGCTTGTTAACACAGTACACGACTGGATAAGTACTTCTTGTTGTTCATTGTATCTTTTGAACTTAATAAGAGCAGAAATTGCTGCAACGATTGAAGAAAGGAAAATCGGGAATAATTCTAGGGACTGGTTATTCCAATTCAGTTTCATTTTAGCACTCTCAAAGAGTGTCGAGGCTAAACTAATAAATATGATGAACTTGTTGTAATAATCACTTTGTCGTTTGAGGTCCTCATGAGCCAAGTGGAGAGAATCACGCTTGTACTTGATATCGCTTTTAATTTCGCTAAGTGTTGTTTTTTCCATATAAAAAAAAGGATAAAATAAATTTAATGTTTTAATCGCACAAACGCATATTCAAACAATATAGGATCATTATAAACCCAATATTTTTCACCATTGAATTCAATGGATACTTTTTTATGACAAATTTCTAATACTTTACATACTCTCGATTCTTTTACCCTAGGTGTGAGATAAACATTATATATTTCACCTGTTTTAAGTTTGGGTCTTGTATATTTTTTATCATTCCGACGCTGTCTAAACTTTGGATTGGCATTCAACATAGCTAGATGATTTTTTTTATCAAGATGATCATATTTGTTTCCTTTTTGTAAATTCGCAATATGACTCAAAGCACACAAATTACTAAAACATTGGCTACGTTCTGGAAATTTCGATTGTGGGTCAATATGATCAACATGCCAACCGGTTTCTTTTGTTTGATTACCGTAATGTTCAAAATGAATCAACACACCATATTTATCCTTACGAATATTCACGTTTTCACCAGGTATCTTTTTGAGTTTGTTAAAAATACTCCATAAATCGTGACCATATGCTTTTTGCGTTCTGTGAAGACTCTTTGACCGCGTAGTCATTTTCAAATGTCGTCATCATAAAATATCTTCTTTCAATTTTTTTTTAAATTTCTTACAGAAATAATCACCTATATTGTATCGTATCCATAGTAAGTATCGTCACCTATATCATATCCGTAGGTATCAAGATAATAACAAAGACGGTCAGGATGAAAGCATTTCATCATAAGTTCTTCCACGAAAGGGTCTATACGTTTTTTTAAGGCATCATAATCAATCTCGAAGATACATGGATTATCTAAAAGTCCACTTAGGTGAACGCGTTGATAATAGCGTTGTAACAAGCCGGCAGCATTAGGATTGTAACACAGCATATTCCAGTCTATTTTGTCAATATTTTGCTCAAGAATATCGATAGCATTTGGATTTCTTGACAACTCAATCCAACATATTCGTTCAGGATATTTTTTCAAAAGGTGTATTGCATTCATATTTCCTGAAAGCATATTCCAATGTATTCGGTCTTCGTGCTTTTCAAGAAGCGGGATTGCACAAGGGTTATTGGAAAGAAAGAACCAATCGATTTTTTCAAGATGTGATGGATCATTCCACAATTCGGCACCGTTTCGATTACACGATAACATTTCCCAGTCGATTTTGTCAACATTATTTTGAAGTAGTGAAATCGCACATGGATTTATCGAAAGAACTTGCCAGTCAATTTTGTCTTGGTTCGCTTCCAACAAAGGAATTGCGTTAGGATTTTTGGACAAAAGAGACCAGTTAATTCTTTCCATATTTTGCTCTAAAATAGGAATTGCATTATTATTCAAACATAATGCGTTCCAGTCAATTTTATCTTGATTATGTTTGAGCAAGTGAACTGCGTTTGGATTCAAAGAAAGAAGTTTCCAGTCGATTTTTTCCGGGTGTGCTTCTATAAGTGGTATGGCGTTGTAATTCATTAATAAAATTTCCCAATCAATGAATGATTGGTTCTCAGTCAAAAAACCGACTGCCATTGGTTGTCTAGAAAGAATCTTATTTGCGTTACGTAAAGTTGGGATGCTTTGTTTATCAATCCAACTTTTCATTTTGTAGGGCACACCCTGAAACACTTGATTAGCCTTTTGATCATTCATAGACCAAAAATCTTCGTTCATTGAATAGATATAACCTATATTGTGTTTATTACGTTTTTGTTAGAACCATTCACAATAGAGTTCATTTTTTCCAAACGTTCAATCGTTTTATCAATACTGCTTTTTGTAACACCATTGAATAAATAGTTCGTGGCTGGCGCGATTTCGTTCTTTTTGACATCGCGGTACACTAGGTCAACTTTCTTGACAACATGTTCGACAGCACTTTTGTTTTCTACAATATCAATCTTGTAATCAACTTGTTCGCATAACAAAGCCACCGCAAAATAAATGACAAAACGTCTGCGTTTTTTTACACCGGGAGTATATCTAATACAAAATATTTGAAGTAATGAATCTATCACTTTTAATAGAAGTTTATCACCTTTGGATGTTGTCTCTTTCAGAAGTATTTCCCACAATAACCATATAGAGTCCTTTTGATAATTATCTGAAATTGGAGCAAAAACACGCCGTTCGCATTCGCAATTTTCTTTTCTGCGCTTACATAGCGCTTCGAATTCAATAATCCATTCAATCCAATAGCAAGCAGAAACTACATTTTTGGAATCTGGTGATATGTGATATGCAAATTCATTCATGGCGATGAATAGCTCTTTAGGATCCCCATGACGGAATATGTTCCCAATATATCCAATATTGGGTGCTTTTAGCTTGCTAGCAATGTGGGTCATATCGAATTCACCTGTTTTAGGTAGCTTAACAGGTTCGAACGTATGCTTTTTCCGCGAATTACATAACACAGCCACTTGCTCGGCAAATATTTCTCTTATTTTTGGATTGTTTCGCATTGGTAATTCATTATTCACATACCCGTTCGACAAAATGGATTTGAAATCTTCAAATCGTTTTGCAATATAGATTGGCAGTTTAGGGTTCCCTAAATGAATGTATCTTGTTACGTAAAGAATAATGGCGTCCCATAAATCAATATAATGCCCCGCACATATCAACTCTGCACTCCAATAACAGGCTTCTTCTAACTTTCCTGTTGAAATACAATCAACAAATACTTTTTTGACTTTTGTTTTTTGAAATTTAGAAAACGTGATCCCTTTGAAATCATTAGGATTACGTTTGTCATTTATTTCGACATCGCACATATAATATTTTTCATACAAAAAATATCACCGTATTACATATATGAAGTTTGCCAAACCCAGCACATACATTCGTCTGTTCAAAAAAAGCAGTGCGTGGGAAAAAGTATTTTTTATTTTTCTCATCATTATTACGGTAATTGTTTTGATGAATTACGCATATACACCAAAGGAAGGGTTTGAAACGTCTGATTTGAACAAAACTACGAACGTTGTTGTGAAGACTGGAAATAATGTTTATGATGATTTTTATAGCAATGTGTACGACAATTTGGTATTTTGTAAGGTAAAAAATGATTTTGAAATAAACACAATCATGAAAATTACTAAACCGAATAATAATAGCAAAGTTCTTGATATTGGAAGTGGAACTGGACATCACGTGGCTGCATTTACTAAAAATGGAATCAACGCAACAGGAATTGATATTTCCCCTTCTATGGTATCGTTATCGAAAAAGACCTATCCAAACGATAATTATATGGTTGCCGACGCTATGGAAGGAATGTTATTTCCTCATAGTTCATTTACACATATTACCTGCCTATATTTTACAATTTACTACATTCAGGACAAGCGTAGTTTCTTAAATAATTGTTATAATTGGTTGGTACCAGGTGGATTTATGGTGTTACATCTTGTAGATCGCGACAGATTTGACCCTATTCTTCCAGCAGGCGACCCTTTTGTGATTGTTTCTCCACAAAAGTATGCAAAAAAACGTATTACATCGACAGTCGTGAAGTTCAATGGTTATGATTATCGCTCTAACTTTGAATATGATCCAAAAGAGAACGAAGCCGAGTTGAACGAACAATTCAAAAATACGAAAACGGGCGATGTACGTAAAAACGAGCACCGACTATATATGCCCACCCAAAAGTATGTGCTTTCGATTGCCAAAGATTTGGGATTTATTCTTCACAGTCATACAGATATGACTAGGTGTCAATATGAAACGCAATACATTTACATATTACAAAAACCTAATTAGGTTTCGAATTAAATTTGGAAATTTGGAAATTATATATTACTAATACATAAGTGATATATAATTTAGACTTTGTTTTTCGTTTATGTGTTATTCACGAAAGAAAATAGGCTGCTTCTGCCTTGGAATTTATACGCGGTTCCAGACCATACGGATCTACCACAAGTAGATATCACTGAGTAAGCTTGGGCTTAAAGCGACCTTTGATTTCCGGCGCTCGAGGCGGATGGCGTCGCCGCGTTTGGGCGTGGCGGAATGCCGCTTAAAATAGTTGCGCATCCGTTTGCGTGTGCCGTTATTCTTTTCGGCATAAAATTTTAGCGGAGTTCTGTATTGCTGATAATTGCAGTCGCCGAAATGCACTTTGTGTATCCTTTTGGTTTTATTGTCTTGGATGTAATCTGTGTATTTCTTGGGCGGCGGACCACGTTCGAACCGAATGATGCACTCCTTCATAGATTTTGGAAAGAAAATCTACGAAAGTGTACACTATTTTATAAATATATATATATATATATATATATATGTTGACCAAGCGAAAAAGGGGTAGAAGGTCAAATATTACAGACCCCCGTCCTAAAAAAACGCGAGGTAAGAAGGGAAGGTCGAAATTGCGTCCTAGAAAAACACGAGGTAATAAGGGAATGTCGAAATCGCGTCCTAGAAAAACGCGAGGTAAGAAGGGAAGGTCGAAATCGCGTACAAGAAAGGGTCTTTTTATCCGAAAGGGTGGAAAATCTACTATGCCGATTTTATCACTATATGAAAATATGGTTGAAGATGTAAATAATAGTAATGAAAATAATAGTATAGAAGAACATACAAATCAAGCGAAGTTATTATTAGAAGAAAATGCCGAACTCCACAAAGATAGTAATTTAAGCAAAGCGGTTCTTCTAATTGCCGCCTATATGAACGATGTAGAGTCAATACATTTTCTTTGCAACAAAGGTGTTGACATGAATAGTATTGATGAGAACGAAGACACCGCTTTGCACAAAGGGGCAGTTCAAGAAAGTGTTGAAGCAATGATTGCTCTTGTCGAGGGGTGCGTAATAAGTCCTTCAGCAGATCTAAACGCAAATCCTCGAGCAAATCCTCGTGCAGATCTAAACGCAAAGAATAATGATGGAAATACCCCTTTACATCTTGCGGTAAACATGGAGACTAATCATTCTATAGAATATCTTCTTGAAGCAGGTGCCATAGTAGACTTGAAGAATAATGACGGCGATACACCGTTGCATATTGCCGCAAGAGAAGGTAATATTGATGTTGTCAGTCAACTCCGTGACAGATACGCTGATCCGAACATAACAAACAATGACGGCGATACACCGTTGCATATTTCGGGAAGACTACCTGATAATAGAGTGACTATAGAACTTCTTGCAACACCTACAAACGGCACTGCTGCGGATTTGACAATAGTAAATAACGACGGTTTAACACCTCAGGTAAATGAAAACTAAATTATTATTTATTGAATATAATATAAATTATTTGTATATGTTGTCTCGAACTTGAAAGAAGGGGTGTAAAAACACAATTTAATAATAGGTTTTCGCAAAAAGATGGCATCGCGAGGCGACCGGTAAGTTCATTGTTACACACGCATATTAGAAATTATATATTACTAATACATAAGTGATATAATGGACACTTTGTTTTTCATTTATGTGTTATTGTTGATGATTTTTGAAATATCAGCACAAACTCTGTTCAAAACTTATTACATTGAAACGAATATGAAAAAGAACGCGATGCTTGTTGTTGGTTTATTATTGTATTCTTTGTCGGGTGTGTTTGTTTTCAAACTTTTACAATATGGGTCATTAGGAATCATCAATATTATGTGGCATATGTTACATTTTCTTTCACTTTTTCTGGTTGGCCGCCTGGTATTCAGAGAGAAATACAGTGCAAAACAATTAGTAGCATGTGTACTAGCACTTTTTTCTCTGTATTTATTTATGACAGAACAAGTGGATCACCACTAAAATATAAAATATAAAATATAAAATATAATATATAATATAAATGGATAAACTTCAAGAAATCCAGGATGCTGTTTTCTCACCACTGTCTAAGAAACACTGCTTGTATTTTTACGCAATCATGGTTTTTGTCTTTGTGATACTTGTTTTTAATGTAGTATCACTGTTGTTTGTCGTAATTACAAAGAAGGGCAAAAAGAAAATGCAAATTTTGAAACACGGTGTTATGGCGATTCTTCCGGGTATTGTATTATACTACCAATCGAGGTTGATGTACTCGATATGCGTGAACTAAATATAGAAAAAATCTGTTAGAATTTCAAATAATGATATTATATGTACTTGCAGTTTTTATTATTATTTACTTAATCTTAAAGGCATTCATTAAGATTAAATTTCATTTTTGGAGTTTACAGCCAGTATTCCATATTTATGATATACATCATTGGTTACGACCAAATAAAATAATTTGTAATGACCTTCCTGAAATGAACAAATATGTCAATGTTGTTGATATTAAGACAAAACGTATTGATGATATGAGTGATGAGGATATTTCTAGTTTTTGTGCTTTTATAAAAGAGTATTATTTAAGAACCAAACATGCTGAATATTTACCTGAAGAACATCACATTATGGAATATATGAAAGGTACAAGTCATCCTTCATATACAAGTGTGTATTATCGTCCGAGTATATATTCCCGTGATACTTCGACCTCATACACAAAGACAGAAATAAATAAGGACACGGATATTTACTCAGTTATTAGCGCACGTATACTAAATATAACATTGAAAAATATTGCAACTTTCCCTCTTTACTACATTGACAATCTTTGTGTAAATTCGGCAATGAGAAAGAAAGGTATAGCACCAAAAGCAATACAAACATTACATTACGATTTACGTCGCAAAAATGAAAAGGTGCGCACATTTTTATTCAAACGCGAAGGTGAAATGACGGCCATCATACCACTTACCACGTTTATAACCTATGGTTATAATGCGAAAAGTATAGAATGTGTTGAACTGCCACACGCGCGTATGACTATGTTAGAGGTAACAACTAAAAATTTATCTTTGTTTGTAGATTTATTACAGAACCAGCGTGATTTATATGAGTGCATAATTGTTCCTGATATTACCAACATTGCCAATATGGTCAAGAATGATGTCATTTCAATACGCGGAATAATAGAAAATGGCAATCTTATTGCCATCTACATATTTCGCGATGCAGCAACTCAATATGATGGAGAGCGCGCATTGGAGTTAGTTTGTAGTATTTGCGCGTGTCATTTCAATGAAATATACTATGCTGGCTTTACACTCGCACTTGATTCATGTAGCAAACATTGGAAGTCAACAAAGATTATAATAGACGGTGTGGGTAATAATGAAAAACTCATCAACTTTCTAGAGGAGCGTTCAATAACGCATTTTCTCTCGTCGCCGTCTGCGTATTTTCTTTACAACTATGTTTCTTATGCGTGTCGACCTGACAAGTGTTTTATATTTTCTTGATTATCTCACGTATTTACCGGCACGAGCAAATGAGTCAACAACAAAAATAATAAATACACCTACAAAAGAATAGAGAATAAGTTCTTCCGTTGCATGTCCGGTTTTATGATCTTGCTGTTCTTCCAAAAGATGAAGTATCTTGTCCATTTTTTTCATCAGCTCATTGCGATTTGCAACAGGTTGCTCGCTCATTTGAGTGTAATACGGGACATTATTACGATAATAATCCTCTACTTGTGTGCTTTCAATATGTGTAAATGCTTCGGGTGTAAAGGCTTCATCGTCAGAAGTTTTTGGTTCATCCGTGCTTGTGCTGTTTCGAGTTTCTATTCTCTCTGTTCCTGCAGAGGCTGGCGGTGGAGGCGGTGTAAAATCGACCATGATATCTTCTGATTCGTTGCCGGCAGTTTCCGTATTTTCGTGTATTTTATCCATAATTGCGGCAACGTGCGACTTCGACTTCTTTAGGGTTTTATTCTTACTTGTTTTTTTTTTTTCAATATTTGTATTTTCGGAGGCATCTTCATTATCAAACAATGCCGGTGCTAAAGGAAACGACATATCTATAAGAAAATAAGATATTATTATTTTAAAATTCAAGTGAATAATTCTCTCTTACTATGTTATATGAAGAAGGGTATTGAGCTACTGATTGTCCCGATTATTGCGTTTGTTGCCCTAACTAGACCCAAAAGTTTAGTAAAATTTAGCGGAAGCATGTTGGGAAAACTAACCTTGGTTATTCTTGTCATTGGGGCTGCCATGTGTGGACCTATTTATGGTTTGATTGCTGCGGGTTTAATGGTGATCATTCTTGAAGAAAAGTATGAAGGCTATGTTAATATCGACGGTTTGAAAGAAGTTTTGAAAAATACGGAAGATGAAAATGATGATGTATCTGAAGAAATAGAAAATGAATTGCAAGAGGAAAAGGAAGACGTTGAAAAAGAAGACGTTGAAAATGAAGACGTTGAAAATGAAGACGTTGAAAATGAAGAGGAAGACATGAAAGAGGATGGTGACATTAATGAAAGTGAAGATGGGGATACTTTTGTCAGCGGTTTGCTTTCAAAGATAGGTATTACAAGCAGCAATGAGCGCATAGATACTGAGCGCAAGTTGCAGCAAGGTAAATGTTCGAATCAAGAGTTGGGTAAAATGTAATGTTTTATGATATTGTTAGTTGAAAATATTGTATGAATATCTTAATATCTTAATATATACCATATAATGAAGTTCACATTACAGAATATTATGTTAACATTCGGTATTACGGTAGGATTTCTTATTATTTTAGCTGAGTTTAGTTACAGTAGAGAGAATAAGGAATCATTTATAGAAAATATGGAGTTATACAAAATACCTTTACAAACATTTCGAAAGTGCAACCGCGAAACAAGTCGTTACGCCAAAAACAAAATAGATGGTTTCAAAACTGACATGAAACGAATGTTCCGAAAACGTAAAATATGAACATTGTTTTCATAAATTTTCTTGCTTATTATTAATATGCTAGCTAAATCTCCACTGGTTTCTTCTAAGCTCGGAACAAAATTAAAAATTATTGTTCCAACTAGTATTAATGAAATACTTAATTCACTAAACAACAGTAAGTTTGTATTAGGTATTATGATGTTGTTAATTAATATCGGATCAAGATATATTGAACTGGGTTTCACAAAAACACAAGAACAAGCATTACGAAATGGTCTCGGTCGAGAACTTCTAATTTTTGCTATAGTTTTTATGGCTACTCATGATATTATTATATCTACACTGATGACTGCGTCATTCATTATCTTATCAGATTACTTGTTCAACGAAAAAAGTCGTTTTTGTGTCCTTCCTGCGCGTTTACAAAAAATAGCTGAAATTGTTGATAAAAATAACGATAATGAAATCTCTCTAGAGGAAGAACAACAAGCACTTGAAATCTTGCGCAAAGCAGATAAGCAGAAGAAACAGAGACAACAAGACACATTCAACAGTTATTTGGCCTCCAATTAATCGCTGAACTAGTATCATAATAACATAGTTCAAAGTGGTTTAAACAGCATATTATATGTGTATGTATAATGAGGACCTCCCTTGTTTCGATCCTTCTTGCCAGTGTACTAGGAACGTCGTTCGGATATCAAATTCCTCTTATTAAGAATGTTGGCGTAACAGCTCCATTCGATAACAAGTTCGACCCGCTTAAATTTTCTGAAGACGTTTCAACTCGTGAATTTGCGCGTCTTAGAGAGGCAGAATTGAAGCATGCGCGGTGGGGAATGATTTCTGCTACATCGATTCCTCTTCTTGAATTGAGTTCGAACGAACCCGCGATTCACGCATTTGACAAGCTTTCTAGTGAGTATCAAATGGGGATTGCTGGTCTGATTTTGGCAGGTGAATTTCTCACGATGCTTCGAGGATACAAGAATCCTTTTGTAGAAGGTTCTCCTGCGGCATTCAAGCTCCGCGACGATTATCAACCAGGCGATATGGGGTTTCATCTTGCAGATAAATGGAGTGACGAAATGTTTACACATTACTCAAATAAGGAACTCAATAATGGACGTCTGGCAATGATTGCCGCACTTGGAATGATTGTCCAAGAATTGGTAACGGATTCTACTCTTTTTTAAATTTATAAATAAATGATTTAAGGTATCCACGTATACAAGTATTATGTATACGTGGATAGTGGTTGTCGGAGGCATCTTTTCGTTTATTGCTGCAATGGGTATAGGTGCAAATGATGTAGCAAATGCGTATGCGACATCAGTTGGTTCAAAAGCACTTACAATGAAACAATCAGTAATATTAGCCTCTATATTTGAGACAAGTGGTGCATTATTCATGGGAAGTCACGTAACAAAAACAATTCGTAAAGGAATTGCTGATTATGAGTGTTTTGAGGATGATCCAGGTGCGCTTATGTATGGATGTATGTGTGTAAGTCTCTCTGTTGGAATATGGTTATTCATTGCGTCACGTTATGAAATGCCCGTTTCAACGACACATTCTTGTGTAGGTGGTATGATTGGAATGACAATGGCGCTCAAGGGCGCCGAATGTGTCACATGGTACAAGCCGATGGATACGTTTCCTTATATTGGTGGTGTATCAGGTATAGTTATGTCATGGCTTGTGTCGCCGATATTTTCTGCAGTGTTTTCGTCAACTTTATTTGGATTGATTCGACAAATTGTCCTCCGTAGTGATAACAGTTTCAATCGCACAACTTGGTTGTTTCCAGTTCTAATTGGGTCGGTCGTCACGCTAAATATATTCTTTATTGTCTATAAGGGTGCTAAAGGACTTGGGCTCGATGACACACCACTCGATATTGCGTCTGCCTGGTCGTTTGGGATAGGCGCGCTTACTGCAATCATAATGTTTCCATTTACGATGAGTGTGAAAAAGAAAATCAATGAAAAAATTGGTAAAGCGATTGATCTAGAATCTCTAAATGATGATCAAGTGTTCGATATCGAAAAAATCGAAGAATCATCTTTACAACAAAAAAACTGCTGTAATTCTCTCATCAAGCATATAAATGATAATTTGGATAAGGATCTGGATTCGATTGTTACAGATAGTAAGATTGTGAGTACAATTCACGATAAAGCAGAAAAGTTTGATATAAAAACAGAAGAGTTTTTCAAATCTCTTCAAGTATTCACTGCTATATGCGATTCTTTTAGTCATGGTGCAAACGATGTAGCAAATGCGATTGGTCCTTTTGCGGCAATTTACATAATTGGAAGAGATGGCGCAGTTCACAAAAGTAATGAATTAGAAAACGATGCGTATTGGATTCTGGGTTTAGGCGGTGTTGGTATTACAATTGGACTTTTGATTTATGGATACAAAATCATACACGCAATTGGATTGAAACTTTGTAAAATTTCTCCTTCGCGTGGGGTTGCCATTGAACTAGCTTCTGCGTTGGTCATCATTGCGGGAAGTCGCTTAGAAATTCCATTGTCTACAACACATTGCCAAATAGGTGCTACTATTGGTGTTGCTGCATTAGAAAATCCAAAGACATGTTCTGGTGTTAATTGGATTGTTGTGGGCAAAACCGTCTTAGGATGGATCATTACCGTAGTTGTGGTAGGCACCACAACCGCACTTCTTACCGCACAAGGAACCTATGCACCAGAGGTCGGTGTTTATGGCTGTGAACACTAATATTCTGTATAATGTATCATACGATATTTGAGTTTATTGATTATTTCTGCGGACTTTTTTGAAATTGTATTTCTTGATAAACCACTTTCAATCGCCATATCTTTAATAGTCATTCTATCAAAAAATCGTTTTCGTATGAATTCATACTCCCAAGTTTCGAGAGATTCTAAAGCGAGGTCTAAATCAAACAATACATTTTCATAAAATTGAATATTGACATCTGATTTTTCAATAAATCCTTCTGTATTCAATGGTAATGTTTTGAGTGATTTGTGTTTTTTTTTGATGTACCTATTAATATAACTTCTAATCCAGTAACTACTGTATGTAGAAAATTTAAAATTTAATTCGGGATTGTATTTTCTACATGCATGTATCAAACCGATATATCCTTCTTGGATAAGTTCATCTCTTTCACATTTGTTAAGATTGTGCTTTTTGATTATAGGCTTTGCAAAATACGGAACTAATTTAAAATGTTTCCTTGCCATATCGTGTGTATATTGTGGATTATTGTAACCATTACATAAGATTACGTTGTATAATGTGATAAAAGTCATTACTGTGATAATGTGAAGCATAGTTGATTAGTAAATATAATAAAAAATATTTATTTACTAATATAAAATATAAATATATATGATTTTCAGTTACTGTGAAAAGTAACCCTGTTGATTTCAGAAAATAGGTTATTAATCACCATGTTTTTAAGTATAATATAGAGTGTTATGTTAAGTACCACCTGTTTGAGCAAATCTTGGGAGTGTTTGTCTTGTATATTAAACGTATTTTTAGACAACAAATTTTTTTTATGTAATTGATACGCTACCCAGATCAACTCATACGAAATAATGTATACGACAGATGAAGACGCATCATTGGTCATATGATAGAATTTCAGAAGATTCAGTACTTCATTGATAGCATTATCGCTCAATATTGAAATACTACGCTCGACAAGTTCACTTTCATTTTCAGTAATCACACTCATATGCGGGACTATAACACGACGGGTATTACGTTTCAGGATTTTGCAGTTCACGCGCACGATTTTGTAGACAGGAAATGCCTGTGTAGTGGGCATAAACACGCTCACAAAAAAGGCTATAATGAAATAACGCTTACGCATTTTTATTATAGTATTGTATGGAAATAAGTTATACAAATTTTATATCAATTTTCTGCGAGAATTGCGGAAATTTCGTTATTGAAACTTGCTTGTAATTCTGCTGGTATACACTTAAAATCCACAATGGTTTTATTTCTGTTAAATCGTTCAGCAGCTCCTTCACATTCATTCATCTTTCTTTCGAATAATTGACGATCGTGATAGTACTTGGCAGCCGTTTTGATACCGCACCTTGGAAGCACTGAGGGGATGTTGTCACTTTTATCACCAGCAACAATTTTACAAAACAAATCCTTTTCAGCATCCTGAAATGAGGTTTTGCTCGTGGTAAGATTTTTATACTTCAAATCAACAAGATTGATCCAAGGTTCGCATGCGATTTGCAAATAGTCCATATCGCTGGTAATAATCCATATTTTGGCATTTGGCTCTTTTTCGCGAATATGCTTCGCCGTGAGCGCGATGCAGTCATCGGCTTCTAATCCAGCATGATCTAGTATGCGTTTGCAATTTGCTTTTAAAAACAAGTCTTCACTATATGCGACTTTAAAAAGGGAACTAACATCTACATCGTCATTGCGACCCCCCTTATAATTTTCAATATGAGTGTTTCGCCAAATTGTATGTTTTGGACAATCCTTTCCGACATATTTTATCGATTGTTCAATTCCTAAAAGAGAGTCCATTTCTTCAATTTTTGTTATAAAAGTTTCGCGAAACTTCTTCATGAATGTATCGCTTTCATACGGAATTTCGGGATCATTAGGTTGTTTACGCAACTTATACCAAACACAAAGCGCGTAATAACGATAAAATATGAAATAACTGCCATCAATAAGAATGTAATTCATAACTTGTACAATTTGTATACAGTGATGAGTTTTTAAATTATTCAATTTTACTCTTAAGGATATCCAGAGCATCATCGCGAATATTTTTGCTTTTTGCGCACAGCATCAGATCTGTTTCGTTGATAACAGAGCATTGTGAACAAGATGGACACTTCCAATTTATTCCGCCGGTATCAATATTTTCATCAATAATAATTTCTTTGGTTTCTAGCCCCGTCCACGTGTAGTCATATTTGGAGAGAAATTTAGTTACTTGAAAACTCATACATCCATGACAAATCTTAAATGAACAATCAGAATTTCCACAATATAAAAAATCCACCATTCTCTTTTCGCTGCAACACAGAGAACATGTTGTTTGATTGAAGGACTGCTCACCACTTGTATCTGACATAGCAATGAATTTACATAACATATGTCCTTTAACTTCCTTTAATCATAATCAATTATACTTGTTTCGAACATTGTATTCACCGCTTCCTTAACATTTTCAAGATACGTTGTATGATATGATAATGTATTGCTTACACTATCAGCAATTGCAAGAGCTAGTTCTATGCGGCAAAAACTTTTTGAAAGAGACAATTTATATTTTCGAAGAATTTTATTGATACGAAACATGTCCTCAGGAGTAAAATTACGCGATTTGTTCAATATATTTTCAACAATATTACCAATATCTTCGCGAAGATTATTGTGTTCCCATGCAGAAAGCTCTTTGATTAAAGATACCGGTTCTACTAATCCATCTAGTATATTGTCACTGATTGCTGCGTTATTACAACGGTTTGTTGCAAAACTAATAAAAAACTTGTGATAATATTCTTGCTCTTCTTTGGTAAGGTTACCCATGATTCCGTAATCTAAGATTCCAAGTTGTTTATTTTCGTTCTGATCTTTCATAAACACTATGTTTCCTGGATGTAAGTCGGCATGATAAAAACGATTGAATAACAAACATTTCATTCCAAACTTTGCTAGAAGACGACAATAATCGTCCTTTTCATCGTTATCAAGTTCGCTAATTTTTCGTCCATCCAAATAACTCATTACAATAACAAAACTATTATTATCAGTGAATTCAGGATAAACAACAGGCACATTGATGTAGTCAGTGTACTTACAGTTCTCAGCCATTTGCAAAATATTATTCTTTTCGTTTTTAAAGTTTGTTTGTGCAATTAAAATTTCGGTGTTTTCAGCAAAAATATCGTTGAGTTGCAAATGCCGAATATAAGGCAGATATGAGATAATTTCAACTAAAAACTTCACTTTTTTCATAGCACGTTTAACACGTTCATTGATTCCTCTGCGCATGACTTTGATTACCACACGTTGCGAATTGAGTTTCCCTTCATAAACAAGTGCAATCATTCCAGACTTAATTGGTGTTGCATCGTGTTTGATAACCATATTGTATCCTTTTGCTTTCGCGGTAGTTTGAATTGATTCCACAAAGTCCTTGTTTAGTTCGTGCGCATCATATGGTACACTATCTGTATACAAGGTTAAATAATCTATTTGTTCTTGCGTAAGTAAATTAGCATTTGTGGATAGTGATTGAAGTGCTTTGATATAAAACATATTCAAACGACCAAGTTCCTTTATTGATTTTTTAAAACATTCGAAACGGTCATATCCCATAAAGCATCGAATCCAATAAATTCCAAAAATAATAAACGTGCGAAATACAAAAAACATATTTGAAATACACTCCATTATTAATGTTATATCAACGCATTTTTTCTATAAATGTTTTTAGACGGAAAAATATTTTCTTCATAAGAAGACCTACGATATTTTCCATATATGTGGGCAATTCATCTTCCATGTTCATATGAAATTCGTAATGTATTTCAGCGTGGTGTTCGGTATGAAAGGATACAACCAGATTAGCATAATCGCTGTTGACTACTTGACAGCCTTCAATACTATTCTCTAGTGGAATACTTTTACTCAAAATGCGTATGACCCCTGTATCATTGTCTTCTTCGCGTGTGGTATGTAAGAGCATATATTTTTGAGCAATACCTAGTTCACTACCAAATCGTTTAAACACTAATAATACATTAAGAGAACCATCGGTGGCTTCATGTAAAGTTTCAACACGTTCTATTACATCCTTATTCAATTCATACATCAGATTGTAAATTTTAAAATCTATTAACTTTCGAAGTAGCATGTCAGGATTTATGACGTCGAACTGTAATGTAAATACGTTATTTAGATCCTTGTTTCTTTTAAGAATAAGATTGTGTTTGTCGCACACAAGTTTGTCGCACACAATTTTGTCTTGTTCTTCCCGATTCAATAAGGACATGTTGTATAATTATATCCTTACATCCTTATATCTGAAGTTTAACGAGGAAAATAATATAACGTAATTCAAGACATTTCATATAACTGATAATCCTAAATATACATAAACACATACCCTCACTCTATACAGCTGGATGAATACTCTTGATACTTATGAATATGGTTCTGAACTTGATGCACATAGTTATGAAGATGAAAACGCAGAAAACGCAGAAAACGCAGAAAACGCAGAAAACGAGAAAAATTTTGAAACACTCGCAAAATATCCTAGTTTTCAAGAACTAGAATATAATGAAAAGAAAATATTGATAGATCAAATCACTGAATTATTCAAAAAAGGCACGAATGAACGCTGGTTAGTAAGTGAAGAAGAGATTAATATTGGCAAAAAAATTGGAGAAGGCAGCAATTCAGTAATTCACGATTGCGAGTGGCGTGGAATTCATATTGTTGTAAAAATGACAAAAACTAAGAAGTTAGCGTTGCTGATAAATTTGTTGCAGGAGATTGAATTGTGGTCTGCTCTCAGACATCCTAATCTTGTCCAATTTCTTGGTTTCAGTTACAGTTTCAAGCAAAACGAATTCATGATTTTGATGGAAAAGATTGATGGTGTAAATCTTGCTGAATTCATGGAGAAAAAAGTATCAAGTACAATTTCAGACTTTCAAAAATATCATATTTGTAATCAACTCATTAATGTGTTTAAATTTCTTCATTCTTGTAAACCCCCAGTTATTTACAGAGATTTGAAACCGGAAAATATTATGATCGATAAATTTTATAATGTCAAACTTACTGACTTTGGGTTGAGTCGTTACATGCCCGAGGTTGAACCCTACGAAATGACTGGAGGTACAGGAACAGTAAGATACATGGCTCCTGAAGTATATTTTGGACATAATTATGATTTACGTGCAGACATATACAGTTTGGGTCTAATTATATACTACATATTTTGTGGAAACAAACCATTCAAAGATTACAACAAAGAAAGCATTAAAACATATTTTACAAATAAGGATCTGTTATTTTCTACAAAACAGGTGAAAGAACCGAAATTACGTTCCATTATAAACAACTGCATTGAAAAAGAATTCGAGGACAGATGGGATATCAATCAACTAGCTACGAATTTTGTAGATATTATCGATACAAGTAATCGTATTAACTGTACTATCTCTTAAAAACAATCAAACTGTGTTAATCATGTGTATTTAGATATTTTGGTAGATTTTGACTTACAATGGACATTAATGTTTCACCTGCTTGCACGATTTTTTGATATCCATCTTCGGTTTCAACGATCGTGTTGTTTAATTGCACAAGCTCTTGTTTCGAATTAGCAAGGGAGTTTGTAAGTGTTTCAATTCTCTCTTCTATTTCACTCATATTCTTGGTAAGAGAATCGATTTCCAATGTTTCATTTTTTATTTTTTCTTCGATTTCTGTTTTTTTTTTATTGAGTTGTTCAATCGCATTATTGAGTGCCGTCGCAATTTCCATTATAACATACAAAAAGGTATTTTTCACTATGGTTTAAACGATTTGCAAAAAATATACACACATAACAAAGGAACGTAATGCTTCAGGATGATGCTAAAGAAACTGAAGAAACACTAATCATCGAACAATTCAAAGATGAGTCTGAGCAAAAAGTAAAAATAGTCGAATTATATGAATCAGATGATGTGAATCAAGATGATAAAAAGTTAATGGATAAAATGTGTGTCATATGTCTAGAAATATACGATGAAAATGAAATCGAATGTGTTCCACAATCAAATCATATAAATTCTAAATGTGAATGTGCCTATTTTGTTCATCGTTCATGTTTCAAAAGATGGATTCATAGTCGACCTCAAAATATCAACGGGGTCAATTGTCTAGTGTGTTCGAGTGAAGGAGTCATTGTTTTGAGTTATAAAGAGAGAATTATGAAGATACTAACAAACCAAAAATGCTTGAAATTAATAGATTGTGTAGTCAATTTTTTTTGTTGGTTTTGTGTATTCATGATGATATGGGAACTTTCTGCTATAGTAGAAAAGAAGAATGTTTTATAACATTACGATATCATCGTGTCAAATTCGCAAGAATAAAAGAAAAATTATTTTTGTGTATGATTTTATTATATAATAAAAAGGATTTAGAAAAAATATATTTAGCATATTCAATGAGCCTGAGCAAGATGATGCCCGATGACACCGTCCCCAACGCACCCGAACCTGCCGACCAACACGACACGTCGTCTGCACCTGCGCCACCTCCTGAACCGGAAAGTGTTCCTGTAAGTGAAAGTGGCAAGGATGTAGCCTACAGCAAGGCAACGGACTCGATTTACGACTCGTCGCTGATTGTAGACAGTGAAGAATACGACTTTGTGGTGTCAAAGTTGCGCGAATTCTTCAAAGGGCGTGGTTTCCTCGAGGCTCATCCGCAAAACCGCCTTAGCATCCTGGCGGCGTGCGAAGATCCGTTCACCGTGGCGCAGTTTGACTACGCTGGCAAGGTCTGGCCGCTTCCTCAGACCGGGCAAATGTGGCTCGAATACGAGCTGCTCAAGAAGCCGGAGGCGAAGGGTTTCTATTGTCAGTCGACGAGTTACCGTCAGGAGCAAACACCGGTCGAGGGGCGGCACGACCTGATTTTCCCGCTCTTTGAGTTCGAGATGCACGGCGGCATGGACGCGCTCATTGAGATGGAGAAGGAGTTGCTTACGCACCTTGGCTACGACGCTAGCAAGTTCGTCAAGGGCACCTACGCGGAAATGTCCGAGAAGTATGGCGTGAAGGAGTTGGAGCATGAGCAGGAGACGGCAATGGCCACCGACATGTCTCCCACTTTCTTCCTGACCGACTTTCCCGAGTACACCAGTCCGTTCTGGAACATGAAGCGTCATGATGCACCGCGTGGAGACATCGCCAAGAAGGTCGATGTGATCCTCAGCGGGCAGGAGACCTTTGGTTCGGCAGAGCGTGAGACGGATCGCGAACTGATGCGCGAGCGATTCAACACGATTAGCGAGGGCGGCTACAAGCAGAAGCTCTACGACCTCTTTGGTCAGGAGCGCACGGACAAGGAGATGGAGGACTACTTCAAGTTTGACTTCTTCGAACGGGCAGGCGGCGGCATCGGAGTGACCAGGCTCATTCGCTCCATGAAGGCAGAGGGTTTGATGCCGGATTTTTCTAAAAAGGAGTAAAAAACTATAATGGAAATCATTAAGTTAATAATGAATAAAAATAATAAAAATAATAAAGATGATTCAATGATTTAAGTTATATGGCAGCAACAAATAACTTAAACCAATCTGATACAAAACACATCGCACTTTTGATACCAAGCACATCGCGTGGACGTGACAATTGGAGTTCGATCAAAGATACATACCTGATGAATATGAGCGTCAAAACGTTCTTATTGACACAAAATAAGGAACATAGATATACTTTCTATATAGGTTGCGATACAGACGACCGTATTTTGTCACAATCTACACAACAGGATGAGTTGCGTCGTTTTTCAGACGTATTCAGTAATGTAGATTACAAATTCATTCATTATACAAACATTCAAAAAGGTCATCTTACTAAAATGTGGAATGTATTGTTCAAGCAGGCGTATGATGATGGATGTGATTACTTTTATCAATGCGGAGATGATATTGTCTTTCTAACAAGTGGATGGGTAAATGATTGCATCAAAGTGTTGAAAGAGCATGATGATATCGGGCTGGCTGGACCAATCAACAACAATTCTGCCATTTTGACACAAGCGTTTGTATCACGAAAACATATGGATATGTTCGGTTGGTTTTTCCCCGAGGAAATCATCAACTGGTGTTGTGACGATTGGTACAACCATGTATATCGACCGAATCATTTTTATCCTTTACATCAACATTTTTGTAGCAATGAAGGGGGACAACCTCGTTATGTGATAAATAATGACAGATTTTACAATCAAGACGCTGTGAATAAGACGCGCAAGTTGAGAGAAAACGCTGCTAACTTGGCTGCAAAACACAAATTACTTATTGAACGTTTCATTAAAAACAAATCATAATCAATCTTGCTGATAAGTAGATAATAATTTAATATAGTTTAAGGATAAAAGTGTAAATTCATTTAAAAAATGGAACCGCATATGTCTCAAAACGACAAAAGAATATTTTATAAATATCTTGATAATGCTAATTATTATTTTGAATATGGTTCTGGTGGTTCAACTTATCAAGCAAGTATTAGAAACAATATCAAAAAAATATATTCCGTAGAAAGTGACTTGATGTGGCATAATTTATTAAAACAAAAAATACAAACAGATAATATATCATACATATACAATGATATGAATACGAAGCCCAATAATTGGGGACATCCAGGAAAAGACGCTACTGATAATCAGAAAATAAATTATAGTGAACAAATAAAACACTTACATCCTGATGAACAAAATGCTATAGATTTTATCCTTATAGATGGAAGATTTCGTGTCGCTTGTTGTTTAAAATGTTATAATATTATTAACAACAATTGTTTAATAGCTTTTGATGATTTTATAGGACGAAAATATTATCATATTGTATTGGATTATTTTGAAATAATAGAAAAATCAAAAGATAATAATTCGGTGGGACGTATCGACCATTTAGTTATATTAAAAAAGAAGCCGAATCTTAATATACCTGAACCAATAATAAAGAAATATGAATTGATTTGCGATTAATCTAATTCTACAATTGGGAAAAATCTCTCTTCTTCTTTATATTGTGTACCATGATGGTTAAGTATAGAAAATGCTCTGTTATGTCTATAACCAAACTTATAATAACCGTAAACACTTAGGTTTAATTCTGGCATAATAACAAATATAATCATGGCGTGAACATTAGCGTCCATCCATCCTCTTTGTAATATTCCACCATGTTCTTCTATTTTATTGATATAATCATCTATTATAGAATGTTTCCATAGAGTTAATTTACAACAATGAAAATTATTGTATGGTGCAAATCCATTATAATTATTATTAGAGTCGACAATACCCATATTTTTACAACGATTTATGATATTAATCACATTCATTCCCTTATTTTTACAATAATTGATTGTAAAATTAAATAACTCTTTTTGATCTTGACCTTCACAAAATATTGATCGAAAAACATAATCGTGTTTGGTTATTTCTTCCATAAAATTATTTTGAGATATAAATGGTTCAATTAAAAACGAATCGTCGTCAAAACGGATATATCCATCATATTTTTGTAGAGCAGGATGTTTTTGCATCTCACCGCTAAAAAAACGACACATCATTAAATATCCTTTTGGTCTGAAACAAATACTCTTAGGATTTTTATTGTTTTTAATACAAACACATTTACCATCTGATAAATTGCTGGTTTTACATGGTTTTTGTCTGAATACTAAATCATTTCTAATCATATCTATTTTTTCAAAAACTATATTATCATATATTTTTTTCATTTTGTCGATTTCCTTATCGGTGAAATCTTCATGAAAAATAACAACAGGCAATTTTAAATGAGTTGTAACATTTTTAAGAGACATATTCATCATATCTATTCTTTTCTCTCCGGTAGACAGAGTTGCATTATATCCATCCAACGGGCTAGCTAAATAAACTATACAGTAATTCATTTATATCTAGATATAAAATTAACATTGCTTTTAAACATTAATTTAGTATTATATCATTTAAATTTTTAATTATTGGTAATAATTTATTTTTGATATAAGTTTTCCAATTATCTATAATACTAACATTATTTTTTTTACTATGTGTTAATATGTGATCTTCATTATAATAACTTTTTACACCATTTTTAAAATTAATATCCTGTATTTCTTGTAGTAAAAAAGTATTTTGATAAGGAGATAATTTTTGATATATAGTATAAAATTGAGCACAAAACAAATGGTAATTATTTGTTAAATTAATATTTTTTGTTAAATAAGTTTGTTTTAGTGCTTTATAAATAATTGGATTAAATTTAGAACATGCTATAAACCCATTAAATAATAAATTTTTATCTATATGATATGATTTTACACTTACAAATGTATTATTTTTAAAATCTATTTCTTTTTCTATCATTAAATCATCGTCCATAAAAATCCCACCATTTAAATATAACCAATAATATCTAAAAATATCTGCTTTATGTTGTCCTTTTGTTAATGATTTAATATGATTTATTATATTAGGAAATTCTTCTAGTTGATTATCTTGTATATATTTATACATATTTTCATCATTAAACCAATAATAACTATAGCCGTTTAGAATAGTTTTAATTCTATTTACAATGTCACTATTAACAGGATTCACTTTTGTTACTTGTAAAATATTTTTTGAAATAGTTGGTATATATGTATCATTTTTTTGAAATATATAAAAAGGACATCCTATATTTCCTTTTATTCTTTCTATTAAATTAAATGTAGTATAATTATCAAAAATATATTCAATAAACTCACGTTTTTTTACATGATTTGCTTCATTAAAATTCACGTTTGGTGCATAAATAATAACATACTTTTCTGACATTGTAAACAAATTATCCATATATTCTTTATATACGGGTTCTTCAACCAAATAATAAATTACATCACAACTTAATACCAACTCGGCTTTCAATTTATTATCAATATTATCAACATGAATAAACTTTTTTGTTTTATCGTCTTTAAATTCTTCTTTACATTTGGATATAATAAATTCACTTACATCAATTCCAGTATATATCAAGTTTTCAGTATTAAATAATTTTAATTGATTACCATCGCCAACACCATAATCTAGTATTGATTTGATTTGATTTTTTTCGATAAAATTATTTATTACATCTCCTTTACATTGAGCCAAATTGTTATAACTTCCTGAACCAGAAGTTTCTCCTTTTACATAATTTTTGAGTTAAACATTATAATATATATTATATATTTGTTTTAAATTGTAAATCATGTTAATATTCAAAATTACTCAGTTTTAGTATAATATTCTTTCATAATTTTTTTATTATTACCTTGGAAATGTAGTAAAATAAATCTTATATCTTTGTTTATTCTTTTATTATAACAGTATGGTTTACTATCTATATATTTAATATTTTTATTTTTTCTATCGTTGACTTCCCATTCGTCTGGATAAATATGATTACCTGGTGATGCTAAATGTAAATCAAACGTGAACTCCTCGTTGAATATTTGTGTTAAATCACTTTCAAAATAAGGAAATTTGGGTAATCTCAATCCTTTAAATAGAGTTTCATTATGAGAAAAATAATACAATAATGTCATATCGCATATTCCACCGGGTTCATTATATTGATTGAAACATTCAATCATAGTTGACCTATTTTTTTGATTAGTATAAAAATGGAAAATAAATTCAGTGAATTCTCTTAATTTTGTTGAACTCCATAGACTTTGACCTCCAGTAATATTTTTTGATGGTGAACTACATAACATGAATTCCTTATCACATAAATGATTATTATCTATCTGTGTGATATTATCATATATCAAAACATCACTATCACATATAAAAGCTCTCTCAATATTATTACTATACATATATTCATATATAATCATCCATCGAACGATACACAATAATTCTATAATTGGTGAGTTAGTAGATAAATGTATGTACCATTTTTTAAAATTAATAGCATTTTTACTGTATTTGTTATAATCAATAATAGTAACACCATCAATATTATTATATTTATCAACAACATCAGTGATAAGTATTACTATTTTGTTATATTTCAACGCCTGTAATAAACATAGACTAACATATTCTTTATAACCTAAGTGAAATATAATAATTGGTAAATCCATTATTATATTTAAAATTAACTGTTTAAATATAAATATATCTTGTATATAATGAATTTCTCTAATATTTCAAATTCTTTTACAGATGAAGAAAAAAGGGAATCCTTTATATACTTACAACAGTGTATGTTTGATAATAACAAACCATTTTTCATCGGTAGATTGTCTGGAAACGAACCCAACTTTTGTGGTAAACTACTGTATAATAAAAATATTTCCCAAAATTTATTATATGAAATGTTGACTACGGCAGGTATTCAATTTTTGAATAATGATGATGTGAAGAAATATGTTAATATGTATATAAAATCGTGTCAAAATAGTTCACTCCTTGCTGTATGGTCGGGTGGAATGTATATACAAGCAAAGGATTATTATACTTTTTTAGATAACAATTTTCCAAATCAAAAACGAATATGTGCTCAAGCATTGGAACCTTTTTATTTTATGCAAGAACCAGAATACAAATTTAATAAATACTTTATTAATAAAAAGGTATTGATAATATCATCTCATAAACATACAATTGAATCGCAACTGTCAAACCATACATCAATATTTGATAAACCTATATTTGATGAATCTACTGAATTTTATGTGTATAAACCTCCACAACAGAACTGTGGCAATCATGATTCAAATTCATGGCAGTATCATTATGATATCATGAAAAATGATATTTCACGAATATGTGAAGATTTTGATTTTGATATTGCATTAGTGAGTTGTGGTGGATTTGGAATGATAATATCAGATTATATATATAGCGATCTTAAAAAAAGTGTCATGTATATTGGTGGTGGACTTCAATTGTTCTTTGGAATCAAGGGTAAACGTTGGATAAATCATCCAAAAATTTCAAAATTAATGAATGATAAATGGTGTTCAGTTATGAACGAAGATAAACCATCCACTCTTTCAAATAATCCTCGGATATGTGAAAATAATTGCTATTGGTAATTTAAAATATAAATATACTAATATAAATAAATATACTAATATAAATATAAATATAAATATATATTAGCATGTCGAATATTAATCTCATTGTAACAGGACCTATTCGTCCTAATGTAGATTATTTAAATTATATAGTAAATAAGTTTAAAACAATTATACATTCGGATGTAAAAATTTTTTTATGTTTCTGGGAAGATAGCGATATAGATACCAAAAAACTTAATAATATTGATATTATACATTCTGAAAAGGAACCAAATGATAAATTAATATTTGAAACTATTATAAGTAGAACACAACAGCAAAAATTAATACATCCTCAAATAGAGCATTGGACCCCAAGAATTTATAAAATGTTTTATGGTATTAGAAAAATGGTAGAATATATAGATAAAAATTCTTTAATTCATGAAAATGATATAGTTTTGAGAATTCGGACTGATTTATATATAGAAGATTGCGATGTTAAAACTTTTAATAATATTTTCGTTAATATGGAAGATGATGCCATTTTTAATAGATTAAGAGGACATACATGTGATTGGTTTAGTATATCTACGTACAAAACGTTTAAGAAAATATGGTATATTAGAGATGATATTCAATACAACGAAATAATTGAAACTTTATTTAATGCCGAATCCATCGTTAGTTATAGAAGTAAAATATATAATATAAATATTATTGATATACGAAATATAATAACATTATGTATTTGTAGAGAATTCGCAGATGAAAATAATATAAAACTTCAAAAATTTAAATAGTTAGTAAAGTATTATTTGTTTCTATTTTTCTAAATAAAATTTTTATTTATGGCGATTCAGTTTGTTCAATAAATTAGCAATGTATTCTAAAATGTTTTTATACGTCAATATATTTTCTACAAAGTATTTATTATTTTGTATTATTTTTTTATCTGAGATAATATTTCTTTTTTTTATAATATCTTTTAATTGTTCAATATTTGTAAATGAAATATAATTTTCATTATCCTTTAATAAGTATGAATAAAATTCTTCGAAAGGTGAACAATATACAATTGGAATACAATTCATACATAGTAATAACCTCATGCGATCCGTTCCAGCATATTGTGAGTCTATATGTAAAATATACCTATAATCAAAATGTTTTGAATAAGGTAGATATTTACTTCCACACTTGTTAATATCAAGTAATTTTGAATTTTGAATTGTACCATTCCACAAATATCCATCACATATATTCAAATTATCACACATATAATCAAAATAATTTTTTCTTATATCACTACCATTATTACCTGCAAAAAAAATTTTTGTTGTTTTATCATCAAAAGGTAATGTATCATTTTCAAATATAAAAGTTTTTGTATCTTCCCAACCTTTTGCATTTTTCCATTGATAATTATTTACGACATTATCGTTTGTAAAACGAAAATTAGGTATGAGAAAATAACCAACATTGTTATTTTTTGGGCGACAAAAATTAAAACACCCTTTTTTGGGTACATCACCAAGATTTATTTTAAACTCACAATCTTGTACAGAAAAAAGTTCTAATGTATCATTAATCATATTTTTCCACGCAATACTTCTTTGAGTCCATGCATCAGATACATAAGGGTCATTTGTAATGATATTATTTTGGATTTTAATTAGCATTACTTCGTTTTCAATAGGTTTTAAATTTTCTTCTTGATAAATTTTAACATTTTCTATCGTAGTCTGTTCTTCTATAATTTCTTTGAATAGCATAACTCTAATAATATAATATGTAGATTTTTTAAAGTTATTTATTTAATCAACATTTAAATAACTCAAAATTCATACAATAGTTTATTAATCATATTAGTAAAACTTTGTTTACTATATACGTTTCGTTGATACCATTCATAACACGCATTAGACATTAAATTCCAATCATCTTCTGTTATTACTTTTAGTTTTTCTACTAATTCTTCTTGGTCTTTTACTGCTATGTAATGTTTATTTTCAATCAATGGTTCCATATAAGAATCTACATTAACTTCGGGTGTTACTATTGGAACTGTTCCGAATGCCATTAATTCTACTTCGCGATGACATTTGCTACCATACCCGCGTAAACACAACCCATAACGAGAATTGCGTAATTTCATCAAATACTCTTCGTGAGTGAATTTATGTTTTTTACCAGAAGTGCAATGATATTCTGTTAATACTGATCCCCAATCAATTTGAGTATTTCTGTATTTTGCTTGCTCACTATTTTCATAATTTCCTATAAATATACTTTCAATCGTTCTATCTTTATAAGAGAGAATACCTTCGTTTGTTAATATATTTTCTAGTATTGATGGTCTTCTTGGCCAAAAAATCCATGGACTAACATTTAAATTATTCTGTTTTATTAGTTTGCCTTCTTTATTAATATCACCATTACCAAGTAGAATTAAACTTGATGACATTAGTTCATTATTGAACCATAAATGTGTTGGACGATCATATAATAAAATATCATTACCTAACCAACAATGCTCGCTGTCTGTTAACTGTATATCAACATCGCTATTATTTTGTTTTATTAATAATGCTAATTCACGAAAACTATCGTTGTTATGATTCCATATACCATTGCGGGGTTGTTTGGGTATTTTGATAATCCATTTATTATTAATTATTCTGTCAATTATTAATAATTCTTTGTACCGGTTTAGTCTTTTCAACGCATTAATAAAAATAGAATTTGCTTCGACGAATCTTTTATCGTGAAAATGTGTGTGTAAAAATATAAGAGGTTTGTTATTTATATTTATTTCATTGTTTACAATTCTTATTTGAGATTTAGTTTTACTTGGATTGTCTGATAGGATTATTCTCCATGGCATATAATTTACTTCTTCTCCAAATTCTTGTGTATCATATTTCTTCGCTAAATCTTCAATTGAAGCTTGGTCATGATATCGTGATGTTTTCGTAAATTCAATCCAATCATTCGGAACATTTTTATTTTTAGTCCATAAACAACCTCCGTTATAATAACCAACTTCATCAGTATTTGATTTTTTTATATAATGTGGAGAGACCCCTAACTCTTTTGATTTGTCAATAACATTTATAGGATTAAAAAAAATGATGTCACTATCTAAAAACATTGTATCTGTTTCATTTTCAAGAGCGCATTTAATTACATTTGCTTTTTGCATTTGGAACTCATCCCATATACCTTCGTTTACCATAATATTTCTATTTTTATTGCTATATTTATCTAATGAAACAAAAGTTACTATGTTGAGTCTTGGTTTAAGAGATAAATTATCTAAAACTTTTTTAGTATTTGTATCTATCATACAATATATAGTTGCATCAGGATGATATAAAGATAATGAATATAAGAGACCAATAAATTCATTGCTACAAGAATATGTGGCTATTGTACAAAAACATGAAGGACATGTCATTTGTAATATTGAATATACTATTAATTACTTTTAATATATTTACTATTCTAAACTTACTACATTTTTATTAATTTATTTTCGTCATCAATTACATCATGATTATTGACACCAATAACGCTCTCATTTAAAAATAAATAGTTTAGATATTATTTTTTGTATAACGTTTTTGCAAAAATACACAGACCCAATCCTTCATTTTGAAAAATAGAAAAAACACAAAATTTCCATTTTTCAAAATTGACTTTCAAACCTCTGTAAAAAGTGACAAAAAAAGTGTATTTACCTACATAATGGAGGGAAACTCCGTAAAATTTTGAAGCAACCTATGTAGGGACCTTATGGAGTGCTGAAAAAAAGGCACTATGCCACCCAAAAAACACCTAAAAATAATTTCTGTGTTTAGGGTAAATGGATGACGCGGAGGACAAGAAAACTAGCAAAAAGAAGCACGAGATTTTTACTTGCGAATTGTGTGACTATAAAACATCACGAAGAAGCAACTATAACAATCATATTTTAACACTGAAACATAAAAGGATGACGCAGGATGACAAAAAGAAGCAAAAAGAAGCAAATTTTCATTGTGAGTGTGGAAAATCCTACGTATATCGGCAAGGTTTGCACAAGCACAAGAAAAAATGCGCCTACATACCTGAAGAGAGTGAATGTAATAAAATAATCGCAAAACCCGATTCTCTAGAGGAGCTTTCGAAGACCGACCTTCTCAACATGGTCCACGAGCAAAACAAGATCATTCGGGACATTATTCCTAAGATAGGAAATACGACCAACAATATCAACAACATTCGAAACAACAATTTCAACATTCAGGTGTTTCTGGACGAGAATTGCAAAGACGCAATGACGCTGCAAAACTTTGCCACCGAGTTTCAGATGACCATCGAAGATATTTTGAAGTACAAACAAGGGAAGCAAAGCGGCGTTTCGAATCTTCTCATACAAAACCTCAAACCCATTCCGGTGGTCCAGCGACCGATTCACTGCACGGATGTGAAGAAAAGGACTTGGATGATCAAAGATGATGATGGATGGAAGAGAGATAATGGAAAGAAGGTGATCAAAGTGACCGAGTATGAAGTGAGTAAGCGATTCCATGAATTGTGGGAAACCGCCTATCCCGAGTGGCAAGATAGCGAGCGGCTCACAGACATCTACCTTGATATCGTAAGATGCATCACCGCCGAATCGTCCGAAAAAGATATTGAGAAAATACTCAGGAAAATAGGTCCTGAGTATAAACTTAGTGCGAGTGATGTTAAGAACGCACTGGCTTAATCAAACGAGAGCCGGTAAACGTTGTGCATAAGAGTAATCAATATTGATAAACTCTTCTATATTTGTGTAAGTGAGAAAGATACATCCGAATTCAGTTTTAGGTGTAATAAGAATTAATTTTAGTTCGTCATGAATATCTCTCCAGGTTTCATTCTTCAATAAAATAATTGCGTCTAAAACAATCATAGATATTAGTTCTTCAGGTAACTTTGAAAACAAATGATTTTCCATATTCATTTTAAGGTTTATTATAACGCATTATAAAGATTATATATCAATTTTGTATCTTTCATATAATCGTTCACATATATATTGATTTTTTTCACAATTTAATGACAAAAATCATTGTTTTGACACTTTCTTTTTACGTATAGTATTGCGTTTGCGTTTAATAGGATGTTTACGCTTGGTACGCTTGGTAGGATGTTTACGCTTGGTACGCTTGGTAGGATGTTTACGCTTGGTAGTATCGGACAAAGTACCCCCCCTGAAACTACTTGATTTCCTTGCCGTTTCAATATCGTTGATAAAGCGTATTCTTGCCAAAATGATAGCATTTACTAAATCTTTCTCTTTTTTCAGCGCTCTTTCTAAATAATCGATTGCAATATTTTTTTGATTAGGTTCAAACTTAGATATATAAGTTTTGAGTAATTCGTCTGTTCGATCTTCGTTCCCTTGTCTTTCTTCTGAAGCATCTGTTATAACTGGTATATTGGTTGGCGTGTTTGGCACATCTGCCAACATTGTTATTAAGTCACCGTGTGGTGCTTGCGGAGCATGTTTTATTAAAGACATAGCATCAGTTGGTGGTGGTGGAGGCTTAGCAGCAGCAGCAGCAGCAGCAGCAGCAGCAGCAGCAGCGGGAGTAGCAGGATTAGTAGGTGGTGGTGGAGGCTTAGCATCAGTTGGTGGTGGTATATAATATCTGATATCTCCGATATCAATATCATTTAACATATCATCTAGTTCCTTACCTTCCATTATATATATAATTATCATTAAAGTTCGAGGCTCACCACATTTTTGTCGCTCTTTTGTCTCCGTTTCGAACGCGATGGTTGCTTTGCATCAGATATTTCCTTCAAATCCTGAATGCTAATGGTGCTGCTGTCCTTCTTGTCAGTGGGGGCACTAATATCAATTGTCTTAGTCTTCAATCCCGAAAGCAAGTCAGATATGTCTGACGGACCCTTCATTTCAGGTCGCTGTGCGTTGGTGCTGCGCATTGGAGGTTCCGCATCTACGCTTCCAAAGTTTTCACTGATGTTGATGCCATCATCGTCACCTCGTGCGGCAGACATATCCGGGCGATTATTGGGCATTTCATTGCGCTTACTGCGTAGGGTTTGTGTGGGCATTGGCGCAGGTGGCGGACCAGGTGCCACGTTTGGTTGCGTATCATCGTTCCCCATTACACCATTCATAAACCCACCGAATCCGGGGCTTGTTTCACTCATGCTATTCACGGCTGCCTGTGTGAACTGCTGCATGAGCTCGGGGTTCTGTCGCATAATGTCATCCATACCAGGCATAGCCGACTTGAACATGGTATTGGTCATGTGAACCATAATTGCCGAACCACCCAGTTGGAATAAGAGCTTGAGTTCAGGTGCCATAGTAGCCTTCGACTTATATTTCTCGTGTAACTCGGCAAAGATTTCATCGTAATCATCCATATTTTCGTTTAGTTGCTCTGCCCAACCATCCAGTTTAATGTCGAACGGGTCAAAGCGATTATTTAAGAACTCCAAACCAGTCACAGCCGCCATAAGCATGCGACCTTGGAATTTACAACTAGCAGAGCACTCTTTTTCTGATATGATAAGCTCGTATTCACCTTGCATTTCCTCGAGTGACGATTCCATCGTATATCGCTTGGACAGTTTAACGCCTTTCTTTTCAAGTGCCTCTAACTTGCGAAGTGCCTTGAATTTCTCTCTTAACAACTCTTCGTGGGTCAGTTTGGGTTTGGCTGGAACTTGTAAATCAGGATCTACGGGGATGTTGTTGAATTTTCCAAATCCATCCCACGTTTTGTTTGACTCCTCATCTTTGCTTTGCGAAGCGGTTGCCTTTGCCATAGGTGTGCTGATACTAGGTTTATTATTGTTTTGGGAATCAAGATCTTCAAACTTTACAGAGTTGCTAGCGACACTTGATGACTCGCCTAGCTTAATATTATCTAATGAAGGGGATTTTTTTATCGAAATATCCTCGGTAAGATTGTTCAGTTCACTTTCTAACTCCGTAATATCTCCTAAATCTATATCCGATTTTGCTTTGTTGCTGTCAGATTTCAGCTTATCATTCATAAGAAATTCAAGCCCACCTCCAAAGTTTACAGATGGTTTTTCCACGGAAACTTCGATAGGTTTCACTGTTTCAGGATCACTCTTGTTCAATGTTATTGCTGGACCATCGCTTACCGCACCAATGTCTATCACTTGAGCTTGCATTATGATACAACTATAACATATAATTTTAAGTAATACACTGACGCATATTAAGTAATATCAGTGTTGTAAAATAATCTGTGAAAACATAAATCATTTAATATGTTTATTTACATACCACAATCCCTGTAAAAAACTATCTGCTAAGTCATCTTTTTTGTTGTGTTTGCTAAAGTGTTCTTGCCATATATTTGTTTCTATGTTGTCTTGAATAATTTTGTTAGTTATAGAAATCCCAAGTGCCTTTCTCTCTTTGTATGTAGTTTTGTTCTCTATGTATGGTTTCAGTTTATTAGAAGCCGAAACAAAGTGTACATCCTCAATTTGTTTCATTATAAAAAATTGTGCAATCATACCTTGAATGGTTTTCATGCGATTAGCAATCGGACTGATCTGATTCTCAATTATAATTGTGTCGACAGAGAGAAATTGCGGTGTATCAAAGGCATCACGAATTGCTATACCAATATCTACAAGGGACATTTCTGATGCTGTTGTTTTCGATATAGGTTCCAATACTGAAGCCGCCATGTAGCTCTTGATAGCTTGTTGTAGCTCGTCTTTTTTGGCATTATTTGACACACTTATGTTATACTCTTGTACAATACTTCTCAAATCAGATACCTTTGTTCGTGATTTGTTTGCTTTCATTAATTTCTCACAAGGAATCGCAAAATTGGTTTTTTTGGCACATGATTTACAACAGTTTACTTGATTTTTTTGGTACTTTGCAACACGATTACATTGACCTTTTTTAGTTTGTTGATTACACAAAAGGGGAACTCCACAAAGATTTATCACATCCCAAGAAACAATTTTATATGTGTTTGTGGAGACTTCTAATATACAGTATGCCAAATTCTTGATACCCACATCAATGCTTAATATCTTCATTAATTGATTAAATTATTAAGTTTTTAAATAACAAAATTGTCAGCATTTCATGAATAAAATTGATTTAAACTGTGAATATATACACGATATAGTAAATATGAGTGATTACAATCATTACTATGTGAGTGAAATCAATCGGTTAAATAGAACAGAACTTTGGAGATATTCAATAGAAACACCTAATAACAAAAATACAAATGTATGTGAAACATATGTATTATACGCTACGAATGATGTTGATTTGAGTGGTCGTAAATATTTCGCACTTCCTTCTAATATTAATGCTTCTGACCCCAAAATCAAACGTAAGTATAATCTTTTGTGACATGTATCGTTTTTAACGCCCGTAGTTTTGAAACAATAATTGTTCCTGGGAAATGACCGGCGTCACTTGTCTGCTTTGTAGTTGATGGCGAGTCAAGTAAACATTCTTTAAATCGCTACTTTCATAACCATGCGGATTAGATTTATCATGAACTGAACCGTATAAAAAAGGAGTCCCAATTAGATTATTTATGCTTCCATATGCGGAAGTATTGGCAGAGCAGTTATCACAAGCTTCTAACTGATTTCCCTTGATAATTTTATCAGCATTTGCAATAAGGTATTTGCGATATTCGAAGTTACTAATAATACCTTGTTTTTCACGAATAATTTCATTTCTTTTGGCTCCAGGTTGCCATGACGCATAGTTGCGCCCGTCAGACATAATTGGTGGAAAGTTGAAATGGACATTATTTGAGCCTGAATAGCACGTTCCCCAACTCATTATTATTATATATTAATATATTAAAATACTTTTATTACGCATTATTGGATAGCAAAACGACCAGATCTTTTTTCTTCATCTTTCCAATATCGTCATCATTACCTAAATTCCCTTCTTTCGCAATTTTACGCAGTTCATCAACTTTCATTTTTTGAAAATTTGTGTTTGTGATACTATCAGATGTTATCAATTTTTCTTCTAAATGTTTGGTAAACAACTGGTGAACATCCAAACCACTAGATGTTTCTTCAGGTAAAATCTCAACATCTTCAAGTGAAATTTCTTTTTTAGATTCTGCGTTTGTTTCTACGTTCGTTTCTACTAATTGTTGCTCTTTCTCGTTATCTGCGTCATTATCTGAATCACTATCACAACTGGTATTGGGGTCGGAATCAATGTCACTGTTTGTTTGTACCTGTAAAGAATCAGCATCATCAGTATGAGCAAGTGAAATAGTTTTAATAGATGGCTCTTTCGGTTCACTATTCAAATCAATAATCTTGACACCACCATTGTCATTATCATTATCACTATCACTATCGCTCTCACTATCACTATCACTAATGCTATCGCTCGAAGTATTGGAATCATCAGAAACTTCTATTTTATCCATTGGATTATTCAAAAAAGTTTCGGCTGCTATTTTTGCTTCGGGGGTGGCATCTTTGCTTGCAGGTCCAGATGTCGTTGAGACGACAGGTCCAGCAAATTCATTTCGAATGTTGGCAATGAACTCGGTAAGAATTGTATTTTGACGTGTAAGTGCCTTTTCAACGGACACAATACGTGTATTCAAATAGTATACAATGATTGCACCTACCAGCAGTGTAAGAGCAATAGAGATGATTAGACTATTTCCTTGAATATCAGATAAGTTCATTATTAACTCGTTAGGACATTTTATATCGTAAATGAACGAATCAAAACACACAAAAGAATATCTAAAATGTTATCTTTGATATGACTTTCTTTGTTTCTCGTACAATTTCATCTGGATACTCTAAATCTTTCAAAACTTTCACTCCGCCTTTTACATCGGATATACCCTTAGTTAGTTTGTAGGTATAGTGAAAATCTTCTCCATTTCTTTCCACACTCATATGGCAGTTCAAAAATCGACGCTGCCTTTTCAGTTTATGACACAGTCCTAAAAAGTGCGTGGTTAGCATGAATGATACATTGGGCTGTTTGTTCAAGTATGTCAAATAAGCAGCTGCGCTTCCGATTGCCTCATATGGATTTGTTCCCGAATAAAGTTCGTCAAACACACAAAAGTGTCTTGTTTCAGGACTTGAGGTTTTTATGATTTCAAGAATATCTTTGCAACGACGTGCTTCTGCCTGAAACAAACTGTCGCGTCCCGATGTATCTGGAATATTAATATAACAATGGATGTAATCAAATGGCACAATCGATGCATTATCATAACAGCCATAACCTATTTGTTGTGACAAAATAATATTGAACATTGTGGCTTTTAGCAAAGTTGTTTTCCCTGCAGCATTTGGACCCGTTATTAAATGGTGTCTTCCTATATCATACGTATTTTTTACAGGTTCTGTTTCTGTCACTGGATAGAAAGCATTTTTAAATTTTGTTCTGTTTTTGCTAAACTTACACTTTCCAAGCAGACCTTTGTGAATAGCCTTTTTCAACCCGTTTAAATTGTCGATGTATCCACAAAATGAAAATGAGTAATCTAAAGATGCTTTCAATTCGTGGCTGTTGTATAATTGATAGAAACATTTCATTACGTGTCCGATTTCCTTTGTTTTTGATATGGAAAGTGTGATTTCACTGATACTTTCTAGATGTCTCTTTGCCAACAATAGTATGTGGCGATGTAATTTCATATTGGCCACAAAATTTTCGTAACTTTTCAAATCTTTTGTTTGAGCTTCGTATGTGTACATGTAATTCAATGTATCATTAATGTGATTACGTATAATGAATAATTGTTCATGAATGTGTTTCATATTTCGAGTAAATGAAATACACGAGCGAACGTTCTGGTAGATTTGAAGGACATAAAACACCATTGAAACAATGATGTATATACGTTTATCCCAAGTTGCCGATGATATGGAAAAAAGTTGTCCTATTTGATGTTTCCGAAACACCACTTTCAAAATCTCAAAATACTTTGTAAATGTGATATTTGAACCTTGAAAACGAAGAATGAAAAAAGGTAGAATAAAAAAGAAAATAGGTAAACAAAGCGACAACACAGGAGTTGTCATATTGTATATACTCATCAATTGGAGAAATTGACTATTGTTGTTCAAAGGACGGAGCATTTTCCAGTCAATATACTGATATTTCGTGTGGAAACCCAAGTCATCATTATTGTTTTCTTCATTTTTATCTTGATCCTTAGCATTAATATCTGTATTCATGGAAACAATTTGATTCCAAACACCATAAATTTTCTTTATTTCTTTCATGTGCGAGTTGCTCATTGTAGGCAACGATTTACTCAATAATATCTGAGTATCCTTCAAATGTGCTACTTCAGATGTGTAATTGGTAGTCCACAAACAAACAGTTTTTTCTCCAAACTCCGTGGAAGGACAAAGAATTTTTTTACAAGATGACAACAATTCTAAATCATCTACAACTTCTTTATTGAGTATTTTTGAACTATTTTCAGAGATGCTAGTGATCGGTAATTCGAATGAGGCCATTATTAGAGATAACAGAATAATAATGGCCAAAAAATACGATTTATGCTTCCACGGTATTCACAACATTCGCAGGAAGTTCTTTGATTTCAGTATGGTAATGTTGTTCAATTTCTTTCATACTGTGAATATCGCGTTTAGTAACAAAATTAATTCCCATACCCTTTCTTCCCCAACGACCGCTTCTACCAATTCGATGTAAGTAGGTGTTCACACATTTGGGAATATCAAAGTTGATAACCGTGCTTACTTGCTGGACATCAATTCCTCGTGCTGTAACATTGGAAGAAATCAACACACGCATTTTTCCACTGGCGAATTCGTTGAAGCTTACTTGACGCTCATTTTTATCCATATTACTATGAATGCGACATACTGGAAAATTATCGGTAATCATTGCCTCGTATAATTCTTCAACACGTCGCACACTATTGCAGTATATAATGCTTTGACTAAGAGAAAGAACCCCGTATAAATCTTTGAGAGCTTCATATTTGTGTTCATCGGTCTCAAGAGCCACATAATATTGCTCAATCCCCTCGAGGGTAAGTTGTTCGGATTTGACCAAAATTTTTACCGGGTCATTCATGAATTTTTCGGTAAGTTTTGCAATCTCATTTGGCATTGTTGCGCTAAACAATGCCACCTGAACAGTTGTCGGGAGATATTGAAAAATATTGTAGACTTGCTCTTTGAAACCGTGTGAAAGCATTTCATCTGCTTCGTCCATAACAATAAGTTTTAAATCTTTTACTTGGAGTCGCTTGCGGCGCATCATATCGTGAACCCGCCCAGGACATCCAATGACAACATGGGGGGTGTTTTTGGTTAATTGTTCACTGTCCATATCAGTCGATGTGCCACCTACAAGTAGTTGAGATGTAATATTTGGTATCATCGTTCCTATGGCGTCCAACACCTTTTTGATTTGATGTGATAATTCGCGTGTGGGTGTCATAATCAACGCCTGGGTTGTCTTAAACTCAGTGTTTATTCGCTGTAAAGTGCCAATAGTGAAACATCCCGTTTTACCGGTTCCTGATTGTGCTTGTGCAATGATGTCTTTACCTTCAAACAAAGGTATTATTGCTTTCTTTTGGATGGGACTAGGAGTTTCAAATCCATGGGCATAAATTCCACGCAATAAAACCTGTTTTACTTCAGGCAAATCATCCCAACTTTCTATGCTACGGATTTCATAATCCTTACTTGGTATTATTTCATCACCTTTTTTCACATCACTTTCTTGTATCGTCAAAGAAGTCATATACATATACTTATGTATAGTTTTAAGTGAATTATAGAGTATATGTTAAACATATATAAATATCTATTTATATATACATTTAGTATGAGCCTTCATATTCAGCGTTATAATATCGAAGATTTCAATCGAATTATGCGCGATGGCTTTGATTATGAGTTAGATGTGAACATAAGAGAAACAATCCAAACATTATCTGATAAAGTTGGTGCACCGGAATACATTCGTACTCCTCAGTTTCCAAAAACAAATAATTCAATCACCAATATTTCAAGAGGACAAGGAATGTTACGTAGAAACAAATACGGACAAGGTGAAACAACAGAGGATGACTGGAACAATATTAAAAATTTTCAAACAACAAAGCTTGTGAAAAAAGAGGGATTAGAAAAGACGATTGACACAATAAGAAAATATCTAAATAAAATATCGGAAAAAAATTTCACCAATCAGCGTGATAACATTTTTAACGAACTAAAAGAAATTCTAAATGGTGATGATAATAGTATCATAAATGAAGATGTGAATAATGAATTTGATAAGGTTGCGAGTGCTATTTTTTCCATTGCAAGCGGAAATATGTTTTATTCAACACTTTACGCACGCCTTTACAAGGAGATGATGGATGAGTTCCCCATGATGATAAATATGTTTAAGGAAAAACTAGTAAAATTTAGAGATATTTTTCAAACAATTGAATACTGCGATTCAGTGAAAGATTACGACAAATTTTGTGCTATCAATAAAGAAAATGAAAAAAGGCGAGCGATTTCGTTATTTTATGTAAATCTTATGAAATTGGATATTATTACCAGTGAAGAAATTATGAGTATTATCAAGGACCTACAGGAATATCAAATGTCAAAAATTGTGGAAGAAGGGAATAAGCATATTGTTGATGAACTTTCTGAAGTCATTTCTATTATGCTAATGAATGTAATTTCAGAGTTTACCAAAAAAAATATTACAATAGATACAAATAATTGGGAAACAATAGTAACTTGCATTGAAAATGTAGCATCCATGAAGGCGTCAGATCATCCTAGTATTACTTCAAAGAGTATTTTCAAACATATGGACATAATGGATGAAATAAATAAGCAATAAATAGTTAAACACATTTTTATCACCAGTATAGTGAATGCAAAATATTACTTACAACATAACAGAGAATAATAATCAGTCAAAAGAACCAGTTAATATTCATACACTTGTAGAAGATATTACAAATGTGTGTGACAATGAGCAAGAGGATGTTGAAGATTTCGATATACTATATGCGATCCAAGTTGATTATTCAAGCAATTATTGCGTAAAACAGCTTGGACAGATTCTTGATTATTATGAAATTCCAAAGCGAAAGATGCGGAAAGACGAAATGATACAACTAATAGTATTATATGAAAATGAACCTTCTAATGTAGAAATTGTTGAAAAACGGAAACAATTATGGAAATATGTAAGGGAATTGAAAAAAGACAAATTTTTCTCCAAATTCTTAATGATTGAGTTATGAAGTTTAGATGTAGTAAATATATAATGTAAATATATATATTTACTTTATAATGGTTCGTTCGAAATTAGATACCAAAGTCACTTATCGTGAAGATATAAGTATTTTTGACGAAGATCTGAATTATGAAACGTTTTTGTATGAAGCCATGTTATATGATGTGAAAATACTAATTGCTCTTGGGCAAGCAAAACATGAATATAATGCAAACAATATTGTGTATTATCCAATTTATCTGGTAACACCAGACGCTAACAAAATACGCTCCAAAGTAGGTGTATATGAAATGTCTGTTTCGGTTGCGAGTAATAATATTGATGAAGACGGTGAACCGGATATATCGTCATTTGAACCACTCATATTTTCCTCTGTGACAAAAGCGTTTATTGAAAAGAGCGTTCCGGAGGTCGTGGTAAGTGAAGTTGAACCCGAAGAAAATGCGGAAGTCGAAGAAAAGGCCGAACCCGAAGAAAAGGCCGAACCCGAAGAAAAGGCCGAACCCGAAGAAAAGGCCGAACCCGAAGAAAATGCCGAACCCGAAGAAAAGGCGAAACCCGAAGAAAAGGCGAAACCCGAAGAAAATGCGGAAGTCGAAGAAAAGGCGAAACCCGAAGAAAATGCGGAAGTCGAAGAAAATGCGAAAGATAAACCACCATCAGTTTCTGAATCTAAAGAAATGTCACAACAAGAAGTGTTTCAACACGTTCAAAATGTGATTTCCATATTTGGAGACGATCTTTTAAAAAAAGATACTAATATGAAAATTTTCAAAAATAAACTATATAGTGTTTCTGGAAAAACAAAGAGTGATTTTAAAAAATGGAAGGAATATATCCATGATGTTGTTATTACTTTTGTGAATAAAAAAAAAGAGGAAATAAAACAGAGTGAGAAATCGCCAGTAACACCACCTCCAAAAACTCCAAAAACTCCTACAAAATATATTCGTGAAAAAGTTCCCGGTGATGGTTGGTGTTCATTGCATGCTGTCGATCAACTTCTCAAATATGTTGGTGTATTTGATGAAAAAATACCAGGCTACAATGAAGTGCCACTAAGTCTCAAAGAATTAGCGTTGCCTAATAATACTTTTGTCACTGCTAGAGAACAAAGTTGGATGGCAAGTTTCGCACAGGATCAAAATTTGTGGAACACGGATTTTGGAAGTGGAAACCTTTCGAGTCCTGATTCTGCGTGCGAATATATTAAAGATAAAACTCTCAAAAAATATGAATGTTTGCGAAACGTTTTCACACTGGGTAAGAATACCTTGCCAAAAGAATTGAGAAACAATACTGAATTCACGAATGAAGAAATAAAAAATATAATCAACAAGAATGAACAGATTATATTATTTCGAGAAAATCCAAAGATGACTACTGCCGGAGAAACAGATCAGTATGCGGACGACCAAGAGATAGTTATTTTCATCAATACAGGTAATCACTGGGAAATCATATATTCACCCGATATTCCAAAGGTCTTTATTAAAACACCTATTCTGACATCTGTGCCTTCTCCGACTAAATCACCCAGTCCTCCTGTTGTAAAGATTGGTTCCAAGGTAAGATGGACAAAGAACGGTAAGGTTTTTGAAGGAGAAATCGTAAAAATTACACGTTCAAATTACAAAATTTGCTGTAAACCGAACAAAAAGAGAGAGGATGATAATTCTCTCTACATGGTCAGCAAGGAAACGGTTTCATTGAATGAGTAATATAAGAACTAGCAAGGATAATGATAAGGACAAATCAAAGATTATTTTGTAGTATCTTCAAAAAGACTGTTTGCATATTCTTGCCCACCCCACGTTGTGTCCATTGCATTTGCACTTATTTTGCCATCAGAAGCATTGAACATTTTATCTAGCGGAGTGTCAATCCCAATGTATTGATTATCTGGATCGTAAGAAGGAAAACTGTTAGTATTATATGGAGGATCATCGCGTGTTGCGTCAAGAAGTTTGTTTGCCTCATCGGAGTTAATGTTGAAATCTGGTGCTCCCGCATTCATGTTATCGGGATCAGGACGTGCTTTGTACACCGGATTGTTCTGTACATCATACGCTTGTTGTAAAAAGAGAACAGGGCATCGAATGCCTTGGCTTCGTTGCCATCGCATAAAATCGACATACTCGTTCAAATTTTCAAATTGAATGGGGTTAACACCTGGAACGTCAGCAACATTAGTATTGAACAATTTAATTTTGCTCCCTTCTTGTATCAATACGTTTGGGCAGCGAACACCTGTAAACCCATCAATCCTTTTCAGATTGGAGTGATGTGTAACAAAATATAATCCAAGTGCAAAAATACTCGAAAGAATAATCATTTTACCATACATATCTATAGTCTATATGGAGATATTATCAATATTATATTCTCTCTAAATAGTATATGAAGTTCGTCAGCGTTGGTCCAAATGACGCTCCTTTATTTGATAAGTTAGTAAAAAACAAACCAGCATTTGTAAAGTTTTATAGTCCGTTTTGTGTACACTGTAACGAAATGGCACCAGCATGGAATTCTTTGAAAGGGTTACAGAAGAAGGTAAACATTATTGAGGTACATCATGATGCAATCAATAATATTAAAAGTGATTGTGCTCGAAACATTGTGGGGTTTCCAACTATTATGATAGTCACAGCAGGTGGAAAATCTGGTCGTGAGTATCACGGACCACGTGACACAAAAAGCATGTTGAAGTTTATAAACGCTAGATTTAAACCAAGGAAGCAAACGCAGAAGAAAAATAAAGAAATGGTTCTAAAAAATCGCGGTCGAAAAAATTCACGACGAGCCAAAAAAATATATCGTCATTCGTTAGAATAATGTATATCTCAAAACTTTCAAAGAACTTCAAGATTATGATGGGATTACGAGACCTTAATTTTGATAAATAAATCAAAATTAAGCAATGATTTAATATCGATGGTATGCAATATTTATGAAAAGTATAACAGAATTAATTAATGTAAAGGAACCCCCCTAACGCCATAAGTGCAAAACCGACATAACGAGAAGTAGTGAAATTTTTTCTCTTCATCACATAAAGCGCACCACCACTCACTACAGTAGAAATCATATATCCTGATATTTTAATTGTTCGCGGATCGTGGTGCTTCAATAAGGTTGAAAATAAGATACGACCAATTGTAAATATTATGGCAATCAAAATTAGAAGTGCAATATCAGCTGGCTTAATAATTTTTATATCTTTTAATATAGTTGATGGTGAAACGATAGCACCGGATAATACGATACTTAGTATAATAATAAACTTAACGAATGACATAAACATTACTAACGATAGTGGTTGTTCAATCATGAGCAATATTTTTTTAACATGTAAAATCGATAACCATGATAATATTGAAAATACTAGAAATATACAATATATTGAATACTCTTTCTCGAAAACCTTCATATACATTATATACACATTTTTTCATGAGTTTTCAGTTAGAACATTCAGTATAAAATTGAATTAGAACATAGTAATATTATTATTGTAAACACGCAAATGCCACACTTTTCATATCGTTTGTTGTCCTTTCATACAAGCGACGCAATCATAGGAACAGATGAGGAAACTGGAAAACATGAACGCGAGTTTCAGGTTCAAATGTTTGGAATAAACGAAAAAGGTAAAACGGCAGCGATCTTTGTCAAAGGATACACACCATTCTTCTTCGTGAAAGTTGGAGACGATTGGGGGTCTTCGGAAAAAAATGCGTTTGTTGCACAAATACGAAAAGGAATGGGTGAGTTGTATGAAAATAGTATTAAAAAAAGCAATCTTATTCAACGGAAGAAATTATATGGATTTGATGGAGGAAAGGAGCATACTTTTTTAGAAATTCATTTTGACACAGAAACAGCAATGCGGAAAGCAAAAAGTTTGTGGTATACAAGGGTAAAAACAAAAAACTCCGGGGATTATAAGCGTGTTCTTACAAAGGGAGGATATGTACATGATGGTGTTGGAACACATCTATACGAAGCACAAATACCACCATTGCTTCGGATGTTTCATATTCGTGAAATCAGCCCGTCCGGATGGATTTCACTTCCGGTAAAAAAGGCAGTGATCTCTAAAACTAGAACAACTTCTTGCACACACGAATACACGATAAATTACAAGGACATCAAGCCGTTGCCGAATAAGGAAATACTAGTACCTTATAAAATAGCGAGTTTTGATATTGAAGCTTCCAGTAGTCATGGAGATTTTCCGCTTGCCAAGAAAAACTACAAAAAATTAGCAACCAACATAGTAGATGTATGGAACGATGAATGTCCGACCAGTAATGTGACGGAATTTCTTCGCCGTATTATATATACTGCGTTTGAAGTACCCGGATATAACCAACCCGATGTGGACGTAGTGTTTCCGCAGAATGAAATTACTAATGATGATGTGTCATTTTTGTTCGAAAAGTGGGTTGAAACTGATATTGCTAAGCTGCGTGGTAGCAACAGCATAAGAGATGATGAAATGGAAGGGAAACAAGATGAAATGGAAGAGGAACAAGAATGTGACGAAGGTGCCGGTTCTGGTGGAGATGTAGAGGAAAGTGGATTTACGTGGAGTTCCAAAAAGAAACAAAAAAAATGCTTAAAAAAAGGAACTGTAATTGATATCTTGAGTGATAAATCAATTGAACGAGAATCGCTAATTCAAGAAATTACTAGATGTTTGGATAACATATTCCCAAATCTGAAAGGAGACGAAGTTACCTTTATTGGAACAACTTTCTTGAGGTATGGTGAAGGTGAACCTTATATGAATCATTGTATTGTACGAAACACTTGTGCTGATCTTCCTCAGGTGAAAAACTCGGTAATTGAAACGTATGACACAGAACGCGAGGTTATGTTAGCGTGGACCGATTTGATACAACGTGAGGATCCAGACATTATCATCGGCTACAATATATTTGGTTTTGATTACCAGTTTATGTATTTGCGCGCAAAGGAACTTGATTGTGTTAAAAGCTTTCTTCGACTCTCAAGGAATCGTGGTGAAGTGTGTTTGAACAAAGATTGGAGAACGGGCAAAGAGGGTCTTGAAGAAAATACGCTATTTATTGCAAGTGGACAACATGATTTGAAGTTCGTCAATATGACAGGTCGATTGCAGGTTGATTTGTACAATTACCTCCGTCGCGACTACCAGCTTATCAAATACAAGCTGGATTATGTAGCGGGATATTTTATTGGAGACAGCGTGAAAAAAATCGAACATATTGATGGACGAACAAAAATATTCAGTAATAATCTGACTGGCCTTGAAAATAGCAATTATGTTAATTTTGAAGAGGAAGCGCATAGTGTGGACAATTACAAGGACGGAAAAAAATTTGAAGTCAGTGATGTAGATCCCGAAACCGGAACATTTTGGATAAATGGAGTTGAAAGACCCGATATGACCAAGAAAGTTCGCTGGGGTTTGGCAAAGGACGATGTTACACCACAAGACATTTTTAGAATGACTAATGAAGGTTCCAAAGAGCGGTCGGTTATTGCGAAATATTGTATTCAGGATTGCAACTTAGTTCATCATCTTATGACCAAGATTGACGTAATTACCGATTACATTGAGATGTCTTCGTTGTGCAGCGTGCCAATGAATTTCCTCGTGATGCGTGGTCAAGGAATCAAACTTACTTCTTACATTGCCAAAAAATGTAGGGAAAAAAACACGTTAATGCCTGTTATTGATAAATTAGATGGTGACGATGGTTACGAGGGAGCAATTGTGCTCGATCCAAAATGCGATTTATACTTGGACGATCCTGTTGCATGCGTTGATTATAGTTCGCTATATCCATCTTCAATGATTAGTGAAAATATATCTCACGACAGCAAGGTGTGGACAAAAGAATATGATGAAGATGGAACTCTTGTTGTTGAAACAGGTGACAAAGATAGCAATGGCAATTACATCTACGATAACTTGGAAACGTACAAGTATGTGGATGTAACATATGACACATACAAGTGGCGTAGGAAAAACAACAATCCAAAAGCCGCTATGGAAAAGGTAAAAGTAGGATATAAAACCTGTCGATTTGCGCAGTTTCCAGACGGAAAGAAAGCTGTAATGCCTGCTATTCTAGAGGAGTTACTTGCCGCACGTAAGGCAACTCGTAAACTCATTCCAAAACAAAAAGATGATTTTATGAAAAATGTTCTTGACAAACGACAACTAAGCATCAAAGTAACGGCGAACTCGATGTATGGTCAAACTGGTGCAAAGACGAGTTCTTTTTATGAGAAAGACTGTGCTGCTTCAACTACGGCAACCGGACGCAAACTTTTGACCTACGCGCGTCGCGTAATCGAAGAGGCGTATGCAGACCGAGTCGTTCAAACAACGAACTATGGGAATGTCAGGACCGATGCCGAATATGTTTATGGGGACACAGATTCGGTGTTCTTCAAGTTCAACCTGAAAGAGTTAGATGGCACGCCGATTATTGGTCAAAAAGCGTTAGAAATCACGATTGAGCTTGCGAAAGAAGCCGGAAAGATTGCAACAAAGTTCTTAAAAAATCCACACGATTTAGAATATGAGAAAACATTCTTGCCGTTTTGCTTGTTGTCAAAAAAGCGGTATGTAGGAATGTTGTATGAGGATGATCCACATAAATGTAAACGGAAATCCATGGGTATTGTTTTAAAACGTCGTGACAATGCGCCGATTGTAAAGGACGTGTACGGTGGTGTCATCGATATCCTCATGAAGGACAAGGATATCGAAAAAGCAGCTATGTTTATGGAGGATTGTTTGCAAAACATTGTTGATGAAAAGTATGGAATGGATAAACTAATCATCACAAAATCGTTGCGTAGTGGATACAAAAATCCAAATCAAATTGCGCACAAAGTTTTAGCGGATCGAATAGGCAAGCGTGACCCAGGAAACAAACCAAGTGTAGGTGACCGCGTTGCATATATTTACATTGTGAATCCGGACAAAAAGGCGCTACAAGGTGACCGTATTGAAACACCAGAACACATCATAGATAACAATATCAAAATTAATTATTCATTTTATATTACGAATCAGTTGATGAAGCCATTACAGCAAGTGTTTGCTTTAGTATTAGAACAACTACCGGGGTTTCGTAAAAAAATGGGTGGATATACAATGAAGAAATGGAAGCGTATGTTGACCGATTTGCGTAAGGAATATCCGGAAGACGAAGTATACAGAAAAAAAGAGGAGGCACTCAGAAACAAAGAGGTAAAGTCTGTGCTTTTTGATGAGTATTTGCGTCAAACTAAAAATGCGCAACAAGGATTGCAAAGTCTCAATTCATTTTACAAAGTCATTGACCTATGATGTATTGATTATTCCGATTTCTCTCAGCAAAGTGATAAATCCGAAAATACCGACTAATGAATTGACGAATAATATATATTTTGGTAATGCAATCCATTTTTCTAAATATTTTGTCTCGATTTTTTGTGACATGTTTGTGATATCTGTAATCAAATACTTACTGATTACTATTGCGCAAAGTAGAATTGAAAGACTCAATATAATAAATGCTACGTTGTATGCCTTGTTTTTCCCTCTGTAAAATCGGCTATATCCCAAAAGTGCGAGTGATACAGACGTGAATAGTCCAACATTACGCAATGATGTTTGATAAAACATAAGCAAATCCTTCTCTGTTTCCATAGTTCTTATATTATGATAAGTTTTTAAAAATTGAAATTAAAATGAAATTATGATATGTGTATTAATAAATAACATGCGAAATATGCTTTGTGCGCAGTGTTCAAGAAAAATTACGCGACATTACTTCGTAGATGATAGCGATTACGAGTACCAACATTATCGTTGCTGTGACGCAAATGTATGTTCATTGACCTGTGCTGTCGCGCGCCGGAATCAAATAAGTAGTTTTGACCCTGATTTAGTGTCACCAATAACTTGGCCGCATGTAGATAAAACACCACCGCTAAAACTAAAACGGTCTTACTCGGAACGTTTGTTGCAAAATAAAAATTCGATTCACGATGAAAAATTCAATTCAATTGATATTCTTTCAGATATAGACGAAGAAGAAAGTGCTTCGAAAAAGTTCAAAGGGGATGAGACTTTTTCGTTAGCATTATTGTTTGCGACAGTAATATCCATGCTATGTTTCATCACTCTGTGAGTTCGTAGATTGAGTTTCTGGTGATAAAAATGTGTATTCAAAAAGTAGGTTGTTAGAAGTATCAGTATTATTTGTTTCTAGTTGTCGAAGAATATCATTTGTTATAAACGTAGCAATACGATCAATCGATTGCGATGAATTATTGTTCTGTATTTGTCTTCTTTCTCTCATATTGTTCCTTCTGTTTCTATAATTTCTTATATCATATCTGCACATCGGACAATGAACGCTCGTTAAAAACCATACGCGCAGATTATCGCGTGAAAATATGTGCCCACATGGTATAATTTGCATAACAATCTCATCGTCAGAAAACGCTTCTCGTGAAATGGGACATGTACTATTGATTGGGTTATTAATACTAGAAAAAGAGGTTTCGAGTGTTGCCTGACTTATATCTTGCATAGAAGGTCTCGTGGACAAAGAAGAGTTTGTGTCTACGTTCATTGTATTAGTTGTAGATACAGACGGAGTTCTTGTTACCGCTGGAGTTCTTGTTGCCGCTGGAGTTCTTGTTGCAGCAGGATTTGTGGTTGAAGACAAAAATGTCAAAAAATTATCTACATCAAGGGTTTCATTATTTGTTGTTGTATTTCGAGATTCATTTTCTATGATGTTACGCATTGTTCTTTCTTGTTGAGATATGATATTCAGGGTGTGAGATAAAATGCGTCGTGTGCTTATTACACTTCTAATATACTCGTCAGTCATGCTATATCGATGCCTATTTTCTCTCCACATATGAAAGTATATTAGATAATATGTTTAAATAAAACTCGTGTGTAAATAGAAGATGCTATCAAAAGAAAGCTCTTGCACTATGAGTAATATTAATAAACCGGTGTTGAAGAATGATTCGCAAACATCCAGATTTGACAAATATAAAGATTTAGGACTTACGGGGCTAGCAAATGTTGGAAATACGTGTTATTTAAATGCGTGCATGCAAATACTATCTCATACATATGAGTTGAATGAATTTCTCAATAATAAGGCTTACAAGAAAAATATCAACAAGAAAGCAGATTCTGTACTTTTGCTTGAATGGGATAATTTGCGTGAATTGATGTGGAGCAGTAATTGTACCATTGCGCCAAATGGATTCATTAATGCAGTTAAGAGAGTATCTATGATGAAACAAATAGATTTATATGTGGGAGACGTTCAAAATGACATTCAAGAGTTTTTATTGTTCATTATTGAATGTTTTCATACAGCTTTAGCTAGAGATGTACACATGGAAATCTCTGGAAAAGTATTAAACAAGACAGATAACCTTGCCAAAGAATGTTTTCAAATGATGAAAACGATGTATAGTAAAGAATATTCGGAAATGTTGAAAATATTTTACGGAATTCATGTTTCAGAAATAACGTCTCGTGAAAATGGAGAGTCGTTAAGCTTGCGACCTGAACCTTTTTCAGTATTGAGTTTGCCAATTCCATCTGATAATCGCAGTCCGTCACTTTACGACTGTCTAGATTTGTACTGTGTAAAGGAGGAACTTTGTGGTGAAAATGCGTGGATGAATGACAAAACAAATAAAAAGGAGGATGTAAATAAAGGTATTATTTTTTGGAGCTTACCTAACATTTTGATTATTGATTTGAAACGTTGGAGTGAAACGGGTGGTAAAATTGACAAGCTTGTTCATGCGCCTCTTGATAATGCGGATTTTTCAAAGCATGTATACGGTTATCACAAAGAATCAAATACATACGATTTATATGGTGTTTGTAATCATTCTGGTGGGTCGTTTGGTGGACACTATACTGCGTTTGTTAAGAACGCAAATGGAAAATGGTATGAGTTCAATGATACGATGATAAATGAAGTCGAAGAGACTAGGGTTGTAACAGCTCGTTCTTATTGTTTTTTTTATAGAAAAAAGCATCAAAAATAGTATTATATTGATGTTGTTGAAATAGAATAATTAATTGCATAATTTTAATATATTATCATTTTATAAATATATAATGGATATCAATGTTGATCCGATAACAGGAACACCGCATAATTATTTTAACAAACTTGAAATAAACTCAGGTGTTATACTTATGGTTATGTTTGTAATCATATTGTACTATTTTTTGTTTGCTAGTTTAGGAGAGAGACCGACAACCTCGTATGAATCTGGCATGAATACAACACTTTTTCTTGAACTGCTGTTGTGGGCTACTTTTGTAATGCTATTGCTTTTGAATGGACTGTCGCTATTCTTCAACGCCGACATAAAAGCAAGTATTAAAAATATTTTTTCACCTACTCCTGAAATACATGTAGACGTGGAAAGTGATGATCCTAATTTATTAGGAGATGTAAATGTGAAATCCAGGGAAAAGGAAGTGTTCCACATACCAGGAAATAAATACTCATACGAAGATGCAAAGGCGGTATGTATAAGCTATGGTGGTCGTCTGGCTACTTATCAAGAAATAAGTGATGCGTATGATAAAGGAGCAGATTGGTGTGGCTATGGCTGGTCAGATGGACAAATGGCGCTGTTTCCAACCCAACAGTGGAAATGGGAGAATCTTCAGTCCATAGATGGACATGAAAACGATTGTGGACGTCCGGGTATCAATGGAGGTTTTATTGATAATCCAAATGTGCGTTTTGGTGTGAACTGTTATGGTTACAAACCGGAAATTACGCCTGAAGAGGCAACACAAATGGAAAACGCAACCTTATACCAGAAAACAAATAAGGAATTAGAATTTGAAAAACGTGTTGATTATTGGAGAAGTAAAATCCCGGAAATTTTGCTTTCCCCATTCAATCATGATACATGGAGCATTGTTTAGTTTTCATAAAGTTCGAGTATATTTGAAATGATAAGACTTCGTTGTATATCATCTTTATCAAAATCAATTATCGAAATCATCTTCTCTTTCATTACTTCTTTGTTGTGGTAATTCGTCTGAATACGCTCCAACAAATCTAACAATCCATTTTCTGTATTGTCGCACTGATGTATATCTCCTGTTATTACCATCTTACTGTTTTCACCGAGTCTGGTAAGCAACATAAGCATTTGTTTGTTGCTGGTATTTTGTAGTTCATCACCAATGATAAACGTATCTTTGAACGTACGTCCTCGCATAAAGGCAAGTGGAACGATTTCTATTCTTTTTTCAGCGATGAACGTGTTCAGAGTTTGTTGTGGGAAAAACTCACGTAATACATCAAATATAGGTATAATCCAAGGATCCATTTTTTGATTAATTGTCCCTGGAAGATATCCTATTTCTTCGTCTACACTGATAAGAGGTCTTGTCAAAATGATCTTTTGTTCTGTGTCTGATAGAAGTTTAGCGGCGTGCTGTGTCGGAAACAGCGTTTTACCTGTGCCCGCAGGACCAGTTGCAATTACTAACGATAACTCATCGGTGTTAATATACTTGTAATACTCTTTTTGTTTTGGTGTTTTGGGTTTAAATATTTCTTTCATTTTGTTCGACGGAGAGAAATCATGATAATTCTCATCATAGTATTGATCTTCGATATTTTCGTCCCATACAATTCCCCTGTTTTTCCGTGCGCAAAGTGGAAGACCGATATAACGTGAAGTGGTTTGTATGATAGCATTTGTAGTATGAAAAAGCGATGCTATGATGTATAAATAATAATGCATTATTTATCTTTCAATTGTATTTTCATATGAACAACATTTAAATTGTTGTTCATATGAAATCTATTTTTTACGCGTGTTTTTATGCTTACTTTTATTTTTATTCTTATTTTTAGATTTGTTACGAGTATGGGACTTAGTATTACGATGTTGCTTGTTAGTTTGTGGAGTATATTGTGCTAACTTCACTAGATTATCGTATAAAGATGTCGAAACCACATTTATTGAGTTCGCAGTTGGAGTCGTCTCTTTTACGTTGGGTTGGAATGTTACATTTTTTGGCACATAAAATAATCCTGCCGGAACAGCCAAGTCTCTAAATATATTGGTTGATGAAGAAACACTTTTGCCATTATTATGTGTGATAATTTCTTCATGTGGGATGAACATATTATATATACTAAAGCTATATTAGTTGGTGGAATACGTCCGCTTGATATCAGAAACAACTTTGGTTGGTCGCGATTCTTTGATAAAATTCATTAGTGCTTCCACTTGTGAATCATCAGTAATACACTTTTTGAGGCATTCTTCTACATGTTTTAATGTTAAAGGAGCTGTTTGGCGCGATGTGGTAAACTTCAACCTACCATCTGTAATATTTACCACAGAGTTTCCCATATTGTTTGTATTTACATAATGAATAATATTATCTGTCCTCGTATTTTTCTCTTCTCGCAGCAGTTTGAGTTGTTCATTCACAACTTTAATTTTGTTATCTATTGATACCCAGTCCTTTATATTATTTTGAAAATTGTCCATTGCGTTGCTATATATTAATGACCATCGAATAAATGAACGTATCTTAACGTTTTGTTATTGTTGTTATATTGTTCCTGCGGTTGTCAATGGTTTATTACGAATAAGCAGTATGAAAATTCCTAAATGTAAAAGAAAGCTTATAATTACAAACACTAGCGATAAATAGATGTATGGATATATGTTACTCATGATTACTTCTATCAAAGGGGACATTAGTAATTTTATTTCTTGTTTTATATCTTCACGTTTCAATAAACTCAAACATTGATCAATAATTTTTTCCCGCATTTATTATCGGTAGCATAAAAATTATTCCTTTATACTGCGTGTTATTAAGCACACTATTTTCTTTTACTGATTTAAATGGAAACCTTCGAACCAACAAAACATTTTGATTTTACAGACGTATATTTAGACACACCACAACCGGTCCAAGGAGGATCTTTTTTTACCAAACTCTTCATACAAGATGGAAAACCGCTCTATATACAACTTCCAAAGTGCATTTCTAAGCAAGGTGTTGTCACAACCAAAAAGTCAAAATATTGCGATCTGCTTTACGAAAAAGAAAATCAAGAATCATTAATAGGATGGATACTTGCACTCGAAGAACATTGCCAGCAAAACATATACGATAAAAGTGACGTATGGTTTCATAACGACTTTACAAAGGACGATATTGAGACACTTATGAGTCCTGTGTATCGCCTTTACAACTCGGGTAAGAAACTCCTGGTTCGTACATACATTGACGTTGGTAGAGAGAATAAACAGCATAAATGCATAGTGTATGATGAGCGCGAACTTCAGGTTGATGTATCGAGAGTGACACCACACACATCTATCATACCACTAGTTCTTATTGAGGGTGTTAAGTTTTCATCGAAGAGTTTTGATATTGTAATCAAACTCAGTCAGATAATGATTCTAGATGACCAAGTAGAACCCGTTCAAAATTGTTTGATTCGACGCGCAAATCAGCAAACACATATTTCTTTAGAGGATGACGACAAAGACAATGACAATATATCTGAAAGTGATGGATCTACAAAAACAAACATTGTATGCACACCATTAGTGAAAAGTATGAATGAAGTAATCGATGAACCTTCACATGTAAGTGATGTTATTTCAGATGAAGCAAAAGAAGCAAACGATTTGTTATCTAAAACAGAAATCGAACATGAAGGCGAAGTAGATGTTTCTGAAGAATCACCGATATCAGAATCAAATGTGATTGAAGATGATACCGCGTTTCAAAACAAGGAATGTGAAGGTCGAGAGGTAGAACAGGAGGTTGTTCCAAAAGATTACGAAGAAGATAATATAGAACAATGTGAAGATAGAGAAAACGGTGAATCTTTAGAAGAAGAGAAAACTTTAGAAAATGTGGAGTTAGCACAAATAGATGCATTAATTATTCCTGATGGAGCACCGATGAATTTAAGAAAGCCCAATGAAATATACTATGAAATATACAAGGCTGCAAAGGAAAAGGCCAAGAAGATGCGAATGGCTGCCGTCGAAGCATATTTAGAAACAAAAGAAATAAAATCGAAGTATATGCTTCAAGATATTGATGATTCAGACGACGATTCTTTGGGATCGGAAATCGAAGAGTCGTGAGAGTTTAGCGTAATTTAATGCGTAATCAAAAAATATTTTGTAGTTAGATTTATATAATGAAGGTATTCGCAAAGATTCAGAAAAAGATTAAGCGCCATCACGTCATCGCTCTTCTTGGGCTTGTAGGCCTTATTATTCTTGTTCGTCAATTCAATAACAGGAAGAACAAACCGGTTTCTGGTATGGCCGTTGAATCCGGTGATGTTGCTGCTTCGGTAGCACCAGAGGCATCAAAGCCTCTTGGTCAAAACGGCGACTATGCCGAGGTGACCCAAGATCAAGACGATAAAAAGGATATTCCTGCAGGTGTTCCTGTTTCGACCTCCGACCCGGCAGATCTCCTTCCGGTTGACCAAAACAACGAGTGGGCCAAGTTGAACCCGACTGGGGCTGGTGATTTGAACAGTGTTAATCTTCTTAAGGCTGGACACCATACCGGTATTGACACCGTCGGCAGCAGCCTTCGCAATGCCAATCTTCAAGTCCGCTCGGAACCGCCGAATCCCACCACCCAGGTGAGTCCGTGGGGCAACACCACGATTGAACCGGATCTTATGCGCGTTCCGCTTGAACTTGGTGCGAATCCTATGTAAATCTAATCAAATGAAATAAATAGTAAGAAAAATTACAATATTGAATTATAGTATATGCAAATCAATATTGTAGGATATGCTCTGATTGCGTTGTTATTATTTGTAGCAATCCGCATCTATAGGGAGTCAGATTTTATTCATCTTAAATGTGTAATATCAGATGTAGATGGTAAACGTTATTGCGTAAGGGAGAGAAATAAACTTGAACTCGCTGCAGACCGACTTGCCAACGTTAATACTCGGATGGGTAAACTAGTTAACCATGTCTATGAAAAATATCCTGAACGCGAAAACGTAATTCGATTGAAGAAGGGATATAATCCAAAGAAAATTTACGAGACGCTTCCCACAAGTCAGTATACCGCATATAGTCAAAATAAGGGTGAGAAATTAGCATTTTGTTTGGATACAGAAAAGCAAGGAGGACAACTTATTGACATGAACACACTCACATTTGTTGCGATTCACGAGTTAGCACACGTTGCGTCGAAGTCAACCGGACATACAGAAGAGTTCTGGAATAATTTCAAGTTTTTGTTAGAAGAAGCAGACAGTATTAATGTGTATAAACCCGAAGATTACAAGCAAAAGTCGAAGCGGTATTGTGGGATGAATATTACCGATAATCCTTTGTATGATTTATAATATGCTTTTATATAATATGCAAATTAAGTGCGTCCAACGCAGTGAAAATCGCAGATATTGTATCAGGGAGCGAGCAGAAAAAAAATTCATGAAGGGGGTGGAGCTTCTAGATGTTGTAAACAAAAAGGTATTGCTTCTGTTGAAAAAACTGAAAACCAAGTATCCAAGTGAACCAAATGTACAACGGCTGTTGGGTGGTTATAATTCACAGATTCTTCATGAAATTCTACCGTGTGATCACCATGTTGCGTATGTTGAAAATAAAGGGGATAAAGTGGCTTTGTGTTTACAGATAGAAAAATATGAAAGCAAATTCATAGATATCAACACGCTTACATTTGTAATTTTGCACGAAATATCGCATATTGCCAGCAAGAGCATTGGTCATACAACAGAGTTCAGAGAGAATTTCCGTTTTATTTTGGACGAAGCAGTCAAGGCAAAAATTTACGACCCGGTAAATTATAAAAAAAATCCGGTTCGTTATTGTGGAATGATGATTCAGCATAATCCTTATTTCGATATCAAGAAAAACTCTACTTCTTAATAAGATTCATAGATTCATATTTTTTCGTATTTTTTAATTTCTACCTTGTAATTCTCTTTGGTTTCCAAGATTTCTGTTTTTACAAGAGACCATCCGTTTCTTGATAACATTGGGAAAAATGTATCACAATCAAAAATATGGTCGATATGTGTAATATAACATGTTCCGATTTTATCGTCATTAAGATATTGCTTGTACACTTCGGCTCCACCGATAACCCATATGTCATCATATTTCCTATTTATTGTTTCAATATGCGCATCTAATGATTCGACATTTTGAAATGATTTTACTACATTCCCCGATATTTCTTTATCAATGATGAGTGTTGACGATAAAATGTAGTTATCTCTGAATGGTAAGTGTTTTTCACCCAAACTTTTCCACGTATTCTTTCCCATAATGATTGCGTTATTTTTCTCTCCTTTGGTGGTCTTTGAAAAAAATGCGAGATCCTCTTTGATTTTCCAAGGAAGGGACCCATCTTTTCCAATTCCACCATCATTTGACATTGCTACGATTAGTTTGTAGTTCATATAAATAATATGTTGTATATTTTTATATACAAATGACAAAGTATAATATCGTCATATTAGGTGATGATGATAACACAAAAGAACCATGTTTTTTAGAAAATATTTACATCGATGACACAATTAGCAGCGTTAAAAAGAAGATATTAGCTAATTGTCTAGATGCCAAGGATATGTGTTTTGAAGAACTCTATTTATTTTCGGAAGCACCTATTGGAATTCATATACCGGATAATGTACCAGTAAATCCTTTTGATTTTAAAGAATATGATGACGAAATAACGACATATGAAGATAACACATCGCTATTGATGAATTATATGAAAAGGGATAATAACATCATTTATGTGTGTTTTGCTGGGTCATTCAAAGAAAATAAAAATATAAATCAAATATTGCTATGTTACTTTCCATTGCTTGACAATATAGAAATGCTAGATGATTTACGAACATTCAATAAGGATACACATCTTGATGCAAGTTTTGAAGCGGAGACTAAATACGTAAAAATATTCAAAGACATGGGAAGTGAATTGAATGAAAACTTTAAGGATAGAGGTGAAGGTATTCAACATTTAGATATTTTGTACACACCAAAAACTCAAATGAATATTTCTCTTGTTGATGTTTTCCACCTTGTACATACGGAGAAAACTTTACCATTGATTCAGTTAAATTTGAAGGATAGAGAAAGGCAATATCGTTTATATGCACCAGATACTGCAACAAATGGTATGCAAATTCCGTACATTGATAAGGCACGAATCAATGAGTTTATAAAAATTTTTACCGGAACAAATCGGGTATCCTTCTACATGATTGATGAAGATAATAATAAGGCTACTTGCGAGTTTGTAAATCTGAATGGACAGATTTCATTCCGTCTGTTTGTCGAGAAATTCGTGAGACAAAAATCTCTTCCCGAAACAAATGTTTACATTCAAGTTCATATGAATAAGATTATTCGCAAGATTAACAGTCATATAGAACTGAGTGGTCGTTCAATAGAACCGTTTGAAATGTTAGAAAGTAAAAATGTCAAAATAAGCAATATCAAATATGCTCTTGAATTTTCATACTCAAAGGAACTATACTTTGACGAAGATATAAGACATTGTATTGCTGGTGTTTTTAATATGTATCACCAAAATCTATTTTCATTCAAGAGAATTTCGAAATATAATGTTGAAGGCAGTATTTACACTCTTCTTCGTGAGATGGAGGATAAAAGCGACAAAGAAAAAGAAGACCATCTGATTAAAGTATTTGGATTATCGAGAAACAATGCGAAAACGTATTTGTCAGATAGACTACCTGATAAACGTATAAGTGAACGTGATGGATTCTATTTACACGTGACCTTCAAAGTGAATCTTGTTGATAGAAGAAAACGAAACTATATAGTCACAATGGAAGGTATAAATCATATTGGTTATTTGGAAACTGTTCCTGCTTATATCTATGCCCTTATGAATATCGCAAGTATGTCGAAGTCTGATATTTCGAAGAATAATGAAATAAAGGAATTATGCGAATTGAAAAGGGATATTAAACAGAGTCAAAATGTAGGCATTATCGATGCGGATGATTTATCTAGTGAACAGAGGGAAGATAAAGACAGTGAGGACGAAGATGAAGACAGTGAGGACGAAGATGAAGACATTGAGGGCGAAGATGAAGACAGTGAAGACGAAGATGAAGACAGTGAAGACGAAGATGAAGACATTGAGGGCAAATATGAAGACAGTGAGGGCAAAGATGAAGACAGTGAGGACGAAGATGAAGACATTGAGGATGAAGATGAAGAGAGTGAGGACGAAGATAAAGACAGTGAGGGCAAAGATGAAGACAGTGAGGACGAAGATGAAGACAGTGATGACGAAAGCACAAGCAGTGAGGACGACGAAAAGAAAAATTTAGCTTTTGACTCTGATAGTGAAAGTTTATCTGGTGGAACCAAAAATGCAGACGTTGAGTCAACGGATATTGTTCAAAGATACAAAGACAATGAGAAACTTTTCAAGTTATGGCCACATCCTATGCTTAAAAAAATGCAAGAAGCCGATTCGAAATTATTTGAACAATCTATATATTCAAGAAGCTGTGCAAAACCCTTAGTCACAAAGACCGATCCTGTACCTGAAACTCGAATGCCTGTATTGTTAACAGAAGAAGAGTATGAAAATATATCAAAAAATCATAGAAATACATATACGGAGGCCATATCGTATAGTAGCGAAGACAACAATAAATTCTGGTACATTTGTCCGAAATATTTTGCTTTAAAAGAAAATCGAAGTCTCAGTCAGGAAGAAGTTGACTCAGGAAAATTTGGAAAAGTGATACCGGGTGTTCCCAGAAAAGATTTCCCGAAAGATTCAAAAGGATACAACATTTTACAATTTAATAAAGAACATATATATCCTGGATTTTTGAAACCCGAAAAGCATCCAAAAAATAAATGTATGCCTTGTTGTTTCAAATCATGGGATAAACCTGCTAATATCAAACTTCGAAAAGAATGTATGAGTCAAGATAATGATGTGAAACCACGAAAAAAAAAGACAACTACGTATATTGAAAAAGGACATCCATTGAAAGAAGGGGCACAAGGTTATCTTGATCCTCAAGTTCTTCACCTGTTAGGTGTTTCGAACAAAACATGTAATGATAAACCGGCACAAGGCTGTTTTCTTCGCCGTGGAGTCCAAGCCCACAAGTCGCAAACGTTTATTGCATCAATCGCTAAACTTAGGAAAGAAACTGAAAGTTTTACCATTGAAAAAATGAAAGAACACATGATGAAAAATATGACCATTACCCAGTTTGTTACAATACAAAACGGTAATCTGGTTGATATATTTTACGATGCTGATATCGAGGTAGAAAACGATGTTGTAACAAAATTTAAAACAGAAATACTATGGGAAATTGTCCAGAAATGGTCAGACATGGAAAGTAATGCTTATTATGAAAGAGTGCTTCGGGCTTTTCAAAATTTTAAGACATTTTTAAGCGACAATTCCGTGGTTATTGATCATACATATTTGTGGGACTATGTTTGTATGCCACGGGTTGTTGATGACAGTGGTATAAATCTTGTGATTTTAGAATTAGATTCGGATACCGCCAATACCAACAGTATCAATATTCTTTGTCCAACTAACCATTATGTGTCAAGTCCTTTTGAAGAAACCAAAAAGACGGCAGTTTTATTCAAAAAGGGAAATCACTTTGAACCTATTTTCCAAAGAAAGGAAACCGACAAATACTTATTCAGTTTCAATAATCCCAAACTGGGGAAAACGCTACAAAAGATAAAGAAAGCATTGGTCGAAAATTGTAATCCTTCTAATGAACTTCCATCGTATGAGTTCGATCAAAACATATCGTACAGTAAACTTATGCGGTTATTGGAAGAATTAACTGATAAAAAAGGAACACCTAGATATGTAAAGACAAAAAATGTTTTGAGTTATAACGGGAAAATTATTGGTGTATTGTTGATGCACAACAACAACGAATTTGTTGAAGAAGCTAAAGGACAAGAACAAGAAGTGCAACAAGGAGAGTTTATGTTACCATGTCGCCCATCGCCTTTGATGTATTATGATGATGATTATGAACTTCAAACAAGTGATAATAATATTTGGCTACATAATGTTGTACCACAATCATACAACGCAACTCGTGATTTTCTCTCTACAATTTCTGACGAAACCAATGGCGCAATCAAAAGTAAACCTATGATAAAAATAAGCAATGATGATAATGTTATTGGACTTCTTACCGTAACCGATCAATATGTTCCGGTTTTGCCAATAAATACAGAAGATACACTCGACGATGGACTCGATATAAATGAATATACCGACTATATACACGTTGAGAAAAGTTCTTCGACGAATAAAATTAAAGATGATAACAGAATGATAAAAGAAATGTATCACGGTTTGATACTCGAGTATAAGATTTATAACATGTTCAGAACTTATCTTCGTGCGTTGTTGAATCATGAGAATAATCGTTCATACAAGCAAAATATACAAGATGTTATTGATTCACGCGACAATTACACATATACGCAAAAATTAGACATCCTTATTCCAATATTACATAAGGTGTTAGATAATTACGTTAAGTTCTTGAATGTCGATGATAATGATAAAAACATTCTGCTTCTTTCAGAACAAACTCCTTGTATGGATATGAAGAATTGTAAAATCCTCATTTCAAAATACAACTTGTTTAACAGAGCTGATAATGAGATAACATATTTCGGGCGAATTGCGGACGAACTTATAAGATATCATGTTTTGAAAACATTTATTTTATCACGCGATTTTGAATCACCAATCCTTTTGCTTTCGCCTATAAAAGCTGACATAAATAAAGATGAAATCATTGTTGGAAAAAATCAGTTAGATCAGGACTACTTTCGAGCCTTGAAATCCACAGATAGAAGTATATATGAAAAATATGAGAGTTACGATACACAAACCCACAATGCAAAGATTGATGAAACACCAGAAAATATAGAAGATATGTCTAGAGTGTATGTAGAGTTGACATTGTAAAGATATTGTTAAAATATCTCATCATCACTGTCTGTGTCATCATCACTGTCTGTGTCATCATCATCGTTCCTGTCGTTGTGACTAATATTGTCATAATTCATGTCGCTGTTTATTGATGATTCATCACTATTCATAGCATCAATCATTAAATCAATGTCTATTGTATCATCGCTTGGGCCTTCTTGTGAACTTATGATGACGTTTGACGATGGTTCAATAATCGTATTTTCATCGGTTCTTAGAAGCAGCGAAAATGCGGAATCTAATATTTCATTCGTATTACGTCTCGTTTGTTCTCTCCTTCTACGATGACGAATTATAGAAGCACGTCTTTCCCGTCGCAGTGTTTCGCTCCGCGATGTCTCTTTGCGAGTTCGTCGTAATGAAGGTGGCGTTGTAACAACCTTGTCAATAAATGTATAAACAAAATTTAATTTCGTAGATTTCATATGGGTTGGATTTCCAAAAACAAAGGTATTTTTATCTTGAATTTTAGAATTTTTTGACCAATCAGGAGAATTTATTTGATATGTCCTTATTTTTCTTCCGTAACTAGGGTTAAGGGTTCGAAATGATATCATTTCTCCTTTCAGTTTTCGCTTTGATGTATGACGAATGGTAGGATTAAGTGAATAGCATTCTAACAAATAATCGTTAAGATACTTGGAAAAATGTGCTACTAAAGTTTCCTTAGGGAAATCATTGTGAATTACTATTCCTTCTAATTGCTTTTTGTAATCAACAAACATTTTCAAAATAGTTCTATACTTTTGCTGGGTTGTAGAATTTTTAAGGAACGATTGAATTGCTTCTTCGCGTATATAGCACTCGTTTGCCTTGCAAAAACGCAATATATTGAAATCATAAATAAAATATTGATGAAATAATATTGGCATGATATATGAACTGTTTTTGACAGCAAAATACAATGAATACAACTGAGCTTGCGTAAACTCAATGTTTGTGTAAGGATTTCGTATTGATTTGGGTTCAGCAAAAAACTCTGGTGAATGTGCGAGTGCGTTATTAATCAATGTAATAAGGTCGGAAATACGAAACGTGTATAAAGTGCGATTATTATCATCATATAATTCATATTTCATATATTCGCGCAACTCACTCAACGGATTGAAACAAAGGTCATGCTCAACATCATATACTCGTGCATGTTTTATTTTGAAATGTCTAGCTAAACGAGACATTCCATGATAAACTTTTTGTGCTTTGTAAAACGCATTTTGAATGTGTTTCTTTTTTTCAGATTGAATAAACATTGCATTCAATATTGTATTGACAAACCATTCTATTTTTCTTTCGCCCTTGTTTTTTTTGTCTTCACCTTGGAGAGAACAAAAAAATCCATATATTACAATATCTCCTTTCATCAGTTGTAGCTTCATATCATTTTCGGTTAAATAACGATTACCAGTAAGAAAATAATATATTATGTATGAAAACGAGTTCATAATATATTATTACTATTATTTTTATACTACATTTTTACATTTTACATTTTTACATTTTTGTACTACATTTTTGATACTATATTTTTTAAAAACCTGGGTTATAATTGTTTTCATCACCTGTTTTGATTGGTTTGATGTTGTGGATGTTTGTGTTGATTTCGATATTTTTCGTATAACATGGATCGGACGCATCGATATTTTTGAAAGCAGCATTAATAATCTCATCGTTTGTATCCTCTTCAAGTGTTACAACCTCCATAGATGTAAATTTGTCTGTGTCCAATACGACGCTGAACGCATTTGTTCCGAAGAAGCCTTCTTGACCACACATTACATTTGCTGAAACCCCACGCATCGGATCAAGTTCAGCGTGACGAGCCGCCTTCAAAAACATTTCTGGAGTTTCTTCAAAAGAAGCTTTGGCAATTGGTCCAATGTGGTCGTTGTTGATTCCATGACGGAATATTGAGACCATGCTATCATTGCATGTCATACGATCACATAGTATGCTGAGATGGTGATAGTTGATGTAAGTACTGTCAAACTCCATAACCTCAGATATTTCATTGAAAATCACTTGACGTGCGGCTTCAATTCCGAGTACACGATATACCTCTTGAATGTCGTTTGTAAATGTTCGGGTTTTGTCGATGAAATCAAGACCAAGAATATCGAGCAGATTGGTTCCGACAGTATCAATTACCCATGTTTCGCGTTTTTTGTAAACACCATCTATTTCTGTTACGGAATTGGTGATCTTTCGCGGGATAACTCGTTCGATATGCTTTACACCTCGCAATATCGTATTATCGAGCAACTGGTCCTGGAATGTTTTCAAATAATGGATTTCATCCGATACGTCCAATGGTTTAGGTCCAGGGGTATCCTTTGGAGATTTCAAAGATGAAACACGAAGACGGAACACCAGATTATCGTCATTGTAATCACTGAACGCGCATTCTACTTTATCCTCGTAAGCGCGCTTGATCGTAAAATGCACATCGTCCATAGTAATATCTTTGTCCAGCATGGCCTCCACGTTCATTTTAATACGAACGACCCATTTTGATTTAGTATCGTCGCTATTAGCATCTATATTCATGCATTCCTTCATCATTTCTTCGAACTCGCGATATTGCTTTAGAAGTATTTCGTCAGCTTTGATAAGTGTATCAAGATTGTCTGGATCAAAACATATTTCTACATTATCTACGACCGAACGAAGAGGAGTATACTGAAGACGATGCATAATTTTTTCGGCATTTTCTTGGTTTTCTTCTTCATCGGGAAACATGTGAACCGTGCACGAAGGGTTCTTTGGATTCTCCGAAAGCGAAAGAATCTCTTCAATACGAGGTACACCACGTGTCACATTTGATTTGCTTGCTACACCAGCAAAGTGGAACGTGTTAAGCGTCATCTGAGTGGTTGGTTCACCGATGCTTTGGGCAGCAATCATACCAACCATTTCTCCGGGTGCAACAATCGCATTCTTATATCCAAGGACAATCTTGTCTATCAAGATTTTCAGGGCGTTACGATTGAAACGCTTCAATACTATGATGTCTTTGGGCGTTAAGTAGTAGTAGTACATTGTCTTGAACAACTCTGTCGGAGGGACAAAATGAATGCTTTTGATGCGTTCAAATCCTTCGTCAATCATTTTAAATGCTTCTAGTGGTGTTATATCAACGATTGAGTTTGCGTTGATGTGTTGTTCACCCTGGACATTTTGAATGATATATCCAAACGCCACCGGCAAATGAACATTATTATTATCTTGTTTGTGGAACACATGTTTCACAATTTGTTCACGTATGTCAATCATCATTTTAATTGCTTCTTTACAACGTAGCGCTAGTTTCTCCTTTTGGGTGCGTATCCGCCGAATCACATTTTTCGTGTAGCAAGATGTAAATCCCTTGTCTTGAATGCTATTTACCGGTATATAGTAGTGAGCATAAATCTCATCCAATGTCATTGACACAAGCGGTAATACCTGATTTTCCACCTTGGTCGTGTCAAAACCATCTTCACCGTATGCATATTGAATGATCTTTTGTTTGTTGTTTCTGACTGTCATATCGTATTCCACTTTGAGGTCTTCGAGACCTTTGATAAGACGACGTTGGATATATCCCGTTTGCGAAGTTTTAACAGCGGTGTCAATCAGACCCACACGACCGCCCATTGCGTGGAAGAATAGTTCTTCCGGTGATAATCCTGAAATGTATGAGCTTTCCACAAACCCACGTGCGCCCGGTGTGTCATCGAACTTGTTAAAGTGCGGGAGAGTCCGGTCTTCGAATCCATAAGGAATACGCTTACCATCTACATTCTGCTGTCCAACACACGAAATCATCATCATCATATTAAGGTCTGAACCCTTTGATCCCGCTTTTACCATAATAGCAAAGCGATTATTTGCGTTAAGACTTTCTCTACCTAGTTTTCCTGTATCGTTTTCACACTTACTGGTAATGTTTTTGATTTGGGTTTCAAACTCCTCTTCGTTCGTTTTCCCAGTATTGTTTTCGAAGATGCCAATATGAGCTTGGTCGATAAGATCATGAACCTTTTGTTTAGTATTTGTGATAACCTGTGAAATTTTCTCATTTGTCACATCATCAGCAATCAAATCGCTAATTCCTACACTAAACGCACTTTGTTTCATGTATTCGGTAACAATATTTTGAAGGTCATCTATAAAATCTGCGGAAGCCATATTTCCATAGTCATTACAAATTCGCTGAAGAAGTCCTTTCGAACCACCACCAAGCACACCTTTGTCCAGTTGACCACGTTTGTATACACCATTTTGGATGTCAAGAACACCATTTGACGTTTTGTAGTCATCGCCTTCTTTGAACGTTTTGGTCTTGTAGTTCAACGTGAGTGGTGGCATGATTTGTGAAAGGATATCGAAATTACTAATGTTTCCAGTTTTACGTAATTTTTCAACATCTACCTTTTTGAATGACATCAATAGATTCATTGCATCCCTCTTGCTGAACGTAGTGTCTTTCCTGGTAAACTGGTATGCACCCAACAGCGAATCCTGAAATATACCCACAATCGAACTATTGCTTGCCGGACTAATGATTTGCCAGGGAACAGCTGCTAGATTACGGAGTTCCGACGCAGCTTCGATGTCTTGGGGCATGTGCATATTCATTTCATCACCATCAAAATCAGCATTGTATGGCTTTGTATCTGCTACATTCATGCGGAACGTATCCCCAATGGGCATGATTCGCACAATGTGGGACATCATAGACATTCGATGTAACGTTGGTTGCCGATTAAATAGTACGGCATCACCATCCATCATATGACGATGCACAACATCACCAACTTGTAGTTGGAGGGATTCCCGGTCTACATAACGCAACGAAATTGTTTCCCCACGCTTTCGATCCAGATTTTTGGCACCTGGATGCACATCAGGTCCGTTTCTTACGAGAGTTTGCAGAAATTTGATGTTTCGTTCATTTACCAATACAGGTCGCGTAATGTTCATCGCAATCTTTTTGGGAACACCTAGTTCTTTTATGGAAAGATTCGGGGTCGGGTGTAATCACAGACCGCGCCGAAAAATCAACACGCTTTCCCATGAGATTCCCGCGGACACGACCGTGTTTTCCATTCAATCTCTCTTTGATTGACTTTAATGGTCGTCCCGAACGTTGCGCTGCAACCGCAACACCTGGAATATTGTTGTCAACAAGCGTAGCAACACGATATTGTAGAAGCATCGTCCAGTCGTTGATTACATCAGCTCGTGCGTTTGTTGCGATTTTTTCCTGGAGAGTCTTATTGGCCTTGATGATATCCACAATAATATGAGTAATATCATCCTCACTCCGTTGTTGCGTATCGTGTTTTACGGAAGGGCGAACAGCCGGTGGAGGAACGGCTAAAACTTGGCATATCATCCAGTCGGGACGCGACCAAATCGGACTGAAACCCATGAACGAAACATCTTCGTCTGAAATGCGTCGGAATTGTTTAAGAAGCACCTCCGGTGTCATATTCATCTTAAGATTCTCTTCTTCACTTACTCCTTCCATTGGTTCCCACTCAGCAATCAATGTTGCCAAGCCTTCCTTTTTGATTCTTATAGGTTGTTTGCAACCACAACCATCCGATGTGTCTTCACCACACCGTTTTACTTTACTCGCAATGGAAAAGATATAATTCCAACGCGCGTCGGGTTGCATTTCAAGAGCGTGCTTGTATTTCTCTTTACTTATCAAGAGTTTACTGCATTTCACACAAGTACATCTTGCAATTTTAATTGCAGTGTTCAAATATTGAATATAAAAGAGCGGTCTTGCTAGGTCAATGTGTCCGAAATATCCAGGTGTCTGCATATAGTCTAGACCGTCAGTTGGGCATATAAACCCTGGTTCCAAGACGCCCATACGCGGGTCAAACAAACCGTTCACTACAGGTTTATTGTTAATATATGTATCTCTACTTGTGATAGCGGCTACCGACCCTTTTCTAATTTCATCTGGAGACAATATGCTGAACTGAATCCCTAGAATTTTGGAAGCATATTCTTTATTCATTGTACCAGATTTACGTTGTGACATCCTTCTTATATTACACTAATAATATTTAGATTGTTTATTTCAATTTTTCTAATCTATGTAGTTTTTTGACAATGTGAACAATGCGGAAAAATTGATTTAGAAATATGTTGTTGTATTATCATTATCAAGTTGTAAGATGCCGAAAGATAAAAAATCTACTTCTCATTCTTATGCTACACGTTCGAAATCTATGCATAAACAACAAGAATATAAGAAACATGAGTCCTCTTCTTCTGACGAGGAAGAATGGGAATCCGAGGAAATGGATGAAGAGTTCGATCCTCAAGAATATCAAAAGTTGCTTTTGGAATTGTTTCCTTCAAAGTTTTTGAAAAATAAGGTAAATGCTTCAGAATTGCCTAAAAGCAAATCAAATGGCAAGGAGAGTTCGTCCAAAACTAAATCTAAAGATACTATCAAAAAGACAACGGACAGAAATGGTGGTAAAAAAAAAGATGATAAGAAAGAAAAGACAAAAAAGGAAACTAAGGCCAAAAAAGAAGCTTTGATAAAGCTTAAAAAGAAACGTGATGAGGACAGCGATGCAGATAGTGATTCGGAGAGTGACGTGGATAGTGATATGGATAGCATTCCTGATCTTATCAGCGACGAAGAAGAGAAAATCACTAAATCAACGGCGAAAAAAAAGAAAGTCAAATCCAAAAAAAAGAAGGAAGAAGAAGAAAATGAGAGTGGCTCGGAAGAAGATACGGACACAGAAGATGACACTAGTGATGATGATGATGAAGATTATGATGAAGATGATTTGGATGAATTGTTATCTGGAAATAACAATAAACTGAATATAATCTTCACACTTGGTGGAACACCTGGTTTGGAAGAGAGTGAATCCGACGAGGAAACTGAAGAAGAAGAAGAAGAAGAAGATTCTGATTGTGAATCTGAGGAAGAGGACCAAGAAGAAGAGGATAAAAACACTGAGCATCTAAAAAAAAAGGTGAAAAATGAAGGAGTCTGTAATACAAAAGATGAAAATAACACAAATACACAAGAGGCAGTAATGTGTGATAGCGAGGTATTTGATAAGTTCAACAAGATGATTTCTGAACTTCCGCAAGGTGATAAGGAAAATAAAGCGATGAAGTCTATTATCAAAGAAATCAAGTCGCTCGAAAAGAAACACAAGAAAGAAGAAGAAAAAAAATCTAAGAAGCTTCGGGGAAAGAACACAGAAAAGTTTCGCAAATTGCTTCGTGATAAAAATGTTATGAATGACACAAAGTTCTTTGAGACTAAATTGAGTGTCGAACAGCAGCGTATCGTTCTTGAACAAATCGAGGAAGTCAGGAAACATTCTGATATTGAGAAACCTTATCGATTAGCAGTATTGGATGCCGATATTCCACTTCATTTCAAATCTATTGCTTACAAAAAGATAAACACATTGAAATACATGGAACCAGGTGATAGTGAATATTACAAAATCAAGAACTGGGTCGACACGTTCATGCAGATTCCATTTGGAAAATACAAGACCTTGCCGCTTACTCTTTCAGATGGTGTGGAAGCGTCACACGACTTTATGACCAACGCAAAGGATGTATTAGACAAAGCTGTCTTTGGGCTCAATGATGCTAAACTTCAGGTCATGCAAATGATTGGTCAGTGGATTGCGAATCCAAACGCTGTTGGAACGGCAATTGCCATCAAAGGACCTATGGGAACCGGTAAAACTACACTTGTGAAAGACGGTATAAGCAAAATCCTAGGAAGAGATTTTGCGTTCATTGCGCTCGGCGGTGCGACCGATTCGAGTTTCCTTGAAGGACATTCTTATACATATGAAGGTTCTACATGGGGAAAGATTGTGGACATCTTAGTGAAATGCAAATGTATGAACCCGATTATTTACTTTGATGAGCTTGATAAAGTTAGCGACACTCCGAAGGGTGAAGAAATCACGGGAATTCTTACCCATCTTACGGATACAACACAAAACAATAAGTTCCACGACAAGTACTTTTCAGAACTCCACTTCGACTTGAGTCGTTGCTTGTTCATCTTTAGTTATAATGACGAGTCCAAGGTCAATCCAATTCTAAGGGACCGGATGTATCGGATTCAAACCAAAGGTTATGACGCAAAAGAGAAGACTATTATTGCAAAAGATTACATTGTTCCAAGCATTCGTGAGCAGGTTAAGTTCGATGTGGAAGATGTGACAATCCCAAATGATGTAATCAACCATATTATTGATAAATACACCGATAAGGAAGATGGTGTACGAAATCTTAAACGATGCCTCGAAATCATTCACACTAAACTAAATCTATATCGACTTATGAAACCCGGAACAAATCTCTTCGAGAAAGACATGAAAATCGAAGTCACCTTTCCTGTCACGGTGACAAAGGAAATGGTTGACAAACTAATCAAGCAAGACCAAGATACAGGTTCTTGGCAGAATATGTATATGTAGAATGATCATCGTAATAATACATTTATTTTTTATATCAACGTATTATTCAAATATTACTATCTAAAGTTTTATTTCCACCACGCGAACTAATGAACTTCATTTGTTCAGGTGTCGCGCAAACGCAACCGGAAGAGCCACTGTAGGTCGCCGGACAGCAGCTTGGACTCAATGTATTTTGTGCAAAAATCGACATTTGCCCTTCTGGAAGTGGCTCAGAATAATCGACATGGTTGTTTTCCAACTTTGCAAAAACGTTTTGAGAGTCAGCATCTGAACCGGTAATCGGCGATTCCATAGCATAATCGACCGCAGCACCCACCATCGTCAAGCCTTCTTTGATACCACCAGCGCAAGTAAAAAAAACATTGCAAGCAATAAAAGTGCCAATTACTATACAAAGTATAATTATTTCGAGACGCATCTTTTTTCCTAAAATACTGATTTCCATCGCTATAAACAAGAAATAGATAATAATTATTGGGCATTGTGAGGTGGCAAATATTTTTCAATACAAGAATTGAAATCTTCAACTCGTACATCATCTACAACAAAAGAACCCCAATCGGTAAGTAAATGGTACACATATTCAGGCTTTTCTTGTTTCCCTGTTGCAATCATGTCATACGTATTGCTTACACCTAGTTCTGGGTCTACCACCATAATATTCCCTGTGCAATGTAACGATTTTACTTCTTTTATTTCAGTGTCATCCTGAACTACAAATTCATTTACACCCGATGAAATATCTTGACCACATAGTTTAACTATACCACATACTCGCTCTCCGTTGAGTAATGTGTCATTTACTTTTATATCAGCGATTCTTGTTGTTGTACCATTCAAAAGTTTTACTAAGCATTCTTCATGAAATCCAGCCGCCAAGACTTTGTGTATATCTTCCATCTTGAATGTTTTGGATAATAGCCCACACTTTTTCAAATGCGAAAAATCATCATCATCTAAATCATCCCAATCAGAAAATGTATATTTTCCCAGTTTAATTGTTTTCGTATTTGTATTGATGCAATAAACAAATGGGTCTTTGAAATCATAAGGATCAATGCGCAAACTTTCTGGATGCGTATCCACTGAAATCCATCCCATTTTTTCGTGATAAACGCTGTGATTTCCAGTTATGAACATCCCTCCTAGTTCATATATACTTTGATTATGCGATGATAATTTCATTACAGCATTGACTTTTGAACCATCACTCAAAATACTTCCAATTTTTACTGATTTTATTTCAACATCACTTCCATCTTGTAAAGTTAATGGGGTTGTTCCAGCGAAACACGCTGGAATACCCGGTGGTGTTTTCGTTGAAAGCTTCATAATCTTGCTCATCATCACTTGAGTCAAAATAAGCGGTACTAAAATTGCAGCCATTACCGCTGTTGTCGCAATTGCTTTTGGAATCAAAAACGGTAGAAATATTGAAGCAACCCATAATCCAGTAATAATTCCTACTAACGCATATAAAATCTTTAGTACAAGACTTACGATGAAAAGTAATAAGGATGTCAAACCGAAGTAACTTCCTAATAGTGTGTATATAGCAGTTGTAATAGTGCCTTCTATTTTTCCAATCATTGACTTCATCACTAAAAATATATTTACAATTGGGATTGTGATGTTAAGAGCACGACCCATTATGTTTTCAACCATTACCTTATGGTGTTCTCTCATCTTATGAAATTGAGCTCGTATTGCCACAATTGCTTCGGTTAATGTTTTGAACTGAAATGCAATAACATTCAAGATGTAATAAAATGGTTGGAATGCGTTATCTGTAATCGATGACAGTATTGACTGTGTGCAATAGGTAAAATTATTCTGTGTAGTTTCAAATGAAGTTTCACCCTGTCCTTTATTGATTATCCCTGCAAATGGAATAACAGACGGGTTACAACGTTGTTTCGCCCAATCTGCCTTAATCGGCTTTAAATTGTTCATAATGTGTAAATAACATGTTGCTAATGCAAACACAATACATAGTATAAATGCGATAAAGATATCCTGACCGTAACGTTCAAAATATCCTGTTTTATTATATAATTTGTCTATTTTTTCAAATATAATGTTGCTATTTATATTATCCATATATACACTACTCGGATAATATATACATTGACTACGAGATAGATTTGGATTCAGAACCATTATTATCTTCCCAATCGTGAAATACCCATTCACCAATAGGTATTGTGTGATCACTAGTAATAAGACACGCAAACTCTTCGCATATCATTTCAGTAACAACTGATGATTTGTTTCCGCGAAGATTTTTTACCGATACAAATTCTTGGAGCTCGGGTTCATACACTAAATGAGAACCCGAAACAAATATAGGTTCGTTATTCTCTCCACCTTCAATTTGATAGACCTTTTCAATCTGATTTCCTTCATCATCAATGTTGCTGATTCTCATTACTGCGCATACGCGACTACCGTTCTTCAGTTTCGTTCCTAGCGTAATGTCTTTCATAGCAACGTTACCAGCTTCTGTGGAAAGATATGTTTCAGGATGGAAGCAAAGGGCACGAACCATTTTTCCGGGAGGACCTGCCCATGTGCTTTCCATCGTCATAATCGAACCTGATAAGGTATACATCAAAGTTGCTAAAATACCTATGATTTTCCCAAATATATCTTTGATGTTTATAATTGTTCTTTGAAACTCTATCAATATGTTCAAAAAAACCCCAAATATATTTCCTATTGATTCTCCTATCATATTTCGAAGATTATTGATAAATGCTCTTATACTTATAATGTTTGTGTTAAGGTTGCTTCCTAGATTCGTGATGACTGAAACGTTGTAATCAAGTGGTTGCAACAGATATTTCATGTAGTTGCTCTGCATTCCTTGAACACAGTTGGTAAAGTTTGTCATTGGGTCGTGTCCAAATGTTTTGGCAAAAGGCATGATCATTGGATTACATCGATATAATGGCCAGTCTTTTTTTATTCGTTTAATTCCTACAGCAACAATTGCAAAAACATAGATAAATATGAAAATTAATATGATAAGGGATGAATGAAATATATCCGAAGATCTCATAATATTAATTAATGTTATTTTTTTCTCCCTTTCATACATTTTTTCCGTTGACATAAAGGTTTTAACGGGTTTCTACTGTTATAGCATCGTTCTCGCAACTGACAAAAACCTGAAGGACAATCATTATGGGTAGTACATGATTTTGATAATATTCCACCTCCTTTATTGCGAGACTTCTTGACCTTGCGAGACTTCTTGACCTTGCGAGACTTCTTGACCTTGCGAGACTTCTTGACCTTGCGAGACTTCTTCTGTTTTCCTCCAATCATACCACCACACGTATTTGTTGCGTGACAATCACCAGCAGATTGTGATAAGGCAATGGCATTGATTTGATTTCCAATAAGACTTGCTGCGCTTGCTGCAGAACTCGCAGGAAACTGTGGGACAGTCATTGTTCCTATTTCACCACCAAACTGTTGATTCAGTAAATATTGTTGTTCAGTAGTTGCTTGTTGATTCTCAATTGCTGCTTGTCTTCCGTTCACCGTAACAGTCGCAGGTATTACATAATTTCCACCCTTTGTCATATGTCCTTATATATATATAGGACAAAAAGTTAATTAAGAAAATTATTATATTGCTAGAATAAAATGAACAGTATTGACAGACTTCAACTTGAAAAAATGATTCAAGCAAACGATGTAGAAGATTGTACTGGAGAGATAAGGGAGAAAAAGCATAGCAAAAAAATTAGGGATGATGTAACCACAATGATTGACATGAAAAAAAAATACGCACGGCTCCAAAAATCCAATCCATCGCAATTCGACCAACTTTTAATTTCTAAATGTTCATTTCTCTTTAACAATTATACCGATATCTATAATCGCGTGAAAAAAGAAGAAATAAATCTCTCTACGCTTTGGAATTTATTGTCGGTCTTGGAGCGAATTGAAAATGGTGAACTCGATCAGCATAGCGGTGCGTATGAAGTGGGAAATTTACTAAAGAAGATTTACATCGATGGTGCGGTAATGAAAACAGAAAATATGGATAAGAAAATGGCATCGAGAAAGAAAGCAAAGAAACCCGAACCTGTAAAAAATGTTACTTGGAAAGAGTATAAGGCCATGCAAAATAACAAATAAATAATATTATTTCATTGTATATGATTCGCAAATGTATATCTCTCACAATATTTATGTTTAATATGTATCCTACTTTCTATGTTAATAGTCTTCGTCAGACTTTGCGACGCAAAGTTTTGATAAGGCAACGGAATAAATGCGGATTGTGTAATTGTAACTTTTCTATTATGCGTCCACATGAAATACATCATTTAAATCACAATCCGAAGGACAATAATTCCTCTAATTTGCTTGCCCTTTGTGCAAATTGTCATACAGCTCACCATCGCTTTGGAGTAGCCGTAATGCCGTTTTACAAATATAGAAATGCGACAGATTATTCCTTTTCAGAACCAGAGGTTACAACAGCATATTATGAATAATTCATATAAATTAATAAAATTGATTGAAAACAATGGTATATGACATATACAAACATTATGACATATACCTTGCTTATTGTCGAATCGCCAGCAAAGTGCGCCAAGATTGAAAAGTATTTGGGTCCAGGTTACAAGTGTGTTGCAAGCTTTGGACACATATGTGAGCTCAATGGACTTGAAAATATTGATGTTGATAATAATTTTAAACCAAACTTTACATTGATGGACACCAAGCGTCAACAAATAACGAAACTGCGTTCTGCCCTTGCGAAGGCAAGTGATGTTATGTTAGCGGCAGATGATGATCGTGAGGGCGAGGCTATAGCGTGGCACATTTGTCAAGTATTTAAGCTTCCTGTTTCCACTACCAAGCGTATCATCTTTCATGAAATCACCGAGCCTGCCTTGAAACAAGCGGTGTCACACGCCGGATTAATTAATATGGATGTGGTTCATGCGCAGCACGCGCGTCAAATTCTCGATGTCTTGGTTGGATACCGCATTTCCCCTATATTGTGGCAAAAGATTTCACAAAACACTGCTTCGGGTCTCAGTGCTGGCCGTTGCCAAACACCCGCGCTTCGTCTGATTTACGATAATCAAAAGGAAATTGATGCGTCGCCTGGTCGAAAAGTCTACAACACGACAGGCTATTTCACACGCAAGAATTTACCGTTTGTCCTTGACTACAACCACGATGACGAAGAAAATATGGCCGAATTCCTTGAAAATTCAAGTACACATAACCACATCTATAAATGTAGTGATCCTCGCAATATTTCCAAAAAATCTCCTATTCCTTTTACGACAAGCGGACTTCAGCAATCCGCAAGCAACGAACTCCGGATATCCCCGAAGGAAACGATGCGATTGTGTCAGAAACTTTATGAAGGGGGGTATATCACTTATATGCGGACAGACAGCACTACATACAGCAAGGTGTTTTTGGATAGTTCTAAAAAGTTCATAGAAAAAACATATGGAGATACATATGTCCGTGATGATTTGGATGCGCTTGCGGAGCGCGATTCTAAAGTCGTGGTGAAAAAAAGGGGAACTAAGTCGGGTGCGAATGAAACAAATGCAGGGGGTCCGCAGGAGGCGCACGAGGCAATCCGTCCTACGGACGTCACCGTTGTTAATGTGGACGAAGAACTTGGTGCACGAGAGGGAAAGATGTACAATTTGATTCGTCGCAATACATTGGAAAGTTGTATGGCGCCTGCGAAATATCTCTCAATTACAGCAACATTGAGCGCACCCGATGAGCATACATATCGCTACAGTTCGGAGCAAGTGGTGTTTCCAGGGTGGAAAGCAGTTGCCGGGTATGACGATGAATCGCCTGACTATGCGTTTCTTCAAACCATCAAAAAGGAAAGCGTTTTAGATTATAAGAGCATTGTTTCAAAGGTTACGTTGAAAGAGCTGAAACAACATTACACGGAAGCCAAACTGGTTCAGTTGTTGGAAAAGCAAGGAATAGGTCGTCCATCAACATTCTCCTCCATTGTGGATAAAATACAAGAGAGAAATTACGTCAAAAAAGAAAACGTAAAAGGAAAGCAAATCAAGTGTGTAGATTTCGAACTGACTGATGCTGAACTTCTTGAGAGAGAAAACATTCGCGAGTTTGGAAACGAGAAAGATAAAATGGTATTACAGCCACTTGGTTTATTGGTTGTTGAATTCTTGATTGACAAATTCGACACTTTGTTTCAATATGATTACACCAAGGACATGGAACACAGTCTCGATATGATTGCAAAAGGTGAAAAGGTATGGCACGAATTGTGCGGAGAATGCCTTGAGCAAATCGAAACACTTTCGGAGGGTTTGATTGAAGAGCGTATTACTATTCCCATTGACGATTCACACACCTATATGATTGCGAAGTATGGTCCTGTGATAAAATGCGTGAAAGGAGGTAAGACGACGTTCAAGAAAGTAAAAGATGATATTGATGTTGCAAAGTTGCGTGCGGGTGAGTATAAGTTGGATGATATTATTGAGGTAGCATCGCATACGTGTGAGGATCTTGGAAAACATAAAGGGACACCCGTCCTCTTGAAGACTGGCAAATACGGACCTTATGTGGAATGGGGAACTACCAAACGTTCAGTTAAGTTGGACAAATTACTAGATGAGATTGTATTGGAGGATGTTTTACCAATTCTAACTGAGAAAAATAACAAGTCGTTCGTGCGTGAAATCGACGAACATACGTCAGTGCGAACGGGAAAGTATGGAGATTATGTCTTCCACAAGAAACCCACTTGGAATAAACCGCGCTTTCTGAAACTATATGACTTTGTCAAATTACATGGTCAAGACAGTTACAAAACTTGCGAAATATCCGTGCTACGCAAGTGGCTTGCTGAAACCTACAGTATTTGAGTATGTGTGCCGCTTTTATGAACTATAACTTTTCTAAATTGTATAATGATAATCAATATATATTATAAATGACCGTAATCAGTGACTTTTCTCTCTTGAAAAATAGATATAAACTGGAAACATTGGAGAGAAATGCAAACCAACTTGATAAAAAAATATTATTGGCAACACAAATATTGTCTGCCGACTTTTGTATCAAGTACATTTGGGACCCGAAAATCGACTCTGGAAGCGAAGACTCTTACATATACGACTTCGACTACATATTAGGGTTTCAGAGCCATTTGACTAGGAAACAATTAGAACGGGCATGGATTGATATTCAATGTAATTCCAATACTACACCTACGTTATGACGTAATAAATACAGGACCTACAACCGCCAATAATACAATTATGCTAAAGCCTGTTTCTGTGATTTTGTATAGATTTACCATAAGTCTATAACAAGATTGAATCCACATGTTTCATTATAGAATATGTAAGTATATTTATGTCTATTTTTGTTTAATTTATCACAAAGTATATAGCGCGGGAACACGGAGATTTTCAGTATGTTCTATTTCGTTTCGCAACTTGTGAAGTTCTATTGTAAAATTTATTGGATTGTCTTGAAAATCTACCAACCGACCATCATGATAACGAAATAAAAATTTGAGTTTGCTGATTCTTTCTAATGGAGGGTCAAATATAGTAACATTTTGTAAGAAACCATTGCGCGATTCGTATGTTTCACCATGTGGAAGGGTTGTCACTGGTATCTTGGCAAACGCGGAATTCACTTTTGTGCCGAAATCGTTTTGGCCTGTCTTGTAAGGATCATTGCGTTTCAAGAGGTCGGTTGTGGCTCTGGAATAGGGTTCCAGTTCGTCATATGAACTGTATTTTTCAATCTCCATATAGATTATTTTTTCGCCAGCAATGTTCATCGTTTTAGGAGCCTTTGTATAATAAACAGGCATTCCTTCTGTTACCGGTTCAATCCATTTCCATGGAGAATCGTTCATCATGTAAGTGAATTCAACACCCGACATGTCTGATGTTGTTGTGTAAGTCTGTTTATCAAATCCTAAATACGAAGGCAACCCCCATTTGGTGTAGTGATTCCAAACATTTGGTTGCTTATTGTTTGAAAGGTCATAGCTGATTTGTTCATCAAATGTGAGTGTAAAATCATCTTGCATGTTTCCAAACCAAAATTTTTGTGCCACCTTGTCATAAAATACATCGAATTTATCGTATGTTTTGCTGCCGCCTTCGGTCTTGATATTTCGTGGTGACCGCCTGATTCATTCTGTGCTTCAATTCATTCGCCAGTTCGTTCGGTTCATAAAACCCTTCCTGAATTTGAGTTTGGAACGATTCATTTGATACTGTCATCAATGTCTCGTAAAAATCGTCCTCTGAGTTTTTGGGTATCACCTTGAATGTGAGTTTGGTGTTTTGACTATCATTACTGAATGTGTAATAGTTAATAGGAATAATGATATCCACCAATCGCATCGAGTGTATGTTTTGGTAAGCATCAGGTAATTGCACCTCAAAATGATTGGAATGAGGCCACTTATTGATATCGCGATCTTCTGAGTGGATTGTGACTAATTTTCTCTCCAATACAAAATTGTTCTCGCGCGGATCGTTGCTTCGATGATTTAGTAAGTTCATTGTCTAATATATAAAAATGATAATATATCTGAGAAAAAATAACTTTATATCATATACACGATGGATTCTGAAAAAGCAAAAAGTATCATTCATTATATGAACGGATTATCTTTGGTTGGTTTTCTTTTGATGATAATGTTAGGAACCACTGCGGACCCCGCAACACTTTCTGTTATAACATTTGGTATCATCGTTATTTCTCTCTTGGTGTGTGTTTTTATTCCAATATCGGTAAGCACTGAATTTCGTTCGTTCAAGTTACTTCTATTAAATAACATACCTGTCTTCTTTACTATTTTACTTTCAATATGGACCATAATTATTTACAGTACCTATTTCGATAAAATCAACGAAAGAAATGTCTCAAAAGAGTTTTACGGATTTGCCAATATGTCATTGTTCGTCATGGCAGGCCAAGTATATGTTTCCTTTCTTGCACTGGCCGCCTTTTTGAATACTATTTATGGAAACGATATGAACAAAAATAAAATGAAATCGATATTGAATAAAATGAAATCGATATTGTATCTGTTAACTCCATTGAATATTCTACTCCTTAGTGTCATGCATGTTATTCTTGAATTTTTCTCTACGGATGGCTAGATTTAATAATTTGTCTCACGTCCATAAATTTATATGTGATTCCATATTCTTTCTCAGTTTCCCATATGCCTGACATTTTGAGTACGTAATTATTTTGCGGAGATAATTGTGAATTATCTGTGAAAATTTTAATGTTTCCACAGTTGAGTTGTTCTTTGATTTTGTGTACAGGGATCTTTCCGTTCATGACAAGTCGTTCTAGTATTTTCGTTTCAATCTGTATTAATTTATTTATGACTATGCAGTTCTTGGCAAAATTGAATGAACACTTGAATTTATTATAATGTTTTTCTTTATTTAAAATGTCTATATCAATCTTAATATAAACTCCATTCATACTAAACATATGGTTGGAATAGGTCATCCGCAAAAAGTTTGATTCATCTATCACTGTGTTTCGGACTGGTTTATTGAAATACACATTTTTGTCATCAAACTCATCTAACTCTATGACAATATTCATTCTGTCGTGTAAAGGCATATTGTGTTTAAGCGTTTACAAATTTGTATCGCTATACTTGTTTATTAAATACAATAATGCTATGGAATGTGTAGGAACATCATCTATGGTTTCAAACATTTGAAGTGTTTGTTCTCCTTGTTCTATCAAGAAAGAGAGATTTGATTTTTTTATGAGTAAATAGTTTACCCATAGAGATGATAGTTCTGGGTGAGTATGCATTTTTTCTTTGAATTTGTTGATAAGATGTTCTATTTCTTCCATATTGTATTTTATATTATTAATGATGATACAAAATAAAGACATATAACAAACTTATTAACAAGAAGTTCAAATACAAATGAAAGGTAATGTCACGAGTTTTGACGATTATATAGAAAAAAATAACAAAGTATCTCTGCATCCAAATATGTGTAAAGTCATCAAACAATTTCCTGATTCAATTACAGATCTTCAAAATATTATTTTTTATGGGCCCAAAGGCATCGGCAAATATACTCAAGTTCTATCAACTATAAAAAAATACAGTCCAAGTGGATTAAAATACGAGAAAAAAATCAGCATAACTTACAACAAAAATACGTATTTTTTTAAAATAAGCGATATTCATTTTGAAATCGATATGTCACTTCTTGGATGTAACACTAAATTATTGTGGAACGAACTATTTGATCATATTGTCGACGTGGTGTTAACAAAAACAGACAAGATTGGCATTGTAGTATGTAAATATTTTCATGATATACATTCTGAATTGTTGGATTCGTTCTACAGTTATATGCAGAGCAATTCAACTTCGGGTGTGCGTCTAATTTTTGTGCTTATTACCGAATCAATCAGTTTTATTCCTGAAAATATTGTGAATTCATGCTATGTTATACACTTATCTCGTCCTTCTAAAACTCGGTACAATATGTGTTTAGAGAACAAACTTCCAAAGGATGTTATTGTCAATGAAATTGCTAACATGAAATATATTGACAATCAAGATGGACAATTATGTTTGCCACACAAAACAACGTGTGATAAAATTATCCGACTTATTCTAAACATCGAATCTACACGTTTTGTTTCCATACGCGAAAATATTTACGATATTTTTATTTATAATTTGGATGTATCTGAGTGTATATGGTATATAATAGAAAATCTCATATCAAGAGATCAATTACACAATGAAGATATATCGGATGTGTTACTTCGTGTATACACATTTTTTCGTTACTACAATAATAATTACAGACCGATATATCATTTAGAGGGTTTAGTGTGTTATTTAATAAATAAAATTCATGGATTTCAATCGTGCGTGTGAAATTTTGAATATTACACCTCCATTTGATTTGAAACGTTTGAAGCAAAACTATCATAAAGCAGCCTTAAAACATCATCCTGATAAAAATTTTGGTGAAAACAGCAGTCCTATCTTCCAGGATATTGGAGAAGCGTATACGTTTCTCTCTATATGGCTCGATGCGGATTCTACTGCACCACCAACGTTTGATTATAGTTCAATACTTGACAACTTCATTCGTGTTGTAGGAGAGAAAAATTCGCTTGATAAATGTGAAATCAACTCTTTGTTTGACAATTTGATATACGGATGTCGAACGCTTTCTTTGAATGCATTGAAACAAACGGATAAAGAAACAGCAGTAAAATTGTTTGGCTATGTTGTCCGTTATTCCGAGTTGTTGGGTTTAGATGAAGTTACAATTTCTCTTATGCGCGAAATAGTAAAAGAAAAAATGAGTAATGATGAATTAGTCATTATCAATCCTTCTATTGACAATCTATTAAATGATGACGTATATTGTCTTACACATAATGATGATGTTTTCTATATTCCCTTGTGGCACGATGAGATCAGTTTTGACCTATCTGGTTCGATGTTGGTTGTAAAGTGTATTCCTGATATAGGAGAGCATATCCACGTGAATGAACAAAATGTTCTTCAGGTAAACGTTTCCACTCAATGTAGCAAAGTATTTGAAGACGGCGGTATAAATGTGAAACTTGGAAGTAAAAAATACATTATTCCTGGACACGAAATACTCATTCAACCGTTTCAAACTTACACCATGCGTTCAGTGGGAATCGCTCAAATAAATACAAGTGCTATTTATAATGCAAACAATAAATCGGATATTGTTTTCAATATCACACTAACTAAATAAAAAATATTTAGTATTTAGTTAGTCATACACATTCCATTTTTATGATTTGATTTTTACTTTTTATGATTTGATTTTATTTGTTTAATACTTCGTTTCTTACGCAGAAATCTTCTTGCGAACCACCTTGCGTTTCTTTACAGGCTTGCTGGGTTCGGGCTCTGGCTCTGGCTCTGGCTCTGGCTCTGGCTCTGGTTTCTCGGCAAACGACGGTTCATCATCGTCACTGTCTTCTGCAACCTCAACACCTACTACGTTTTCATCATCTTCTTCAGCTGCTCCCGAATCCTGCTGCTTGAGCTTATTTTCATCGTCCTCCGAAAGCTTGATGAAGCAGCGCCCCTTAAGATTCTCCTTTGGCTTCACAAGTGCTTGCATTAGACGCCACGTGCATCCAAACTTGCCATTTGCAAACCAAAGGCCACCGCAACGAATCACCAGTGCCACATTTGTTGCTTTGGGAATAAGTTCCATTGGTCCCACATTCCCATCAACAGTTGGAAACAGTGGCTTGTGGTCCATATCGTAAATCTCACAGTTGAATGACTCATCCCAGTAGTCCAGTTTGATTCGAAGTGTTGGTGCACGAGTAAGATCTGGTTCGCCAGTATTTGGGTCCTTAGGATAGCGAAGCATTGGGGAGAACAGCGCATCTACAACCTCCGGTGTAACCTTTCCTTTTGCTAGCCACTCTTTCGAGTTCTCCACCGCATCTGCCTTGAGCTTTTCCTGGAAAGCGACCATTGCCTCAAGAAACTTCTTGGTCTCCGGTGTCTCATACTCCTCCTTCGGGAACTGAAGAGACATATCGTAACTTTTTTTACCAGTGCCATCAAAGTCATTCTCATTGACACCCCAGGTCAACATCAGCGGAGTTGTAAGGTACAGAGCCTTATTTGTCTTAGCGTTCAGGACTCCAACACTTTTGCCTCCGGCCTTGTTGATTTTTGGCTTCACATACTTGTAATCCGTCTCTGGCTTGAAAACACTGCCGTTAATCATCATGTTGTCCTGTGAGCTCATGATTGTTACTCTAGACTACGGCGTTATTTCTAAATCAATTTTTTTGTTAAATCACTAATGCAACCTTAACTTAAAGAATGATACATCTTATTTGTGATGTTTTCCGGTGTTCTTTTTGAAAAAGTTTTTGAAGTATTACACTAAAAATAATAATCCATCAAAAGATGATTATTTTTATGAATATTTTATTTGTTTATGTTTATTTGTTTATGTTTATGTGTTTTATGGGCATCTTAATGGTGTTTACGCAGAAGCATTCGCACCCGACTTGGCAAAATGCGGGCTCATGTACTTCTGAAGATTGAAGTAAGTAAGCTCATCGTCGCCCTTAAGCTTGAGGAGTTTCGAAAGCTTGGTATCGGCGTTGATCTTGCGACCATTGCTCTTGTCCTGAAGGTCGTTCGCGCGAATGTATGTGTTGATCTCGCGGGTCACCTCAGTGCGCGCCATTTCCGTGCCAACCGGCTTGCTAAGGAACTCAGCAAGCTCGTTGCTGATAAGCGTCGGCTTCACGAAACCGCTCGGCGAACGGTTTCCCTGCTTACGCTTGCGCTTGGCGTTGGCCTTCTGGGCAGCCTTGAGCTCGCGGTTAGCCTTCTTCTCAAGAGTACGGAACTCGGTGCGAAGACCCGACATGAGCTGGGTGACCTGCTGGAGCTTCGCCATGAACTCGGTGAAATCCTGGGTGAGCTGCGGAACAACCTCGGTCTCCGAAACAACATTGACATTCTCAACCGGCTTGGTCTCAACTACCTTCGGTGCAGCAACGGTCTTCTTAGGGGCAGCCGCCTTCTTAGGAGCGGCAGTCGTCTTATTCGACTTGGTCTTGGGGGGTTCAGTAGTCTGCTTCTTTCCACGGGGCATTCTATACTCTACTCTAGTGATTCTTTTTTAAGTGTTTTAACGCAAAATACTTTATATATCACACGAAACCCCCAGTCAAACGCCCTAAATAAACTCACTCAATGGGAGCAACTGAATGATACAACCACGGCAAACTGTTTGCTGCTTCAGGGCTCACTAAAGTTAGAGCACACAATACATAATTCGCACCTAATATGCGATTGGATTCTGTTGAACCTTCTTTTATCATTGTTTCTATGATGTTCAATGCTATTCGCTTAATCTGGTCATCAGGATATACGGGCAATACTCTCATATTCAGTGTTCCAAATGGGTTCCCATTTGGCGGGCATATTTCTCGTTTCACTTGGTGTGACAACTGAGCCCGATAATGCCATATATCCGCCAATTCGCGAATAAAGCGTATCACCATAATTCGCTGTAAATTGTTAAACCACGCAGGATCGGTATAGTTCCCTAGAGTATCAATAATATGGAACAATTCTGTTGCTCGTAACTCTAGCTGTTTCTCTACAGAAATCGTTTCTGCTTCCTCAATCGTTACGTCAATGTCCTCACCTAACATCTTACTAATTTTTAGTATCCTTTGCACATCATTACGGACGTGAGTTGGAAAAGGATCACGATTATAAGGGTTCGTTGTGTGAGAACCACCTTTTTTGAACAAGTTGAAAAGAGACGTTATCTCAAAAGCATATACTTGCCCCGTGTCATCCCGATATGTGTATATGTCAGAGTAAGGTACAGAAGCAATATTTTCCATTGTAAAAAAATCAGTCTCGTTTACACATATGTTTCTCTTGAAACGTCCTGGTCCTCGCAACTCGTTGTAAAGTTTTAAAACATACTTTTTCCATACTTTTTGTATTTTAACTAAAAATGACGACATTTGTAAATGATAATACAGTCTTACAATTAATTCATGCTTATTTCCCGAAACCTTTTGCTTGTAATGTCTGCAAATTTCCTTGAGAAATTTTACATTGTAGTTACATTGCTTCAACTTTTCATACTCATGAAATTGTGGTATTACAAAAGTATCTTCTCTTACTGGAATACGTCTCGCCCTTTTTTGTTGGTTTTTAATCTTATTCGTGTTTGTCCTATTTACGGATATACCATTGGCAGTTTGCCCATTGGCTGTTTGTCCATTAGCACTTACAACAACAGCATTAGAAGGATTACCCTGCATTAACATATTTATCAAAGTATTATTTACATGATTCGTAGACATATTATACATATCTTAAGATATTCTTTTAATGCCTTTTAGTATAATCTTTCGCGCTAGTCGATTATCGCTGAAGGTGTCGAGAGTGGCAGAGCGCGATACACCACCAAGCGAGACAGGCGTTACTCGTTTGACGCAGCCTCCGTTGTCACACACCACAGCCATGCCTGCCAAGAGCGCGAAGAAGGCGAAGGGTGCGAAGAAGAAGGCGAACGTCGATGCGCTCAACCGCAAGCTTCAGGCCGCCATCCTTGCGGACGATGAGGAGGGCGCGCGGGCGGCGGTGGAGCGCGGGGCGGACGTGGACGCGTTGATGGCGAGCGGCTACTTCAACGAGAACGTGGCGCCACTTCACCACGTCGCAGCTCTTGGTAACCATCACATGGCGCGGGTGTTGGTGGAGAGGCTTGGCGCGAACTTGGAAGTTGTAGGCCCGGATGGCTGGACAGCCATGCACTGCGCCTCGGCAACCGGCAAGACGGAGACGCTCAAGACTCTCGCACAGCTCGGTGCAAACATCGACAAGGATGACAACAGCAGAGTCACGCCCTTGCTGCTAGCATCGTGGGCAGACCACACACCGGTCGTCATCGCGCTCCTCGCCCTCGGCGCCGATCCCTCCATCGCATCCACACGAGTGGTCGATGACATCCCCTCCGGGTCGACGCCGCTCTCCATCGCCCAAGCCAAGGGCCACGCCGACATTGTCCGCATCCTGAGCGGCAAGCCCAAGAGCGCGAAAGAAGCGCACGTCGAGGCGCTCAACCGCAAGCTCCAGGCTGCCATCCTTGTAGACGATGAGGTGGGTGTGCGGGCGGCCGTGAAGCGCGGGGCGAAGGTTGACGGCGTGATGGCGACCGGCTACTTTAAAGAACACACTGCGCCCCTGCACGAAGCCGCGTTCAAGGGCACCTCGAGCATGGCGCGGGTGCTGGTGGAGGAACTGGGGTCGAACGTGGACATGGTAGAGCCGATACTCGGCTCAACGCCCATGCACTTCGCCTCGACGACCGGCAACACGGAGATGATCAAGACTCTCGCACAACTTGGCGCCAACATCGACAAGCAGAACAATGTCGGCGCCACGCCATTGCTGTGGGCATCCTTACGAGGTGAAGCGTCGGCCGTCATCGCGCTTCTCGCCCTCGGAGCCGACCCCTCGATCACCACCACACGAGCGACCCCTGGCGGACACATCCCCGCCGGCGCCACGCCGCTCTCCACCGCCCAAGCCGAGGGACATGCCGACATCGTCCGCCTCTTGAGCAACAAGGCCGGCAAGGGCGCGGACAAAACGACTACTCGCGCCACATACGACCCGCACCAGTACCAGAACCCCCACCCGGACGACGCCCTCGGCAAACCCAAGAAGGGCAAAGGTAACGACGCCAACACCCACACCTGCTCATACGCCGCGTGCGGCAAGGTCGGTGCCAAGGCCAACTGCGGCCGCTGCAAGCGCGCGTGGTACTGCAACGCCACGTGCCAGAAGGCCGACTGGCAGCGGCACAAGAAGGGGTGCCGCACGACGGTGGCGGCGGCGGCTAGGGCGGCGACGCGGGCGCGCGAGGAGACGGCGGCGCGCGAGGCGGCGAAGAAGGCGAAAGGCGCTGCTGCAGAGACGGAGGAGGAGCCGTCTTCCAAGTGCGTGATCTGTATCGGTCCTCTCGTTGACCCTGTGCCGCTCCCGTGCGGCCACGCCTACTGTCGCGAGTGCATCGGTGGCGTGCGGACAAAGGGCGACTCGCAGACGTGCCCGCTTTGCCGCGCCGTTCTGCCACCGGGCGTGGAGGGGCTGTTCGATTTGGCGATGCGTGCGTACCGTCGCATGGCGGGGCGGGTGCGGCGAGGCGAGGCGGTATGGGGCGCGCTGGAGGGCGAGTCTGTGGAGGAGATGGAGGAGGCGGTGGCGATGCTTGTGGAGGCGGTGGCGCAGGGGCACGTGGGGTCGATGGGTTTGCTGGCGGAAGTGTACGAGGGTGGGCACGGGGTGGAGCGGGACGAGGCGAAGGCGGCTGAGCTGAGGAAAAAGGTGGAGGAGGGGTGAGTGTGAAATTGAGCAAGTGGGTGTAATCAAAAAATGTGACCACTACAACCCCTGTGAGCGTGTAAGCACTATTGTGGAAATACAAAGTTGTATTGCCATAGAAACTTTCTCAAATCTTCTTCTTGTATTTCGTTGTTCGTGATCGGATTCGCATCGTAGTTAATAAGAGACGTTGAGGAAGTATCAAATACAAGATCTGCTGCGTACAACTGATAAATATTATCTTTATATAGACCTTTATTATCAAGCCACTCATAAAAACACGTATGTGTACGGGTCATCGCCTTTCTTGTTACCTGTTCTTGCTGTTCGTTCTTGAATGATTCAAAACTTTTAATTACCTCATACAACGTGAATCTATTGCGTGTTTCAGCCGTATAATCGCTTCCTGATACCACACAGATTTCACGAAACTCATTCATAGTCAATCCAAGAGAATCCAAAATCGCATTTGTATCATAGAGCAAACATGTTCCTCGCATTAAATGAAAACATCGTAGGACTCGTGGACATCCATATACAAACATATCCATATCTTCGCTCATACATGCCCACACGCGTTTTTTCAAAATGAGTCGAGCACATAATTCATCGGCTTCCCCCTCAGCCTGATACCAAGTAATTCCACACAGCGTCAGCAATTGCTTTACCTCTTCAATTTCTTTTTTCCGAATACGAACTGACTTCCGTTTACATTCTATATAATCACTGTAACGTATGTTGGCATCTTTATTTTTCATTTTTTGTTGCATCGATATCATTTCTAATTCTGCACGCTTCTTATCATCGCGTCGCTGTTTTAGTAATGGAATTTTTTCTTGAGGTGGTTTACCATCGAACACAAACACCGGTACTACTCCAGAACGGCGTAATAACATCGCCATCTGATATATCCGATCAATCAAACACTCTTCGCTTTTAAACTTATACATGTATATACTAGCATCAATAGCAATCTTCTTTCCTCTCAACTTGTACAAATTAATTTCTATAATATTATGTGAACATTTACGCTGAATATATTTATTAAGATATCGAATACCCATAAATCTATATGTTGCAATACGAGATGAAAGATTAATATAATCAATTTTTCATCTTTAGTTTTTGACATTTCTTCAATGTCCTTACAATTCATTATAACAAAATTGATTCATATATTTTATATAAATTATTGGATACATGCCTGAAAACAATATTGATATTGACTTCGATAAAGCATCCGAACTATGGAGAAAAAATAAAATTTCAATTGGAAATGGATGTTTCAAGTATGTTTGTGGAGCAAAAAGAAAGGATGGCGGTAAATGTTGCAACAAACCCTGTAAACATAAAAAACGATGTTATCTTCATATTAATCAAAAAGTTCAATAACAGACATTCGTGTTGTTGTTTTGATAAATCTGTCTCTTTTACCTGTATTCACGATGTGATTCAGACCACAATGCTTTTTATGGAAGTTTTTCTCTATTAACCTTACAAAATCGTCGATTGTTTTTGATGTCCCGGAAAATTTGAATAAATTCAAGTTGTGGCTATTGCACAACAAAATAAAATCTGCGTATCCATTCATTATTATTCCTGAAAGAATATAGTACCCAAAAACATTTGTATGTGCATCTTCTTTGTATTTTTGATTTTCATATTGTATTTTTCTTTGTTCTTGTAGCAAACTATGGTAATTCATGTTTTGAAATTCAAGTATCTTGTACATCTGTAAGAGAGAAAATATTCGTTCCATTTGAAGCGAAAAATTCATATACACCGCAAACTCTTTTAATCCTTCTCCATTTTTTTGTGTCGACATATAACTACAGTACGCAGCATTGATAATACGCGCCCACACTTCTGTATATGCTTCAGAAATGGAAAATATTGTGTTTATACTGAATTTTTTTTGAAGTATTTCATGAATATCATTTTCAATGTGCGGTTGAATATCGAAACTAAAAGTGTGAAATGTTTCATGAATAAACACTTTTTTCCACTCCTCATTCCTATAAATAATAATTTCGCCTGCGTTTCGGATACACCTTGACGTAAATGCTGAATTAACATGCTCTACACTAATCATATCTGTCTTTCTTGAAGGGAGCCGTTTTTTTATCATAGTTGGATAAAAATATATAGTGATATGTTTGCAAGACGTTGACGACGTATGTTGAATACAATTGTACAGCCAATTACACATAAATGCTACATCATTTTCATATTTATCTAACTTCATAAGTTCATCCTTGTGAAGCAGTGCTATTCGAATCGTTATTTCACGACCTAATATTTTACAACGATACTCTAATTGATATACAATTGTCTCGGTAATATGTTGTCGTACGCTTGTAGGGAAAAAAATATGTTCAAATGTAGTAGGATAATGTATATTTCCGTTTGAACGAACATTGGCTTTGACTGGGGAAACTCTTGTTTGATAATATTTATCTCCTTTTGCAAATCCCGTATATAGATTGTCAGTAATATTACGTAATTGTTTTGGAAAATGTGTTTGACATTTATCAAATGATTGTAGTAACCGCTTTATGATTAACCCTGAATCATTGTCAAATTGCATTCTATATTATAAATGACCTATTTTTTTTAAACTTTAACTACTATTGCGTTTAACGTTTAATGAATACAAACTATACAAAGATCACTACAGCAATGTCCGAAAATCCTTCCACACAAACACACAACTATACAAAACACAATGCCAACCCCTAGATAAAACACATACACTATTTGTCCTTCTAGGTGTATCATATTTGTTTCATCCGGCTGATTTTGTTGTAGGGCAATCATTATACACATGATTCCCATGCCCAAACAAAAGACCGTTGAACAAATTATACACAACATTACACGATTATTTGTATTACAGAATATCACTCGTTGATTGTCATTGTCATTGTCATTGTCTTTTTCTTGAGTATCTTTTATTTCTATCGCAATTGTTTCTGATGATTTAGACATGATCCTAGTTTTCATTCTATCGAAATCAGTCTAATTATTGTATTCAATTTTCTAACTAAAATATTTATTTCTTGTCTAGCGTTTTCATTGCATCATTTAAAGTATCCTTAAACATTTTCATTTGATTTATTTTAAATATTGTATCACTATTAGGTTTCTTTGCTATTTTCTCAGCATTTTCTAGAACTTCTGATAAAATAGCTACCGAAATAACATCTTCTAACTCAATAATGGTATCTTCGTATGACTTACGATATTTATTCACCAATAAACGATCTTCTATTGTATCACGTTCGGTTTTAATCACTTCCGCACTACGTTCTCGCTGAGAAAAGTTTTCCATTACATTATTTCCCATTCCACACAGGTAGATAATCGCACAAATGCTAAATATCACAAACACTACAATCATTACGTTTCTCTTAGTATTCATTTTATATATAACTGATTGTGATATTTTATTCTGTGTTAACAGTTATTTCCTGTTTTTCTCCTGCTACCAAATAACTATAAATATTATGCGTGCTTGTTTTAGATATTTTTCTCATTTTGTTTGTCTTTGTTGGTATCATAATCTCTTCTAATGCATACGGATTATTTGTCAGATCATCAATCAAATCTTTCAAACGTCCATATTTTGACATCACCGCACTAGCTACCGCCGCACTAACCCCTGGAATCTGTGACAACATTATCGATGCTATATTATCAACATTCACATTGTTCTTTTTAACCCTCGAACTCACATCAACATATGAGTTTGTTACTTTATTTTGAACACCTTCGCTAGTGTCGGCGCAAGCAATATCATAGAACGACTTTCCATTTTCTCTCTGAAGTTTACTTGCATAACTCAATATCCATTCCGCCGTTTCATTTACATTTTCTGTTCGATGTAACGAGAACCCTTTGAAATAGGTAAGTGAAACGAAAGACGAAAGCAATGCTTTACGTTCCAAATGGGCTTTGTACCCGTTGTAAGATTGTAAATTTCCTTCTACCAAATAGATGATGTTGTGGTTATGTACGCTACACTCGTTCAAACGGTATCCTTGCTCCTTATATCTACCGTCACGTATGCTAGACGCCAAATCATTCAACGTTTTTCTCTCTATGATAACAAACTCATTGCCATTGTCATCACAGATAATAATGTCTCCTAGTGGAAGCATTTCTGGGACCAGATGTATTTCTGCGTCATTTATCGTATTTATTCGTTCTTCACAATTCGCATACAAGTCACGTTCTCTTTTGTCTATTTTGATTTGCATTGATCTGATGATTATGCGTATAGTTTTGATTATTCCACATATAGTTAAATACTTTTAGCATCAAATACTTTCCATACGTTTATGTATAACAAAATGGTTTAAACACCAAGCGCCATATTTATAGCATAAGCGAGATTATGAATGCGCATACTGAAACGACTAATACATTATTGGACACTAAAAGTATAGCGAATGATGGTGATGTTTCTACCGAAGATGGGAACATGGTGTTTGACCCGTATAATCCTGAAAACAGAGAGATTACATTGAGCGAAGTTCAATCTATTCTCACTAAATACGGAATAACAGCCAAAGTTCATAATCTAGAGCTTTACAAGCGCGCCTTTATCCACCGATCATACACAAAACGACCAGCCATCGAAAATTCAGAAGCAAACATTATTATTGTGGATAAACCTCACGACTGCCTTCCATTGAAAACAAAATCTAATGAACGCCTCGAGTTTGTAGGGGACGGTGTTCTCGAACTCATTACTAAATACTACCTATATCGCCGGTATCCGAAAGCCGATGAGGGATTTATGACCGAAAAGAAAATTGCATTGGTAAAAAATGAACATATCGGACGACTTGCTTATGAAATGCGGCTCAATAAGTGGTTGATTATGTCACGAAATGCTGAGGAAAAGAAGACGCGCACGAATTTGAAAAAACTTGGGTGCTTGTTTGAGGCATTTCTTGGTGCACTATTTTTGGACTTTAACAAGATTAGTGTGAAGGATGAAAACGGGTGGTTTGAAAATATTTTTGTCACCGGACCTGGTTTTCAAATGGCGCAAATATTTGTGGAAAGTGTTTTTGAACAACACGTTGACTTTGTAAAATTGGTGGAAACCGATGATAATTTTAAGAATATTCTACAAGTAAAAATTCAAAAAGAGTTCAAAACCACACCAGAATATCTCGAGATCTCCTATGATAGCGAAAGTGGATATGAAATGGGCGTGTATTTGTGTGTAGGACAATCTATTCATCAGATTGACCGCGCCGCTGCAAAAGACTTTGGATATTTCGGATCTTTTGCGAAAATTCACGAAGCGCTTCAAACAAGTCCAGTATTTGTGTTTCTCGGAAAAGCCAGACATAAAATCAAGAAGAAAGCCGAACAATTAGCATGTGAAAACGTGTTGTCTCAATTACCTTAACTTTGTAAATCTCAGGCATAACAGACCTGTTCTGTTTAGCGTGTGCTTGAGATTTACTTCACAAACTTTTATATCTTCTAATTTCATAGAAACATGGCGAACGCATCTGAGATTTTGGAGAGATTGATGATTAAGACCAATCCTCAATTGTTCCAAGACATTGATATTGGTATTCCTAAACCTCAAGAGAGACAAGACATTGTAATCGAAACGCCTATTGTTGACAGACAAACCGACGATTTTTCCCGATTAGACTTTATGAAAACATTTGTCAAGAACCCTCTTGTTTTAAAGTCTCCTATTAATGAACCACCTATTTCAGAAGACCGGTCACAAGATGTCGAAGACCGGTCACAAGATGTCGAAGACCGGTCACAAGATGTGAAACAAAAATTTTCTGTTCCTAATCCTATTCCCAAAATGAAAATATTACGGAAACTTAAAGTCAAAATAAAACTGGTTCCTGACGATTCAATTGCCAAACCAACACCTTCAAAACGTCTCACTAAAAAACCCGAATCTATCGTGAAATCATTCCCTGAGGCAAGCGTCAAAATTGGTGATACAACTATCAAAACTCGCATGAATTTAACAAAGAAAACGGATGAAATCGGTATCAAAGCTGACGCTTACTACTTGGCCAATAGAGAGAAATTCATTGGATTTATTACACGTACTTATTCTAGTTACAAAAAAGAACTCGATAAATCGGATTCGGTTGCTACTTGCGAAAAGGACGATGACGCACCTTTTTCACCTATGGTACACCAGAAAATAGTGCGCGACTACATGTCCAAATATTCACCGTATCGCGGTATTCTCTTATTTCACGGTCTTGGTGCCGGTAAAACATGCTCTTCTATTGCCATTGCGGAAGGTTTGAAAACAGACAGACAGGTAATCATTATGACTCCTGCATCGCTTCGAATGAACTATATTGAAGAGCTCAAAAATTGCGGAGACGATATTTACAAAAAAAATCAATTCTGGGAATTCGTCAACCATAATAATGATCAAAATATTATTGACCAACTATCTGGCGTGCTTTCCTTACCAACTGATGTTATCAACAAAAATGGAGGTGCGTGGTTGATTAACATCAATAAACCTCCCAATTTCGAATCTCTCTCCACCAATGAGAAGAAAGCAGTCGACACTCAAATCAATCTAATGATTGAACAAAAATATAAATTCATAAATTACAACGGCTTACGAAAAGCAGCACTAACCACGCTAAGTCAAAATGGTCAAATTAATCCATTTGATAATAAAGTGGTCGTCATCGATGAAGCACACAACTTTGTGAGTCGAATCGTCAATAAATTGGGTCGCGAAGACACACTTTCTGGTGCGTTATACGATTACATTATGGGTGCAAAAAATGCGCGTATTGTCTTGCTTTCCGGAACACCCATTATCAACTATCCTAACGAAATCGCAATCTTATTCAATATGCTGCGTGGATACATCAAAACATGGTCTTTCAAACTCAATATAGAAAGGAAGGAGCGAATTACACAAAAGTATTTTCAAGACATCTTCAATAACAAAAACAAAGGAGGTGCGGTTATGGATTACATTGAATATATCCCTAACTCAACAACTTTACGTGTGACAAGAAATCCGTTTGGTTTTGTGAATATCAGCAAGAAACAAAAATACGCTGGCATGAAACAACACTCACGTGGTGAAATCAGCGACAAAGAATTCGAAAACTCTATACTAAAGACCTTACAAAATGATAGAAATGTAACCGTCGCTAAGAATGGCGTTTCCATTACGTTACTTAAACCTCTTCCTGACGACCTTAAAAGCTTCAAAGCCTTATTTATTGATGATAAAGAAAATGTCAAAAATATGAATATGTTTAAACGACGTATTCTTGGCTTGTCCTCGTACTTTCGTGACGTGGAATCGCTCATGCCCAAATACAATAAATCGGAAAACTTTGAAATCTTCAAGATTGGAATGAGCGACTTTCAACTAAGTATTTATGAACAAGCGCGCAAAAAGGAAAGAAAACTGGAAAACAACAACAAAACAAAAATTGGTGTATTTGACGAAACCGTTTCGACCTATCGTATATTTTCACGCGCATTTTGTAACTTTGTCTTTCCTAAAGAAATTGGACGTCCGCTTCCCGGTAGCGAAGACGAAATAACAACCATGGTAGACGAAGACGATATGGATGGTCTCTCAATCGAAGAAAAAGCACAAAACCCTCAAAGCATGTTTGACAATGACGACATCGGCAAGACAACCGATGATTCAAATAAGCTCACCCAAATATACAATGCCAAAGTTGCAAAGGCATTGGACGAACTAGAGAGAAACAAACATGTGTATTTGACCAAAGAATCACTACAAATATATAGCCCCAAGTTTTTGAACATATTAGAAAATGTCACTGACCCAGACCATAAAGGACCGCATCTTATATATAGTCAATTCCGCAAAGTGGAAGGTATTGGAATATTAAAAATGGTTCTCGAAGCAAACGGTTTTGTTGAGTTCAAGATAACCAATAAAGGAAAAGGTTGGGATCTTGATATATCAGATGCCGACATGTTAAAACCTAAGTTTGTGCTGTATACTGGCACAGAAGAGCCCGAAAAAAAGGAGATAGTTCGTAACATTTTCAATGGTGCATGGAAGTATGTTCCATCTTCTATTACCGCCAAGGTCACGGAAAATCACCCCGATAACAAGTATGGGGATATTATCAAAGTAATAATGATTACCGCTTCTGGTGCTGAGGGCATTTCTCTCAAAAATGTTCGTTATGTCCACATCACCGAACCCTATTGGCACCCCGTTCGAACACAGCAGGTCATTGGACGCGCACGTCGTATATGTAGTCATCAAGATTTGCCTCTCGATATGCGGACGGTGGATGTGTTTCTTTATCTCATGACCTTGACCGATGAACAAAAAAAAAGTGATCTAATTTTAGAACTGCGGAAAAAAGACAAAAGTAAGAAAAATCCCAATATACCTTACACGAGTGATGAAACCCTTTATGAGATTGCCACAATGAAAGAAGATATCACAAACGAATTATTACGCGCAGTCAAGGAGTCTTCATTCGATTGCAGCCTACATTCAAAAGTAGGCGACAAAGAACAACTCAAATGTTTCACATTTGGCTCAGACGATCCTTCTAAATTTGCGTATCTTCCATCATACGGTGATGAAGATTCTGATGCGGTTGCCTTACAAAATCAATCAGAAATTAAATTTGAGGCGAAGGAACTCATCTTGGGAGATATTAGATACGCATTTGATACTAAAACGAATAATTTGTATGATATTGATAGTTATCGAAACGGCAACCCTGTTCTTATTGGAAAGTTGAAGAAAACAGGTTCAGGCGCAGATATAAAATATGAGATTGTGGAATCGTGAGATTTCTAGTGCTCCAATCGTTTCAACATGTTTATTATTTCATCTTGCTTTTTATTTACCTTTTCAATTAGTTCCCGTAATTGTAACAAGTCGCGTGACTGATCTCCTTCATCACCATTATCAGTATTGAGTTCGATGTTGTTTTGTCTTAAATTATCATCAGTAAATGACACGCGTTTATTTTGACTCGGCACAATCGTGCTAATATCCGTTTTTTCGATTGTCTCACCTATTGTAAGTTCGATATTGGATTGCTGTTGCGGTTGCTTGTCTTCGCGAATAGTCACCATATTGAAATCATGTTCTCGCCTTGCTATGACATCCTCAAGCATTTGGTCCATATTTCCAACAATAGGCACATCATTTTTGTCAGAAAAATCAATTTCCTTTGGAACAGGTTTTTGTACCAACTCGTCGAACTCACGTTGCCGTTTACTCAAATTGTTTTCGAATTGCGCGCGCCTTTGATTCGATAATTCATTCGCGGTTACAGGAAGTGTGTTGATTTTTTGTTTTGTAATACTAATTTGCTGTGTCATATCAATCAATACTTGTTTGTTTTTTGTGGTGAGATCTTTTCCAGATGTGTCGTATTTTTGAACCAATCCTTCGAATATATTCTGAACATTTTCAATGTTTTCTTGTGTTAAACCATTGAATGTTCCGTTTTTATACATCAAGTCCCACAATATCCCCTTATTTTTCAACGTATTGAATCCATCATTCTCATTATTATTGATATTAGTTACAAACTCCATATTTCCAAATAATATCATATCTTTGAATGAATTTTGTGAGAAAAATTATATTCCGTATTTATTAAAGTATATACTCCGAAGACGCTCCATTTCGGAGTCACTAATGCGGTGATTCATGTAGTAACTAGGGTCGTGTTTATCTTCAAGGACACTTATAATCATGTGCAAACAATACATACCACATTCCGTATCACTATTTTGATGAATCTTATTATTGATTATTTTTTTCATTTTTATACCAGCATCATTTCCTTGAGATTGAATACGACGAATCAGTGCTGATACCTCCTTTGGTGGTTTCACACCCGTGCTATCAAAAAAGAATATGAATTTTTTATTTGTATCTAAAAACATAGATATCCAATGTGACCCACTGGAATAATGAGGGTCTGTATTGAATATAAATCCAAACTTAGTCTTCTTATTTCGCATATGATGTTCCAAATCAAACTCACATAATTCCTTCCAAACGCATGTGCTATGACTTGTATGCTTGTTGTCAAAATCAATAGGCGATGGTCCTAAAAAAACGAAATGCGGATATCTCTCCTCGTATTGCTTCATTACCTTTTCAATATCAATACTCGACAGCCATTCATTTGGATTATCGTTCCAAGATTTGGGGGAATTGGGCGCAAATGTATATGATAAAAGGTCATTAGAAAGATTGTATTTCGCAAAATTCTGACGCAACCAACACTTTTCTGTAGAACACACGTTGGACATGTTATCTTTTAACGCAGTCCATACTTCCTTTTTATCGTTTTCAGTTATCTTGGCATCCGGATGACGTGCATTCCAAAGTGTCTTAAGTTTTTGTAGTGCCTCACTATCATAACATGTATAATTATTATTCGACTTTCCGGCACCACATTTCGCTTTGAAAAATCGTGTTTTTTTGGTGTTATTCCTATTCTTTCCTTTTCTATTTTTTCTTCTGGTCATAAGTGTTATCTCTTTAATATGTAATCATATTCTTTTTATTTTCATTAATTGTCTTTCTTTGTTCGTACTCCTTTCAAACGAAACTCTTCCGATTTCAAATTAATTCGACGTCTTTGTGGCAGCTTTATCGGTTCTTGCATTTTTAATGTCTTGCTTGTTACAAAAGTATCTAATGTTGTTTGTGTTGCAGGTATTTCAAACAACGCTTTATTCGCAGCATCAATATGAAAATCTTGTTTGTTGTTTTCATTGCTATTTTTCACATGAGCTTGTGTCCCTTTTCTCTCCACATCTTCTAGAGAATCCTTGTATTCTTTCTGTAATAATTCATTCTTGTCGATTTCTTTGAAGTGTTGTATGGCTGCTTTCACAAATGCGGTATGAGTTTCCTGAACATTTGTGTTTATTCCATTTACATTTCCTCGCATCATGTCTCTACTAAGAGCAGTTATACGCTTCTTATAAAATTTAATATCAGCACTAGATATTGTATGAAGATTTGTTTGATCACTTTTTAATTTTGTTTCAAAAATCCCCGAGTGATATACAGGGTTCGATAAATACTCTAAAGTCACATGATTTGTTGTATCTGTTTCCATTACATTATTACACAGCAAAATATAATAATTTAAACATTTTTAATTTGGTCGCGCGTGCTATTATGAAACATGTTATGTCCTACCTTCGTATGATATAGATTTGGATTAAATGGCGCCATCTCTTGCTCCATAAAAAGATTTGGATGCGTTTGTACTTCGTTGCGACCCCCTACACTTACACTGTAAAGGTCACTGGTGGATGGCGGAACATACACTCCTTTATCACAGTTTTGAAGCGCAAATATCTGATTCCGTAGAATTGATTCGTCATTGATACGTGTTGCAAAACCTTCCCATGGTCCTTGTGCACTTCCAGGATTGAAATTTGTTTTCATATCATAAGTTGGAACACGATTTAATGGAACGGTTGGAACCATACGACGGTCCATAATCGACATCATATCATATTTGGTCGACACTGGACGGACGCTAAAATGCGGCTGTAATGGGGCGGTCGGAACATTTCGCGCTGAAATACGTTCATTCAACTCACTGCTTCTTTTCAAATTACAACAACGAGCTCCATGTTCAACCCCATAAAGTTCATATTCTTCAGACTTATACGAACTTACGCTGGTTTGCATTGCTTATATTATACATATATTATTATTAGAAAAACCTAAAGGTACAATATCTTGAATATACAGCATATGTGTGGTATATTTGGATTGCTCAACAATAAACAAACCTTCAATGATAAGATTATCAAGAGGGCATTCGAAAATGGGAAGCCCCGTGGTCCCGAATACTCGAAAATTGCTTGTTACAGTGAAAAGTTGATACTAGGTTGTAATCGTCTTGCCATCAACGGAATGAATGAATTATCTAATCAACCCCTCACGATTGGTAATGTAACCCTTATTTGTAATGGAGAAATCTATAATTATACTGAACTTCATGAGATAATGGGTATCAAATCAACAACCGGTTCTGATTGCGAGGTCATTATTCGTATGTACAAAAAATACGGGTTCGAATATACACTGGAAATGCTTGATGGTGAGTTTGCTTTGATTCTTGTTGATACTAGTGATATGAGTTCTGACCCAATCATTTACGTCGCGCGGGATCCATTTGGGGTTCGTCCACTGTATGTATTGGAAGTTGATCCTGACTTTATTGGACCTTATAATTCTCCGCGCAGTATCTCTGAAAATGACAAAAAAGTGGGGTCAAATGATTGTATCGTCACTACAGAGCGAATTATTGCGTTTGCATCTGAACTCAAAATGCTTGCACCGCTTCTTGGAACATCGGGAGAAATGAAATTGTGTCAAAATGATGTGAGTACGGTGCCAATAAACAGAAGAATTTGTGCTAACCAGAAAACATTTGTGATTAAACCATTTTCACCTGGAACATTTTCGTCATATTCAAAAACATTCCTTGTTAATTCTGAATGGGAATCGCAAACAACTAATAAATGCTTTTTTAAAGTTTCACCGCCTAAACCTCTCCTATGTGAACAGGGACAAATGGCAACGATTGCGCGTCAGGGAATTTTTAATCATCTTGATAATGCGGTGAAGAAACGCGTTATTGGAACTACCGAACGACCTATCGCATGTTTATTGTCGGGCGATATTAACAGTAGCATTATTGCAGCCCTAGTAAACAAATATCACACCAGTATAGATAAGAAACATCGTCTTCAAACATTCAGCATTGGAATCAGCGGTTCAGAAGACGTCAAACAAGCTCGAGACGTTGCGCAGTTTCTAGGAACAAATCATACCGAAATCATATTTCAACCTGATGAGTTGTTTGACGCAATTCCAGATGTCATCAAAATTATAGAAAGTTATGACACCGAAACTGTCCGTGCAAGTGTTTGTGATTATTTGATTTGTAAATACATATCAGAAAATACCGATGCAAAAGTGATATTTAATGGAAATGGCAGCGATGAAGTAACCGGTGGCTACTTGTATTTCTTAAAAGCACCAAATGATTTTGAATTTGATAAAGAATGTCGACGCTTGCTATCCGATATACACACATTCGACATACTTCGTTATGATCGGTGCGTATGTTCTAATGGATTAGAACCAAGAAGTCCATTTTTGGACAAAACTTTTGTTGATTATTACTTGAGTCTTCCAATTGAATTGCGAAATCCGGATACAAAAAAATATAGTGAATCTAATGAAAAGTGTGAGAAATATTTGTTGCGCAAAGCAATTTTTGAAAATGCACCATCTCTTTTACCCCAACACATCATTTGGAGAACAAAAGAGATTTCAAGTGATGGAATATCGAGCGCATCTGATTCATGGGTTGAATTCATTCAAAAAAAGGTGAAAGATATGAAGTTTGACATTCCAAATTCGTGGAGACATAATGTCCCACAAACATTGGAGCAAACATACTATCGCACCATTTACGAATCATTCTATCCGGGAACCGCACAAACAATACCATATTTTTGGATGCCTAAATTTGTAAAGGCGAATGATTGTAGTGCACGAACGCTCGAAATATACTCAGAGCGCGAAAACAAAAATAAAAATGTATTTGGAAAAATTGAATCAGTTTCGAAAATATCATAACTCTATTACATCGCTATGGAAAACACAAACGAAGAAGACATAAAAATAAAATTCAAAAATTTCAAAAATTTCAAAAATGAACTGTTAGATATAAAGGATAATTATCCAAGTTATGAAGATATTGAACATAAGATGCTGCTATACATTACTGATAAGATGGAACCAAAATAGCATAGAATGATTGTATTAGAATGGTTGCACGAACTCAATGGAATGTATTATCTTATGATAATAAAAATGGTTGATATTATCAATAACGCTCCTCTAATAAATGAAAATGATAGCAAAATGAAAGAACTTGATCTGAAAGATGCTATGATAATTGAACTAATAGGTATTTATATTCATGCTGAAGGTGGTTTAAAATTGCGTGAATCGCTGTATTATATTATTACTAATATGTTAGAGTGTGAACACCATTATCTTATTCCTACTATTTGGAGTAAATTAGATCAACAAAATTAGAAATAATATGTTTTTATTTTATTTCTAATAATTTTGTATAGGATATGTTCAACTATATACACGCACTCACAGATGAATCATGGCATAGAAAGTTATTTATTTATTCTTACTATGGAATGTATATGCTTTATGCAATCACTTTTACAGGTATTATTTATGTAGCTCCTGAATTTTTAGTTTATTTACGTACATTTGTTGTATACTACGTATGCGGTTTTATCATGATTCGTTTCAATCCATTTGTTCCTCCCAAAAGTTTAAACAAAATGGATAATGCGTTTGAACGCCGCGTAGTGTTTTCAAGTGCGATATTTCTGTTGCTGACCACGTCTCTTACAGATTTATCACTTGCGTTCATAGATCGCTATGTACATGCGATATATTTATGATTCATATTTCTTACTTTTTTGTTTCCTAGTGCCTTTAATGTTACGTGGATTGCTTTTTTTCCGCGTTTTAGTTATTATTTCACCTCGTTTGAAAAACTCTTCCAGATAAAGCAATATCTTTTTACTTATAATTTGGTCAACCTCTTGTTCTAATTTTTTTTTAGGCTGATACGTGTAATCATAACGATTCATGAACTTCTCGATTGTGGTTACGAATACGTCTTTCGAATCCAAATCATTTTTTCGTTGTGAATATTCATAATATCTGTCCGCCATATTACGAAACGGTATGCTGTATACATAAGGTTTTACATTAATATAAAATACTTTTTCGTGTTCCATAAGAGGATGATATTGATCATCCAAAAAACAAATTTCTGCATTGTCTTGTAGTTTTGTACAACGAAATAAGTCTTTAACACTTTTGTCATGAGATGTCCGGCACATTTCAATAACTTTTCCACGCACCTTGAACGCTGCAATGATTCTGTCAAATGTTTGTTCTCCTAATTTTGAGTCAAAGTATTTACTAATCATACGCGCCCAACTTTTAGGACCTTGATTGTTTGTATAAATCATCAAACTGTTGCATTTTCCTTTTTGCTTTTTTTCGAGAAGAAACTTAAGAATGGTAAGAATATTTGGTCGCAAAAACTCTTGGAACATATCAACAAGTTCAAAAAAATGTTGGTCAGGTAATTTATGTCCATGGAAATTTTCTAGTGCGTCCCAAAACATACCTAATTCTACAAAATTACCTAACGTTTCATCAAGGTCAAACACAACTATTTTTTTCTTACAAACATCGTTAGACATAATATTTATTTAGATATAAATAAAAATAAATAATCTATCGCACATTTTGAAACAAAAATAATTAGTTATATATATATCCATAATGGATTTGTCCAAAAATGATTATCTCAACATATTGAAATATTATAATTTGGATTCAAAGTTATATGACATACAAAAATTAAAACAAATCGCCGAAGAGTTATTGGTTACCAAATTGTGTAAATGCATTAAAAAAGTAGATAAACATGGCAATGACGAATCGCGCGCGATTGCCATATGTAAAAATAGTGTACTTAAAAAAAAGAACTTGAAAATTTATGGGTTCACTTGTAAAAAGAGGGCTAAATTTATACCTAAAAAAGGCAGCAGTAAAAATTTAGTAAAAATAAAACTCGTCAAAACACGTCGCAACCGAGCCAAGTAATAAAATGAATTACTCATTCAAATACTTCATTGCTGATAAAAGAACTTGTTCTTGGTCAGAAAGCTTTTGGAATATAAGACAATCACCCATTTTGAACTGAAAATGTCGATTCATATTGTTTTTACATACAATATTAATTCCTTCATCGATTTTCACATCACACACGAAGCCTCCAGTAGTCAATTTTGCGGTATTGGTTTTTTTCAATGGAATCCAACGAACGTATGCACCGAAGTTGAGTTCAGGTAATTCATCAATATAACGATATGATTTTAGTGATTTTTTCATTGCGGCTAATTCTTTTTTTGGCATGTTAAGTTTTTCAAGCATATTATTTTTCATATTTTGAATTTTGTCATTATCCAACTCCATAATTGTTTCGTTATTTTCGTTTTTTAACGCAGCCAACAATGTGTCAACATCAAATGTTTCTGTCATTATATTCTTATAATAAGATAATACTTGTATCTCTATTTGACTTGTTTATATATTTTGCCATTTTTTATTCTCTCTATTTTGTTTTACCTTTTTGTCTGAAATCGGTTGCTTTCTCAAGTCATGTTCTGGTGATGGAATAGTAGGTTGTACACTACGCATCTCGTCCCTCCAATCTAATAAATTATTAGCAAATGGGTCAGAACGCGTAACACCATTAGAAATATCCATGATCCTTCTCTCTAATAATTGAAAATGTTTAATTATTATCAAAAATTGATTTACAAAAATGAATTTGTAGATAAAACATTCAGAAATCATGAAAAAAATATTTATAATCGGCATACCATTGTGTTGGTTTATTATTCATTGGATTGTACCAAGAATTTATGTCCCCATGTGTGTTCCAAGAGGACTATATGGATTTGTACAATCTATGTTTCTTACAGATGCACCCCATTGCGTGGCATTGCGTTATCTCATAAATATATCTTGTTTTAACATAAATTATGTTTGGGTCAGCATTGGCACTGCTATAGTGGGATACGCAACAACAAATTTGAATGCTCAAAAACCTAAACAGGTGTGATTTGTGTATTTATGATATTATACTAATGGATATCTAACAATGCAAAAAAAGCGTTTTTTTGAGCAAATTCTCTGAAACATTTTTGAAAAAAGGACAAAAATAAATGTCCAATTTCGGAAAATCTTTTTAAGGATCTACCAAAAAAAACGCAAAAATGCGTTTTAGAGCATAATGCTCTTGTTTTTATTACGCTACTTTCCGGTTCCTTACCAAAACTTTTTTTGGGCAAAATGACTTAAGCATATTTTCTGTTGCCTAATTAAGCATATTTTAGCAACAAAAAATATGCGAAAATATGCGAAAAAATTTGAATGTAAAAAATGTGACTATAAATGCTCTACTATGTTTCTTTGGAATCAACATTGTTCCACACGAAAACACAATCGGCAACATTTGGCAACGCCCCCGAGTAGTGACATTGAAAAAAACGTCTGTGAGTTCTGCGGTAGAGCATATAAGCAGCGGTCCGGACTGTGGCGCCACAAAAAAAAATGTATCGGTATTATCGATGGAAATACCAAAGCGAACGACGAAGATAACACATACATAAATGGAAAGGAAACAAATGAAAAGTTAGAGTTGACAAATTTGAAGGAGGAAGATGGAATGAATAAAATTAAAAAGGAAAACGCTGATTTGAAAGAGCTTATGCAAATGATGCTTAGCGGATTTGACAAAGACGCAAAGATGAAGCAAGAAATGATGGAACAAATGAAGGAACAGAGCAAGATTATTCAGGGTATGATTCCGAGAATAGGAAATAATAACAATAATAAATTCAATATCAATGTTTTTCTTAATGAGAAATGTAGGGATGCGATTAATATGAGCGAGTTCATTGAATCTTTACAAGTTCAGTTAGAAGACTTGCATTATACAAAGACTAATGGACTCATTGAAGGCGTGAGTTCTATATTTGTAAATGGACTGAAACAACTTGAAACATTCAAACGTCCTATTCACTGTACGGACGCAAAACGTGAGACATTGTATATTAAAGATAATGACGAATGGGATAGAGAGAATGGAAAGGCGCGGCTTCGTAGTGCGATCAATGATGTGGCCAATAAACAGCGAAAAGCTATATCGGAGTGGGAAAAAGAGAATCCCGAATGGGAAGAAAGTGAACAAGGAAAAGAGGAATATATACGTTTAGTTCAATCTGTAATGACCGATGTATCGAATGGTCCAAATGAAAACAAAATTATTAAATGCATTGCAAAAGAAACAATTATAGACAAGGAATAATTATTCTATTTTGTTATATGATATTGTAATTATCAAATAACAAAAACAAAATAGACAGATTATACTATTATCATTATGACTATTTTAACAACCTTTTGTATATTATTAGCATTCATTCAGTGCTATAATATTATTTTTTCTCTGGTAATATTTTACGGAATACATTTATTGTTTATTCTTGATGATGGTGATAATATTATTGAAAATGTATCCTTGTGGAATATAGGTGTTATTGTGTCGACGCTACTAACATGTTTTGTCTGGGCTCCTGTTTACATGGTTGATGTATGGATACGTAAACTGGAACGGGATAATTTTCACATACATAATTAATCAAGTAAAAACAAGTCCAATATTTTACGATGTCTAAAACTGTCCACGTAGCCTTTCTCGTATAAATTTTCGAATGTTTTTAGATTTTTGATATTCAGATATTCTTGAATATTGTCGTTGTCTACTCTTTTCCAAAGATTTGGTGTAATGCTTAAATAATTATTTATGGTTTCGGGAGGAAATCTTTGGAATGCGCCATCAAATAAAGTTTTATTATTAATTTTTGGAACTTTTCCGGTGATAAATGGAATGTGTGAACTTGCAATACATGAATCAGTTGCTTGTTGTAGAGTGGAAATATCACAAATAATAAGCTGTTCAAATCCGGTTTTTGTAAGACTGGTCGTCCCAATATTGACTCTATTTAAATCGAAATCCTCTTCATCGTAATGTATTGTGATTAGTTTTTGTATGTTATTTTGAAGTTGGTAAATCGATGTGATTTCGTCGTCTCCAGCAATTTGGCGATAATTACATAATATGTCTTGGGTTATATCGTGTATTGAACCCTTGTATACCATTGGGAGTGAATTCCAAGCGCCTGCTGACGCACCAAGAATTTGAAAGTCGCTTGTGTCGTAATTTTCTTGAATGTAAGTGACAATACCTAACATGTAAAAGCCTGCCAAACCTCCTGGAGAAATAGTGATAAATTTTTTATTTTTATTTTTTTCTAAAAACGATTGTGTGTTCAAAAGTGAAACCGGTCGTGTTAGTGCAGAAACCATGGTTATCGTATGTAGAGCTCTGATAATACTTCGATACATTCGGTATATTTTATTACATCATTATATTCATTATGGTGTAATGTAAAATTATAATTATGTATGCTAAGTTAGTGAACACACCGGGATATCTTGAACGCCCCCAAAATAGGATTGGCAGATTTGTTGGAGTTTCAGTGTTTTTTTTAGGTCAATAATTACAGCATTTACATCTTCCTTTAATTGCTGATTTCGTTGACTCACTACAAATGCGGATGGCTCATTGCCAAAACCAGTTGATAAGGTGAGATTAGGATATTGCTTTAGATATTTGTGTCCGAAACAATAAGGAAGTGCAATTCCTCTGTATGTATCTTTATTTTCAAGATACATGTTTACCATTTTATTCATACTGATATTTTCTTGTAAATCGATGTTTGCCCCATATCTTTTGAGTTTTTGAGGAACTGGATCACTTGACCATCCTAGAAACTTTTTGTGTGCAATGGTATCGTTTGTTATTTTGCGCTTTGATTGATTAACTAACACGGCTGTAATTTCTGCTTGGAAAAACATTATGTAAATAAACGCAATCGTCATAATAAATACGATTAAAACAATTCCCTTAATACTTAATGATGGATTTTCGGCAAGGAATCCCATTTCACCAAACATGGTAGCAATACCAGTCACAATTGAACGAAGATAAAATAAGTATTTACTTTTCTTTTTTAATCCTAGCTGAGTATATCTTTGGAACTTAATTCGATCTGGATCTATCAAGTAAAGAAGAGTTCCAAATAGTATACCCAATATTAAGAGATAAAATATTAATTTGCTTGTTTTATGAAGGACTATTTTCATATCGTCCAATAAAGTGGTATTATATTCGTGTAAAATAGCGTTGGCATCAATAAGAATAGGTGTAGTGAAATCTATTTTGCTTTCGCGCCATTTTGTGTTGATAAATGAACCGATTACCAGATCATACTTTCCAAGATGGACGTCCTGAATGTATATGTTGTAGTTGGTAGACTTTTCTGGGCTGAATATAACCTCAAAATTGTATTTATCATTTAAAGAATTTTCTATTTTTTCCCATAAATCCCAGGTAAATCCCGAATAAGTGATGTTTCCTTTTGAATCAACTGTTTTTTTCGTCGTAGTTAAACTATTCCCTAAAATAATGAGAACCTTTATTGTAGGTTTTTCTATAAGTGAAGCCATAGTAGACGCCATTATTATATAATATATTTTATAGTGATATTATATAATGGCTGATGATAATGCTATTCCTGATCCGAATGAAATTTTTACAGGGATGTTAGGTGGCGATGAACCCCCTGTAGACGAACCAATTATTGGTGGAAAGAAACATTATAAGAAGAAGGCGCTGCGTAAGAGCAAGAAGAAGGGGCTGCGTAAGAGCAAGAAGAAGGGGCTGCGTAAGAGCAAGAAGAAGGCGCTGCGTAAGAGCAAGAAGAATACACGTAGATACAAGAAGAAACAGCGTGGTGGTAGTAATTGTGGATGTATGGGGAATTAAATTATCTCGTTGTGATACCACGCACGAACAATTACTTCATGTTTGTTCCACGAACAAACTTGAAGATTGCTACATATATTATCCCAGTTTGAAGCGTTTAGAGCTACATTTTCTTTAGCAACGTGCGTAGGCGTACACATGCATATGTAATAATTTGAAGGAATATGCCAATGTGTTACACTGTGTATTTCTTTATTATCTTGTGCGACGCTAGCGCATGAAATAATGATCATTTGTAGAAAAATGAATGATTTAAATAACGAATACATGATGATTATTGTAGTCGTTCATTATTTAAATCATTTTGTTTTATTGTAGTATTCTTTGAGATGTGGCATCGTAACAACTAGTGCTGGAGTGAGACGGGACCACGCGACCCCCGAACTTCGCAAAGATTTTTCGAATACTCCCAAAGTTTCATCTTCATCCATGATGAAACCATCATTTGAAAATAAAGCTAAGGCGAATACAATCCATCGAAACATCTGAATCCTATTATGAATCAAGAGATTCTCTTTAGATGGTTTTACCAAGCACCACCGAAAAGGTTACCAGCGCCATCATTTGCAGCCATTGGTTCCATACTTGGCGTTTCGGCGTTTTGTAGAGGATTGACGGTATTTTGATACATTTGATTAAAGTCCGGGCTTTCTTGGGGCGGTGCTACTTGTTGGTTTGGCATACTGGTAAGTTGTCGGTTCGATGGAAGCAATTGGTTTGTATCTATGGTATCCGCTTGACTTGGTTGATGTTGCACTGATATCGGTTGCGATACATGAATATTTGTCTGTACCTCTTTTTTGTTGACAGTGTTACCATTCCATGCGTCGATTGCTCTATCAAAGAGAATATTAATCTTGGCACCGAACTTTGTTTGCATTGTGGAGAGAATAAGTAGAAGTGGAATAAGGAATGAAAATGGATTTAGGGAACCATAATTCGCACCGGTGTATGTAGGAATATAGCGAATAATGCGATCCAAGAACCATATTGAACCGATCATGAAAATAACTTGACCAATTGTTTCTGCCATTATTTCTAAACTTCCTTTGGTTTCGTCTTCTTCAGGAATAAAATGTTTTATTGCCTTTAATATCAAGAGAATTGGAATAAGGGCAAGAACCGCGTATTGAATCAAATTGATTAGCTCATGCTTGTTTTCTTCATCGATATCAAATAAATATTTGATGAATCCTTCCCTTTCCTGTGGAGTCATGAATTCTGTATCCATATGATTTATGAAAAGAAATTAAAAAAAACTTGTGTAGATAATAAATGTTGAGTAGGGTTCTTCAAAACATTAAGACAAAGAATTACGAAGAAGGACCTTATGTACACGATGAACATCAGTATCTCTCCTTAATCAAAGATATTGTTGAGGTTGGAGAGAAAATCAATGGGCGAAACGGAGTTGCGATTACGGTGTGTGGCAGTGCAATGCATTTCTCTCTTGAGAATGGAACCATACCGATCTTAACAACCAAAAAAGTAGCATGGAAGACCTGTCTAAAGGAGTTGCTGTGGTTTGTGAGTGGTTCCACTAATAATGAGATTTTGCAGCAGCAAAATGTGAAGATTTGGAACGGAAATGCGTCGCGTGAATTTCTCGACAGTCGTGGGCTGACAAATCTACAAACAAATGATTTGGGTCCTGTTTACGGACACCAATGGAGACATTTCAATGCTCCTTACACGTCTTGCGATGCAGATTATAGTGGTACGGGTGTGGATCAGTTAGCGTGGGTCATTGAACAGTTGAAAGATCCCGTGAAGCGCACTTCGAGACGAATTGTGATGTCTGCATGGAATCCTTGTCAACTTGATGAAATGGCGCTACCACCATGTCATGTTTTGGTTCAATTCAATGTACTTCCCGGTAACAGATTATCGTGTAGTTTGTATCAGCGAAGTGGTGATGTAGGATTAGGAGTACCTTTTAATATTGCGTCGTATAGTTTTTTGACACATATGTTGGCAAAACATTGCGGTTTAGAAGCTTATGAGTTTCATTATCATTTAGGAAACTGTCACATATACGATGACCATATTGAACCATTACGAACGCAAACGGATCGCAAACCATATAAGTTCCCTTGTGTGAACATTAAAAGTAAGTATGATGATATTGGTGATTATAAAGTGGATGATTTTGAATTGGTAGATTACATATATCACGAATCAATCAAAATGGATATGCGTAAATAATTTGTAAAGAATAGATTTATTTAACTATATTATGAGTGGAGCCGCATCACTTGCCGCAGCAAAGAGACGTCGCGGGGGTTCGAATCAACAATCGCAGCCAATGCCCCCATCATCGGGAATGCCAAATGCACAAACGCAACAACAAGGAGCACGTATGACCCCGATACAAGTGCTTCAACAACATAACGTTCGCATTGCCAAATTAGAGGAAGGAGTAAAGGAAGGTGGAAATGTTATTCCACAGGATTTAATGAAAAGACTGGAAGTGTTAGAAAACTCGGTTGTTGAAAGGAATTCGGAAATAAAAGTTGGAGAGAAAACAAATCGAATTGAGACAAGGGAAGATTTAGAATTTTTTAGAACCAAAACACTTGAATTAGAAAAACAAATTTCTGAGTTGAAGCAAATGATGCTGAAGATTCAAACGTTTGCAATGGAAACTAGTATGTCACTTATGAAATACAAGAATGGTATTGATATTCAAGAACAAGAACCGATTGATGTATTGAAAGAAGAACATGAACCTCAAACAGAAACAGAAACAGAAACAGAACCAGAACCTGAAACACAACATGATACCCAAGAGAGAAATAAATCAGAATCAGAACAATCAAGAGAAGAAAATATGGAAAGACCTGATTGATGATGAATATATTATGGTAAATTATATTATATATTCATCATGTTGCTACCTGAAGACTATTTGAATAATGTCGATATAAATGATGTCGATATAAAAGACATGTTAATGACAGAAATTAATGATAAATTAGGTAAATTAGGTAATTTAGATGAAATAAGAAATGTAATAGACACTGAATTAGACAAGTATTCAACAACAAAAAAATCTAGAAGTCCGAAATGGTTCACTAGAAGTCTGAAATGGTTCACTAGAAGTCCGAAATGGGTCAATTGTGTTAGTAAATGTAAAGAAGGCCTGAAACCGTTCATTGATGCTGAAATAACTTCGACCGCTTATATGTTGCGATTGTTAGCAGGTAGTGTCGTGAAAGTAGATGAAAAAAAAAAATTAGTATTTGAATACAAAGGAAAACTTGAAGATGTTACAGGTGTATGGAGATATGATCGTAATAAATTTACCATGTCAATCAAAGAAGATAAAGATGAAGATAGCAACCCCAGACGGCTCATTATGGGTTTTGGACCCAGTGCATCAGGCAAAACACATTGGACAAAAAAACTTATTGAAATGATATCACATGAAGATCCTAAGTTTCCAAAGATATTTTTGTCGATTGATGGAGGAATCGCGCGTGAGAAGTCCCATGTATATCAGAAAATATTAAAAGCATTAAATAAACATTCGAATATTGATGGTTTCAAAAATCTTGTTTCTACAATTGGTAAAGGTTCATTGTTTGAATCAGATACTATTAAAAAAGCAATAAATGAATACTTAGGTGGTCCAGCGAAAATACCTATTAGTTTGTATGTTCCAACAACAGCAAGCGGATTAAGCAATCCTTACTCAAAATATCAGCAAATGACAGGAGATAACAAATGGATAGGTGTATATATATGGCAACATTTAAAGAAATGTCCATTCATAGATAAGTATAAATGTGAGACAACTCGTAAAGCAGGTAAAAAACGTGAAAAAATAGAGGGCAAAAAGTTCAGTAAGAAAGCGTATACAATTTCAGAACTAAATGGACGCAGATACATGAAACTCGCACCTGGTGGACGTATTGACATTCATAATTCGGGAAGTCCAGATAAAGGTTCTATAATTACTGAATATGGAATAGACGGTAAATTTTTGCTGACAGAAGAATTAGTATCTACATTATCCACAGGCACACCACGCAATCTTTATAAACATAAAAATGAAAGAAAGAACGCGGGTGATGTCAGTATTATTGCTACAATTCACGTGGAACGGTTTGGTGGAACGAGAAAACGACGCAAGAGGAAGTGTCTTAGAACACGCAAGAAATGTAATAAAAATCGTAAAAATTAATTCAATAAAAATTGATATAAAATCTATTTGAGCCCCAATATCAAGCACTATGAAGTTGATATTGAGCAATCAAGATAAAATTTCGCAGTTCATTGTCATTTTCCAAAATCTTAAAGCATTTTCTGACCATGTTGTTTTGTATCTTAGTGAAGAGGGATTATACATGCAAGGAATGGAAATGAGTCAGTGTAGCTGTTTTGAAAGTCGCCTTACCTGGGAATGGTTTGATGACTTTGAATATGACAAGGATATCGATGTACCGTCGTTGGGTGTGAATACGAACGTGCTTCAAAGGGTTCTTGGTACCCGTCGTGATGGACAAACCATTGAATTGGCTGCGGATTCTAATGGAGATACGATTGAGATTTCCTTCACAGGAAACAACGAGACAAAAAGTCTAAATAAATATTTTGAACTTCCACTGATGGATATTGAAGAGCAACTTTTGGAACTGGGAAGTCTTGATAGCGATGTGGATTTGATCATGCCTAGCAAGAAGTTTTGTGAACTTATTTCGCAATTACAGATTTTTGACGATAAACTTTCGCTTACCTTTACAGAAAATAAAATGACATTTCTCTCTAGCGGTTCGGAAGGATCTATGAAAGTGAATGTGAGTTTTGATGATGTTGTTGAATATGCTGTGGCTGATGATACTACATTGAAGCAATCATATAGTTTGAAATTCATTTCCATGATGTGCTTGTTTAGCAAACTAAATGATGAATTTGTAATGGCATTTAGTGAGAATCGACCAATGAAAGGATGTTTCAAATTAGGTGGGGAAAGTTATTTGACATTCTGTTTGGCACCTCTTGTAGAGAATGATGACGAATACTAAGTAGAGTTAATGTGTAAGGATTGTGTAAATTTATTATAAGGAAGAGATAGAAATGAAAATTATTCTTGTGATGCTGATATTTTGTATCACGCTTTTTTTTTATTTGCACGTATATTTCCATTTGAAAACAAGTAATGATTTGGAAATTTTTGACATTGAACGGCCGTCGAAAGATAAGTTGGAAGAAATATGTGATTTGCGACAACCAATGCGCATGGACTTTGTAAACGATACGCTTGAACGCGTATGTGAACGTTCATATATTAGCAATAATTATCAATCGTTCGATGTATCAATACGAAATGTTAAGGAAACTGTATGTGAACCCGGAGATTTGTTTGTTCCGCTTCGTTGGAAAAATGCGTTAGATGTAATGTCGAAAGATACTCAAAAACAATACATCATCGGGTCGAATCAAAGATTTTTGGACGAAACTGGATTGACCAAAACGTACGTGGATGCGGATGCGTTTCTTCGTCCTTATATGAATGCTATTTCGCATTACGATTATTTGACAGGTTCAAAAGGAACACATACCCCTTTTTCGTATGACATCCACTATCGCAATTACTTATATGTAGCATCTGGAGAAGCAAAGATAAAACTTGCACCGCCTAAATCGTGTAAATACTTACACCCATATAAAGATTACTACAATTTTGAGTTCCGGAGTCCTATTGATCCTTGGAATATCCAAGAAGAATATGCGGGTGATTTTGACAAAGTCAAATGTTTGGAAATCAATATTCAAAAAGGGCAGCTACTTTTTATTCCGGCATATTGGTGGTACAGCATTGAATTTGGAGAGAATAACGTCCTATGTTCGTTCAAATATGATTCTTTCATGAGTTTGATTTCCACGATACACCATCATGGAAAGAGGTTTCTTCAATCACAGAACGTAAAGAAGAAATATTTTCCGGTTGTAAAAGAAGAGGTAGAGAGAAATAATGAGCAACAAAAAGGTGGGGAACAAGAGAATCAGATACAAGAGAATCAGACATACAACAAAGATGCAAATGTAGAAAAATAAAAACACTATTTTGGATATGTTTGTTTCTTATGTTTTGAATGGGTTTTTGGAGGTATTGGATTCAAACAATGGATAATGGCAATCATTGCAAACGCCGGAAGTATGAGACCACTGATTAGATAAATCATTATATTATTTGTTCAGTAAGTAACTAATCGTTTATATTATTTATATTCTCTCTTGGGGTATTGTAAGCACTTCTATTTCATTCATACTTTGGACAATGTGTATTGGTGCTACTGGTGATTGTATCATAAATATAAAATGAAGCATATGTTCGACGAACTTGTTGTTGACAATAAAAATACTTTTTTGTAAGTATTGATAAGGGCATTTTTTAAGTTTTCCAATAAATGAACTCATTCGTACACTGTATTTTAATGGAACAAATCCAACCTGCGTTGTATCAAATATAAAAGAGAAATCACGTTTTGCTTTATATAATTGTATCCACTCATTTAGGAAAGCGTCAAATGATACATCATTGATTTCATTGGAAAATTCAACTTTCACGATAGCCTCTGTTTCATATTTTGTGTAGTCAAAAGTAGCCCACATAATGTTTGTTTGATTTTATAATATTGTATAAATTTTATACAATAATATTTCAAAAAAAATATTTAGTTATATTATAATGGCTAAAACGCGATATGCTCGCAACATTTCGAAGCGTAAAGGAGCGACGAAACGTCGTGATAACACCAAACGCCGTGTTATCAAAAAGAAGGGACTTTCCATGACCAGGCGTCGTGGAGGATCAACTCTTTATAGAAGATTAAGAAGATTAAAGAGAGGAGCAATGAGAGTAGGAAATTTTGGCTCTAAGGGGGCTAAGAACGCAGCGAGTGGTATTGGAAATGTTGCTACATATACCAAAGATAAGGCGAGCGCTGCTGCAAATTATGCCGCTGATAAGGCGAGCGCTGCTGCAAATTATGCGAAAATTAGTGCACAAAACCGTATTGCTGCTGTTAATGCAGCTGCTTCCGAAGCATCTTGTGTTGGCATTGATGACGAACTTGATGATGCTAGGAGAAGTCTTGAAAAAGCTACTGATAAAGTTCGAAGATTAGAGGTTACACAATATCGGTGTAATCCCCCGGAACTCGAAAATATTGATGTGGATTAAATACTTTGGGTATATTAATCTCATATAACATTCAAAATTAATTTTTATACGGAGCGAATAAGTTATCACAAACATATTAAAGATTATATGCTGGATACTAGCATATGAGTCTGGAAGGAGAGTCAATCGGAATTGATTTGGGAACCACGTATTCTTGCGTAGGTATATGGCAAAATGATCGGGTCGAAATTATTGCGAATGATCAAGGAAATCGCACCACACCATCATACGTTGCGTTCAATGAAAAAGAACGTCTCATTGGAGATGGTGCCAAAAACCAGGCATCAGTGAATCCATATAATACCGTGTTTGATGCAAAACGATTGATTGGTCGTAAGGTGGCGGATTCTTCCGTTCAGTCCGATATGAAGCACTGGCCTTTTAAGGTGGTTCCAGATTCGAACGACAAACCATTAATTCAAGTGAAGTATCAAAATGAACTGAAGGATTTTACACCGGAAGAGATTTCGTCGATGATTTTGGTGAAGATGAAGGAAATCGCCGAGGCATATTTAGGAAAAGATGTGAAGAATGCTGTCATTACTGTGCCTGCCTATTTCAATGATTCTCAGCGTCAGGCTACGAAGGATGCTGGAGCAATTGCGGGACTCAATATTTTGCGCATTATTAATGAGCCGACCGCGGCTGCGATTGCGTATGGACTCGATAAGAAAGGCGATGATGAGAAGAATGTCCTCATTTTTGATTTGGGTGGAGGCACTTTCGATGTGTCGTTGCTGACGATTGAGGAGGGCATTTTCGAGGTGAAGGCAACTGCTGGAGATACGCATTTGGGTGGCGAAGATTTTGACAACCGGATGGTGTCACATTTTGCAACGGAGTTCAAGCGAAAGACCAAGAAGGATATCCATGAGAATGAACGCGCGCTGCGTCGTCTTCGAACCGCGTGTGAGCGAGCCAAGCGAACCCTTTCTTCGTCTACTCAGGCACATCTTGAGATTGATTCGCTTTTTGATGGGATTGATTTTAACTCAACCATCACACGCGCGCGTTTTGAGGATATGAATATGGATTACTTCAAAAAGTGTATGGAGCCGGTGGAGAAGGTCTTGCGCGATGCGAAGATATCAAAGGCACAGGTCCACGAGATTGTGTTGGTTGGTGGCTCAACGCGTATTCCTAAAATTCAGACTATGTTGAGAGATTTCTTTGGCGGAAAGGATGTATGTAAGTCGATTAATCCAGATGAGGCGGTTGCGTATGGAGCGACGGTACAAGCCGCCATCTTGAGTGGAAATAATAAGTCCGAGAAGCTTCAAGATGTTCTATTGTTGGATGTGGCACCATTGTCGCTTGGTTTGGAAACCGCAGGTGGCGTGATGACCCCACTTATCAAGCGCAACACGTCTATCCCAGCAAAGAAGAGCCAGACATTTTCTACTTATTCGGATAATCAACCGGGTGTTTTGATTCAGGTGTATGAAGGCGAGCGTGCGCAAACAAAGGATTGTAATTTGCTCGGAAAGTTTACACTGGATGGGATTCCTCCTATGCCGCGTGGTCAGCCACAGATTGACGTATCGTTTGACGTGGATGCGAACGGTATTCTTAATGTGAGTGCGGTGGAAAAGTCAACTGGTAAAGAGCAGAAAATTACGATTACGAACGATAAGGGACGACTAAGTGCGGAGGATATTGAAAAGATGGTTGCGGATGCGGAGAAGTTCAAGGAGGAGGACGCAAAGATCAGCGCTCTTATTGAGGCAAAGAACAAACTGGAGAATTACGTGTATTCGACAGAAAGCATGATGGGTGATGAAAATATGCAAATGGAAGAAGGGGATAAGGACACAGTGAAAGCGACCCTTGAACAGACAAAAACATGGCTTTATACCGACCGCGATAACGTTTCTGAATATGAAGACAAACAGAAAGAAGTGGAGGGGATTTTGATGCCGATTTTTCAAAAGATGGCAGGAAATGCGAGTATGCCCGAAGGTGATGGTATGCCAAATATGGCTCCACCCGAAGCACACTTAGACGAACCAAGCATCGAGGAAATCGATTAGATATGCAATAACATTTTTATGATGAAGTGAATAAAAGTCATCATAAATTAACATTAATTTAGTATTGAAAACATCTGTAATGTATATACACATACAAAAGAGAATAGTAATATTAATAGACGAAGATATAGAGGCAAATATAAATCAATTAGCAAATTATTTGCAGGTGTTAAATTTGTTTTGGTCTTTTAATACACTTTTTCTTGTTACTTTACGCATTTTATATTTTTTACGATTAGATTTTGTTTGCTTTTGTTTTGTTCTCTTGTGTTTTTGTCTGTGTTTCTTCGTTTTGTGTTTTTTACCACCCACACGGGTCAGCAGTTTGACCACCTCCATGTGGTCAAGATTCGCCGCGATCGTGCTCGGCGTGACGCCGTCCTTGTTCGGCGTGTCAATGTTTGCCCCGAGCTTTACCAGCAGTTTGACCACCTCCACGTGGCCTTTATACGCAGCGGCCCAGAGTGGCGTGGCACCATACTTGTTCGGCGTCTCAATGTTTGCCCCGAGCTCGGCCAGCAGCTTCACCACCTTCACGTGGCCCTTCCGCGCCGCGATGTTGAGTAGCGTATCGCCTTCATCGTCCTGTCTCTTAATGTTTGCCCCGAGCTTGGCCAGCAGCTTGACCACATCAACACGGTCAGAATTCTCTGCGATGAAGATTGGCGTGGTGTCATAAATGTCCGGCGTGTCAATGTTTGCCCCGAGCTCGGCCAGCAGCTTCACCACCTCCACGTGGCCTTTATACGCAGCGGCCCAGAGTGGCGTGGCGCCATACTTGTTCGGCGTCTCAATGTTTGCCCCGAGCTCGGCCAGCAGTTCCACCATATACGTGTCGCCTTTGTTCGCCACGGTCCAGAGTGGTGTGGAGCCATACTTGTCCGGCGTGTCAATGTTTGCCCCGAGCTTTACCAGCAGTTCGACCAACTCCGAGTCGTCGCCATTGCCGGCCGCTTTATGGAGTGTCGTGACGCCGTCCTTATTCGGCGTGTCAATGTTTGCCCCGAGCTTTACCAGCAGTTCGGCCAACTCCATGTGGCCTGTATTCGCAGCGGTCCAGAGTGGCGTGACGCCGTCCTTGTTCGGCGTGTCAATGTTTGCCCCGAGCTTTACCAGCAGTTCGGCCATCTCCATGAGGCCTGTATTCGCAGCGGCCCAGAGTGGCGTGGCGCCATACTTGTTCGGCGTCTCAATGTTTGCCCCGAGCTCGGCCAGCAGCTCCACCATATACGTGTAGCCGTTGTTCGCCGCAGCCCAGAGTGGTGTGGTGCCATACTTGTCCGGCATGTCAATGTTTGCCCCGCGCTTTACCAGCAGTTCGGCCATCTCCAATTGGTTGCCATTGCCGGCCGCTTCATGGAGTGGCGTGACGCCGTCCTTGTTCGGCGTGTCAATGTTTGCCCCGAGCTCGGCCAGCAGCTTGACCATGTCTGTATCATTCAGAATCGCCGCGATCATGATCGGCGTGACGCCGCTCCAAAGCGGAACCCCCTGCGATATATCGTACTCAAAATTCGGCGTATCAATGTTTGCTCCTAACTGCGCAAGAAGTTTCACGGTCTCCATGTGGCCGCGAGCGGAAGCATTGTGCAAAGGCGTGGCGCCCTCCTTGTTCTGCGTCTCAATGTTTGCCCCGAGCTTTACCAGCAGTTTCACCGTCTCCGTGTGTCCCTTTTCCGACGCGATGTTCAATGGCGTGGCGCCCTGGTTGTCCTGCGCCTCAATGTTTGCCCCACTATTTAACAGCAGATTCACCGCCTTCGTGTATCCCTTGTCGGACGCGATGTGCAATGGCATGTCGACATTGAAGCCGGCATCAATAAGTGCTTGTAATAGTTCAATGTTGCCGTTTTTCGCCGCCGTAAAGAGAATTCCCTGTTCCTTCACATTATCAACCATATACGCACCCGCTTTGATTAACAACATTAACACCTTAATGTCTCCGTTCTGCGCAGCCGTATATAGTGGTGTGTCATTATTTCCGTAGGTCAGATTAACACTAGCACCATTATCCAATAGCGCGCGCACTACTTCGTAATGGCCCTTTTGCACAGCTTTAAGAAGCGGTGGTATACCATCATCATCTGGCTTGTTTATATCAACCCTTTTGTTTATCATTATATTCACTTGTTTTATATTTCCCTGATCTACAGCTTTCCAAAACTCGTTGTAATTCACATCAACACCAAATGATACAAGTTCATAGACTTCGTGTGAATTCGCATCGCGCCCCTCACGCACATCATTCGAGATAATAGTTTTAAGTATTTTATTGGTTTTGATTAATTCAAATATTTTTGGTTCTGGTGGAGAGCCTTCGTAAATCCAGTAGGGTTTTTTTACTAAGGCTTGAAATGAACCAAGTTTAACATATTCAACATCTCTAATAACATGATTTGATTTGTATTCATACCATATTTTATAATAAGGTTGAAGTTCTGGTGGACTAATCTTCCATTGTGATTTCAAATAATCCATACTCCAACACTCGTATTTATCGTATTTATCTGTAGTAGGAAGTTTAATAACAAAATTATTTCTATCTTTCTCTAGATATCCTTGAATCTGAGGATCTTCTAAATCGAAAAGGTTAAAGCAATTTTTTTCCCCAGTCACTTTTACTGGGTCTTTTTCCATTATATAATAACAAAGATATTAATTGTCCTATTTTTATTTTATTTCTGAACTATACTGAATTAGAAATAATAATAAAATTGATGTAAAAACTAATTACAATAATTATGTGTATATACAATGGCATCATTTGAACCACAAGACCGTAATTATTCAGCATGGACATTTACCGACTGCGATGTGAATTATAACGCGTTTGACCCAGTGCGTGATAAAATGCTGGTTGGCGACACCATTTATTCGAATACTATTGAGCGCACCTCAAAATATCGGGGTCATAAGTCCATTCCAGGTATACTGGTATATGATGGTAAAACTTATGGGCGACATGGGGGAAAAATGCTTTATAAGTGTGTTCCGAATGATCGCCAGTTACCCGCATTTCTGATACCTTATGCACCAAAAGGCACAGCATTTCAGAAGTGTAAAACAAATAAATTTGTATTGTTTCAACTGGTTGAGTGGACTGGAAAACATCCATTAGGTATGATAACTAATACCCTTGGTGAAGTGAGTGATTTATCTGTATTTTACAACTACCAACTCTTTTGTAAGGAGATTCATGTGCCGATTCAGAAGTTTGTGAAAGCAGCCAATGTAGCGTCAAAAAATAAACAAATCATTCCTGATTGGGTAAAGCATATGGAAGACCGTACATCTGTCCAATGTATTACCATTGACCCGGAAGGTTCGGTGGATTTTGATGATGCGTTGAGTGTTGTGGAAAAGGCAGATGGTGGACACATTTTTAGCGTATATATTTCCAATGTAGCAGCAACGTTGGATATATACCAACTATGGGACCATGTTACAAACCGTGTTGCGACGATTTACTTACCTGATTCGAAACGTCCTATGTTGCCACCTATATTAAGTGATGATTTGTGTAGTTTGGTCGAAGGACAGCAACGTTTTGTTTTGGCGATGGATATCACGTTGACGTCTGAATCTATTATTGAAAGTGTTGATTTTGTGAATTGTGTGATCGAAGTGACAAATAATTACGTTTATGAAGAGAAAGCTCTGTTAGAAAATTCACTGTATCAGGAGATGTATCGTATTACTCAAATATTGTGTGGTGATGGAATGTATATTGACGATATCGTAGATAGTCATGATGTTGTGTCATATTATATGTTAATGATGAATCATCAAGTTGGTAAGATTCTTATGAAAGAAAAATGTGGTATATTTCGAGGTGTTACTGTGATAAACAGTATAAAACATATAGATTGTGCTTCAATTTCAAAAGACATTAAGCGTGTAGTTTCTTTGTGGCGTAATACAAAAGGGGATTACGAAACGTTCGAAGTTCATAAAGGACATCAACTTATTGGCGAAGGTTTAGATGCGTATGCACAAGTGACCTCTCCGATACGACGTATGGTAGATTTAGTCAATCTTGTTGAACTACAAAAGATAATGGGTGTTTTACCGACTAAATCCAAGATGCATTCTTTTGTGGACGAATGGATGAATAAAGTGGATTATATGAACCAATCTATGAAGAGTATTTCAAAAGTTCAAAATGATTGTCAACTGCTTCATCGTTGTTTTCAATATGATATGGATGGGAACTATGTTGGATATGTTATTGAAGCTAGTTCAGTTGAGTCTTCTATACCAAGATGGAAATATGCAGTGCATTTGCCAAAGTTGAATATGACATCCTACGTGGAAACAACTGTGGAACTTGAAATGTATATATCATATAGATTCAGTCTTCATCTGTTTGTGGATGAGTCAACTTTGAAGCAAAAGGTTCGCATTCAATATATTTCGTGATTTGTATTTTAAAACAGTTTTTTCACCTAAAAAATGTGTTTAGTTATAGTATATGACTTCTGAAAACATAGAAGAAAACGTTGTTATGTCCCAGGATGTTAAGGAGGAAGAACCTTTAACCAAAAAACAAAAGAAAAAGGCTAAGGCGGCTGCTAAGGCACAGGAGGAAGCCGAAGCTGCTGCTAAGGCACAGGAGGAAGCCGAAGCTGCTGCTAAGGCACAAGAGGAAGCCGAAGCTGCTGCTAAGGCACAAGAGGAAGCCGAAGCTGCTGCTAAGGCACAGGAGGAAGCCGAAGCTGCTGCTAAGGCACAGGAGGAAGCCGAAGCTGCTGCTAAGGCACAGGAGGAAGCCGAAGCTGCTGCTAAGGCACAGGAGGAAGCCGAAGCGGCTGCTAAGGCACAGGAGGAAGCCGAAGCGGCTGCTAAGGCACAGGAGGAAGCCGAAGCGGCTGCTAAGGTACAGGAGGAAGCCGAAGCGGCTGCTAAGGCACAGGAGGAAGCCGAAGCTGCTGCTAAGGCACAAGAGGAAGCCGAAGCTGCCGAGAAAAAGAATTTTTGGGAGAAAGCAGAAAAAGAGCAAAAGGAAAGAGAAGAAGCAGCGTTAAGATCAAGACAACAAAGAGAAGCCATACCGCAACGTCAGGTGCGTCGGCCGGTTCGTATGGGAATGATGTTCAACAGATGAATAAAAAATGTATAACGTGACTTTCGAATACATTTTTTGTATTTGATTTAGAAAAGTTGATAATTCATATTTAGATATACAGCGACTGATTTGTCGCGACGTACTTTAGTGTAAGCGATGGTACTTTGTGTAGTTTTTCAAGAAGTCCAAGTTGTTGTGTGATTTCTGCCGCTCTTTCAAACTCTGCGCAAACATTGTTTATCTTTAGAAGAGCTTTGATAAATTCACCCAGAAATATACCTGATTCGTTTTTGAGAGTTTCTAATACATTACGGCACTCGATTTCATCTGAAGCTTTACACCAGTCTAGAACTGCTTGCTGAATGTCGAAACATCTTTCGTAGCAAGAGCCACTATCAACATTGTGTAAAAGTTCCAAGTCATAAAATTCGTAAAGTGATTTATCAAGACTGCTTGATATAGTGTTCAATGGTTCCGAGTTGGTGCTTGGAACGTGGAGTTTCAAATCATCGGCCACTACAATATTTGCAAAACACGCAAACAATCCACATAACTCGGATGGATTCAGTTCATGAAAATAGTTGCTTTCTACCATAAGTAATGACATTGCTAATGGATGGATTTCTTGAAACTGGCTTGCAATTATTCCCATTTCATTCAATACGCGCTTTCCATTTTTATTTGTGATAAAACCAGCGTGCTCCATAAGTTTAGACAATTGGTCTACGTTGATGTCTACAAAGGTTTCGGCATTTCGTTGATAATCTAGTATTTCTTTTAGTTTTTTCTCCTCGTCTTCTAGTTCAATCAATGAACGCACATCAGTTTTGTAAGAGGGATTATTTGTTTCGATTTGGGCTATTTCGCGTAGCAACTTTTTACGCTGATTATTGGTTGTCATATTGACAAGTGATTTTTTCTGGTAATATTCACGAAGATTGTTTTGGTTGACTCCTGAATTTGCCAAAGTCATTTTTTTAGTGTTAATTGTTTCGCTTATTGTATCGATTTCTTTTTGACACCGGGTTAGTTGTGCATCAATATCCTTCATCATAAAGCTTTTATTTGCAAATACGCCCAGGTCTTGTGCGTCGCTTTCGGAAGCAAGAAGCGATAGACCGAGCGAGAACGAGAAACGGAACTTTGATACGAGAGCCTGTGGGGTACCGGTAAGCATGTGTTTGAAATCCACCAGCGAATCCATTTCGAATAAATTGGCACAAAGCCACACTTTGCCAACCTTATCGATACCACGACGACCCGCACGACCAGATATTTGTGTGTATTCGTGGGGTTCAAGCATCCGCAAATTATGTCCATCGTATTTTGATATTCCGGTATAAATAACTGATGTGGTGGAGAAGTTGATTCCTACCGCAAGTGTTTCTGTGGCAAAGAGGAGCCGTATTTTTTTCTGCTCAAATAGTATTTCAATCATTTCTCTAAATACAGCAAGAATGCCAGCATGATGAATACCAATTCCTTTTTTCAGAAGACACATCAGTTGTTGATATTCGGGCAAAAGCGTGTATTCTTTGTAATTTGGTAGTTTAGAAATCAGAATTTTCTTACAGTCGTCTTCGATCGTGTTTGGAATTGTGGAGTCGTCATCAAACAACGAGAATCCTATTTCCTTGGCAGCGATTTCGGATTGTTTTTTGGAGAATACGAAACAGATTGCTGGAAGTCCGTTGTTGTCTTTTAAGTGTCGAATCAATCCATTCAAAACATGTTGCCTACTTACGCGGGATGTTCGCGCGGAGCGTATATAATTTGTAATATTTGCAATTGCGTGGTAATTCTTTTCATTGAATACTCCTTGTTCGTCTTTTACAATGATTTCTTTATTGACATATTCGCGTAGTAAGGATTCATAAACACTACCTTTTGCCCCTTTGATTGTGCTTTTGTGTGTTGTAATCCATATGTAATGTGTAAGCGGAACAACACGGTGATTAGTAGGTGCGAGATATACTTGTTTGGGTGGTTGTACTAACTCAATTGATTGTTTTGTCTTAACATCCTCGACCCAGTTTGCAAAATATTCGGGTTTATCAATAGTTGCCGAAAGCATAATAAGTTGTACATGCGGAGGAAGCATCATGATCGCCTGCTCCCATACGCATCCTCGTTCGCGATCGTTGATGTAATGGACTTCATCAAAAACCACTGCAGCAAGTTCATTTTCGATGTCAATTTCAAATGAAAGTGGGATGTTTGTATTACCTGTTTCACTTCTCATCTTTCGGTTTGTCAAAGTATTAGGCAAGATTTCTGTTGTCATGATTAGGACGTCTGCTTCAGGATTGTCAGTAACATCACCAGTAATAATTCCGAAAGATATTGATGGATATTTTGAACGAAGGTCGGAAAGCTTCGTATTGGATAGCGCTTTGATTGGTGCGGTGTAGATTACTTTTTTGCCTTGTTCTACAAAGTGTTGAATTGCGAATTCAGCGGGAAGTGTCTTCCCTGAACCGGTATGAGCGGTAATGAGGATATGCTGTGCATCTACGATCGCCTTGAATGCCCATTTCTGAAATCCACTCAATTGAATTTCTGGATAACGATCGAAATGACATTGGTATTTTTCATTTTCATTGAACGGTTTGTTGCATAGAATCACCATGATGCTTCCTGTTAACTCGTAAAACATTTTCTAAATCAATTTTAATATTAAACGTCAATATGAAACCAGTGCGGTGTATGGCATTAATAGTGGAAGGTAAATATCGTTTGGATCGAAAGATTGGTGAAGGAGCGTTTGGAAAAATATATGCTGGCATCAACAAAAACACGGGGGAAGAAGTTGCGGTGAAAATAGAGCGTTGTTGTGACTCTTCACCCTTGCGTAATGAAGCCCGTATCTACACGGCACTTCGCGGTATCAAAGGAATACCTATGATGCGTTCGTGGGGGACAGAGGGAAAATTTAATTATCTTGCAATTGATTTGCTTGGAGAGTCGTTGGAACAGCGACGTATTTCGTATGGTGGAAAGATGGATGTTAAATATGTGATGGAAATTGGAATACAGATGTTAGAGAGAATAAGAGACATACATCAAAGAGGTCTTATACATCGTGATGTGAAACCAGGAAATTTTATATTTGGAACTCGTAACAGTGAGCAAAATATAATATATGTTATTGACTTTGGGCTCACAAAAGTCTATTTTCATAATAAACATATTTTGTTGAAAAGGGGTCGTAGTATGCTTGGCACTGCGAGGTTTGCAAGTTTGAATGTACATGACGGATTATCACCGAGTAGACGCGATGATATAGAGTCATTGGGCTACATCATTGTGTATTTATTAATGGGTGAACTTCCATGGCAACATGTTGATGGTGAAGATGTTTCAATGGTGACTATGAAACGCAGCGAGGGATTGTGGGAGTTATTACGCGAATGTGGTGTATCATCGCAAGTTATTTTGTTTATGAAATATTCGCGTGGTTTGCGATATGCCGAAACACCTGATTATGATTATTTATTTGGTTTATTAAATGGAGGTTTCTAATCTTCCATGTGCGTATCCGCCGGCGCTTTGTTGTGATGATATGTTTGTTATAGCGTGTTCTCCGTTTGCTGGTTCAGATTGGTGTTCTTCTTTGCGTAGCCATTCCAAGAATTTGGGATAAATATCAAAGTCGCATTTATCATAGAAGTCGAGGTGGCCTTTTGCATTTATGTACATAACATGTGATGCCCATTCGTTCATACCGTCGAAGATATGTGTGGCATAAATACATACTGCATTTCTCTCTTGAATGTCTTCCTTGATCCATTGCAAAATATTCCATCTCACTAGTGCGTCAAGGGAAATGGTGACTTCATCCATAAGAAGGATTTTATAGGGTCGTAAAAGACCGAAGAACATTTGGACGCGGCGGCGTTGTCCGTCGGACACCATATGCATTCTCCAATTTGGATTTATTTCAAGTATGCGCATCAATATGTCTCGACGTTCAGGGTAATCGGCCTGTAAAGTTTGCATCATATCTGATACTCGAATATCGCACTGTAATGGAATGCCATGTGCCGAAAAGGCAATAGTTCGTTGTCCCCAATTCACGTCCATATGGGAACGTTGATGGTTTAAGGTGGTGCATCGGAACGGGTCTTTTGATAGTACTTGAACAGGAGGGTCATCGGAACCAACGTTGTCTTTGTATAAAAGTTTGCCTGCTAATATTCGAAGCAATGTGCTTTTACCTGCTCCGTTTGGTCCTACAAGAAGTATGGTTTGTCCTGCACCTGCTATAAATGAAACATTATCTAACGCTTGGGTTAAATTATTATCGTAAGTGTGTGTCAAGTTGTTTACGGAAATCATATTATTAATATGTAAATTTATTTTTATTACTATTTTATATAATGAAAGGTGGTAGGATTCTAGTGAATAACAATGGAACTTTCTATGGAAGAAATCCAACTGGAAGAGCCGATGCTAGATTTCTTAACGCTCTAGGAATAAGGTGGCACGGAGATGGGGCCCCTCCTTTGACGGAATTATATCGATATCCAGATTCACTGACGGATGGATTTAATTTTTCTATTTTAGATGCTATATTTAAATATGTGTATCTAGAAGATTATGAATTATTATTTGGATTATTAGACAATATGTTGAAAGCGCGAGAAACAGATGCGGTTAAGTATCATCTCCAAGATGTTGATGTTCATGAAGGTCATGCTTATGTATATGGATTGACTAAATGGTTACGAGTATTTTATTTTCCCTCATGGTTGCCTGAATGGCATGAGCTATGGAACTTTAGAGATTCAAGATATGATGAACATTATCAAAATGTGTACAAACACGAGTTTATAAACACCTATGAGCGAAATATTAATTTACATTATTTAACACGAGACGAGAGACGGCGAGTAAGAAATATTGTTTCTAAATGGAGAAATTTTTCACGTGAGGAACATCATACAGGTAGACGTCGTACAGGTAGACGTCGTACAGGTAGACGTCGGGGTGGTAGTAAAAAACGCGCAAAGATTCAAACGCGCAAAAACAGAACAGGTAAATGTGCTGTGCAAAATACAAAGAAATTACCTATAAATGATTAAAAAGTACCGCAAATCTCGTTAAAAATAGTTTTAGTCAAAATACTTAAAGCGAAATGACGAGTAATCAGTATAATGAGCAGTGACACACAGACGGAACAAGCGCAAGGAACCGAGCAGACGCGGGAACGTGGATATGTTAAGTGGTTCAATAACCGTGCCGGATATGGATTTATCACATCAGCCGAGGGTGATAGAAAGGATGAGGATGTGTTTGTCCATCACACGGCGCTTTGTACAAGCAACGAACAGTATAAGTATTTGGTTCAAGGAGAATATGTAGAGTTTGACTGGGTTGAGACCGCGGGTGAAAGCGAGCACCAGTGGCAAGCTGGAAATGTAAAGGGTGTTGGCGGCGGTTGTCTGATGTGTGAGACGCGTAATAATTCGAGGCAGCAGGCGACAGATGGCAATGATGAAACTCGTTCGCGTACGCGCACAACCAAGAATCGCTACCGTGGCGGTGGTCCGCGTTCAGGTCCACGCACCTTCCGCGACGAAGATGGCGTCGAATGGATGCTTGTACGTCGAAAGGCCAATTAAAAGTTGGTGTTTTATAACTATAACGGTATATGAAAATTGATTTAAAGATTTTCATATAAATATTATTATATAAATGGCTGCTTTGACACACAATTATCAAACAGAAACACCCAACCCCGAAGAGGAAGTAGTTGATCCCGTATTTGAGCAATTCGACGGAATCCTCTCTACGTTGACGACATTTAAGAGTCAAATCACTTCGTTACAACAGCAGTTGCGTGGTTTGGAAAAGGTAGTGAAGCGTGAATTGAACACGGCTCGCAAGGCTGCAGAGAAGAAGCGTCAGCGTAGGGCAAATCGTAAACCATCGGGGTTTGCAAAGCCAAGCTCAATATCGAGTGAGTTGTCGCAGTTCATGTCGAAAGA